GAAGCTGTGCCAGTCCGACCTGACGGAGGTACCCTGGTAGTAAGCTCCCGGCCCAACGGTGAGGGCGCGTAAGGCGGCGCAAGCCGCTGGACGACTCCCGAGGAACTGTCCCGTTTAGAACGGTGGAGGACAATCGCCAAGCGCATCGATAGGGACGTGCCTAGTGCTCTAGAATGAGTCTCATCTCCTCATCCGACAGGCCTTGCTCAAGCTGACGAGCAACGTGGAGCACCATGCGCTCCATGATTTTCTGGGCGGCCTCGTCGGGTCCCTCGCCTTCGGCAGCTGTCAGTCCACGCACGAATTCCATCGCCGGACCCAGACCCGGGATGTCGGAGGTGGAGAAGGGGAGTTTGTCGGCCAGGCCACCGCCCGTGGCGAAGCTCTCTGCGGTCTCCCCGTGAAGGAAGATGTCGTCGGCGACTCCACTGACCGCCTTGATGCCAATGTGAAGGCTCAGACTGTGGAGGAGTGCTTTGCTCGCTCCCCAGGCCGCACCGCCACCCATCGCCCCCAGGACCGTCCCGGCGACATAGACGCCCGTCCCATACAGCGTCTTCATCTCGGCCTTGGTCGGCTTGCGCTTCTCCTTGAGGAGCTTGGCGACGATGACCGGGGTGTCGACAACCACCGACTTGACCTCGCCCTTGGCCGATTTCCAGAGCTGAGAGGCAGCAGCCCCCGGGGCCTTCTTGATCCTGGAGGCCGCACTCTTCATGGCCTTGCCGCGGAACGCCTTGTCGGTGACGAGATTCTGGACGTGCTCTGAGGCCCCCTTGAGCTTGACCTTCGCAGCGGGTTTGAGGCCCTTCACGAAGGTGAGAATCCGAGACCCCAGGCCGCCTTTGCTCCCGCCACCGTCTCCGGTGTCCTTGGGGCCCCCTTCGAGGCGGGACTGCCAGTCGGCCTTGCTCAGGGGCTTCTTGCCCTCGCGCTTCTTGCGCTTGACGTAATCCTGGTAGGAGGCCGCCTGGAACGCCCTAGACGCAACGCGCTGGGCGATGGCGACGCGCTGGGCCATCTCTTGGGCTTCTCTGGGGGTGATGGTCGACATCTTTTCCTCCTACACCAGAGGAGACTATCGAACCAATCTCCAAGAACGACGAAAGGAGCCGCATCTTTCGATGCCGCTCCTTCTGCCTGAGCCTAGCGCTAGCTCCCGTTCGACCTACGCGCAGAGGTCGTCAACAAGAAAATGAAAGTGGGTCCATTTTAGTTTCTCCGGACGTATTAGGAGGGACATGGCCTCGACCCGTCGGAGGCCGTCAGAACCTGACTAAGGAACTAGCGATGAGTGACGAAATTCTCCCAGATGTCATCCCGAACGTAGCTCACCTTCGTGATGACGATGATGGCGACAACCTTGCGGTTGGCCAGTGGTACTGGACTGTCGTCAAAGACGAGAGGTGGTTGGGATGTTTGGTTCACATCGGTTCGAACTATGTCCAGGTTCAGCGCGTCGGCGTTGAACACTTCACGAGCGTTCGCATCCACCTGGACGAGTTCCACAAGCACTGCGTGGAGCCCGAGAACGAGCCCAACGTCTACATCGGCCAGAAGGTCGAAGAGCACCGCCACCAGGTCCAGGGGCTGATGGGCCGCGTCAAGCAGCTTTGCGCCAAGTTCGGTCTCACCCCGGCTGGTGCACTCCCCGCCGAGTCCAGCCAGACATCGGGCGCACTCGTGGTGGCCCACGGTGTCTCCGACATCCAGAAGCATCGCTCCGACCTGGTCAAGGCCAAGGAGGAGACCCTCCCGAACCTGTTCAAGGAGATCGAAAAGCACCACCGCCAGATGGCGAACTGGATGAAGGCCGAACTCGCACCCCTCAAGGCGAACGAGAACGTTCTCAAGGCCCAGACACGTGGCCTGGAGGACCAGATTTTCACCGTCGACCTGTACGCTGGCCTCTCGGAGGAGCTGGTCCTCCTCAGAGATGGCAAGCCGGCCCCGGACGAGGAGAAGATTCGCCTCTACCAGCGCCGCCACTACATGGACGAGGAGTGTCTACTCCAGTACGAGTCCGGGGGGATGGACTTCAGGGGCATCGGGTCCTTCGACCAGTGGCTCATGAAGGATGAGAACCGGGAGCGGATTCTCCCCAAGCCCCGGTGTATCGTGGCCTTCCGGGTGCGGCGCCACAATAAGGAGCGCGAGGTCCTGTCCCTGTCCGACTTGTCCCTGTCCGACTTCATCACCTTCCAAGGGTTCGATGAGGCGGACAAGTGGACGTTCCTCTACCTGCGCAACGGGGACCGGTACTTCAGACTCTCAACGACCATCGAGTTCGGTGAGCGCCTCTTCCCCGACATCGGGCGGTCCAAGCTCCTCGGCGGCGAGGAGCTGTACATCATGCCTGGGTGGACTCGCTCTAGCGAATGCCTCATCACCGAGCGTGAGCTGATTGCCAAGCGTGAGAAGGAGGCGAAGGAGAGGGCCAAGTACGAGGATAAGCTGGCTGCCTGGAAGAAGGCTGACCCGAAGGCTCGGGGCCTCCGCCCCCATCTCTGGTTGGGCTCCAGGCCTTCGTCCGAGAGGTACGAACCGCTCAACCAGGACAGCGTCTACTATGATGACGCGATGGCCGAGATTCACAAGGCCGCCCGGGACCATAATCGCGTCTCTGTCGTTCTCCAAGGTCTCCTTGACCGGTCGACCGCGTTCCAACCACATCCCCCCTGGCGCCTGTGGACAATCGAGGGGTTCCAGGGAGCTGTCGAGCTTATCTACAACGACTCTCGGGGTCTCGTTGCGGGCGAGAAGCCGGACTTCGAGGCTTTCCGGAAACGGCTCAACGCCACACTCAAGAGAGGGTCGAAGACGGTCGGCCAGGAGTACTTCTGGCTGAGGCGGGAGGCGAAGAAGGAGAACGACCGAAGGGGCGACTCGTTTCCCTACACCACGTTCCAACCCTATGGAAATCCTGGTCCTGGGGTCGTCGCCGAAGTCAGTGGGATGAGCAGGGACAAGACCAAGGTGAAGTTCACCTGGGAGCGGAAGAGGTTGAGCTACGGGTACGACCGTAGCCCCATACGCTGCCACCTCGAAGTCCCCATCGACCGCGTCCTGAATGTGGACGCCTACGAGCCGGGGTCTTACCAGCAATTCTACCGCGACCATAGAACACGCGCGGAGTACCTGAAGTGGGCTCCACTGCTGCTGGCCTGCGAGGACCACTACCAAGAAAAAGCGAAAAAAAGCGACATGCGTTCATAGTTGGCCTGGTGGGCGGGCTTACTGGAGTGAAGGGCGGCCAAAGGGGCTGCTCACAACCGAGAGGCAACACCATGACTAACTAACGATACTCCCCTAGCAATCCAGTCCCTCCAGCGCGCGTACAACGGCTCCAACGAGGTCCGCTCCGAGCTAGTCATCCTCAACACCACCGGCGATGTCGACCCGCTCAACTACGGAGGGGGTGTCGTATTCGAGCGGTCCGAGACAGACACCGTCGAGTGGTGGTTCTGGTCCGGATGTGACGAGATGTACGGCGCCCCCGACGACGAGCTGGACGCCAAGTTCAAGGTCTACCGACTCACCGTGCCGGACAACGTGCACGAGGAGTACGACTGGGCCGAGTGGAAGAGCATCAGCTCCTTCACGGGCGCCGAGGACATCTGCAAGATGGCCGAGAGCAGTGACCTCCAGGAACGCCTCGTCGCTCTGGAGGCAGTCAAGAGCTACCACGGACCCGACGTCTTGGACTTCTACCCCGTCACGATGACCGGCCGCGAGCTGGCCCGGAAGTTCGGACTTGACAACTAACCCACTGACGAGTGCTGCTGGGGAGCAGCCGAAACGCCCCTCGGGGCGTCTGGGACCCACTAACCACAGGAGAAGCATGCTTGATAGTTCCACCCTGAACATCCTTCGTTCACAACATCCAGAGTTCACCTGGCAGGCCATCAAGGGAGCCGGCGTGATTGGCGCGAGAGGAACGAAGGACGAGGAGACCATCGAGGTCTTCTTCTGGGCCGACACCCACCAGTGGGTTGCCCAACACAATGGCGGCAGCCTCACTCTGGGAAACCACTACACGGCCTGTCAGGCGGTCGATGAGACCCTCGCAACCGACTAGGAGATGCAATGAAATACGACGAACGACACTACACCATGGCCCGCCAGGCGGCGGCTGTGGCTCACCAGGGGCAGACCTACGAGATTTTCCCCTACACCATGCACCTCGACCTCGTCGTCGACGTCATCAAGCGACACGGCCTCTCCGGTCCGTTCATCGTCGCCGGGTACCTTCACGACGCGATGGAGGACGGGGCTCTGACCTACTCCAAAATCAAGCGCTATTTCGGTGAGAAGGTCGCCGAGATGGTTCTCGCGGTCACTGACGAGATCGGACGCAACCGCAAGGAGAAGAAGACCCGAACCTTGGCCAAGATTGCCGGAAATGAGGACGCCACCATCCTCAAGTTGGCCGACCGCATCGCCAACGTGGAATTCGGCAAGGAGTTCGGGGGCAAGGTCGACATGTATCGCAAGGAGTACAGGGCGTTCCGCCAGGCACTCTACAATCTCGACCACTCACGGGCTTGTCCCCTCTGGCGAGACCTGGACGTGTTGATGGGCTGGGTGGGTGAGGAAATCGATGGCTAGCTTTGATTTCCACACCCTCTACGTGGTCTGCTACCCCGGACCACACTGCCCCCAACCCTTCGACGAGAGGGTCTACACTGACCGCGTCGAGGCCGAGAAGGTGGCCGCCTACGCACGCAAAGCGAAGGGTCTTGGCGTTCGTCCATATAAGGACGCCAAGGTCCTGTCGCTCGGCGACTTCATCTCGGACGTCCGCACCGAGGCCCTCGACGCCACCCGAGGAGACCACTGCTGGTGACCCCCATGAAGATTCGACTGACCTGCCCTCGCCGACGGCGAGGTCTGTGCCGGGGCTCTCAACTGGGACGAGCCCCAGGAGAGGAAAGATGCTGAGCGAGCCGACGCCTGGATTACCCAAGCGGTCGAGAACCACATTAAGCGCTGCAGCGGAGCGTACTAGTCAAAGATCTAGGTGGGATGCCGGATCTCGGTGATCGCATCCTACCCGAAGTGTAATGCGCCCTGTGGAGGTGTGGATCGACGAAGAGGGTTACTACAGACTATCAATCTACTCCAAGGACACTTCACCCGCGGGGCGTTACCCCGAGAGGACGACATGAGAGAAGACCTACAGCAGGCAGTTCGAGAGCTTCACGAAACGGACCCGCGCCGAGAGGCGTGGAACTTGTTCGAGGTGGTCGGCTCGAGCCAGAGACCCAACAAGTTCGAGATCGAAAAGGTCGACCTCCCAGAAGTCGAGTGCGAGGAGTTTGAGGCCGATGACGACGCGGCCACATACGTGGCCGAGCGCCTCATGGAGGTACACGGCGGGAACAGGTGGGCCGACCATCCCTCGTGCGCACAGTGTAGGTTGTGCCTCATCCGCGCACTCTACCCATGAAGATCCACGGCGACCAGATCAGGTACTGGTCTGTGTTCGATCAAATGCCGGAGATACTTCGAGGACTTTTATTCTGGCGCGGATGCTGATGATTAGAGCTTTCTGAGCGTCCTGGTCGACGTATCCGAGATGGTCCGAGAGGCCGGAATCACGTTCCCTACGGCCATGATGGCCCGAGAGGCCGGAATCACGTTCCCTACGGCCATCACACGCCGCCTGTAGGGACGAAAGGTAAACACGGCGAGGATCTGACTGAAACCAACCAACCACTGGGGTGATGTCTTCTGGGGTGTCTGCAAGGGAGTGGGCCAGAACAAGCTGGGCCACATTTTGATGCAGGTGCGCCAGGAGCTACGCTCCCAACTCCAACAGGAGTGACCCATGTTCGCAATGTTCACAATGTACGACCCTCACGAGTTCGCCGAGGCCATCGAGGTCCCGGTGGAGGAGTGGCCAGGTCGGTGCTTCGAGATCGCCTGCCTCATCGTCAAACGTGCGTTGGTCGAGGGTACACCGGTCTATGGACACTGGCTCGGGCCGGTCCATCCGGACAACGGCACGTTCGACCCCAAGCGTTCCTTCCAGCGTCATGGCTGGGTTGTGGATGACGACGGTGAGATCATCGACCCCACCCGGTGGGTGTTCGAGAACCGCACCCCCTACATCTTCGCTGGCCCCAACGAAGATGGCTTCTACGACGAAGGGGGCAACAAGTTCAGGGACCTGTACCGGAGGCCCTGTCCGTCCCCGGATGCTCACGACCAGTTCCCGGACTTCCAGGTCGTGGGTGAGGCCAGGGACTTCTGTATCGCCCAGATGGGCCCACCACCCTGGAACGTCCTCCAGGTGGGCTGGCTCGCCAACCTCAACCCCCAGCCCCTCGGCGACCTTGCCCCGGTCCTTCACCAGGCCATCAAGGACGCCGGGTGGTCTGGATTCATCCCCATCGACAACCGTCTATGGGTCGAGCGCACCTTCGGGTGAGCTTGGAGGCCGTATGACTGAAGAAGGCCATCCCAATTACCCCTTCAAGGCGGAGCCCGGGCGGGGGAATAGAAGTCACTGGAACCCCATCAGCTGTCGCTGTCGCTGAATACGTCTACGACTTCCTCATCGAAGAGGGAGAGCGTAGGTTGAAAGAGTACAGGGAAAACGGAGGGGTTGGCTGCTCTCCGACCTCGACACCTGGCACCAGTGCCGGGACCACTACGACGACCAGCCCCACCCCGAGATGGACATCTACTGTGACTGTGGGTGTGGCACCGAGGGCCTCTGCGAGGAGGAGGCCATTCGCTGGCAGGCCGAGGCCGCCGTCAGTCGGGTTCAGACACTGGCTGAGAAGCCGATGCTGCGAGAGGCCGTTCTAGTCACGCCTGAACTTGTCCGCCGGTTCGAAACCATCCAAGGCGGGCTCGGCTCTTTCGATGACTCCGAGGCCATCCTGGCCGCCGCCGAGCGTCGGGGAGTTTCGGTCGAGCAGAACGGCCGCGGCGAAAGAATCGGCCTCCGGCGCAGGTACGACGCCCTCGGCGACTACACGCCCGTGTTCATGACTGACAAAGATGACGACGACATCCCCTTCTGAGAGGCAACACACCATGGACACTCCCAAGCGCATCATCCTAGTCCACGACCTAAATCCTGACAGCCAGGGTCGGCAGTCCTTCACCATGCTTTGGCCGGACGACCGGCTGTTCCTCCTCGGCAAGGAGAAGGCGGAACAGATGAGAAAGAAGGGCCGCACCCAGTACGTCCGCGGCCAAGGTTTCTTCGCCAAGGTCGAGGACCACACGAGACCTGGAGACCTCGTCCTCGACGACTTCAACAACACCCGCTTAGAGGAGGCCAAGGGTCTTCTCCTCCCGGAGAACCATCATGTCACTTCCACGGATTAACGCTCACAGCGTCAAACGATGCGTAGGTGAGGTTATCAATTTCATTCTCGACCCGGATTTCCCCTTCGAGTTCAACCCCGCCTACCAGCGAGGTGCCGTCTGGAGCGTCGAGCAGAAACGCAACCTCTGGAAGTCTCTCCTGATGGGGCTTCCGGTGGGGGCGGTGTTCATTAACCAACGGGGGGACCACTCCTTCGGAGCCGAGAAAACCTATCACGTCGTCGACGGCCAGCAGCGCCTGCGAGCCCTGCTGGAGTTCCGCCAAGGTCTCTACGGCCTCCCCCGCGACTGGTTCGAAGACGACTGGGTAGCTCCTGACTACGAGGGCGAGTTCGTCACCTTCGACGGCCTCTCTCGGAATGGTTGGTCCTGTATCCGCAAAGAGGCCACCATCATCTGGCTGGAGACCACCCTGAAGACCGAGGCCGAGGAGGCCGAGATGTACCTCCTTATCAACTTCGGCGGAGTCGAGCAGACGGCGGAAGACCGCTCCAGGGCTGAGGATGTCGCTTTTTCACAAGAAAAGTGACCTCGTTTCATAGTTGGTCCTCTGGGCGGGCTTAGTGACATGAAGGGGGCGGCCCCCACAACCCGAGAGGAGACGAGATGTCCGCCAACTACTGGCAAAAAGGTCCATTCGGATACACCGCCACAATCAGTGGAATCGCTGGTCGCTCTGTCGAGAGGGAGAGTTCCTCGAGACGGCCGATACCCTGAAGGTGACGATGGCCCGCGGCGGCGGGCCGAAACGCCCTCACGGGCGTCTGGGACGCAAACACCCACCCATGACGATGGCCCGCGGCGGCGGGCCGAAACGCCCTCACGGGCGTCTGGGACGCAAACACCCACCCACAACCCGAGAGGCAACACCATGAGCTACGAGAAACGAGACGAGAGAATGGAAGCAGCCCTCAACCGCTTCCGCGCCAACACCCGACGACGCCGCCGCAACCGACGCCGGGTCGAGGCCCGGGACCGCAAGGAAGAGCGCTTCCGCGACGTCGACCCGCACCTCGCCCCGAGCAGTATCGCCTGCACCGACGAGGTCTGACACCCTTCTCCTGTCCACTGGAATTCTAGTGGACAGGAGAACGCACCCAACACCCCGAGAGGCAACACCATGTCAGCTACCGACACCCGACCCGTCGTCCTGTCCTACGGACTCGGCGCCGACTCCACCGCCATCCTGCTTCGCTGGCTCCTCGACCCGTCGAGCCGTAACTTTGACCTGTCCCAGCTCATCGTCGTCACGGCGATGGTCGGCGACGAATTCGACGAGACCGGTCGTCTCGTCGAGGAGCACATCCTCCCCATCATCCGCGAGATCAACGAAGAGCTTCGCAAGCAAGGCCGGCATCCGGGTAGCTCAGGTCGCCCGAGGCGGTCGCCTGGAGAAAGACGGCATCGTCGTCCTGGACGACTCCACCAACCCCGAGAAGCTCCACCTCAAGGGCGCCTACAAGCTCAGTGACGAGCTTCGCCACGCCCTCACCGTTCCCCAGTTCCGGGCCTACGCCCGCAAGTCCCACTCGGCCAGCGACGAGGACCGGCCCCAGGAGGACAGGAACGAGGCCCACGAGATGGCCAGGATGTTCGCCGCTCTCGAACACGAGGGCATCAAGCCCTGGGAGATTTCCTTTGGCTACCACGACTGTCCGGAGAGCGTCCTGGGGATTTGCTACCACCAGACCATCGCCAAGGAGTGGTGTGACGTGAGCTAAACCCGAGAGGTGTCACCATGTCCCGCAAGAAGAAGAGCAACAAGCAACGACGAGAGCGGCGGGAGCGCCTGAGGGTTCGTCGCCAAGAGCGTTTCGACAACGCCCCTCAGGCCCCCGCTCGCCCCTTCTTTCTGGGCAAGTCCAGGAAGGGCGACGAGGCGGAAGTTTGCTTTGACTTCCGCGACCAACCTGAGATCGAAGTCGACTTCGAGGATGCAGAGGACCCGGGGGAAGCCATCAAGGAGGCCTCCCTGCGGAATCAATGGTCTGAGCTGGACCACACCACCAAAGGTGAGGCCTAGCTCAGGGCCATCCTCTCAACGTCTGCTCGGGAGATGGGAGTTCTGCCGTCCCAGGGCACTTCGGTCCAGACGAAGCCGAACTCGAACCGCAGTCCGCGGGCTTTCGAGTACAGCTCCGAGCCCGGGTCAGGCGATATCTGGAGGGCTGGGCTGCCTGAGGGATCAACCGCGAGAACCGCACGGGGGACTCCCTCCGTGAAGTACATGCCGACGACGCCCTCCCTACTCTTGTAGATGACAGCGTCCTGTTGATACCGACGTCCCAGCTCGAACAGGTCTTGAGAGGACATCCCGGGTACCAAGATGGACCTCTCGGAGACTCCCTCCCACTTGCCTCGGAGGGGTTCCCACCGACGATAGCCCATCGCTTGGAGGTCACGAATCAAGTTCGTGTGGCGTCTCTTGTTCTCGGACTTCGAGGTCGTCGTGTAGGCCGACAGAACCCCAAAGTGACTTCCCATGCCCATCAGCTTCCTGAGCTGATGGACGCGAAGGGCCGTCTTCTGTCTGGCTGTCACCACCTCGCGCAGGTACCAAGACGCTACGCGCTTCGCAATCTGGATGTCGCCCATCAACCGTCCTCCCAAGACCCACAGAAATAGACAGAAAACCCAACAAGGGGTCCACTTGGACTCCCGAGGACGTACAAGAGAGTGTCACTGGGCTTACGCCCTCGAACCAAACACTGAACCAACCCCAACCAGGAGGTGCCTATGAGGTGGCCCGGCCGCGGAGGTGACTAGCCGCGGTGCAGGATAAAGCCACCGACGTCAACCAAGCTCTCTGCATTGACCATGTACCCACGTGAGGACGACCCTTGAAGACAGATACCTGGTGCATCTGGAAGTGGAACGACAACATCGTTGGTGGCCCAATCACCTGGTGCGGACAAGAGCGATACGAGGGGCCTGCATACCGTAGGGTCAATGACGCCATGTACAAGGGCGGCCCCAAGGTCTGTCCCGGGTGTGTCAATGAAGTCGTAAAGCACCTCCAGGGTAGGAAAGGACCATGAGCAAAGACGACAAGAGCCACCCAAGCTACGCAACCATCCGCTGGGGACACCAACAGTCCTCAGGGAACGACCCCCTGTTCATGTCGTCCCTAGGACATCGGAACACCGTCTACGTCGAGGTGTCTGAGGCCGTCGAATACCTTGACAGAGTCCCGCGGGCGATTGCCAAGGATCTCATTATCCAGCTCCAGATGAGCCCTCTTCAGTGGGCCGAGTTCATCTCGACACCGAACCAGGGAACGGGTACCCCGTGTACCATCCAGCGACGAGGCGCCGAGCTGGTGCCCCGGCCTCCCAGGAATGAAGAGACGGCCCGACTGCGTCAGAAGGTCCGTAACAAGGCAGGTGAGGTCTCAGAGGGCGGCAAGAACCTCCTCAAGGAGATGGACGCCATCATCGGAGGCAAGTCCGTCCGCAAGAAGGACCTGAGAGAGCTTCGCGACAAATTCAGCCAGCTCCTCCTACAAATCAACGACCGCCTTCCCTTCGTTGTCCAGGAGTTCCAGGAACACATGGACGACCTCACCCACGACGCTGTGGCGTCCGTCAACAGCCAGATTCAACACAAGATTCGAGAGACTGGACTCGCCGCCCTGGGAGTCCAGATTGATGCCCCGGCGCTGCCGGAAGAATGACCCATGCCTGACGGGTGTCGTACTCAAGTGCCGGGGCAGGAAATAACAACGAGGAACGAACCGTGCACCACGAACCCCCCGACAGAGAAGAGCTGTGCGACCTGCTGGTCGCCGAGGCCTTTGCCCTACGACAAGAGTTCCGAGCGGCCGAGCTGGATGACGGCACCGGTCCCGGGACGCCTATCCGTCTACGTCTCAACGACCAGGGGTGGAACCTACTCACCGGCGACTCCTCATTCGACCAAGACCTCGAAGGCCTTGTCGCTGTCGGGTGGTTGCCCTATGATGCCGATGCCGATGTCTGCGACGACGTTGCCGAGCAATTGCTCGAAGAGCTTGAGGAACTGGCTGCCGAGTAGCCAGTTCACATCGCCTTCCCCGGGTTGGGTTGCCTCTCGACCGGGGATTCGAAGGCCCTCCGAGTTGGGTGCTCGGGGGGCCTTCACCGCTTTTGGAGTCTGTCATGGATGACCTCGAACGCCTCCTCCAGCTCGTACACAGCGGAGACCGGGAGGCCGCCAAGGACGTGTTTGCTCAGGCTCGCAGGCGAGGAGACAAGGCCGCAACTCAGATGGCAGGCCTTCTCCTGTACCCCACCGAGGCCATGTACCTGCGGAGCGTCCTAGTACCGGCCTGGAAGGACCGGGACGCTAGGCTCCTGGAGTTCGCCTCCACATGCCTCGGGGTGTGTCTGGACGTCGCCACCGTCACGAGGCTGGACGCCCTCCGCTCCCGAGCCAACAGGAAAGACGACTCCCCCCACATGACGACCTCTCTGGACATCGTCAGGACACTCCAGGGGGCTCTCGCCAAAGACACACACTGGGATTCCCCCTCCAGGAAAACCACGAAAAGAGACGCTCTCGGAACCCACCGGACGATAGTCTTGGCCACTCGCCAGGGCGGTACTCTGGTGTGTGGCATCTCCTCCGCCGACGTACTCAACCCTCACCCAGGCCACTTCTGGGACGACCTCAACCCCTGGGGGTGGACTGCCAGCTCTACCGGCGACGGTGAGTTCCTCCAGCGCTTGCAGAAATGGGCAAGCGACACCCGGAGCGACCGAACCACCATCGACATCCTCTGACGCCCCGCCCCGGCGGGGTCCTTTTCGATCTTTGGGGGTCCTCCGGGGGAGGACCCCACGCCGTATGAGTCCGATAGCGCCGCAACAGGAGAACCCCATGACTGACTGGGAGTATGACCTAATTGAGACTTTCTGGCTCCCTGAGCATCTCAGTGAGGGGTTCCACAAAGCAGACGTTGCATTTCAGCATGTTGCGGGCGAGCCTCACCATCAGTGGACAGTACTGAGGTTCAACTACCCCATGGCTCTTGTCGACATCAGGGATGCTACGTTTGTCGAGATTCACGTAGGTTCTTCCCTATGGCCTCCTCTCGAAGCACGTCTTCCTCGGTTGTGCGATGGCCTTCGTTCCGAACTCGAACGAATCGGCTGGAGCGCCCTTGACCAAAAGGACTGCCCATGAGCCAACAGAAGGACATCACCTTGGTCCACATCCTCAAGCACATCGAGACCCTGCGCTCCCAGGAGGTCACCGTGCACGTCGACCAGGGGCGTCTGGAGTCGAAAGACTGGGAGCGCGTCAACATCCGACAGCACAAGGTCGACGAGGCCACGGTCATCATCGACGGAGAGGCACCGGAGCCTGGGGCCGCCTCATGAAATTTCAGGTCATGAAGTCAGCGACTATCAAAGACCCGCAAGGACGGCCCTTGACCGTCAGGCCGCCCAATATTCTGGACCTTTCCGGCGTCCCCCAGTCCAACAACGAATACTGGCACTACATCATGACTCTCGTCAGGGACCAGCGTATCATCGAACCTCTGCCGGCTGTTTCTGCTGGGCCTTACTTCACCCACTGCGCGGACCCCCTGGTGTTCTGGGGAGTCATCTCTGGGTCCAGGAGTTTGCACTGATGAGCAAAAAATGACGGATACAACCAGGCGTACCTCATCTGGTGCTACTACTACTTCGAGGCGGAGCACTACGACCGCAAGGTCTGTCAGCACATGAAGGACGGAGATGCCTTTCCCTTTGTGGCCACTGTGATGATGGTCGCAATGGCGATAATGACCAAGAAAGCAGAAGGGCCCGCCATCAGGCGAGCCCTTCCACCAGTCGAGCTGGGAGGCTTACCGGCCGTCGGCAGCGTCGCCAGTCGCATCCTCCTCGGCGGGAGCGTCTTCGGTCGTCGCGTCTTCCTCGGAAACGTCCTCGGCGGGTGCGTCTTCAGAGGGGGCGTCCTCGACAGCGGCGTCGCCTTCGGTACTGTCTTCGGCAGCGGCGTCACCTTCGGCAGCGTCCTTGACGGGAACGTCACCTTCGATGGCGTCGGTCGGAGCCTGGACGTCGGTGCTCTTGTCGTCACTGCCACAGGCGAAGGTCAGGGTGAGGGCGAGAGTGGCCAGAATGAGAATCAGCTTGCGCATTGTTGGTTGGTACTACCCGATATCCCTTACGGGATGTCGACAGGAGTTGGGGAAACGGCCCGTCGGCCAAGCCGGCATCTCTACCCGTTCTTCTTTCCCAGGTCAAGTCCAACCCCTGACCATCGTGCAAAGGAACCATCTAGATGAGAAAGCCCTCTGTCGACAAATTCCAAGGATGCCTCATTGGGTGCGCTGTCGGAGATGCCGTCGGCGCTCCCGCGGAAACCTGGGGACTGCGAGAGTGTCAGACCTACGTCAAGACCAAGGTCGGACCCATGGCCTTTGAGAGGGTGTTCCGGACGTCCAGAAAGGGCGAGCGAGTCCCCTTCGGACAGTACACCGACGACACCCAGCTCACCCGAGAGCTGATCTCGTCCATCCTCGACCGCGGCGAGGTCGACCCTGAGCACTACGCCGATATCCTCGTGGACCTGTTCGGTAACCGCAACCCGGTCGGTACCGGACGAGCCACTAGAGCGGCCGTCACCCGCCTCTATCAGGGAGTCCCCTGGGACGAGGCAGGAACGCCCTCGCCATCCGCGGGCAACGGCTCGGCCATGAGGGCCGCCCCCGTCGGCCTGCTCCACTGGAACACCAGGCCGAAGCGTATCAAGAACCTGGTCGAGGACGCCGAGGCCCAGGGCATCATCACGCATGCCAACCCCGTGTGTACCGCGGGGGCCGTTGCCCTCGCCACTGCCGTCAAACAGGCCCTCTCGCCCGCCCCTCCGAACACGCTACGCTGGTGGAAGGACCTGGCGGAGGGGGTGTCCTGCGTGGACCACAACGCCTACGACGACGTCCCGATGGACGAACTTATCCTGAGCCTGTGGAAGCGCCGTGAGGCCAAACCCGAGGACATCAGGACCTGGCTGATGGACATCACCCCAGACTTCGGCACCAAGTGGCGGGGTATCAGCTCCTGGGTTGTCTCCAGTGTCCTCTGGTCTCTGTACGCATTCCTCCGGACCCCGGACGACTTCTGGATGACCATCCAGACGGCTATCTGGCCGGGAGGAGACGTCGATTCGACCGCGGCCATGGCAGGGGCCATCAGCGGCGCCTACAACGGCCTGGGAGCCATTCCCGAGGACGTGGCCAGGCAGGTCAACGACGACGGCTCCCAGGGCTATGAGGAGCTGTGTGAGATGGCCAGCAAACTCCATCAACGAACAGTAGGAGGCTAGCGATGGGAGACATCTTCACCGACGCCAACAAGGGCTACTGGAGAGAGAAGAAAGCCCGGGCGAAAGCGGCTCGGCTCAAGGACGAAGCAGCCCAGAGGGAGGTAGAAGCCATGGGAGACGGACAATATCACGCTTGGAAGGAGCAAAGAGACAAGGAAGACAAGGAGAAGCTCCGCAAGAGCAAGCAGGTCACCGGTCACAGTGCCAAGAACATCATGCGGGTGATATCCTTGAGCGTTCCCCAAGAGGCCTGGGAAACAGTCGTCCAGGTCTTCCAGAACAATGGGATGCTTCTTCACGATACGAAGGTGCCAGAGCCCGACGGGGGGCCTCTGCTCGATGTCTGGATTCGACCGGATACGATTAGGACCCTCCCTCTCCCGGACCAGAAGGGGTTTTTCCTGGAACCCTCCAACCTTCGAACGTCGTACGACAGGGCCGACGTGTTCATCCACGCGATGGTCCGACATACCTGTCCCGACGGCGGCACCAAGAAATGGACTCAGGACCACACTCTCGGCAGGACCGTGTGGGACAGCCACCTCGGATTCCAGTGCCGCTGTGGCGTGTGGGTGGGCATCACCCAGGCCACGTTCCAGGCTCTCCCAAACTCCTGGGACAGCCTCCTGAGTGGACATAAGGAACGAGACCTCTTGGCCACCAGGACGGCATCCGACAAAGAGAACCTCCTCGGCGAGGTCGAAGAGATGGACGTAGGTGAGGACGTTCCCAAACTCACCCGAGAGGACCTCCAAGAGGCTCTAGGCAAGGGGAAGGTGTTTGTCCATACCGACCACGGCCTCCAGGCCGCCCCAGAGGACATTCTCAGCTAGAATGCGTATCCCACACCGGTGCTCACGGTGTCAGGCGCGACATGCGTTCAAGTTCCACTGGCAGACGTACCGGAAGGTCATGAGGTGCGCCCAGTGTGGCTACGCCAAGTTCTACGTCGACAAGGCGAGGATGCGAAGAAACAACGGCAAACTGGCCTGTCTCTGTGACGCCTACCACTATCCTCACCGCTATCAGTCCGGTCAGTGTATTCACGGCCCGAACCCGTATGGGTCTGTCTCGTTCGAGCCACCACCCCCGCCGTTCGACTACAGCGCGCCCGACGACGACGACGGGACGCCCTTCTAGTCCCCGAACAGTTCCAGAATGCCAACGGGGCCTTCGTGGAGAGGCTCCCAGTTGGTCTCGAACTGCTCTTCGGACTCGACTCCGAACATGCCGACCGAACACCCGGTGTCGTAATAGACGGTGCCGTCGATACGGTCGAGGACCTGACACTGATGAGCCGACGCAACTCGATGGCGGTACGTCGGCTCAAAGGGGTCGGCCTTCGTAAAGGTGTAGCCGTTCTTAGTCAAGGAAATCGCCCTTACGAGCCAGCCGCTCGGCTTCGCGGATGACAGTCGAGATGCTGGCCTCTCCCAGCTCCCGGGACCGCCTACCTAGACTCACCTCGTACTCTCCTCGGAAAGTGTCGTAGTGAACTCCGAGGTAGGTCCTCCCACCGAAGGCAGGGTCAGAGGCTTCGTTCCAGATAGAGATCCGGATAGAGTCGATACTCCGGTCGGCAGTGAGGTCGGAAGACAGGCCGTATTTTCGCTCGAAGTGATGAGCGATTTGTAGAAGAGCTTTCTTTGCCTTCGCTGGTGAGAGGGCCGCCCGGCGGTCAAGTCTCTTCGCGGCTTTCACAGCGAGGTAGGCGTCGTCCGAGGCGATACCGGAGTCCATCAGACTCTTGGCAACGTCTCTTTCCAAGAGACCGATGCCGAGCATCGAACGGGCCCTGTGAATCAGGCTTTCGTCGACCATTGCTTGAAGAGACCTCCCGGAAGACGCCGTCTCCCTGTCAGCAGCGACAACGGCGTCGAGGAGCTTGTTGCGGAGGGTCTCGTCCTGGACCGTCGAGGCGAACTTGATGGTGTCGGCTCGGAGGGCCTGATAGCCGTCGTTGCTTTCGGAGGCGACCATCTCCAGACCGCCACCCGCGGTCTCGTGCGCCGAGTCCCGGAGAGCGTCATTGACAGACCCGCCGCCGGTGTCGTCGACGTACTTGCGCAGCTTGCGAGAGAGGAAGTTAGCGAGTGATCTGAGTTCCTTGCGAGAGTCCTCGAACAGGTGGTCGAGGTCGCCGTCGAACATGGTCACTCCCTCTCCTCGGAGGGTCATGAACGCCAGGTAGTCGCCGTCGGCGTCCATGAAGGCGTCGGCCTGTTCGCCCAGGTCCTGGCCAGCCAGGTATCCCTTGAGAGGGTTCTGCTTGAACCAAGACTTGAGGGCCTTCTCCAGCTCCCTTTGGAACTTGTCGATGGCCTTCCCCACCTCTTTGGTGGCCTCGGCATCTCGGCCGTCCAGCCCCATCGACTCGGCCTCGCCCTGGACCAGCCAGTCCATCACGTCCGGGTCGTCGAGGGCGGCCATCTTCTCCAGGATGGGCAGGATGTGCTCCTGGAGGTGAGGCTTGTCGGCGATGTAGCGAATGGTGGCGTCGCGAAGGCTCATGTGGAATCTCCTCAGGAGGTCTCGGGTCCAGACCGCTGGTTCGTCACCCTGGTGCAATTATCGAAGCTCTAGTGGCTTAGGGGGGTCCTGTCCAGGCCCCGGTGCGGTATACAGAGGTATGGAGCTGAGGGAGTCCCCAATGGCCTGGAAAGTGGTTTACGATGGACGACGTGGGCAGAGTCTCCACCCGGTTGAGAAGCCGGCGCCCGAGTGCGTCTCGCCCCACTGTGACTGCAAGACACAGTGGCCCAAGCCCTCTTGGGACAACCATCTGGGGTTTCGCTACGCCGATCACAGCAACCATTGGGAGGTCCGAGATGCCGCCCTAGCCCTGGACAACCGGGCTGAACGGGCGGTTCCATCCCTGTGGCTCGCCCACATGGAGGAGATCGGCCGCCCCGTGAGACAGGTCTCTTGGAGAGGGGCCCACGGCAAAATCCCGAAATTCTACAGAAGAAGAGGACAAGAGCAATGAACAAGAGCGCGCTCACCAGGAAGATTGAAGATGCCAGAAAGGCCTACTACGGACCTAACGCCCCTCTCATGACGGATGCCGAGTACGATGCTCTCGAAGACGAGCTTCGCCTCCTCGACCCCGAGCATTACCTGCTCATGACAACAGGGACTCCTCCTGGCGACAGCGGCTGGGAGAAGGTCTCCCACGGCATCCCGATGCGCTCACTCAACAAGGCCCAGGTCTTCGATGAGATGGGCACCTGGTTCAAGAGCCTGGGACAGGTCCCCTGCCCACCTCTGGAACCCTCTCTGGTATTGACCGAGAAGCTCGACGGGATCTCATGCTCCCTCCAGTACATCAAGGGCCGACTCGTCTCGGCCCTGACCCGAGGTGACGGTGCCGTGGGTGAGGATATCACCCGCAACGTCAGTCTGATGAAGGGCGTTCAACACCGGCTGCCGAAAGGACCCTATGAGAACTGGAGCGGCCACCTCCGAGGTGAGATCGTCTGTCGCCGGTCCGACTTCGAGAAGCACTTCAAGGGCTACTCGAATCCCCGGAACACGGCGAGCGGGACGGCCAAACGTGAGAGCGACCCGGAGCCCTGCAAACACCTGACGGTCATCGTCTACCAGATGGTTCCCGAGGGCGGCTACATGATTTCGAAGATGACGGAGCTGGAGACCATCCAGAGCCTCGGGTTCATCGCCCCCAACTACGTTGGCCTGAAGTTCGACCGCATCGAGTCCATCTACCGAGGGTACGTTGACGACCAACGGGAGCTGTTGGACTACGACATCGACGGCCTGGTCATCGAGGTCAACTCCCAGTCCTTCGCTGAGGACCTCGGCGAGCTGAACAAGAGACCCAAAGGTGCCGTCGCGTTCAAGTTCCCCCACGACTCCAAAGAGACTACCCTGGAGCGCGTCGAATGGCAGGTCGGCAACACCGGCCGCATCACGCCGGTGGCGGTGTTCAAGGCGGTCAACCTGGCCGGTGCCAACGTTACCCGGGCAAGTCTCCACAACGTGTCCTACGTCAAGTCACTCAATCTCCACGAGGGCGACAAGATTCTCGTCAGCCGACGAAATGACGTCATCCCGGCCGTAGAGTCCAACCTCTCAAGGTAACTAAGGAATCCGGTAAGAATGGCCAAAAAGAAAACTGGGTTCTCCCTGTTCAAAAACCCCGTCACCAGAATGAGCGCGACGCCTCTCGTAGAGCGAAGGGTGTCATGGAGAAGCTGGCTGGCGTCGGCTCGGCGTTCAACAAACTCCCCAAGAGCCCGACACCCGTCAATCTCTTGGCCTTTGGAGTACAACTCCCAGAGGAGCCGACCAATCTCCTGGCCGACCTTCTTGTCCTGCCCCTCCTCGTTCCGGTCGAGGAACCAGAAGTTCTGGTCGCTCTTCGACCCTGAGGACACGACAGTCTCGTCCCAGAGCTTCGTCACCTTGACCTGGTCTTTGTTGCTCCCGAGGACCTCGGTGTTGGGGTGGTTGGCGAGCACGCGGCCGATGAGTTCGTGGAACTCGAACATCCAGAACTGCGTGAGAGAGGGGTCGGACGACGGGTCCAGGGCCTTCTCTGAGAGGAGCTTGGACAGACCGACGACTCCAAAGGGAGTTGTACGGCTCCCGTGTTGAGGTGATGAGTTCCGGTCGCTGGAACTCGACCCTCCGTTCCTGGAACATCGGTGAGGATTCCCTCGAAAGCGAACAGACCAGTGCTCTCCTGGAGCGTATCGAGAGGTTCTTCGCTGCTGGGCATTCTCGGAGCATCATCCTTCATGGGTCCCCGGGAACGGGCAAGAGCGAGATGTCCAGGACGATCTCGAAGAGCCTCCAGGGGATGACCCTGTTCATCAACGCATCCGAGTTCAAGAGCCTCCAGTCGAATACTCTGTCCAACTGTCTCGACCTCCTCCACCCTGACATCGTCATCATCGACGACCTCGACTGTGTCTACGACGTCAAATCACTCCTCTCGGCCATCGACCGCATTCACCGGACCACCAGGCTGTTCATCGTGACAGCGAACGACCTGGAGTCCTTCGATGCTGCTGCGGTTCGGGCAGGGCGCTTCGACGAAATCGAGGTGGTCAGGAGAGTGGTCATGCCCGAGGACATGATTCCGGGCCTGGAGGAATCCGTCTACAAAGACCTCAACGACTGGCCCGTTGCCTTCGTCGAGGAGCTGGGGAAGAGGCTTGAAGTCCTGGGGGATGAGAGCCTGAGCGAGGAGATGGGACGACTCAAGGCCCGTGAGGAAGCAAACGTCGTCAACCGCAAACGGGGTGCCGCATCCCTAGAAGAAACTACGGAAGGTAGCAGTGATGAGTAACAAGACGTTCCTGACTGGTGTTCACGAGATTGACCGTGTGTTCGGTGGTCTACCAATCAACACGGTCTGGACCCACCTCGACATCGACTCGAAGAGGGGTGACAAGACCCTCGACAGATTCATGGCCGCCCTCCGCAAGCAAAATCTTCGCGCTATGTTCTTCGATGTCGTGCCGGAGGAGCGCCCTTCGGACTGGGACTTGGTTCTCGTCCGCTGCGACGAGGAGAGCTTCGTCGAACAACTTCGACGGGCCCAGCATCACAGCGTCTATGGGGGCGTCGGGACGATTCTCTCCGTCAACGTCCCCGAGCGGTTCCTCGACTTCGTCGAACGGAAGGGGACCGTCGAACTGGCTCGCCTGTACCGAGGGGAGTTGGCTGAACGATGCGACCTGGTAACGGCCACCCTACCTCGGCCCTATGACGTCGGGATTTGGATGAGCTGCCTCAAGTCCCGCCAACGGGGATTCGGCTCCTTCGAGTGGCCTCCTGTCGAGAGACTCCCCGACAAGCCGTCCCTATCTGAGGCGATGAGTGTCATCGGCGACACCCTGGGCGACAACGCTCTCCTCGATGGTCTGTCCTGGGAACCTCGTGGGTCAGCATCGACGAGCTTCGGGACTACAACCGCATCGACGAAAGTGATTGACGCCTTGGACATCGACGACCTGGTCCGTCGCCTTCCGGTAGGACAGAACGTCCGTCGCCTCGCTGTCCGCATCGTCCGCGAAGCGGGACAGCGTGGTGGCTCTGTGCTCGTCGACCTAGTGGCGAACCTGATCTCACGAGCCAATGAGGTCGACCTCTACGAAGAGGAACGCAACGAGGCCCTAGAGGACCTGGAGAGCCTCATCCTGGAGGTCAGCTTCGAGGGTCAGGACTTCGAAGAGTCCCTCAAATACTGGAAGTCTGTCGAACAACTCCGGAGACTGGAGAGCCTCATCCTGGAGGTCAGCTTCGAGGGTCAGGACTTCGAAGAGTCCCTCAAATACTGGAAGTCTGTCGAACAACTCCGGAGAAAAGCCATCGACCTCCTCATCGAGCACGGCGTCGACCGCGACGAGATGGACAGCGACCTTCTCAAGGGCATCAAACTACTGGCCGAGAGAGACGATGACGACTGACCCTACGACCATCCGCTGGTACCTCTGGGAAGCCGACGACGGCTCCAGCAGCTATTACTCTCCCTCTCCCGGACACCCCGACAGACATCTGAAGGAGGAGGACAGGGACCCCTATACCCTGGCCAAGACCTTCGACGTCGTCGGGTGCGGCAAGGAGTGCTGGGACGAGAACAACCCGCCAGAAACTCCACACAACGACATGTGCAGGACCTGCTATTGCACTGGTATGCAGGCCCTGTACGACCACTACGACTGGGAGGCGTACAACCCACCTCTCCCTGGAACCTTCAAGGACGACGATGTCTGACGACCCAGTCCTCGCCCTCGCTCCCTTAGTGCCGGTCGACGGGGTTTTGGAGCCGGTGTATGACGCCGTGTTGGTTGACGTTGGGCCCAACCGTTTGGCCACCCTCAGGAGGCTCCGCATCGGTCTCTGGCCCGACCTTGGCCTCCTGGAGGTCAAGAGACGGATGGACAAGCTCCCTGTCATCCTGCGGGAGGACATCGACCTCTCCGATGCCCAGGACATCAAGAGGGAGTTCTCTCGCTTCGGGGCTCGGGTCGAGATCGTACCTGGGTCCAGTTAGGTGAGCTAGGTCGTATAACCAGGTGCTACAACTGACAAGGAGACTACGGATGGCAAGACGACTCAACGACCTATTCAAGCGCGTACAACGACGACGAGGCCCTGGACTCGCTGACCTCAGCGACCTGAAGAAGCGCCTGGGCATCGAGGAAGCAGAACCCCATGAGGCCCTTCTCAGCTACCCGATGGCGGTAGCCTCTCGCTTTGCCGCGGCGGCCGGAACCCTGCGGGACAAGGTCGACACAATGGACCCCTTGGATGGGTTGGTTGAAGTCGGTCGGGCCAAAGCCCTTGCCGGAATCATCCGGTCACAGGAGGGGGAGGCCAAAGCCGAGGAGATATTGACCATCCTCGGGGTCGATCTGAAGGGTCTCCAGCGGCGCCTGGAGGAACGCCTGGTCGAGGAGATGACCGATCTCGTCACCAACTCCCTCTCGGGAGGTGAGTAGTGACCCACATCGAACGCGAGCACAAGTGGACCGTAAGGCCCTTCTTCCACTTCCCTGTCGGCAGCTTCGACCGCAAACACGATATTTGGACCCCTCACGGCGTTTTGGTGGGAGACGGAAAGTATGCTCCCTCCACGGAGAAGCGTATCATCCAGGTGTACCTGGACGGCACCAGTCTCGACCTCCGCAACACCGAACGCATCCGCCTCATCAAGGAGGACGGCAAGTGTCGCTTCTTCCACACCCACAAGACTCACCGGACCGCGGGGGAGGCCTACGAGACGGAGAAGGAGATTACGAACACGGAGTTCTCTCGCCTCTACCGGACCTTTCGCAGCCCTCTGGCCAGTGACCTCGTCAAGACTCGTCGGACGTTCACCTGGAAAGACATTGTCTGGGAGATGGACAAGTTCGACCAGCCCACCTACTCCCGGTATCTGCTGGAGGCTGAGGTCGAGGACTTGTCCGCCACTCTGGAACCACCCCCTCTCTGGTCCGTGACCAAAGTTACGGGGGACCCGAAGTACTCCAACGCTTACCTGGCCCTCACCGAGCTGGGCCGGCTCCTTTGGGAGGACACTAGAACATGACTCACCCACTCATTCGTCCGGGCAAGATTGTCCTCCTCACCGGCTATCCCGAGAGCGGGAAGACGACTGAGGCCCTGAAGGCCTCCGCCGAAGTCAACAACGAAGGCGGAGCCGTGTTCTACGTCGATGCGTGCAACCAATTCGACCACCAGTTCGCCGAACACCTGGGGGTGCCGGTGACTGACAAGGAAGCGTTCGGGCTGATGTACGCCTCCGTCATCGACCAGGCTGTCCTGGTGTCGAAAGCGGCCATCAAGTCTGGAGTCGACCTGCTCGTCCTGGACATGGTCAATGCCATGGTCGAGCCCGGGGCGGAGACTTTCTCCCTGGTGGACCAGGAGGACCGGGCGGACGAGGTGCTCAGGGCCCGAGCCCGAGAGAGGGAGGACTTCTTGGAGATGTCCCAGGAGGAGGTCATCGAAGGTGATCCCGAAGAAGGCATCGACACGGAAGAGGAAATGGACACCGTAGACGTCCCTGAGAGCCCCGAGGAGCTGGCCCTTGCCGAGACGTGGCAAGAGCACCTGGAAGGTATCCAGGAGGCTCTCAGAAGCTCTCACACGGCTGTCCTGGCCCTCTGGGGAACGTCCCGCAAGTTCCTCAACACCAAGGGTGCGTATGTCCCCTGGTCGAAGGCCGCCGAAGCCGTCCTCGACGTGGAGTCCCTCTGATGAGCACTGACATCTGTAGCAACCTGCGCGTCGCCACCGGCGGCTACCTGATGAACATCAGGCGGGCGTCCGACAACATGATGCAGGCAGTTTCACAGCCCAAAACTCTGGAGGAGAGGGCAGAGACCTCTTTCATGAGTATGCTGGAGACCGTCAGAAAAGCCTGTGCTTGTGACTGGTTCACGATGGCCGAGTACGACCAGATGTCCCGCTTCAACGGATTTGAGTCTGAGCCGGAGCTTCCCACCGGGATGGTCCTCCTTCACACGCTCCGACACTCCTTGGGCGGGTTCGTCGCCACGTTCCCGAAGAACCCCGAGGAGGAAGTCATCCTGCCGACCATCTCCGATGTGATGGAGGCCCTGATGAGCTTCGAGTACGTCCTGAACTTCGAGGAGGAAGAGGAAGGGGAAGAGGAAGAACACACCCAGGGGCCGTGGAAGGGGACGGGGACGTACAAATTCATCAGCCAGGTCACGGTCGACGGACCCGAACTGCACTTAAGTGAGGTCGCCCTGACTTCGGAGGAGACCGCCGCCTTCGAGGTGATGACTCCAGCGCAGCAGGACCTCTTTCTTCTCAGCCGCAGCCTAGAAGACTCCGAGGAGGAGGGTCAACCATGAAAGAAAAGACCATGAATGCCAGAGTCACGAGAACGATGCTCGGGTTCGAGGACCACGGCATTCTGACCGCCCTTGTGGACGTCACCTTTGCTGATGGCGGACAGGGCTTCGGTGGTCTGTTCCTCGACAACGCCAACCTCGCCTGGTTCGTCAAGGCGTCCTCAAGGCGGTGGGTGTCGACAAGTGGGGAAGCCTCAAGGGCAAGCCGTGTCGAGTTAGGGGCACCGCCGTGAAGCTCACGGCCATTGGCCACTTCATCGACGACGAGTGGTTCGACATTACGAACCCGCCTCCAGTCGACTCGGAGAACGTCCCCGCCCCCGATAAGGGATACGAGATCGTCTAGGTCCTGAGGAGATTCGGAACCCGTACTAGAAGATAGAACAGCCAATGAGGAGACCATGAACATTCTCGACATGTTTGGTGACGAGGAAGACCAGGCCCAGCTGACCAGCCAGCCAATCGCCATCCCCACCCACTGCCCGGAGTGCGAGTTCCCGCTCCGGATGGACGGGGAGTACCTGGTGTGCAAGAACGGCAAGGCCTGTCCCGCTCAGGTGACGGGGGCAATGAAAGCCTGGATTTCCAAGCTGGGCATCCTTCACTTCGGCACCTCTCTCATCGAGGCCATCGTCGAATCCGGCTTGGCCAAGACTGTTCCCGACCTCTACCGACTCAAGGCGCCCCAGGTGGCGGCACTGACGATGTCCGGCCGGCGCGTCGGCGACAGCACGGCCCACACTGCCCTCTCCAACCTACACGCCAAGAAGGACCTGGCTCTGGCTACTATGGTCGGTTCCCTGGGCATCCCGATGGTTGCCCGAAGCATGTGCAAGACCATCGCCCAGGGAGGTTTCGATACCATCGACCTGATGATGGTGGCCAAGGTCGACGACGTGGCCGCCATCCCGGGTGTCGGCCAGAGCAAGGCCGAGAGCTTTGTTGCCGGCATCGCCGAGCGCAAGGAGATCATCGAAGACCTCCTGGAGGTGGGAGTCACCATCAAGGCGGCGGCCGACGGACCCCTCAGGGGCAAGCTCTTCTGCATGACCGGGTTCCGCTCGAAGGAGATGGAAGAGGCCATCGAAGACGCTGGCGGCATCATCAAGTCGGGCGTCAGCCGCAAGCTCGATTTTCTGGTTGCGGACGACCCGGATTCGACCAGCGGCAAGCCCAAGAAGGCCCGCAGGTACGGCGTACCCATCATCGACAAGGCGACACTCTGGGGGATGGTATCGTGAATGACCATACACTCGTCGATGCCCTCCTAGAGGGCATCTGTGACAACCTCGAACGACATCAGGCAAAGGCCCAAGGACCGAAAAGCGAGGTCAAGAAGTTCGCTCAACTCGTCCGAAAAGAGTTGGAAAACGATGTCCTGGCAAGAGTCTCCCGAAGCCAAGCCAACGAGTTGCGTCTGGAGTTTGTTCGCGCCCTCGACTTCTGCCTCCACTGTGGTGAGGACACCCGAGACCGTGTCTGCTACTGCTACCGAGACGAATGAGGTGTCATGGCTACCGCCCTCACTACCGCCCGCACTCTGGTCCAGATGGACCTGCCGCCACCCCCAGGCATTGATGACTGGGCCGCTCCGGAGGGTGTCCTCTCCCCCACGGAGGTGAAGGAGCTGCGTATTGGCCGCAAGCTCTTGATGCACGGCTGGGTCGAGTTCGGCTACCCTGAGGACTCCCTCTCCCGACGAGGGGTTGTACACCCCGTGGAGGGGCCTCCCCTGGAGGTCTACTTCATCGGCTGGCGGTACCGATGCGAGGGTGTCCGCACACCTGGGCACAAGGCCGGCTGGTCGGGCGTAGACCACTGGGACCCGGGCTCGCCTTCGGAGTTCTCCATGAAACGGAGAGTTCTCGTCGTGCAGGTCAAGAGGGGACCTGGGTCGAGGATTGAGGAAACCCTCCCCTCTCAAGTGACGAGGAAGAGATGACCATCCAGGTCGAACAAGAGATGTACGGATGGACCCTGGAGCCCCTACGGAACCAGACTCGGGACATGGAAGAGTTTGCTCAGAAGATAAACGACTTCCTTGTCGCAATGGGGATTGACGCCCCGACCTGACGACGGTAAGGTCCGCGGCGCTACTCATTTAGAGCCACGGGCCTTTGAGGCCCCTCACTCCCCGAGGAGGGAACCATGAACAAGAATGAACTGATCACCGCCGTCCACAACAACAATGACAACCTCACCAAGAAGCAGGTGGAGCAAGTCATCTCCACCTTCTTCAACGTGACCGCCAACGAGCTGAAGTCCGGCGGCGCGGTCAGATACCACGGATTCGGTTCGTTCACCGTCTCCCAGCGGAACGCTCGTAAGGGCCGCAATCCGCAGACCGGCAAAGCCATGAACATTCCGGCCAAGAGAATCGTGAAGTTCAAAGCCGCCAAGACTCTCTCGGAAACCGTCAACGTCTGAGCCGACAGTCGACCGAGAGCACCATAGAGAGGGGACTCTGACCCAGGGTCCCCTCTCCTCGTTTCGAGGAGGTACCATGAGCCTCGTCAGCTCAAACCCCTACTCCTGAGGATACCAGCATGATCATCGAGTATATCTGGATTGACGGAACCGGGCCAACGCCCCAGCTCCGAAGCAAGACCAAGGTCGACAACAACAACAAGTCCCGGCTGGTGACAGAAGCCGTCCAGGACGGATTGGTAGCCACCGACGACGACGACAACATCCCAGAGAACCTGCGTGAGTGCTATCTCGGCCCTGTCTGGGGCGCCGACGGCAGTTCGACGAACCAGGCGGCAGGAAAGGACTCCGACATCATCCTCGTCCCTGTCTGCTCAGTACGGGACCCGTTCCGGGCCAACGCCTTCCTGAACCTTTGTGAGGTCCTCGACAGCAAGGGAGAGCCTCACTCAAGCAACACCCGGGCGAAATTCCGAAAAGTCCTCACCCCACGGAGGCACTTCCAGCCTTGGCTCGGCCTGGAGCAGGAGTACACCCTCCTGACGCTCTCTAACCACGTGTCCTTGGATGCCAAGGGCAACACGGCCTTCGTCCTGGACCCCCTCGGGTTTGTAGCTCAGAAGGGCTACCCCAGACCCCAGGGTCCCTACTATTGTGGGGTCGGAGCCAACAACATCTACGGCCGAGGGGTCTACGAGGAATTCCTCAAGGCCACCTCCCTCGCCGGCATTGCCATCACGGGGGCCAACTGGGAGGTCATGCCTGGACAGGCTGAGTTCCAGGTCTCTGCCCCGGAAGCTCTCCTGACCTGCGACCATCTCTGGCTCGCCAGGTGGATTATCCAGCGCGTCGCGGAGGACCACAGGGCCGTCGTGTCCTTCGATCCCAAACCGGCCGATGGTGACTGGAACGGCGCCGGTATGCACGCCAACTTCTCCACCGGGGTGATGCGAAGCCGGGATGGACTCGACGTCATCAAAGAGGCCTGTGACCAGCTCGAAGAGCACGTCCAAAAGCACCTAGACGCCTACGGCGAGGGCTACGAACGTCGCCTCACGGGCGACCACGAGACGTGCTCCTTCCAAGAGTACCGGTGGGGCATCGCTGACCGGACGGCCAGCGTCCGCATCCCCCTCCAAGTCAAGGAGGATGGCAAGGGCTACCTAGAGGACCGTCGGCCAAACGCCAACGCCGACCCGTACAACGTCGGCCGGGTCCTCGTCGACACCATCTGTCGTCGGTTCACCTAGCAGCCTGACCAACGCTTTCTGAAAAAATTGCAGAAAGCGTTGGGGGTCCGGTGTGGGTCCCTCCTCCGTATTAAGAGGAGGAGACCCACACTGGACCCGGAGAGGAGATGATGACCTCTGACGCCGCTGCACTTTTCGTCGACTTTGAAAACCTCTACTACCGCCTCTTGGACGCACCGTTCAGTCTACGAGGAGACGAGGCCCTCTCGAAGTCCCTTGACGTCCTGAACGAACTTCGAGACGCCGCCCGCAAGAGTGGCCACTCCCTCATCGTCGAGCGCTGCTATGCCGACTGGGAGTTGATGCCGATGACTGCTCAGAGGCAGCTCCAAATCGCTGGAATCCTTCCCAGGTACGTCGACTCTCGCCGCAAGAAGAACTCGGCCGACATCGAGATGAGCCTCGACGTCCTGAATGTCGTCCTCACCAGGCCCGAGATAACCTTCGTCATCCTAGTCGGCGGGGACCGGGACTACCTGCCCATCCTGAGGCGTCTGAAGGAACACCACCGATCCGTTCGCATCGGCTCCCTCAAGGAGTCCCTCTCCGGAGACATGCGGGAGTTCGCCAACACCTACTCCCTGGCCGACGTGGTCGAACTGAACCAGTGGGTTGAGAGCAAGGAAAAGATTCCCTCGGCTGAAGAAAGCCTCGTAGAGGTCCAGGACGTCGTGGTTGAGGACCTTGTGGTTGAGGACCTTGAGCCGATCGCTGTCGAAAAGACGCCCAAGACCGCCCCACCTGTAGAGCAGAACCACAACACGAGGAAGGCCCAGAGCATCGAGGTCGGTGAGTGGCACGAACGCTACATCCGGGCCATGTTGGACTTTCTACGAGACCACGGGTACGACGAGGTCCACATGGGGCCCTACCTTCGCTGGCTGAACCACTCTGGTCGCTTCGACCTAGTCAGCCACCGCGAACAGAGGAAAGTACTCGACGACCTCCAGGCCCTCGGTGCGGTGAACATCGAGAGCCGGCGCGCCTACGAGGGCCACACCTTTGGTGTAGCCCACATTGACTGGAACCACAGCCTGGTTCAGTCCGCAAACTAAGGAGACCACATGTCGCGCTACAAGTTCGAGCCCGGAACCAAAGTCCTCTACCTGGCCGGAGAGGACATCATCGAGACCACCATCGAGAGGCTCGGCTCAGGCCATCCGGAGATGGGTCCGTCCTACCTCATCACCGTCGGTGAGAGTGACGAGAGTGAGATCGTGGAGGTCTACGGGGACCATCTCCTGCCCCAGTTGGGGTTGGAGCGAGACAAGACCAAGCCCGCGGGCGTCGTCCGCTACACCTTCCGCGACGACAAGGGCCAGCAGTGCTCCCTGGAGTTCAACCGTCACAAGGACAGCGGAATGCTCTGGGTCGGCATCGAGGTCAACCTCCAGGGCACCAAGCTCGTCGCCGGACGCATGTGTCTCAACCGAGCCCAGGCGATGGTCATCGCCCCCCTGCTCGCTCAGTTCGCCGTGAGCGGGACCCTCTCGTGAGCGTGGTCGAGGAATTCAGGAAGCTCTGGGAGCAGAAGCACATTGACGCCACCGCTTTCTGGCTGGCAGTGGCTGAGGGGATAGATGAACGAGGCGAGGAGACCGAGTGGGAGCTACTTCAGGGGCTGAGGACTTGGCCGGATGGAGTTGCCCACGGGTTGAGGAGCTTCTCGTCAAACATGCAAAAGGGGAGGATACCTTCACAGGCAGTTCTCACTACAACGCCAGGACCAACTGTCACACCCTAGGGTACACAAACTGTACCCGCTAACTTAACAATTTCTGTCTAAATCTCACTTTTTCTCGGTAGTGTAGTTATACCAACCCCCTAAGTAGGTGAAGGTCATGATGAGGAAAGCCATGATTGTCCGAGTTACCGCAACCGAGTTTGAAACTGACCAGGGGAGGGTGTTCCCGCACCCTGTCCCCTTTGAGGAAGATCAGGTGCCTTCCGTCGAGGACTTCCAGAAATGGTACGACCATTGGTTTGCCCTTTTCTGCGATGAGTTCTCGGGAGAGAGAATCGCCGTGCTGCCAAAGAGAGGAGAGGATGCCGAAGAAGGATAAACTTCTGTCTCTCGGCAAAGCCTCCACTTTGCTAGGTCTTCACCCAAACACACTCCGCAACTGGAGTAATGAGGGGAAGATCAAGTCCGTCCGAACGCCTGGGGGTCACCGTAAGTTCCCCCTCTCGGAGGTCCAGAAGCATATGGGGCTGGAGTCCTCTGAGGATCAACCAGGAAACCGCACCGCCATCTACTGCCGTGTCAGCAGTCACGACCAGAAGAAAAAAGGTGATCTAGAACGCCAGGCGGGCCGGGTGAGTTCTTACTGCGTCCAGAAAAGCTACCAGGTGGTTGATGTCCTCCAAGATGTCGGGTCTGGTATGTCTGAGAATCGACCTCGTTTGCGTAAGCTATTCAAGTTGGTGGACGACCACCAAATTGACCGGGTGGTCGTCGAGCACAAGGACCGCCTGACCCGGTTCGGTTTCGGTCTCTTGCAAGCCTACTTCGGGAGTCACGGAGTGGCCATCGAGTGGACAGAGGAGACTCTGGGGAAATCCTACGAGGAAGAGTTGGTGGAGGACATCTTGTCCCTCATGGCGTCCTTCTCCGCCCGCATCTACGGCAAGCGTTCCGCTGAAAACAGGAAGAAAGCCCAGGATAATAAATGAAAATGAGAGTCTGTATCCCATATTTCGGCGCGAAGTTTATGAGAGCACCTCACTACCCGGCCCCTCAACACGACACCATTGTGGAGCCTTTTTGTGGGGGTGCGGGTTATTCTCTGAGACATCACATGAAAAAGGTGATTCTATTTGACAAGAGTGAGTACGTCGTTGGTGCCTGGAGGTTCCTTCTCAGATCTCCAAAAAAAGAAATACTCAATTTGCCCCTTCTGGAACCTGGTGAGGACGTATCCGATCTGAGCATCTGCCAAGAGGCAAAGTGGTTGATCGGGTTTTGGATCAATCAGGGATCTGCGGTTCCGAAGAGGACTATGGGGGGCAGGCGGTCAAATAGAAGATTCGGAACCTGGGGAGATGCTGCCCGTCAGCGACTTGCTGACCAAGTTGGATCCCTTCGTCACTGGGAAATAAATCAGGGGAGTTACACAGAAGTGCCTGATATTAAAGCGACTTGGTTTATAGACCCTCCATACCAAATCCAGGGTAAACATTACCCCCACCGCATCGGGGACTATACGGGTTTGGCTTTATGGTGTCGGAGCCGAAGAGGTCAGGTGATGGTGTGCGAAAGTGAAGGCGCAGACTGGCTTCCTTTCTCTCCTGTCACAACTGTCGTCGGTGCCACGCACCGAAAGACAACCGAAGTTCTCTGGACAAACAAAAACGAGGCATTGGTTCCTCCTATCCACAAGGTGGATAAGTAGTTATGTCTGTCGTCCAAAGGGCATACAAGGTTGAGATCGACCCCAATAACAAGCAACGCACCGCTCTGCGGTGCCGCTCTGCGGTGCCACGCTGGTTGTGCCAGGTGGGCATTCAATTGGGGACTCTCCCGTAAAATCGAGTCCTACAAGGAGACGAGGAAGTCCCCGAACAACATCGAGCTTCATCGGGAGTTGAATAAGCTCAAGAGGGCCGACCCAGAGAACGGTGGAATTCCCTGGATGTACAACGTCTCGAAGTGCGCACCACAGGAAGCTCTCCGAGACCTGGATAAAGCGTTCAAGAGCTTCTTCAGACGCTGTAAGAAGGGGGCCAAGAGAAAAGGTTTCCCTCGGTTTAAATCTCGTCGGAAGAGTCCCCTCAAATTTCGCCTCACAGGGGCTATCAGGACTTCCGAAGACGGCAAACAGATCAAACTCCCCAACTTGGGGTGGATCCGGCTCAAAGAGACCGGGTACCTCCCAGGACCCGAGAGGAAAGAAGTGAAAATCCAGTCGGCATCACTCTCTGAGCGAGCCGGAAGGTGGTTCGTTTCTCTGACCTGTAAAGTAGAGGTTCCTGATACCGCACCACGACCGAGAACCAAAGTCGTTGGGGTGGATGTTGGAATCAAATCTCTTGCGGTGACGAGCGACGGACAGGTGTTCGAGAATCCGAAAGCCCTGGCTCGTGTGCAACGCCGCTTGCGGCGAGCACAAAAGGCACTGGCTAGGAAACAGAAGGGCAGTAGGAATCGGGAGAAGGCACGTAGGAGAGTTGCGAAGCTCTACTATCGGGTGTCGTGCATCCGACAAGATGCTCTACACAAAGCCACCAGTGAGATCGTGAAGGGCGCAGATGTAGTCTGCATCGAGTCCCTGAACGTCTCTGGGATGTTGAAGAACAGGAAACTCTCTCGTGCTCTTTCTGACGCATCCCTGTCGGAGTTCTTGCGTCAGTTGGCCTACAAGGCTGAGTGGGCCGGTGTTGAGGTGGTAGAGGCCGACAGGTTCTACCCATCGAGCAAGACCTGTTCTGGGTGTGGTCACGTCAAACAGGACTTGTCTTTGTCTGATCGTACCTACTCTTGTGGGGAGTGTGGTTTGGTGATGGACCGAGACCTGAATGCCGCAATCAATTTGAAAAACTTGGCCCCGAGTTCCGGGGTGTCAGCCTGTGGAGAGAATGTAAGACCCCAGTCGGAGCTTGCTCGGGTTGGGGCTATCTCTGCGAAACAGGAACCGAACACAGGAGCTACACCATGTTAGCTTTTGGTAAGTTTCGGAGAACGGTTGATGACCCCTCAGGGAGGGTATGACGTGCTGACGGCCAAGGGTGTGAGAGTCGTCCAACTGGTCTACTTCGGTCCCATCAAGGGTCGGGTACTCAAGTCATGAACCACCGAACTGGCGATCCCGTCTCCATCCCCCAGGGCAAGGGTTCTCTGAGGGAAGACCTCGTGCGCCGCCTGAATAACGTTGCCCTGGACATCGAGATGTACAGGGAGGGCTTAGACATCGACGAACACGTCGCCCTCGACTTTGCCCAACGCTGCGACGTGATTTGTGGTCTTCTCAAGAGGGACAAGGAACCACCATCACCCTTCGCCCAGTTTGTTGACCCGGCCCTCTTCTGGGCGGCGGTAGCGCAAGGATGGAGTCTTCAGACCAAGGTCGACAATCTCCTCCACGTCGTTGTTCTCGGTCCGACTGGGGTCCCGTACGTTCGTACCGACGACTTCGACTCGCCTTTCTTGGCTAAACCGAAAATGTCCTCCCAGTACCCGATCATCGGCATCTGGGTCGTCCGCGACGTGAACGGAGTTGAGGGGAGTCCCTATTGGGACGAGTTCGCCGGCAACAGCGAGTATACCGTCGTTCGACTGGTCGACGGTGGTGTTGGCATCGTCAGCACCGACTATGAACGATCCGGTCCCGGGAGACACCGCGTACGGAGGTATTTCAAGGACGAAAAGAGGGGTGAATCCGTCGAGGGCCCACTGAACGCCACCGCCTCGACCACCTGGCGCACCTACGAGAATGGCCAAGGAGATGCCTACGGGAGACTCCTCAAGAAGGCCAAGGCCCGGGTGAGGTGTCCGGGGCATGAGATCGCCTAGGTCCACTTCGGTCCCTCCGGCCGTATAACAGGGTGGAAGCAAACCACCCTTGTCGAGAGGACAAACCGATGGCCAAGGCCGACAAACTCAAGCGAAAGCTCCTCCCCCCCAACCACACTGCTGCCGACTTCCAGTACAGGGGTCGGCCATCGACTGATGTGGGCGACTTCGGCGAGGACGTGGGTATCGCTGACGGAGCTTGCGTCAACCAGTTCGGCGATGACGGCTCCGACAAGGGCCGCAACAACTGCAAGTACTACCACGGCGGCGTCGTCCAGAGTACCAAGGACAACTCCTGGTGGTGCTACTTCCAGTACGGACGCATCGACGACAGTGGCGAAAGCTGGACGGCCCCCTACTCGAACCCGGCGAAGGGTGGCGACTTCCGCGGCGGAGACTTCCAGTTCTACGGATGCGAGAGCGAGGCCCACGCGCGCAAAGAGTTCGCCGCCCAGATGAGGAAGAAGTCCACGAACCGCCTGGAGAGGAAAGACCTCGGCGGTGGCGTGAAGGTCTGGGTCTCGAAGACCGACAAGAACGGCAAGAGCAAGGATGGCTACATCATCCAGGCCTTGGCCACACGGACCCGAGGCCTCCCCGACGCCTACACCATCAAGGACGACACCGGAGTCACCATCAAGGACGACACCGGAGTCGCCGAGGCGAAGGCGAAGCCCAAGAAGAAGACCAAGCGAGCGTCTTCGGCCCCCAAGGTCCACCCCCAGGTCGTCAAGCTCGCCCAAGACCTCGTGGGTGGTACCAAGACCTTCGCCCGGGCTGCCGCGGCGGCCACGGGTGTCACGCCCACCCTGGCGGCCATCACCGAGGCTCGCGACGTCATCATCCCCCAGGCGCTCCAGCTCCTCGCCAAGATCGGAGATGACCTCGACGCCCAGCTCAACGACAAGAACCTCCAAGGACTGTCCCGCTACATGGCCGGGCGCATCCCCGTCATCATCCCTCGTGGAGCCACTCAAGAGGACCGGGCCAAGATGCTGCTCCTCTCCAAAGACACCATCATGGAGCGCCAGCAGGACCTCGACGCGTTCGAGGCCGCCCTCAAGTCTGAGGACTTCGAGACCGAAGGGGACTCCCCGGTCGTCGACTACAACGCCATGCTCGGCGCCCTGGTCGACTGGATTGACCCCCAGAGCGAGTTGGGAAGGTGGTTGGAACCCACATTCCGGGCGATGTCGAACAATCGTCACTACAACAGTAGGGGACGTCTGGTCATCAAGAACATGTTCAAGGTGGTTCGGCCGGACAGGGACGCCCTTTTCGTGGCTGCGACCAAGAAAGTCGCTGCCAAATGTCGGGGAAGAGTCGACCTCAAGGCGCGTCTCCAGCCACCAGCCAGGCCCGATGTGTCGGACATCTCGGACGAATACGACCAGGCCAACGTGTTCCTGGGCATCCACGGAACCCGGGCTGTGAACATCCACCCCATCATGTCGACGAACCTGAGACTTCCAAAGTCTCTCAGAGGAGTCGTAATCACCGGCAGTGCCTTCGGATCGGGTATTTACGCAGCTTCCGACTGGAAAAAAAGCTATAATTATTGTGGGCTTAGCAGCTCCTACTACGGGGGTGGAGGTACGATTTCGGGCCGCGGGTTCTTCATGTTCCTCCAGGACATCATCATGGGCCAGGCATACAAGGCCCGATCCGTGGGTTCTTGGCAGACTCCTCCCAACGGGTGTGACTCCATCGCGGCCTACCCGGACTTCATGAGGACGCTTCAGAACGACGAGCACATCATCTTCGACCCGTCGTATCAGCGTATCCGATACCTCATCGAAGGGGAGATTCACTAGCTGGAGTGCTCGGTCACTCTAACCGCCCAGTCCAGGAACTCTTGGACTGGGCGGTTCCGTTTCATGCGGTTACACCTGCTGCAACAAGGAACACAGTTGTCCACCTCATAGCCTCGGTCGTTATCGACCCGGTCGATGCCTGAGGCACGCAAGACGGGGGTTATCTCCTGTGCCCGATCTGTCGTGCCGAGCGCCCCGCGCCCTCCTGATTGCACTTGAGACGGGGCGTTCGTCGTTCTTGACGACGACTCAGCGAGTTTGCATACTTGGCGAGCAATCAGGAGGCCGCCTTGAGGAGGCGTTCGACATCCAGGTCCAGTGCTTCGACCCGGAGGCCGTCGCCCGTCTCAACCGCATCTCGAAGGAGACCGGGGCCGAGTTCGTGCTCACGACCAACTGGCGGCGACGCATCGGACCTGAACGCCTGGTCCGAATCCTCAAAGCCATCGGCGTCATGTTCGATGGCCTGGTGTTCCAGACCGGAGTCCGGTTCAGCCACCAGGAGCGCTCCGACGAGATTCTCGGGTGGCTCAACGACAACCACGGCAAGCTCAACATCGAGAGCTTCGTCATCCTGGAGGACCTCCACCCGATGCGCCAGCTTGAAAGGATGACCGTCAGGACGGACGCCCGCTGGGGTCTCCGCGAGAACCACGTCGAGAAGGCCATCGACATCCTCACCGAGTCCTCGAATGAGGACTGGCTCCCTCTTCTCAACGCCCCGGAGTTCTACTGATGGGAAGCGCACCTGAAGCACGGATTTTCTACGGCTACTTCCTCGACGACCTCGACATCGACGGCTACGCTCGAGAACTTAGGAGAACCCCATGTCCATGACAGACAAGATGCAGAGCCTCCGACGCCACGGAGCAACCAACTTCAACTTCCTCACTCTGACGAGCGGCCTCTTCGGCCTGGTCGTTGTCCTTTCCGAGGAGGCATCCAGAGCACGGGGTCTGATTCGTATCCTCCAGGTCAATGCTACGACCCCAGCCGAGACGCCCGGACGACTGATGGACGAAGTCCTCCAGCGCCTCGAAGGCCAGAAGGACATCCCGAAGCACTGGATTGGAGAGGCTGAGACCTCGACTCCCTCCGAGGGTCTCAAGCTCATCGTCAAGGAGCGGGAGCGCCAGGTCCAGAAGAAGGGATTTACGCCCGACAAGGACCGTCAGTACACCGACGGTGAGCTGTACCGGGCAGCTATCTGCTACGCCGCCGGCAAGATGCCGGTGTTCATCCCCTCGGAAGAGGGGGTGGGACATAACAACAGCCCCAACGGAGACAAGATGGTCGACCCCTGGCCCTGGGACGCCGAGCACGACCACCGGTCCGCGGACCGAGTCGAAGGTCTGGCGAAAGCGGGAGCGCTCATCGCCGCCGAAATCGACCGCCTTCTCTCGATGAGTTGAATGATGTCTCTCTCCCCGAAAGAACTGGTCGAACACTCCATTACCATCGCCGAGGAGTACCGGCGTCAGGGCCTCAACCTGACCCTACGCCAGCTCTACTATCAGCATGTCGCTAGGGGCCTCACGGGCTCCGGGCAGAAGGTCTACAACCGCCTGGGGGCCGCCCTGACCAAGGCCCGCTACGATGGCAGGTTCCCGGTCGAGTGGCTCTGCGACCGGGGGCGGTCTGTAGAGTCCTCTCAGTCGACGGGCCACAACGTGAAACCCGACTCCGCGATGGTCCAGGCTGAGCGCATCATCGGCGACCTTCCACACTGGCTACTCAAGTCTGAGCGCTGGGTGGGCCAGCCTATATACGTTTCGGTGTGGGTCGAGAAGGAAGCCCTGGCGGGGGTGTTCGAGCCCGTCACTCAACAGTTGGGCGTCGGCATGTTCGCCTGCAAGGGATACCCCTCTGTCAGCGCCCTGTACCAGTGGCTCGAACAGGCCGACCGAGCCGCCCAGGGCATCTGGGACGACGGTCACGACCACTTCGAGGGCCACGCCGAGAGAGCGGTGGTGCTCTACTTTGGCGACCACGACCCTGATGGCTTCGAAATTCCGAGGTCGGCCAAGCGCAACCTCGACAAGCTGGTCAACGTCACCCGGTTCGATCCCGGGCCCATCGAGTTCCGGCGCATCGCCCTGAATATGGACCAGATTCGCCAGTACTCCCCACCCCCGTTCGAGGCCAAGACCACCTCCTCACGCTACGCCACCTACCGCGTAGAGCACGACACCGAGGACGCCTGGGAGCTGGATGCCCTGGAGCCGACGGTCCTTCGCGATCTCATCAGGACCAACGTCCGGGCCTTGTTCGACCAGGACATCTATGCGGACAACCAGGACCTGGTTCGAGAGGCTCGCGAGGAGATGCGTGAGCGCATGGCCGACATCGAGTGGCTCGAAGAGGTCGTCGGAGACTAGCGCTCCAGCGGCACCGGGACGCCAGAGTAGGGAGCCTGCTTGAGGTCCCCGGACTTGACCACCCCGGCCAGGTGCCGGATGTAGGCCTCGGCGACCTCACTGGCGCTATTGAGGCCGGAGATGTTCGGCGGGTCGATGTGAGAGGCGCTGAAGCTCTCCGTGATGTTCGGCTTGCGGGGGTCGTGGACGAACTGCTGGAACATCGCCGCCGGCAGCTCAACCACGAAGAGCATGGCCCGGTGGTCGCCCGACTTGAACAAGTTGAGATGCAACTTCCGATCTCCATCCAGGTGGACCCGAGGCGGGTGTGAGTTACTCGGGTCGATGTTCGTCGCCCTCTTGCGGATGAGTTCGACGACGGCATCTCTGAACTTGCGGGAGAGATCGACGTCGGTGGTCGAGAGGAGCTGACGGATGTAGGCCAGGGACGACGTCTGCTGCGTCACGTAGATGTAGGCCACCCTCCTGGCGATGTTCTCGGCGGCTTGTCGGTTCATCCAGCCCTCCTCAAGTCTCTACAGAGTACCAGGCGATAGAGAGACAAGTGGGTCCACTTTCGGACCCGGTGTCGTATGGAGGGCTACGAGGTGAGGAAAGAGTGAGAGACATCTACGCCAGGCCGGGACAGCTTCTTTACGACCACCTGCTGGGTGTCTGTCGAAAAGCTCTCCCAAAGGCAGCTCGACTCAATCTTGAAAAGCCCCTGTTTGACCTGATTGTGAGCCACGATTTAGGTAAGGCTTCATTTCTCTGGCAGCAAGGATTGCAGAGAGGAGACAGACCCCTGCCTGACCACGTCTCCGCAGGGGCTAAGGTACTTCTCGACAGAGGGAGTCCGCTATTCCTGTTGTCGCATAGCCACCATGGTAGTCTAGGCAGTCTCGCGGCTTGTCGCCCCCAAGTAGGGGAGTTCTCAGTACCCGAAGAAGTTCTGATTTGGCTCTCTGATAACGCACCGAGGCTGGCTAGTGAAGTCCACCAAGAGCTGGGCCTGGGTGTTGAGTTCGGCAGGGAGAACAACCCCTGGTGGCTGGAAGACACCCCAGAACAGGTCTCTCTTCGTCTACGGCTCCTCTTCTCCCTTCTTGGAGACATGGACATCCAAGATGCTAGGGAGTTCGACACAGGAGAACGCCAGAATCATCACGGAGTGCAGGAGCTTCACCAGAGGTTCTTGGAGTGGGTCGACAACAGTCCCTCAACTGTCGTCTCCGAAGCCCTAGCGTTCGCCCGGCACCCCCCCGGTAGGTACCGCATCACATCCCCCCACCCCATCGGCAAGACGACTGCGGGGCTGGGATACGGACTGGCCCATGCGAGGGCGCACGACCTGGACAGGGTCGTTCTGGTCGCCCCCTACCTTTCCCACCTACACCATCTGGAGGAGCGTCTCACAGACCTCTTCGGAGAGCGACTGGTCTCTAGTTCAGTTCTCCAGCACCACACCGGGATAGCCACTTCCGAGTTGTCTCCTTGGGCCAAGCCGCTCATCCTGACTACCTCGGCCCAGTTCTGGGGGACCCTCAACCATCACCATAAGATGGCCCTCCGCAACGTCCACTATCTCTCCCACAGTGTCGTCATCCTCGACGAGAACCAGGCTCTCACCTCTCGCCTTCACGACCACTATGAAAGCACCCTGAACCTGATGCGGGATGAGTGGGGGTGTTCGATTGTGCAGACAGGACAAACTATCCGTGCCCGCTCAAGAGAGATGCCAGCCCGCCTGTCGTCTTCCTCAGGGACAGATAATCGGTCGTCCACCCTACTAGGGGAGGTGGAGTGGTCTGCTGTTGCCTCACGGGCTAGTGAGTCGACCAGAGCAATGGTTGTCACCAACACCATCGCCGATGCTCTGGAGGTGGCCAGCCACATGCCGGAGGGAACTGTGTGCCTGACCAGTCGCCTCTGCTCGCGAGACCGACAGGACATTGGACACCGCCTCCGCCTCCGAACACAAGAGGGCCCCCTGAGAGTGGTTGCGACTCCCCTGACGGAGACAGACACCGGGATGCTCTTCGGTCTCGTGTTGAGGGCCATGTGTGGAGCGGGGTCCCTGCTCCTTTCACGGGCACACCTCCTCCCCGGAGGGGAGATGGGCATCTTCACCTCGACACCCCCAAGGGCGGCTGGTCGGGATGCCGCTATTACCCAGAGGCTTCTCCAAGACCCCTGGCAGCTCACAGACTCGGACTGGCTGGCCGAGTACTACGACCAAGTCTTAGCGACAGGAACCGTCAGCTCCGACCTCGTCAGAGCGGCCCATGAACTCGACTTCAGAGGAGCATCCAGAGCCTTCAGGCTCATCTCAGATAACAAGACCAACATCCTGCTCGTGAGACACCCCAACGTTGACATCCAAGATGAGATTGACTCCGTATTGGGAGGCCTGAGGTCCCCCTCACCAAGGATACGGCGAAAAGCGCGTCGAGACGCCCTGAGATACTCCGTGCCCCTTTCTGAGTATGAGTTGAACTCTGCTAGGAACCAGGGCCTTATCGGAACCCTCGCCACACATCTGGAATGTGACCTCGAAACACCCATCTGGCTAGGGGGCTACGACGACACAAGTGGAGGACTTCGTTTTTTCTCTTGACGAGAGTCAGAGAAAGCCCTTGCCTTTCCGACCACGGGAACACCCGGGGAACTATTAACAACACAATGTGGTTGAGGCGAAAATTGAGGCGAAAATGAACCTGAGAAAACTACTCAGCGACCCTGTGAGGGTCAAGGTCACAGGCAGAAGAGGCCTCTTTTCGCGCCATGACTTTCCTACGGAGAGGATTTCATACCCTATCATGACCCCCAGTGCCGCCCGGGGGCTGCTCAGAAGGATATACGGAAAACCTCAGCATTTCTGGGTGATACAGGCGGTTCAGGTGCTGAATCCAATTCGGTTCGAGAACATCACCTACAACGAGGTGAGACTCCCGAAGAGACCTGTTCCTGTGAATGTTAGCAATACATCTCAGGTCCGTATTCAGAGGTCTGCCCAGGTTCTCATAGAGCCCTCCTACATCATCGAGGCACGGGTTCTGGTGCATCCCTATGCGTACAGGAACGGAGGCATGCCCACCAAGCACACGGAACAGCTCAAGAGACGTCTGAAGAGGGGCCAGTTCTTCCTCCAACCCGATCTCGGCAAGAGCGAGTTTTTCGCTGATTGTTCTTTGCCGGACGGCAGCGAGAGTCCCCTTCCAGTGAGCCAGGACCTCGGCCGTATCCCTCTCTTCGTCGATCAGAGCGAAGGGCGCTCGCACTACTTCCAGGCCTTCATGAAGCGGGGTGTGGTGCAGGTGCCGCAGAAGCAGCTTCTGGACGTCCTGGAGCCGAAACTCCTCGACCAAGACCCTTGGAGAACGTGATGTACAATCTCATCCGAGAACTCACCAAAGTACGGGTGCCCTCGACGTTCCCGGGCCCTGGGTATCTCCTCAGAACTGCCAACGTGTTCTGTCACCTAGACAGATCGGGATTCTCTCACTGGGAGGTCAAGAAAGAGGGTGAGCTTTACATGCTCCCCGACTCTGGACGTACAGGGACGGGTACAAAGGTCGGCCTGTGGGGTGACCAGGTGAGGGTCTACACCGGGAACAAGGAGACCAAGAAGGCCCGGGCCAAGAGAGAGGCCGCGAACAAGGCGAAGGGGAGAGACAACTCCAACGACTTGGCGGTTGCAATGGCCAAAGCTGTGAGCGAGGCCCACAATCGCATCAAGGGCCGCGCCGGAGAGGACACCAGGCTGAGTCTCGTCTACACATTTCTCACGGACGAGAGTCAGCGTCAGCGGGCTTACGATGCCCTTCCGGATGACGTGAACCCGAACAGTCCTGTCGTCCTTGTTGTCGAGGGGAGGACGATGGTCCGTCCCCAGGAAGGTCCCTGGGCATCTCCGAACATCGACCTCTACGAGGAAGAGGGCAAACGCATTGCCTGGGTAGGCAATCTCAAGACCGTCGAGGGGGTGTGTAGCGTCACAGGCGAAAAGGACCTCATCCCCGACATCCACCCTGGGTCCGTGAAGATTGGTGACTCCAGAGCCCAGCTACTTTCCGGAAACATCCCCCAACACTTCCCCAATCCCAAAGGCAAGCTGTGGAGCACTGGCATCGGCCTGGAGGCTGCCCAGCAGTACACGACCGCCCTTGACTACCTGACGACGGACAAGAACCACCACCTGACGGCCCTCCACACCACGACCAAGAACCCCTCCTCCAGCGACTTCCAGAAGATAGTCTGGTGGGGCCGGGACGAGGACGCCTCCCTTCCTATCTACCAGAGCATTATCCGCCCCTCTGCGGAAGTCCGCACGGCTATCGAGGAAGCCCTTGAGGGGAGGGGAGGTCCGGTCAACCTCGAACACCCCTTCAACACACTCGTCCTAGGTACCCACGTCAGACGCCTGGTGGTGCTCAGCATGTCGAGCGATACCCTCCTGGGTGTCTACCAGAGTGCCAGTCGATGGCTGAGAATGACCGAGACTCTCAGCGTTGATGAAAGGGGCGCCCTTGCCCGGAAAAACCACTCTCTCAAGGCCCTGTCGAGGGCCCTTCTGCCCCGCTCAAAGGAGGGTGAGTGGTTCGGTAAGTGCTCTCCCTACACGACGCAGGACATCCTGAGGTCCATGCTCTTTCGGGAGCCCCTCACCAAGAGGCTCATCCACGGCCTGATGACTCGTCTCGAACGTGACCAACAGCTAACCACCGCCCGCACAGCCCTCTTGCAGGTCTACCTACACCAACGAGGAATCATGGCTGACAAGACCCAAGCCCGAACCCCCATCGACCCGGAACTGGGAGGGTACGTCGGATACAATCTCGGACGTCTCCTCCAAGAGGCGACGGCCATCCAAAAGGCGGCAATCCGAGTCAATCGGGACTTGAGTTCCACCCTCTCATCCTACGCCAAGAACCACCCCCGACGGCTGTACGACAAAACCACTCAGAAGGCGGACAATCACTTGACCTCTCTCAGGACCAAAGGGGACTACGGACTGGCCTCAATGTTCGAGAAGCGCCTGGGGGCCATCATCGGACGCATCTCTATGGTGCCGAAACAACTTCCCGAGGAGCAACTCGCACTGTTTCGCAAGGGACTGCGGGATCAGTATCTGGCCTCCCAGGCCGCCAACAAAAGACGATCTCAACTTAACAACGAGGACATCGCCAAGGACGAACTCGCATACCAGAAAGCGCAGGTCGACCTGACTCTAGGTCTCATTGACCCGGAGGACTGCCCTGCACCACCCACCACCGACAAGGAGTGAAAGAATGGACGTCAAGTGTATCAACCCAAAGACCCGCCACGATTTGCTAATCACCTTCAGCGTCACCCGAGGCAACCCCAACGGAGATCCGGATGCCGGAGGAGCGCCCCGAGAAACCCAGGATGGCTATGGCATCGTCACCGGTGAGAGCATCAAGCGCTTGGTACGGGATGCCGCGGAAGAGGTCTTCGAACAGAAGATTTACATCCGGTCCGGACCGCCCCTAGAGGAGGCTCTGTTGAAGGCCGTCGAGCGAGCCTACAACGGAGACTCCTCCGAAGCTCCCCGTGACAAGAAAGGCAACCTCCTGGTGGCCCAGGTACCAAAGGACAAAATCCAGGCCATCCTCGACGAACTGAGATCGTACTTCGACAACCGCATGTTCGGAGCCGTTTTCGCCAGTCAGAAAGTCCCTGTCGGACGATTCCGAGGACCCGTAGCTATCGGAGATGCCCGGTCCTTCGATGAGATCGTAGTCCGAGAAAATCGCCTCACTCGGGTCGTCTCCGCCAAGTCCGATGAGGGCAAGGACCGAACCGGCCAGGGCACCTTCGCGGAGCGCTACGCCGTCGACTTCGGCTTCTACGAAAGCTTCGGCAGCTTCAGCCCCCACGGCTCTGGCAAGCACGTCTCCGAGGAGGACCTCAAGGTGCTCTTCCAGTCTCTCGTCACGGGGTTCCAAGAAAGCGCCTCCGCCCGTCGTGGGGGCTCCTACCAGGTTCACCGCATCTACGTGTTCACGCACGACAACGCCCTGGGTAACGCCTCCCAGCACGATCTCCGCAAAGTCGTCAAGGTGACCAAGCGGAAAGACGTGGATAGTCCCCTCTCCCTCGACGACTACCTCGTCGAAGTGAACCGAGGTGCCATCCCCAAAGGAGTTCACCTGAGCATCATCGACAACAGCAACGTCCTGGACCCGCAGGCCTGGTACGTCGACAGCTCCCGTCCTCGATAGTACCCGTTCGAACACCCCAGTGATGAGGAGACCCCTAGGGGTGCTCGAACGATAATGAAATCAATAGGTTGGATGCACTTTTGAGAGCCTCCCATCTTGTTCTTTGATAAGTGAATTAGGGGTGCTCGAAAACAGTACTCCAACTACCTAAGAACACTAGCTTTTGGGCTAGTGCGGTCGTCTTCTCGAAAGAGGAGACGGGAGATTTCAACGTGAGAAAGCTGAGGAGGTTCTGGAAGCATGGAGCGTCGTCTTCTCGAAAGAGGAGACGGGAGATTTCAACGAGGTGGGCGTAGACTCCGGGGGACTCGCCTTCAGTCGTCTTCTCGAAAGAGGAGACGGGAGATTTCAACGAGTTCGATGGGGACCGGCTTAAAGGAATCCTGAGCAGGTCGTCTTCTCGAAAGAGGAGACGGGAGATTTCAACGCCGAGAAGTACCCGGTGTAGTCGTAGCCATGGAACAGTCGTCTTCTCGAAAGAGGAGACGGGAGATTTCAACGAGTGTGTAGTGGGCTGCCCCGCTACGGATTACGGGTCGTCTTCTCGAAAGAGGAGACGGGAGATTTCAACGATGATGCCTGCGGTGATGTAGGGGCCGTCTTTCCGGGTCGTCTTCTCGAAAGAGGAGACGGGAGATTTCAACCTAGGATAGGGAAACGGGTTCAGCCGAAGACGCACGTCGTCTTCTCGAAAGAGGAGACGGGAGATTTCAACGTTGAAGAGAAGACCAGGAGAGACAGAGAGGCCACGTCGTCTTCTCGAAAGAGGAGACGGGAGATTTCAACAACGTCGACACCAGTCTCTTCTCGCCCTTCTTGAGAGGTCGTCTTCTCGAAAGAGGAGACGGGAGATTTCAACTGATTCTGTCGGACACGACTGTCCTCGACGCACTGAGTCGTCTTCTCGAAAGAGGAGACGGGAGATTTCAACGTCTTCAGGAGAGCTGGAGCCGACCCCACCCGACCCCACCTGAGCCCGTCGTCTTCTCGAAAGAGGAGACGGGAGATTTCAACATGGTCAGGGTCTCGACGGGGAGGTGATACGAGGGCGGTCGTCTTCTCGAAAGAGGAGACGGGAGATTTCAACCCGAAGAGATCGTCGGAGGCGAATCCGCCACCCACGAGTCGTCTTCTCGAAAGAGGAAGATTTCAACTATCCGAGGTTAGAACAGGACAGTGAAGGTGTCGCCTGAGAGCTGAACTCGTGTCGTCTTCTCGAAAGAGGAGACGGGAGATTTCAACAGGGCCTGGCTACCCCCAGGAGACTTCTGGGCGGGCGTCGTCTTCTCGAAAGAGGAGACGGGAGATTTCAACTCACTCTCGTGGTCCACATCCAACCTCGGGGCTCCTGTCGTCTTCTCGAAAGAGGAGACGGGAGATTTCAACGATGAAGAGCCGAAGCCGCGCCAGCGCCCGAGAAGCGCGTCGTCTTCTCGAAAGAGGAGACGGGAGATTTCAACGGAGGGACAGCGTGTTTCTTCTTCGGCTTGGCTTCCTGTCGTCTTCTCGAAAGAGGAGACGGGAGATTTCAACCGGAGCAGATGCTACGCAGGGCGGAGACTGCCCGCGGTCGTCTTCTCGAAAGAGGAGACGGGAGATTTCAACGGACTACGAGCGCCGCTATCCTGGCACCACGCACCCCGTCGTCTTCTCGAAAGAGGAGACGGGAGATTTCAACAGGTGCGGTCGTCTTCTCGAAAGAGGAGACGGGAGATTTCAACAAAGACAGGGACACGGTCGTTCACACCTGGTGTCGTCTTCTCGAAAGAGGAGACGGGAGATTTCAACGGCAATGTCGCCCGCTGTTAGCCCCCAGCGCAGCCAGTCGTCTTCTCGAAAGAGGAGACGGGAGATCCGGGGCTTCGAGCCCCTTCAACTGCAACCAAGCCACCCCACGAGGAAGGATTACAACCAATGGCTACTGCAACTATGACCAACACCGTTCCCACCGTCGACTCCGTACTCCAGGGCACCTCCAACTGGAGGGACGCCGCCTTCGAAGCCTGTAAGTTCTACGTCGACCAAGGCCAGTGCTTCAGCTCCGGCGAGGTCGCCCGAGACCTTCGAACGCACCGGACCGATCTCAAGTTCTCCGTCATGGGTGTCGGAGAGTACCTCCGCGACCTGTTCTACGGCGGAGGGATGCCTGACTACCAGGCCCTCGGCATGACCATGCCTGTTCAGCAGGTCGGCCGAACGACCACCGGCAAGGGGCGGACCCCGGCGGGCCGAGACGTCTTCGTCTACTGCCCTGACCCAACTGAGGGCTACAACCACGACTTCGAGGTCGACATCCCTCGTCCCCCGGTTGATGGCGGGTTCGTCGCAACCGGCATCCTTCCAGGACGCGTCTCGGCGACGAGACCTACCGGAGCGCCGGCTCTGACCCCCGTTCCGGTGGGCGCGACTCCTTCGGGCATCCACCCGCCGCACCAGTCGACCTACACTCGCCAGCCGACGGCCAAGGCCGCCAACATCACTGGCAAGGCTCCAAAGAAGGACCCCGAGGCCAAGGTCCACACCGACCGCCGCCTCTGCATCTCCCGCAACGCCTTCGAGGCCTTCGTCCACCTGACAAAGACGCCGATGAAGGGAGGTGACCCGATTTACCTCTCCTTCGACGGAGACACAGCCACCGTCACCCTCGACCAGGTTCCCGGGTCCAAGCCCTACAGCCTGGCCACGGAGAGGGGACGCATCCTGTTCCCGTCGCCGAACAAGACCAAGTCCTTCGCTCCGGGCAAGACGACTCCGGTGACCATCACCGCCAAGAGTCTCTCGGTGAACCTGGCGGACGTCTACTGACGTGACGGACCTGGCCAAGAGCAACAAGACCCCTCGGGCTCTCTCACGGGGCCGGAGGGGTCTTGCGTTTCGTTCGGGCTGGTCAGGTTATGATGCCCAGCAACTCGCCCTCACGGAGCAAGTAGTGATCCTTTCCTTCGAGTTGGACCGTCGCGGCACCTCCGGCATACTTGCCGTAGATGACGCGGTCGCCCACCGAGACTTCCATCGGGATTCGCTCCCCTTGCTCGTTTCGAGCGCCGGGTCCAACGGCGATGACGACCCCCTCGTTGGGCTTGTCTGGATTCACGAGCAGGATGCCGCCCTTGCTCCGTCCTTCGGCTTTGTGGGGTCTGATGAGTACGCGGTCGCCCAGTGGCTTGATTCCCATGGTGTCCCTCCTGTCGAGACGGGTATGGTGCTGACGTGACACTACCACCAAGGAGAACCAGATGAACGACCCGTATCGAGTAGTTGAGGTCGACGACAACCTCACGGTCCTGGAAGAGAATCCCGAAGCCGCCTACGGCAAGGCCAAGCGCGAGGGCAACCTGGCCTACGCTGTCGTCTCACTGGCCGACATCCGGGACGACTGGTTCGCCTGGATGGCCTACAAGCTCTGTCGGAATGACGACCAGCTAGATATGCCGACCGCCTCTGTCGTGGTCTCCCTAGCCGCCATCCGACGACCCGTCGAACCGAGTCAGGTCGTCGAGTGGTTGGCGGAGTGGCTCAAGGAGCCCAGCGGCGTAGAGGACGTACTCAACCGACTTCTGAAGGACGGCAACGTCCAGACCAAGGACGGCCCCATCGAGGCCGTCCGTAACCTCAACGGCCAGCTCCAGTTCATCTCGACGAATACCTGGCCCATACCCAAGTTGGAGACTAAGTAGTGTCAGAGACCATCGAAACCGGAACCGTCTTCACCCCCGGCAGCTCCAGCAACCTAGCCTTCGGAAACGGTCAGTGCATCTGCTCGGCCGGAGGATATCGGAACCGCTAAACCAGTTCCAACTCTACTCTAGGACCCTTGGGAAACCGTTTTACCGGTCCCTGAGCGTCTGTTTTCTGATCTCAGGAGACTCCGTGTCATCAGTACGCATTCCCGAACCCCACGAAATCGACCTCGTTCTCTACCACGCCGGCTGCACAGACGGCTTCACAGCAGCCTGGGCAGCCTGGGAGGTCCTCGGCGACAAGGCCGAGTACATCCACGTCCAGTACGGGTCCGACCCGCCAGACGTCGAGGGACGCAAGGTCGCCGTCGTCGACTTCAGCTACCCCCGGGAGCAGCTCCAGGAGATGGCCTCGAAGGCAGAGGCCCTCGTCGTCCTGGACCACCACAAGACGGCGGAAGCTCAGCTCCACGGCCTCGACTACGCCCGGTTCGACATGGACAAGTCCGGCGCTGTCCTCTCCTGGGAGTTCTTCCACCCCGGCAAGACGGTTCCTCCGGGTGTCCTCTACGTCCAGGACCAAGACCTCTGGCAGTGGGAGATGGCTGACTCCAAGGAGTTCTCGGCCGGCCTCGGCCTCCGGGAGTTCGAGTTCGAGGTGTGGCGAAAGGTCATGTATGACTCCTGGGAGGTCACCGACGAGGGGGTCATCATCCTCAAGTACGTCGACAACCAGGCCTCCCGCCTGGCGAAGAAGGCGGTCTTGGTCGAGATCAACGGACAGCGGATGTGGATGGTCAACGCCACCAACCACGCCAGCGAGATTGGCCATCTCCTGTGTGCTCGCGAGGATGACGTCGGGGTCGCAATGATTTGGTTCTACGAGGCCCAGAAGAGTAGGGCACGGGTGTGCTCTCTTCGGTCTCGCAAGGGCGGGGTTGATGTGGGTGCCTTCGCGGCCTCGTTCCGCAAAGACAACCCGGAGAAGGTACTCTCGGGGGGTGGTCACCAGGCAGCCGCAGGGTTCGTCTGGAAAGGTCCTATCGAGGACCTGGTCACCTTCATTGATGACGAGTGAGCGAACGATGGACAGGCTGCACCACTACGGACGAGATGACTCCGGGGCTCTCTACGAGCTGGCGGTAATCTCTCGTCGTAGGGGTGACCGGGCGCCTTGGGGCGTCGCTGTCAGCCGTCTCGTCGTTCTTGAGCAGTGGAATCTGCTCGCCGATGCCTTTTTGGGGAGTCCACTTCCCTGGCTCCGGTCGTATTATCCAGTAACAGGGCGCTGTGCCTCCTCATGGAAAGTGGCAGCACGGTGCCTCCGGGCCCTAGAAGGCCCGGACTGGTGGCTCTGGCTCCAACAGCATTCACTGGACTCTTGCGTCGCCGGTATCCTACATGGCGACGACCGGGACCTCAGCGAGGCTGTCAGGGCCGACTGGAACCGGCTTCTTGCCGAAGGCGTCAGCCAAAGGATTCTCGCCAAGGGCAAGAGAGGACCGGTTCTCTGGGTTCGAGTCCCAGTTCCTTCACTGGACACGAGGATGCGATGAAACACGTTCTGCCCGAAGACACGACCGAGAAAGAGTTCCCCCGCCAGTTGGCCGCCATCCTGGCGAAAGCCTCGGACGGTGACGAGATCGAGCTGCCGACCAATGAGCTGTGCCAGGTGGCCGCCGAGACCCTCAGGGAGGACTACCCCAACAAGCAGAATATCCGCCTGATCAGCCAAGAACCAATTCCCGTGTTCCAAGCCCCGGGCGGCGGACCCATGGTGCTCATCGGACCACCGCCGTGGCTCCAGGGAGAGGGAGACAACGACACTCCCCTGGCCGGCTCACCTCTCAGAGACTACGACGCCTGGATTCAAAAGCTCCAGGAGGACGGCCGGGTCCCAAGCGAAGAGGACGTCCAGGAGTGGCGGGAAAGGGAGGCGAGCATCCGAGGCCACGAGACCTGGATGGCCGGCTGGTTCGACAGCATGATTCACGGGTTCATCATGGCGGGCAGGGAGGAAGGGACCAACGAGTTCCTCGACCGAACCCGCGTCCTTGTCCACCAGAGCGCCCTCGTTGTAGGACACCTGATGGAACTGGCTCGCCAGGCTGCCAACCGGGAGGAAGGAAAGGGACCCGAAGTCCTTCAGGAGCTTCGGGACCTGATGCGCGACGGTATCCGTTCGGGCATCTCGGACACCTCCAACTGCCAGTGCCCGAGCTGCGTTCAGCGACGCGAGGAAGAAGCCCGCGCCGCCGAAGCCGCTCTGGATGAGGATGGGGATTGACAGGTTGTCGCAGAGTCCGCGCGAGCGGAGATGAGCCCGACCCCTGCTGCGGGACCGGTGGGATGCTCGCGCCTACCCCACATGCGTGGGGATGAGCCCGTACCCTGGTCTGATGCGAAGCCCGAGTCCGCTCCGCACACGCGGAGATGATCCCCTCCTAGAGGTCGCCGAAGATTTGGCCCCACCAGGGAGCGATATCCCACTTGGTCTTCACCACATGGTGGTGGCCGATGACACCGCGGAACGTGCTGGCTCCGCCTTTGCCCGTGAGAGCCTCACGGGGGATGACCCCGTGGTAGGGCTCGCCCGTCTCCTCCAGGCCGTCCTTGCCCCTGGGGATGCGGAACGGGATGCCGAGCGCGGCACAGAGGTCCTCTGTCAGCTCCCTGGCCGCCTTGGCCAGTCGGGGCTCCAGGGTGACGATCTTGTCTCGACCCCGAGGATTGGGGTTGTCGACCAGCTCGACGTTCCACCCCTTCTTCTTGAGCTTCTTGAGCCACTTCTCCGTCGGCTGCTGACAGATGTCCAGACCGACGGACCGGCTGTTGGCCCCCGCCGCGTGCCAGGCCCGGTGGATGGTGTCTAGGAACTGGTAGAAGTAGACCTGGTCCTCCGCGACCTGCAAGTCCAGGCCGCCGTGGGAGGACACGTTGCGCTTGTCCGAGACGATGTTGCCCTTCTTGTCGAACTTGGCGTTCTCGAAGACGTTGAACAGGGACTGGGCTGAAAAGGCGCCCCAGTGCCAGACGATGTAGTCGATGCCCTGACCCAGCTTACGGCCCTCGTTGTAGTCCTTCTCCCGGTGCAGGTCGAGGCCGCCCCCATCATTGAAGTTGATGAACTGGTAGCTGCGGCCCTCGGGAAGGGCGATCTCCTGTCCGTCGTGAATCAGACGGTTCACCCACGGACCCACTTGTTTGAGGTGGTCGCCGTAGTTGTCCTTGATGGCCCTCCAGGTCCCGTTACCGAGTTTGCCGTCCCAGTCCTCCTCGTCCTCGAACACGGCCCTCTGGATGTCGTGGACGGCCTCGGCGAACGCGAGACTACTCGGGTCCTGGGCAAGGTCTGGAAAGGCCTCCAGAGCCGCAAGGGGCATCTTGTCGTAGAAGTTCAGCTTGGCTTCGGCGCGCTCGTTGAAGTCGGCGGCCTTCTTCGGGTCGTACCCGAATTCCATCAGGTCACTCATCTCTCTCACCCTCGTTGGAGTTCTCGGAGGCTCTTCAGACGGTACTCGTCGAAGAGTCTCCATACGGGATCGACATAGGGGCGGACGAGAACCCTCTCCGCCTCCTCACGAGTTTCTACTCCTGGCTTGACTCTCTGCCTGGCCATGAAATAGAAGCTATAGGCAACCTCCGGACTAGACTGACACCAGACAACGACCGGCAACCCTTCGAGCCGAATGTCGTCGGTGTCGGGAACCCGGAATAGGGCTCTCGCCGTGGCTGCTACCTCAGCCGAACTGTAGTGCTTAGGTCTCTCCTCCTCGTAGAGGTCAAAGAGAGGACGCCAGACACCCTCCTCGTAGGGTGACGCCAGATAGTTCGCCCCATGGGCAAGCCAGAAGGTGTAGCGGCCGTCCTTGACGAAGGCGTCGACCTTGGTCTTTGACAGTATACCCTTCCGAGGAGGTCTCCGTGACCGGACCCGGTCCTTGCGCTTCCTCTGTTTCTTGCGCTTCTGTCTGCCCATGACTTTCCGTCAGCAGATTGTTGAGTGCGTGGCGGCTCGCCACCTAATCCTCAAAACAACCCACCACCCATCCCTCGAATTACCCCTCTCCACCTTACCCACCTTAGACACCGCCACGCACTCCTCTCGTTGTTCCTTCGATACTTGCGCCTAGCGTAGTCGACCTCAGAGGAGCGTACCCAGATGAAACTACTCAGGCCCTCCCGTTGCAGCCAGTGCGGACGCACCATCCAGGTTCCAGGGCGCGGTTCCTACCGCATCGCCTGTGAGTGTGGCCACCTCAACGAATACCGCGGCACCCCCTCCCGGAAGTGGGAGAAGCCAACGCCTCCGCGAGAGCCGGCCCCCAGGATTGTGCCCGAGCCTCGACCGGCACCGGAGCCGGAACCAGAGCCTCTCCCCGAGTGGAACAGCAGGATGCTCAAGGCCGAGCTGTTCACCACCGCCACGGAGTGGTCCCTGGATGTCAGCACTGACAGCACCAAGGCAGAAATCATCGAGGCCCTCAAAGACCTCGAAGCCAGCCGGAGCGGAGAATGACAGCCATGAATCCTCGCCTCCAACTGGAGAGGTTGTCGCAAAAGGTCTCGCGTGAGTTCCTCCGGGCTCTTGACCGGGACGAGTACGAGGAGGCTAACAACATTCTGCGGGAGTTCTCTCGCAAGGCCCTTCCTATCCTGCAATCTCTCGACAAGGAGTTGACTGGAAGGAACGATAGCAGACTCACGGAGAAAGGACTGTATGAGGCCTTGTTCGAAGGGTCCGGCTCCTATGTCTACTACCTGAGCGACGGGGGCTACAGCCGGTTGGTGTTTGACATCATGCAGACAATGGGCTCCTCTTCGCTCCCGTTTGGCATCGAAAGAGGCCTGGCAACAGCCAGGACGCTCTCCCGTTGGGACGAGATGAGAAAGGCGAGCGGAGGTCTTCTGGCCGAGCTTGAGAGGAGAGTGGAAGCTCTCCTCTCTGAGGCGGAAAGTAGGGAGGGCAAAATCACCTACGAGGAAGCCAAAGAGATAGGAGGACCCTTCAAGGAGTGGTTCCTGGCCACATTCCTCATCGAGAGGAGTACCACCCCGAGGGGAGGAAAGAAGGTCAAGGAAGAGGCAAGGAAACTCCTCTGGGCGCTGACGAACGGCATCTACATAGGAGGGGGGTGGACAATCCAATCGGTCCGCGCCGCTTGGGGACAATTCCGGCCTCTGGCACCCACCCTTGTCAAGCTCTTCTCAGATGAAGGGAAAGACAAGGACCACCTCCGCGAGAAGAAGACCTCCCTCGCGACCTACGTCAACCAAAGGGGGTTGTCGAACAAGACCTTCCTCAAGTACGTGGGGGTTATCGAAGCCGTCATAGGCAACCTCAAAGGGTGGCGCCGCAAGGCCCTGGGGAGGGGATTGAGAGTCATCCTCGCCAGTCCCGACCACTTTCGCGGAACAGCCTCCGGGAAATATCGAAGAGAGGAGGATGCTCTCTACGTTCGAGCCACGCCCAAGGTCCTGAAGAGGACTTCTGGGGCGTATGCGTCCCCCGAATACATCATCGTCCACGAACTGGGTCACAGGTACGAGTACAAACAGCGAGTCCCCCTGGACTTCGACAGGACCCCTTGGACAACAACCAGGTACTCCCGCACGGAAGGCGAGGCCTTCGCGGAACTGTTCGCTCTCGGCCACTTCGGATATCCAGAGTACAGCGACATCCTAGTCAAGTTTGAGGAAGTCATGACGGGGAAGAAAAAGAGGCGAGCAACGATGGGCCCCAGAGCAATCGCCCGTAGCATCGCCGAGCGTCTCTCCTGCGGACCTCACCCATGCCAGTGTGGTGGGGCCTGTCAGTGTGGCGGCACCTGCCGGTCCAAGGGCGCCGACCAGGCCAAGGACGCTGAGCAGATGGTCTACTTCGACGCTGACCACATCGACGTCGACGTGACCATCGGTGAGGTCGAAATCGAGAACAAGGGTGGACAGCCGGACATGATAGGCGGATTAAAGGGGGAGTACTACGGAGACATCCCGTTCTCCGAAACTTACGGAGACTTGGGTGCCAAGCTCCAGTTCGGTTCCTGTTTCAATGAGGTTGCCCAGGCGGAAAATAGCTTGGTTCTCGCTAGTAATAACCACCCTTGCGACGGCGGATTTTACGGTTGTGAACCAACCCCCTATCCGCCCAGGACTCACGTCCTCTCCGCAGGCTGTAACACCGATGAACTACCGGCTGAGCCCAAACATAGAGACCCTGTCAGACCTCGTCAAGGGGACTCCTGGAAGCTCGCCGGCTGGGATCGAGGTCTCACTGTGGACCAGGTCGAGTTGAAGCTCTCCTACGCCGACAGAGAGGCCTACGTCCCTTTTGTACCGGGCGCTCGACCTGACCTGCAAGACCAGCAGGAAGAGCGCCCTTTCAACGAGTACATCCACCCCGACGCCCTCCCGAACGACGACGAGAGCGAGGCTCACCCAGCCACTCCGACGCCGGCGGAGGTCCTCATTCGCAAGGCATCAGCCGGCAGAGTCAGACCCTACCTCCTCAAGTACCTGAAGATTCTCGGCGAGAAGATTCGCCCTAAGATCAAGATTCGGGGTCGAGGTGGTTGGGCCAAACCCTGTGGACCAGCAGAGATCCTGGCACCACCACGATTGTCCTCCAGAAGCGCATCCTCGACGACCCGTCCACCCTGGAAAGGGTCGTTGCCCATGAGGTGGTCCACCACGTTGAGTTCATGAGCGTGGCGCGGGAAGACATCAAGAGGATGAAGTACCATCCCGAGCACGGGAAAATGTTCCTGGATTTGGCTGCCAAGGTAAATGCAGCGATGGGCTCCGGCTTCGTGACCGTCACATCAGACCAGACATACGTCGAGACTGAGAACACCCGCGAGTTCTACCTCCTGGTAGAACCTCTCCCCTACAGAGGAGAGACCCGATACGGCTGGGCGTGGGGAGCCAGGATGACCAAGCGCACCAAGGCGAAGGTGGAGCGCTCCATAAGGAGTGGTGGGAAGCTGGTTCGGACCCGGGATGGACGGTGGCTAAACGGGGCCAAGCTCAGTCAAGGGGGGTACTCCCTTGCCAAGCCGGGAAGCCCCGAGGAAGATGAGATCAAACACATCCTGGGCATCAAGCCGGAAAAGCACGCCAGTGCCAGGAGAACGGTGGTTCTGCCCAAGGGTTTCCGCAAGGCGGTCGAGAAGCACGCCAGTGGCGTGTTCGTCATCCTGGGTGGCAAGAAGTACAAGCTCGTCAAGAAGGGTCACAGCGGAGCCTGGGAGGTCGAGGGAGTGCCCGGTCGACGAGGCGGCGGTCCTCATGTCGGCGAGAGATACATGCTCAGGGCCAAGCCCTCAAACACGATGTTGTCAGCCTCCCCAGGTGAGTCCCGGACGCCGAGGAGAGTCTACCTCTCCCCGACGACAAGCCGAGGCACGGCAGACAGGGGGAGCGACGAGAAGGTCTACTTCCCGTTCGACGAGATGGTCCTCTTGCTTCCTCGCTAGATCCCTAACAGGTCCATCAGCTCATCGACCTGGCGTTGCTCCTCGGGGCTCATGGACTTGCGCTCCACTTCTTCGACCACGGTCTTGATGGCCTTCGGAGAGACCGTCGGGGCCACGTCTGGCTGCGGGAACTTGGTCACTCGACCTGTGTGGAAGTGGAACTCCACCGGGACCGGGATGCGGAGCTTCTCAGCGATGGCCAGACGGTGGTTGCCTTCGGCGACCTTGGCAGAGCCGTCACGGCCGATGTGGAAGTGCAGCGGCTCCTTCGGGTTCCACCCGTTGCGCCGCATGTCCTCCACCAGAGCGTCCCACTTCATTGGTCCTTCGAGCCAGACGCTCTTGCCCCCGACCTTGGCGTAGCCTGAGCGGCTGTTATCTCGGGTCCAGCGATACTCCTTGTGAGGGGCCATCTCCCGAGGCTTGAACGGTTGGGGCATCGAATCGTCGAGAGCCTTATCTCCGTCCTCGGACCATCGTCGGATGACCTCGTCGACGGACACGCCGCGGCGGAGACGGTAGTAACCGGCCACCCGCTGCATGTACTCGCCGGCGACCCTCTGGGCCATCTGGGACTGAATCAGCTCATCATTCTCCCGTTCTATCCAGAGACGTCGGACCCCATCCAGAAGTTTATGGGAGGGGTAGCTCTGCCCAAGCTGTTTGGGGGTCGTGCCCATTGCGTTACAGAAGTCGACCAACCACTGCGAGCGCTTTGCGGCGTACCCAGGGTCCCTCCCGTAGGGCCCGAAACAGAACTCGAAAACCGCTCGCATCTCCTCGGGGTGAGGGGGCCGCCCCCAGACCAGATTGTACTCGGTGATGATTCTGCCCAGGGCGTCGCCCATGATGTCGGCCGGACCATCGCCGTTGTACATCGCCTCATCGGCAGGGTCGACACCTGGGAAGGCGTTGAGCAGGCCACCCTTGTCGACCGGCGGAGGGGAGATGCCTGGGTTGCCCGGTGTGATGGCCCACCAGCCGGCGACCTTGTTCGCCAGTCTCCTCTCACCCTCGGCGACCAACTCCATGCTCTTGACTGGGGCCGGCTCGACGCCGACAACCTGGTAGTCCCGGAGACGACCTCGGTCGAGCGTCTTCATGAGGCTCTGCTCATTGATGACCACCCGCCACAGGTCGCGAATCTCGCCGCCTCCCAGGTCGCTGGCGATGCCGTAGGCCCGGTCGGCGTCCGTCGTCAGGAAGATGCCTGGAGGAACCGTCCGTGCGTTCTCGTAGTGGCGCCTGTCACGCGTCGGGCGGGCCGTCCATAGGAGGAGCCACTTGCCAGGCTTCGAGGTGCTCCCAGGGCTCTCCAGCTCCCTCACGAGGCCGAAGTAGTCTGACTCGTCTGCGGAGTTCTGGAAGAAGTAGGAGTCCTGGCCCTCCAGGACCTCCATCACCACGACCTTGCTACCTTCAAGGTAGGCTGAGAATCCCATCAGGTCGCCGAGGCGGACATAGCCACCGGTGACCGGAGTGGTCAGGCCCGTCTCCTCATTGTACATCGGCTCGACCACCACATCGTGGACGCCGGACCAAGTCTTGAACCGCTTGGTGGCTTTCTCGATGTGGCCCACGAGAGTATCCAGGTTGACCTTGCTCTCGTCGATTACCTTCTGAGCCGAGGGGCGATAGTTCTCGTAGAGCTGGTCCTCGGTCATGCTAAGCTCTTCGACTCCCTGGAGCTGGTCGAGGTAGTCGTAGACCTTACGCCAGGTGCTGAACAGCTCCGTGGGGACGCGGTCGAATAGACCCCGGTCCACCACCATCAAGCTGATCTCAGAGGCGTTGCCGTCTCTCAGGGCCTGGGCGTAGTTCGAGCCGATGTGGGGCTCCAGAAGGTCTGCCAGGTCGACCCCGTTGATGCGGTTCTGACGGAGGCGCTCGTACCTCTTCCAGGCATACCGAGCCCCCTCGGCCAGGTCAGCGTCCAGGTCGTCGAGGTACTTCTTCGCGTCAATAGTGACTCGGCCCATGGCCTTAGTCCACGGCAAGGTAGTAGTGGAAGTTAATACCCAGGTCGCTCATGACCTTGGTGACGTCGCGGAACGACATCTTGGGGATGTCGGACTCGTTCTGGCGGGCCCACTCGTAGAACTTCTTGGTGCCCGTCCGCTTGCGCTTGCGGGGGATGGCCGTCGGCTCGTTGATCTTGTCGGTCAGGTCCCTGACCATGAAGCTCTGCGGTTCGGCAACGACCCTGACCTTGGGGCCGGAGACGTCGACAGGGTCCATCCCTACCGGGTCGATGCGAATGCCCTTGTGAGTGCGTTCGTCGAGCATCAGGCGGTAGCTGAGGCCCAGGACTGACTTGGCCATGCGAAGGGCCTTCGTGTAGTCCGCCGAGTAGAGAGAGGAGGACACGTAGTCCAGGAGAGCCTTGCCGAGGCCATCCAGGTACGTCTGGGACCCCAAGCTGAACTGGTCGACCTTCTTCCCCCGCTTGCCGGCGTAGGTGAGGTCCCAGACCTTCACCCAGTCCGCGAGACGCTGAACGCGGATGCGACCGTTCTCGAACTTCTCCCCGACGGCCAGGGGCTTCCCGGTCGCCCGCTGGACCTTCTTGATGAGTTCGGGGTGCCACTGGCCCTGGTCCCGTGTTCCATACTCCAGCTTCCGAAGCTCTCGGTACTTCTCGAACTCACGGTCGAGACTGCGAGCTTGTCTAAGGATGGGCAGAAGACGATCTCGAAGCTCCGGCTTGGCGTGAGCCAGACGGACCACCTCGTCGAAGAGGGCGGCCTCCTTGTCCGGCTGCGGATGGATGTCGCGCTTGTCGAAGTCCTCGCGCTCAACACGCTCCTCTCCATCCTTGTCGAGGTCAGCGACCTGAGACGCCCGACGACCCAACCAGCTTCCTCTGGCCTCCTTGGTTGGGCCGCTGACCATCTGGTTCACGACTCGGCGAGCAATCTCCCTGGCGTCCATATTCATCTCCCAATTGGTCCGCACTGGCTGTCCAATACTCCGGTTGTATAGGAGGCATATCATGCCAGCAGATTCCACATTTGAACAACGACGCATCGCCCGCCGAGTGGCGGACGCCTACTTCAGAGCCCATCCCGCTGCGCCACGTGACAACAGGGCCATGCTCAGGAGTCAAGGTTATCGAAGCGGACCGATGGTTTCCCAGCTCGAAGACGTGTTCTGGGTGCGGGGAAGTAAAGTCTGACTTGAGTTTGTCGGACCGGACGTACGAATGTTCGGGGTGCGGTCTCAAACTAGATCGAGACCTGAACGCCGCAATCAATTTGAAGCAGTTGGCCGGGAGTTCGGCGGTATCAGCCTGTGGAGAGGACGTAAGACCATCAGGAGAGCTTGCTCACCTGATGGCGACCTCGATGAAGCAGGAACCGGACAGAGGAAAAAGTTCTGGAGAACGGGTCCAGTTGACTCCTCGCGGTCGTATATAGGTATAAGACCTATTCCGTCGCAAGGAGAAGACGATGACGAACGCCAACAGTACCCTCACAGCCGCCGCTCTTTCTGATGCAGACAACGATGCGCTCACCCGCATCATCACGCGCAAGAAAGGCATCTCCCGAGGCAAGGGAAACAACCGCAAAGTCTACGGAGACGACCTGGTCGAAGTCCTCGTGGTGACCGGCTTCGACTATCACGAGGTCGTCGAGCGCTCCTGGCAGGAGCTGAAGAACCTCGACATCAACGACGTCGTTGGAGAGCTTTCCGGACGTCTCGACGGCGAAGGCAACCCCATCACCCGAGACGACATCGGCGCCGCGATGAAGGAGCTGCAAGCCAGCTTCTCGGCCAGCCTCGACGGCCGCAACCACGCCTCGACAGAGGGTAACTTCGAGACCCTGGAGGTCGACGGACAGAAGGTTCGAACAGTCAAGGTCTACAAGGGCCCGAAGACGGGGCAGAAGCGGGCCACCGAGGGTCTGGCACCGGGGACCATCTACATCCACGGCCTCAAACTCTCAGAGAAGGTCCTGGAGCCAGCAGCCAATGGGCCCAAGCCCAAGAGCAATTCCTCGGCGAAAACCATCGCCAAGCGGTTCGTTCGTGGTAAGCTCTCGGTGGGTTCCTACGTGAGCTACGAGCTGCCTCCCGAAGGCAAGCCGTTCATCGTTCGTCCAGGAGGGACGACCCCGTTCCATTCGGACGGCAGTCGCATCCGGTTCCGCAACGCCACCGTCGAAACCCTCTTCGGTATTGCAGGGTGAGTACGACCCCGCATGAGCGGGGATGTTCCCAAACGGGAACAGGTCATTGACCGCTATTGACCTCCTCCGCGAGCACGGAGATTCCCGGTCATTGACCGCTATTGACCTCCTCCGCGAGCACGGAGATTCCCAAAGGAGCACATGACAGACACCATTCTTTTCCAAAATCGCTGGGTCAAGGTCATCGACCGTGACGGCTACACCATGGTCCACGGGGCCGGGAATGCCGTCGCGGTTCTCCCCTTTCGAGGGGCGGTCGGCCAAGCCACAACCGCTGACGTGGAGTTCCTGGCTCGCATCGAGCCCTGTCCTCCCCACGGACCGAAGCCCCACCTCTGTGGCATTACGGGGGGCATCGAGGGCCGGGAGAAGCCGGTCGACGCTGCGGTGAGGGAGACCTTCGAGGAGTCTGGGTTCCGGGTCACCAGGGAACAACTGGTTCGCCTGGGCATGGTATGGCCGAGCAAGATGTCGACCACCATCATGCACCTGTTCGCCGTCGATGTGTCCAGCGTCCCCTGGGAGACTCCCCCGGGGGACGGGACCGTCTACGAGGCCCAGTCGATGACTGTGTGGCTCCCTTACGAGAAGTCCGCCCTGGTCCCAGACGCAGTCTACTGCTCGATGATGCTACGCCTGGGACGGTTCTTCCGTGAGGGCCTCTGGGGCGGGTGAGTCTCCGAAGAGGTCGAGTATGCCGCCCTCGGAGGGCGCCGCGGAACGTTCTTCGTTGAGTTGGAAGAGTCGGTCGAGTAGTTCATCCTCGACTGGTCGTGTCCAGCATAGCTCGGAACGTCGAGGTCGTCCCACCCGTAGCTTCTGAGGACCTCCATCTCTTCGTGGAGCTGTTGAAGCGGGTAGTTCGCCGGCCTTGATAGTGTTGTAGAGCTTGATAGTGTTGTAGAGCTTCGTCAGGACCTGGTTCCTACGTCCTGAATGTGGACGGATTCACGCTGGCTCCGGAAGAGCGTGACGCCCTTATCGACAAGGACCCGAGGAACGCCCAAAGAATCTTCCCCTACATCGGAGGAAAAGAGGTCAATAGCTCACCGACTCAAGACTTCCATCGATACATCATCAACTTCGGCCAGATGTCGCTGGAAGAGGCCGAACAGTGGTCAGACCTGGTTGAGCGGCTGAGAAGACTCGTCAAACCGGAGAGAGATAAGCTCAAAAGAGACAATTACCGACTACTCTGGTGGAGGTTTGGAGAGCCCCAAGTAGGCCTCTACCGCGCCCTCTCCGGACTACATCGTTGTTTGGTTACGGCTGCGACTTCGAAGCATGTGATGTTCTCGTTTCAGCCGGCGGGGAGGGTGTTCGGTCACGTCCTCTACGTGTTCCCTTTGGAGTCGTGGACGGCCTTCGCGGTGCTCCAGTCTCGGGTCCACGAGTACTGGGCTCGCATCATGGGCTCTTCTCTTCAAGGAACTTCCCGCTATACGGCGGAGACCTGCTTTCGAACCTTCCCCTTTCCTCGTGAGGACCCCAAAGAGGTCATCCTCTCGGAAGGCATCGGACAGCGGCTCTATGCCGCCCGAGCCGAGTGGATGACCTCGAATCAGAAACGAAACTCAGACCCTTGTTGGCCCCCAACGGGAGGGGGTCCGGGCGCTCCGGAGCCCGACGTAGACGAGAGTTCAGCGCGGCCGTCACTGGGTCCGGGCGCTCCGGAGCCCGACGTAGACGAGAGTTCAGCGCGGCCGTCACTGCGGCCGTCACTGGGTCCGGGCGCTCCGGAGCCCGACGTAGACGAGAGTTCAGCGCGGCCGTCACTGCGGCCGTCACTGAAGGGTCTGTCGAGATTCCGCCAGGTCACTCCTGGTCCTAACCACCCATTCCACCACTTCGGCAACCAGCTCGTCCTGGGTCTTCGTGGCATCCAGAATGACCCTCCCTTTGCGGGGAGTGTTCGAGTAGGGGCCTTCGACCAGGTCGAGATAGGCCTGGCGGTACTGGGCGAGCTGGTCAGGAGTCTCGAATGAATCCGCTTTTCGACCGGCCTGGATGCGCTCGTAGGCCACCTCTGGAGCCAGGTCCATGACCAGGAGGAGGTCGGGAACTGGGCAAATCTGCGTGGCCTCGAACCAGATGCGCTGCCGCAGACCGTATATCCCTCCTTGGGCCGGCATGCGCAACGCCTGATAGACGATGGTGCTGTGGTAGTAGCGGTCCGTGACGATGACTTCGCCGCGCTCCAGGGCCGGACGGATGACCCGACGGGCGTGCTCGGCACGGTCGAGCATGAACAGCCAGTACTCCTCCAAGGGGGAGTAGCGCTCGTCCCTGCTCTCACAGAGAAGCCTGCCGAACTTCCCGTCGCGGGTCGGCTCCCTTGTCTGGGATGCTGGAAGGCCCTTTTCCCGGAGGGCGGGGACCAGGTTGTCCACGAGGGTGCTCTTGCCCGCGCCGTCCATACCCTCAACCACGACCAACATGCCGTGGCCCACGACACCGGCAGGAACCGGCTGACCCGTCTTCATCATCGCCATCTTCTCTCCTTCACATCTTGAACGACTTGGGGGCAGGACCCTTGAACCCCTCCCACGAGGTGATGTGGTCCCACCTCGACTCTTTACCATACCCACCCTCGCTCTGGGGTGTCTCGTAAGTCAAGCGCAGGACCTCCATAGCACTCGCGCCCTTGCCTGCCTTCTCCTTTCCTACGCGGGTTCGCTTGTAAGCGGACCCACTGTTCTGGATACGGATGCAGGCGGCCAGTATCTGACCTCCATTCGGTCCGTCGAGATCGGAAGTCCACCCGAAGTTCCGGGCCATCTTGAGGCCCTTGGCTCCATACTTCTTGAGCCACACCTCTGCCTGGAACTTCATCGCCTCCGGCTTGCGGGCCGCCCACCACCAGCCGGCACAAAGCCAGTTGTAGCGAGCCTGATGCCTGCGCTCTCCTTGTTTGGCCCGGACTCGTTCACGAATCCAGTCGTGGTCGCGCATATTCTCCGCCGTCTCAGCTCCCCAGGCCTGAGCTGACAGCTCCGGAAGGGCTCGAACGAACGAGGCCAGGAAGGGCGGCGCTGTCCCCGCCCAGTAATGGGCGATGCCGATACTGAACTCGTCCACAGAAACCCAGCTCTTGGGGTCTCGGCTGAACTTGCCCCCCGGCCTCCATCCGCTGACCAAACGGAACATGGCGTCGTGCCACCTACCGTGTGAGGTGAAGGACTCCCAAGCTGGGGCCCTGATGGGATACCTGAGGTCTCCGGGTTCTTGGGCATGGTCGTACCCCCAGCGAGGGACGAAGATGGGCATGGGATGGAGGGTGAGCATCTCCTCGGAGAACGGTCCGTACCGGTGAACCAGCTCCTCTTGAGTGCCCGGTCCAAGCATCCCGTCAACGGTCAGCCTGAGGGCCTTCTGTTGCATCTCCACCCAGGCGACGCCGGCGAGAGTCGTCGGGTCAACCATGACACCGGTGGACTGGCAGAGGAAAGGACCGGGAGCGCGCTTGCGGTTGTAGGCAATGGCCTTGTCGACATTGACAGCCATGGAGACCTCCTGTGGTGAAGTGTCTTCACCACAGGCGATTTCATAGGCTGGCTAGTGTCTCAGTTCAGTCTCCAAAGAGGTCGAGTATGCCGCCCTCGGAGGGCGCTGTAGTCCGTTCATTCAACACGAAGAGCCGGTCCAGCACTCCGTCCTCGAAATTCTGGTCGTGTTCGGTGTAGGGCGGGACGTCTAGGTCACCCCACCCGTAGGCTTTGAGGACCTCTCGGTCCATCTCTTCGTGAAGCTGTTGGAGTTCGGGCAGCTCACCGGCCTTGATGGTGTTGTACAACTTCGTCAGGCCTTTCTGGTTCGAGGCCATCCACTTGGCCCGGGCCGCATAGAGACGCTGAGAACGGTGGAGCCCTGATGAATTGACCCTTCGTTGGCCTCTAGGGGCAAGGGGTCCGGACGCTCAGGACCTCGACGTAGACGGGAGTTCAACGTCATGCTGCGTTCCTCTCCGTGTGATGTCCGCCTCGTGGCCAGACCTTGGTCACAGGCTTCCTGCGCTGTCGAGTGTACCTCACCGTCGACCAGGTGTCAGGCGGGTGGACGACGATGAAGAACCCCAGTTCTCTGGCGATGCTGTGGGCCTGCTCGTCGGCCCCGACACAATCTCCATGGTGGAAGACGGGCTGTGTGTTGCAGCGCTCTACGATGCGTCTGAGGAGCTTGTAGAGGGTCTGTCGCTGGAGGTCCGTCAGACCATCCCGTGTGCCAGTGAACCCTACGTGCATCGCCTCGGCGGGACCAAAACCTCGAAGGAGTAGTCCTCCACCCCGAGGTGTTCGAGATAGAGGTCACAGACCCGAGTGAACCCCTTGTGGACAAGAACCCGCAGACGCTTCACGACCTGCCAGGTGGCTGGGTACTTGGACGCCAGTTGGCGGTCGCTCGAAAAGGGAGCCTTGGGCTTGAAGAAGTCCGGGTGGAGCTTGAGGGCCTTGACGATCTCTGCGCCCAGGAACTTGAGGGCGTCCTGAGTCTGCTTTGTCGCGGCCACCAGCAAGGAACCGTCCGTCAGAAGGGCTCGTTGCTCGCAGAGTTGAATGGCCTGGAAGAGGAATGGCTCTTCACTAAACTTGAAGTTTAGAATCTTGCCACCGGGGAGAAGGTTCTCCGTCGGCTTCACAACCTGGAGCCCGTCCGACGGAGATGTAGAGACCCTCAGCTTGACCGTGCCGTAGAGCAACATCTGTTTGACCAGATGCCCCGAGAGCGTGGTGAACTCCTCGTTGAACCTGGCCAGGCCCCCTGCCACGGACTTGTCCGGGGACTCCGTCCACTGGTAGCGAGGGCGAGTGGCCAGGTTGAGCTGCAAGGTCAGGGCTCGAAGGCGGTCAACAGCCTGTCCGAGGATTGGATAGGTCTGGAGGGCCTGGTTGATGTGTTCGACTTGGTCCACAGCTCTCACCGGATTTCTTGGGACACCACGACGGCTTCTCCCCTCCTACCTTAGGGTATTTTCCACCAAAGCGTGCACGTTGCGCTGCGTCCTTGTGTCGGCATTGCCCGAAAGCTCTCTTGTGCTGGCCATTGAACGATACAAAGAAAGAACACTTTGTGCAGGTCATTCCTCTCCTCGCATTCGGTAGGTTCGCCCCTCCACCTTACCCAGGGACTCGTCGCCGCGCTTGTACGGCTTGATATATCGGAATTGGTAGCGGGGGTCGTCCCGAGGACCGCACGGAACCCACCGGCCGTGACCTCGGACCCAGTGCTCCCGAAACCCCTTTCCGGCCTCATGGCGGACGTCGGACAGCTCGCTCTCGATGCCGGGACCCACGTAGGTGATGGTCGTGGGTGGAGGCATCTTGTCCTGGAGACGACTCCTGGCAGACCGTCCGGGACGCATGCTGGCCATGCGCTTCTGGAGCTTCTGCCGCCGCTTCTGATTCGGTTGGGTGATTTTGAGATCGGGATTGTCGGTCCCGATGTAAAGCATCATGTTGAACACCGTCCGGATGACCTTGCGACAAGTCCCATCGAGGATCTTGTCAATCTCGGGGTTGGTCTTTTCGAAGGAGACGTAGCCCTTGTGGACAGGACGATGTCCCGGAGCCCCCAAAATGAGGTCGACAACGGCCTCCAGATTGCCAAGCTCAGAGGCGTTATCCATGTCCATAGTCATCCACAAGGTGGCGTCGTCCCCCAGGTCTTTGGACCTCTCATTCGGCTCCCCCCAGAACAGGAGATGGAGGACCCGTCGGTCTTCCTCATCGAACCTCTCAGCCATGTAGACACCACGGACCTTGTGCCACTGACTCCGAGAGCCTCCCCAGAGCAACCACTCGCAATCGGGTAAGGCCACGTAGAAGCCCTGATATGGGATGCTCAGGGTGTCGACGGGAACCCTGGCAATAGACGTCTGGGAGAACATCTCCTGAAGCTCGGACCCCACACAGAACACCTGGTGGCCGTTTCGACGGTACATCCAGATGGCGAAGAGAAGCTCGAATGCCGAACGGTCCTGGCTGTTCGCCTCGATGATTTGCAAGGCATGGTCTGCGGGTAGTGTCTTCAGTGCGTCCAGAGTCGAGCTGGCCTGGGGCTGAACCCTACGGAACATGTCGTCGTGTGGCTTCATGGTTGCCTCTGTGTGCTCTCTGCCGTTACATACGACCCCTGACCAACAATAGGACCTACCTCACTTGCAAAGACCACCCTCGGAAAGTGAAACGACTGCTGAGAGAGCGATACCGTTCTAAACGGGACAGTTCCTTGGGAGTCGTCCAGCGGCGCAAGCCGCCTAACGCGCCCCACCGTTGGGCCGGAAGCTTACTACCAGGGTACGACCGCCAGGTCGGACTGGCACAGCTTCAAATTCGATACCTAGCTTTGCCTAGGTTTTGAAGAACGGTTGGAAGGGGTTGCCCTCAGCCTCACGAAGTCACGTCTGACGGTACTTTTCGAGGCCGAGGACTTGTAAGGGGGGTCGGCAAACCCTCCGCCAACTAAAAGTCACCCCCTCTGACCCCATGCAGAATTAGTAGGCAAACCCCCTCTAGACCCCCACGGCCTAGTTCGCCTTTGTTTCTAGAGACTTACAACACAGGAAGATCCGAAAAGTCGTCTCACTAAGTCGAGGTGGCTTCTCCGGGTCGTTTCGGGCATATTGCCTCAAAACCGCCAGGGGCAAGGGCACACCGTTGTGTCAGTCTTCTGACACAAGCTGACACAACTACAGGTCGTCCTTCAGCTCCTTCAGCCCCCTCAGTAACTCCGTCATGTCGTTCTGGAGGGCTCTCACCCTTGACTGACCCTTCCTCGCTTCATACTCCGAGGCCACCATCACCAGGGCCTTTGCCAGGTCTGGGGGCACGCGCTCCAGGACTACACCGGGACGCATGGCGGGGAGAATGTCACACCACCTCTGGTCGTCCTCCTCATAGAAGAACATAATCCAGGGCGGCTCGTGATACTGGGGCTTCGGCCGGTCGTCCATGGGTTACCTGAAAGAGAAGCAGTTTCGGCAGAGGGCCTCGTATGCCTCAGAGCCTCCGATGCGAACCTCTGAGCCGGCCTTCTGACCCTTGTAGTGTGTGGTGTGCTGGAAGTGTACACCAGGGAGGGGAGGGGGGGAACCGATCAGTCGCTGAAAGCCTGAGACACCGACTTGAGGATATAGCGGCGGTTCTTCTCTGTCAGGTGAGGACTGACTCGGAGCCACGCCTGGCTCGTCCTCATGAACAGCTTGAACCCCTTGGTCGGACCGAGCAACCGCAGGAACTTGTCCCACTTGTCGCGGTGCCTCTCCAGCTCGTGGATGATTTCCTGGAGGTACGCCCGCACCTCGGTCGGCTGGTTGTAATAGTCCTCCAGGCTCGTCTCGGCCTCAGAGGGAACGTCGGAGCCTCCACTGGCATAGCCCTCCGCCGGGTCCGCGATGTGGGTCAGCTCGTGCATCAAGACCTTCTCGACCTCTTTCTTGACGAAGTCGCCAGTGGAGCGGGCGAACCCGCTCCACTGCGAGGGCGACCACGACCCATTCAGAATGACGACCACTACCGGCTGTCCCGTCCTCTTCACGGTGCCGGCTCCGCCCGACAACACCGGCTCTTTGGACCGAGGTGCGGGAGAGGTCTCCAGACGCACCAGGATGTCGAGAGTGCGACCGTCCGCCGTGTCGATGGTGAACGGCATGCCTCGATGCAAGACCTTACGCCCCCAGGGCCTGTCGGAAGCGGGGAGGCGGACCAGGAACTTGTTGATGTCGTCAGACAGGACAGAGATACGCCTCTTTGGGATTCGGATGGCTCGGGCGCACACCGAGTAAGCAATGGCCACCCGTCTGGCGATGTGGTGTCTCATAGTCCGTAGTCGTCCATCTTGCGATGGAGGAGGTCGATCTGTCGGTCGGTAGGCCAGTCGCGGCCACCTTCCGTGAGCTGTTTGCCCACACTGGCGACGAACTCCATCGTCCACTGGGCGTCCTTCTCTCGGCGGGGGTCCTTGGTCGACTCGGACCGCTTCTTGGCAGCCACCCACAGCTTGCGCATGTCCCCCAGGAGAGCCTTTCGGCGCTCCTCCTGGGCCGAGTCCTTCGCGGGAGCCTGGGGTTCGGGGGCGGGTGCTGCGGGTGCTGCCGGCCCCGCCTCTACCGCGGTATCAACGGTCGCATACAGCTCTTCGAGTTCGCGGTCGCCACCGCCACTGTCCCGGAACCTCTTGTGAGCCTCTGTGACGGCGGGGACTCGTTCTACCCAATCCGGAAACTCCCCGTCGCGAAGCCAGGTGTCCCAGACCCGTTTGAACTCCGCACGCTCTCCTTTCCTCCCCCTCTCCTCTGCCTCCTGCTCTTCATTGCGGCGGGGAACACCCCGAAGGGCATCCTGGACACGCCCCTCCATGTCGGTCTTCTCCCGGAGGGTCAGGACGCCGCCCCTCTGGACCTTGTAGTAGTACCTACGGAGGTCGTCGTCGCCATCCCATCCGGGGACCTGGTCGATGGCCGTGAGAATGGTCGAGGTGTACTTCTCTTTGTCGGCCCGGGAAGGTCCGATCTCAGCGAGAGCCTCATAGAAGGGCTGGCTGTCGAGGTAGGTCGACTTGAATGCCTTGGCTGCCTTGAGGAGGGTCGTCCGCCAGTTCTTCGTGCGCTTGAAGTGACTCTTGCCCTGGGCCTTCTTGTTCAGGGTCCGCCCCGTCAGAAGACTCACCAGACGCATCTGCATCGAGCCCTTGGCGTAGCCCACGGACTTGCCCGACTGGGCCTGACTGGAGCCCACCTCGATGCAGACGCCCTTACTCAGGTGGATGCGGTAGACGCCTCGGGTGCCCGGCTTGACGTCCCACTTCTTGCCGACGGCGCGTGTGGCGTCGGCTACCCAGTCTTCGAACTCCTCGCGGCTGATGTCAACGTAGGTCGTTGCCGCGTCTCGCCACTGGGAACCTTCGTCCCAGAGTTGCTCCAGGGTCTTGGCGGACTTTTTAACCGTTCGCCACCCCTTGAGTAGGGCATTTTGGACTTCCTTGAGATCGAGACCAGGATTCAAGTTGGACTGCCTGACCCAGACACCGCTATAGGCACTTTGGAGCCATCTCTTGAGGTCCTGCTCTGTCCACCCTTTCCGCTTGGCCTGTCCACCGACGGCGTAGGCCACGTCTTCCGAAGTCCTGGCCGGGTCGGAGGAACGAAACATTGAGAAGGCTTGGACCGCCACTTGGGTCAACCACTTCTCGTCCGGAGCACTCTTGGGCAGGCTGCCCTTCTTCCCCAACACAATTTCTTGAAGAAGACCAAACCAGGGCGCATACCTGGACTTCAACTCAGATGGATTCAGGAACAGGGCGGCAAAAGCGTCGGCGAAAGCCTCCTCCGCATTGAACTGGCCGTATGGAAGGGACGGTGTGTCCCAAACGTCGATGCCATACTCCGGGGCCTTCGCGGTGTATTTGCGATATCCGTACTCGGAGAGAAAGTAATGGCCGATCTCATGAGCCATAACCCAGGTCTGCGCCTCAAAGTCGAGGTCCCAGAACTTAGGGTAAATCTTGATGGAGCGTCCTTGTTGACGCGCCTCGGGATGACTTCCACCACCGCCACTCACTTCTCGGATGTCCTTGGGAGCAAATTTGCGAAGGCGGCTGTTCCGGCGAAAGAACTCCTTCAGAAAGGAGTCCAGACGATTGCTAGAGGCTTCGACCTTCCTGTCGACCACAACAGAACCTTCCACAACAACCTCCTCTGAGAAAGGGAGCGAGCCCCTCGACCAGTAATCCCTCGCGAGGGACTCAATCGACTCCCAGTCACCTTTTCGAGCACGCTCCACGGCCATCGTATAGTACTCTGGGTTGGCTACATGTGTCTTCCCCCTCACAGACACCTCGAACACACCCCCCGGAGCAAACAGACTATCATCAGGACGACAAAAACCCTCTGATTTGCGACACACGAACCGAGCGCCGAGACGAGAGGGTTTTGAAGGATATTGCTCTCGTCGAACAGCCTCGAACACCTCGTCAACTTTGGCTTGAATACCCGTCGGAGACCAACCCGGCACCCGGAACCCTGGTCTTACGGGGTCTGTCTTTGAGGCTCTCCAGAAATACCTCATGACCCACTCCAGGTCGACGTGACAGCCATCTCCTGGCCGTCAAACGTCGTTGTTGTCGGAGGGGCCGCCCCCAGCCTCCATGCCTCATTGCAGTGTTCGCAGGTCACATGTCCTCCGGGAGGAACTCGCCCCACTTGGCCCTCAGTTCCTCGGGACCATTTTGGCGTGAGGAGAAGCGACTCAGGATGTCCTCTGAGGGCCACTCGACGTCTGGTAGGTCTTGGGCCAGGAGCTGGTCCGCCTCGACGTCAGAAAGCCACGAGGACGTCCTCTCGGTGAAGTCTTCGCTGGGGATGCAACCCTCGGTGACGAACCGACTGGGCTTGCTCCTAATCGTAACCCCCTTCTTGGTGGTACCCAAAACGTCGGGCCGGACAATGGTCACCGAATCCTCGCCGCGGGTTACGGCCACGTAGGCCAGGCGGCGCTCGGACGCGATGTCTTCCTCAGACTCCGAATTCGGGTGTGGGAAGCCGCCGTGCCCAGGACCACCCCCCTCCCACATGGGGACGAACAGATGGGGAGCCTCCAGGCCCTTCCATCCGTGGACGGTGTCGAGCTGAACGGCATTGACCGCAGCGTCGAAATCGGGGTCATTCGGGTTGTCAGACTTCTGGAGCTTGGCGTTGGCTCGCTCCAGTTCCGACATGTAGGACGCGAACTCGTCGATACTGGGGTATGACGAAGCGGCTGTCTTCAGGATGGTCAGAGGGCCTAGAGCATAGTCCTCAATGGCCTGCTCCAGGGTGACATCCTCAGTCCCCTTGAGTGCGCTGGCCGAGACATCCTCCATCGCCTTAGCGTCGTTCTTGACCCGCTCGACGAGGTTGTCGGTGATGCTCTTGTCGTCCTGACCACCCTTGCGGTCAAGGATGTAGTTGAGCAGCCCCTGGGTGTCGAGAGGAGTGTCTCGATCTTTGCTGCTGAGGAGAGTAATCTCCTGGAGATAGTCGGCGAAGGGCTTGACGTACTCCCGGTTGCGTCGCCGTGCACGGCCGACGTAGACCTCATCCCAACCGCCACCGAGGAGCCAGGCCAGGAGGTTCTTACCTCTCGCCTTGGAAGCCGCCTTCTTGAAGGTGTTGATTGAGATGCCCCAGTTCAAAGACCTGAGGGCATCCAGGACCAGGGGGTCGACCCTCTTGGCCGGCTCCGTGAGAGCCGAAGCCCCCATATTGGAGAGTTGCATCAGACTCAGGACGGACTTGGCCGGGCCCTTGAAGAAGTTGTACTTGGACCGGAACGGGATGCCGAGCTGAATCATGGCAACCCCGTACTCGTAGGCCTCGCGGTTGGTCCTCACGGCAATGCCGAAGTCCCGGGCCTTGAGAGAAGCATCGTCACCCTGAACCTGGTCGGCGATGGCCTGAGCAACGTAGGGACCGAGGGCCTCCCGGGACGGAACCGTGACCTCTCGGATGCTGCCCTCACCCTTGCGTTCGACGTTCGCCTGGCAGACCATCTTGATCTGCTTCTCGTTGTGGGCAATCATCTGGTTCGCCGCGTCGACGATGGCCGAGCCGGACCGATAGTTCATCCGCAGAATCTTCGTCTCGAACCCTTCGCCGCCGGGAGTCAGGTCCGACTTCTCGATGAAGAGGTCGGGGTCAGCTCCGCGGAAGCTGTAAATAGAGTTGTGTGAGAGGATGCCGTTGGCGAAGAAGTTGGAGGCGTCTTCAACATCCAGGTCGACGAACTTGGTGTCCTCCGTCCGATTTACGGCGACCACCTTCTCTTGGACGATGGTGTACTGGGCACCTTCCGGAAGGTTGGGTCCGCTGATGGCCCTCCCCTTGAACATGGGGACCAACACCGGAACTGTCATACCGGGCTTGACCGCGGACGCCGTCACCAACCTCATCGGTCCCTCAGGGGTGCTCAAGCGCCGGGACAGCATTGCCCCGGTCCGTTGCACGACGTCCTGGGCAAATGCGAGCGCGTCGCGATAGTTGGCGAACCACCGGCGAAGACGGTTGCGTCCTTGGGCGGTCCTCACAAACCGCACCCCCTCCAGGCAGTCGTCCAGGTCGTAGCCGGTCCACTCCATCGCTACCTGAGTGTTCGCTCCAGAGTGGGCAATCATGTTGAGGGTACGACGCTTTCGTCCGTGTTTTGTGTAGCTCCGTGACATCCAGTTGGGCAGGTCGAAGCTCAGGTTGCGTGCTTCTAGTAGCCTCCCGCCGTTCCTTCCGAACTCCCGGAACAAGGTCTCGATACGGTCCTGGTTGAGACCCCTATGCACTCCGTTGAACACTGCGGTGGGGATTCCGTAACGGAGACTGTACTGAGTCTCTTTCAGGAGGGCCTTTTCGCGGTCCTCACAGACATCGATGACCCAGAGCTTCTCGGCCTTCTCCAGAAAAGCTCTCCCACCGAAATGGTTGAGGTACTGGGTGTCCTTACCTTTGTTGGTGACACCTACCCGGAACCCCATATCCCGGCGCCACATCAGATAGACGATGTGCTGGCCGCCCTCAGTGATGATGTCTCCGACCCACAGCTTATGGTTGGGTGACATCAGGAGGTGCTGTCCACCCTCGGTGATGACATCCAACCCCCAGGTCCACGACGATTTCACAGCATGACGTACCTTCTGGGGGACGACTTTGCCGTTGCGGTAGGAAAGGACCACGTCCCCCGGCTGAATAGCCGAGGCGTGCTTGCTGTTTCCTCCTGGTGTTGCAATGACCGAGTTGGCGGCCACGCACTGCTTGTCGTCTCCAATCAACGCCAGGGTGTCGGCTGTCATGTCTCCGTCTTCCCGTGGCTCCTGTGTTTCAGGGTCGTAATACCCAGCAACCAGGCCGACAAATAGGTGTTGGCTGTTGTGCGAGAGGATGTCTCCTCCGAAGAAATTGGACGCTCTCTCGACCTCAATATCGAAGAACTCACCTCCATCGACGAGGGCAACCTCCTCAATTATCTCCAGCTCCACAGAGGATTCGCGCAGAGGAGGCAACGGGTCCTCGGCCCTTCTAAGCTGCTCTTTCCGCATTAGAGTGTGAAATTTTTCTCTCGCCCCCTTACCCATCCCCGAGCAGTCAATGCCGAGACGAGAGGCCAGTCTTCGGTACTCGGACAAGGGGAGGAGTTCGGAATACCTAACATCTACCAACCCGCCAGTCTTCACTACCGGAACGGCCATGCCAGGGAACAGAGAGGAGGCTGTGGTAAGGGGGAGTTTTTCTCCTCCAATCCTTAGGTTGTCCAGAAGAAAGGAACCGTTTGTCTCAGCGACTTTCTCTGCCAGCTTACGAGCTTCGACATAGGAAGGAACCAACTTGTTAAAGGTACGACGACCCCCTTTGACCACATAGGTTGCTAGCCCGCAGCTATCTACGTCGTCTCCAGACCATGACATCGAGACCCTAGAACCGACTTGATACCGGACAGACCGATGAGCATTGAGAGAAACGACCCTTCGAACCTCCTTGCCCCTAGTACTCGTCTGATTGACCCAATGAGGGTAGTCAAAGTAGAGATCATGGGCCTCCAGTATCCGTCGTCCGTTATGTCCGAACTCCAAGAACACCCCGTTGATACGCTCCTGGTTACACCCCCGAACAGAGCCCCGAACAGAGCCCTCGTAGAGGTAGGTCGGAACCTGGTAGCGAAGGGAGTAGAGCTGTTCCTTGAGGAGAATGTCCTCCTCTTCACCCACTTCCAAGAGCCAAGCGCGATCTGCCCTTTCTGAACCAGCCCTACTTGAGGAGCCTCCCGCACTTCGAGAAAAAGGACGAGTCGAGGCACCGATACGAAAACCGAGGTCCTCCCGGTACATGAGGTAAAGACCCATTTGACCCTCGGGAAGGAGGCCTCGGAAAGGGGTCGCATAGATGCGGTGGTTGGGGGACATCACCAGCTCACGTCCAGAGGAGGTGGTGATACGATATCCCCTCGACCAGTTGCTCTTTTTCTTGGCCAACACCCTGTTGTAGACCACCTTTCCATTCTCGAACGAGAGGACTGAGCCGCCCACCTGGACATCACGGATGGCCTTCTCCCCTTCCGGAGTGTAGACGAGGGTCGACCCTAGGACGCAAGCATTCAAATCCTGAGCTTCGTCGACGACGACCATTTTGAACCGACGTTGGATGCGAGTCCGCACGTTGCGGTTCTCAATCATCATCTTCGAGGCGCCGATGAGCATGTCATCGAAGTCGCCCTGGCCCTCGTACTCGCTGGCGTTTCCCTTGAGCCACTCGTAGGCCCCGTAGACTGCCGCATAGATGGAGGCGTTAGACTGGCTGAGTGCCCCGTCTCTGGCCCCATCCTGAACAGCCTTGCCGTGTTCCTCGTGAGCCGCCTTGCCAGGGGCCAGAAGCTGGCCCTTGGTCTTTGAGACGTAGAGGGCGAAACGACCAATGGGGATGGCCGACTTGGAGTCGCCGGACCCTTCATGGAAGTCATCGTCCCAGGAGGCCCCCAAGTTGAACCACTGGTTCGCCGGCTGCTCTCCCCAGATGGGATTCTTGCTCTTGACCCGACCTGACCACGGGGGCTCGTCGGTTTCATCACGGGCGGTCCTTAGGACCGAACTTGTAGTCGCCACAGAAGCGAGCTTGTAGTGGCCCCACCCCCGACGTTGGAGGGCTCGACGGGTACCTCCGCGCTCATTCTGGTCGGAGGTGACGGCATAGCCCAAGGCACGGTTGATGAAGTCCTTCTGCTTCTGAGTCATCTTGGTGGGGTCGACAGGACTCGACTTCCACTTCTGAATGATGGATTGGGACTGGCGGTTCCACCTACTTGGACCGTACTTGCCTTCGTTCCATTTCAGGAAGTCCATGACGGCAAGAAACACTGAAGAAAGCTCGTCGATTCGCTCTTGGGACTCGTCGACATCGCCCTGCACCTTGGGGAAGAAGGTGGCTTCCGCGTCGGGCTGGGGCCAGGAGTCCTGCGAGGGCATCATGAGAACCTGGAGGATGGACAGACGAACCAGCTCGGCCTGGTCATATCCTGAGATGATCTTGCCACCTCTCCTCTTGCCGTAGGTCATACCCATCTTCAGAGCGACGCTGTGGGTCGTCCCGAAGCCTGACTTGCCCTGGCGGTCGGCGTCGATATCGCCGCCGTAGTTCTTGACGCGCTCAATAAGCTCGGCGCTCGACTTCTTCGTGAAGGAGCAGGCCAGAATCTGGTTGGCCGTCAGACCCACCTCGTTCATATGGTAGACGATCTTGCCCGCCAGAACTCTCGTGTTGTGAGAGACAACACCGTTCGCAAGGAAGCTGTGCGTTGTCGGGACCGTGAAGTCATAGACCCGGTGGGTACCCTCCACACGACGCACCGACACCACCTCGTCAAGGCACATGTCGGAGAGCTTATGGAGAATAGCCGCCTCTGGTCCTTCTGCACCTTTCACGAGACGTTTGAGTTGCGCCCTTGACGGAGTTCGGTTGCCGAGCAAGTAGTGCTTGACCTGGACCCATCGGTCATCCATCAACAGCGACTGAGACTTCCCGTGCCATCTACCGGCTTGCTTCCACCACTCTCGGACACCTTTGAGAAGGTCTCCTACATGGGGTACTCCGATGTTGGGGTTGCAGTCCTTTGCGCACAGACTATTCAGGTCATCGGCCTTCTTGAAGTCGTATCGGAACCCAACGACCTCCCGGAACCCCCGGAGCTGGTCACCGCTGATGAGGATGCGCCAGTACGTGTGGTCGTACCCCTCAACATGCTTGGGCTTGAGCATTCCTACAACGCCGAGGCCCAGGAGCATCTGGTGTACCTGACGGGCAAGCGTCTCTGAGGCTGACAACCACTCGAAAGAACGGTCTCCAGTAGCCGTGCCGTCTGTATCAAACAGACCCTGCAAAAACCTGATCCTCTCCGCGTCGGAAGAGGACAGGAGCCACGCTGGGACTATCTTGTCTCGCGCGGAGGAGAAGAACATTCCCTGCTGACGGAGACGCTCCTGAAGTGAGGCACTCCAAAACGTGTGAGTAACGCTCTTCATGTCCTCTTTGGTTGTCTCTTTGGTTGTCTCTTTGGGTTGCTCGCCCCAGAATTTCTGGGCTAGGCGATAGAAGTGAGAAGGAAGGAAGTCGCCCCCACGAGACCAACAAACTCTGGTCTTCTTCGAATCACACCAACCATCACCCATGAACATGCCCAGGAGGTATGCCTCTTCCGGGTCGACGTTCTCCTTTCCCGTGTCAAGAGCATACCCAGGCTTGAGGACTACGAACTGCCCCTCTTTCATGACATCGAGACGCGTCCACACGGATTGCCCGTCCCAAGTCAGGAGAGGGTGCTCTGGAGTCCCTCGTAGGCGGATGCCTGAACGAGTTTGGACTTCGATGACCTTGCTCTCCCCCATGTCGAGCCAGGTGGCCTTCTCCAGAGTTGTGTCCAGGGTTTCCGGATTGACCGACTTGACCCAGTCCTTTCCACTACACTGATCTAGGCGGAAGGTACCACCCTCAAGTGCCACAAGGGCATCTCCCGTCAGGCATTTGCCCGATCCCGCCCCGGCTGCAATGACAGCCCGGCCCCGAACCAGCATCGCATCCTCCTGCTCCGGAGAGAGGTTGATGTGTTTGCCAGTCTGTGTCCTGAATTCCTGGGCGGGGGGGATGGACTTCGAGGCCGCCACAGCCGCTACTGAGGTAGGAGCTTGGCTCGTCTCGACGACCTCTTCGATGCGAGCGTTCAGGGCCGCTTTTCGCTCCTTGAGAGCTACGGAGCGAGCTTCTGTGGGGTCTGTGGAGGAGATGGCCTGCTTGACGTCTGCGACCTTCTCAGCCAGTATCGCAACCGTCTCGGCGTCCGACTGGGCCTCTTCGGTCTCGCTCAGTCCGGCGCCGAGGTTCTGTGCCGCGACCTTGACCCAGTTGCGTGGCTTGACGATGCCACTGACGGCCGGGATGGCTGCCAAGGCCCTCAGGACGGCCGCCGGGTCTTCCAGCTTCGAGGCATGGAGAACGCCCTTGACGGCGGCTCGGGAGCGACCCGTGAACACACTGCGTAGGACGTCTGCCTTGTTGACCAAACGACTGAGAGCTGTGGTCAGGAAGTCTACCTGAGCGAAGACGACGACGTCGGCGCGACCTTTGGCCCGCTTCGCCTTGTTCATCTTGCCCTTGACGCCACCAATGCGTCCCTCCTCGACCAAGGGATACATGTGCTTCTTTAGGTTGGCCTCCATCTCCTTGCGATAGAGACGGGCGATCTCAAAGCCCCGCTTGAGATGGTCGTCGCGACCGCGGGCTTCCATACCTCGGGCGTAAGCCCCGAACCCAACCCAGAAGACACTGAGGTCCACCAGGCGGTCTGGTGTAGTCACATGGTCGCTGCCTTTCTTCTTCGCCGCTGCTTCGCGAGTAGTCATCCGCTGGCCTCAATCAAGGTCAAACCGTACGAGGAGGTCTCTCTCTCTTACAAGATATCGACTTTCTATCGACCCACTAGATCACACAAAGGCGCAGGGGTCTTTAGTCGGGCATCTCCAGGACGCTCTCAGCCTTGGCCTGGACAACTTGTCTCTGGCTGTCTTTCCGGGCCAGCTTCTCAGAGCGTCGCATATGCTCGAAAACACGTTGGGTGCTCCCTTTGAGATGCCGGTTCCCCTCTCGGGTCGTGAGCCCCACCGCGCCGGTCTTGATGTCCTTAACCAGGGAGGGCTCCATGTTCTGGATAGTGATGGTCCACTCGAAGGGCATCACGTCGCCGGCCCCAATCCAGAGAGCCCCTCCGTCCCCGCCGCGGACGACCTCAGTCTTCTTGAAAAGGAGACGTCCCGGCTTCTTGATAGGGTCATCGGTGCGTAGTCGCAGCTCCAGGTCGAAGAAGGTGACCGGGATGCGAATCGCAGGAGAGGAGAAGGTCAGGGTGAATCGGAGCTTGAGGTTGGCGTCGCCCTTGATGATCTCGTCGAAGGAGTTGACCACGCCCCACCCAACGACATGGATGACCATGGCATCCTTGTCGACCAGGCGATCGAGGACCTCCTGTTCATCCTCCGACATCGGGGCGTAGAGGAAGTTAGGGTTCCCACCACCAAACATGTTGCCGTCAGCCATCGCCACCTCGATTGAGAATCCGTACGTGACAAGCCCGGGGATTGCCGTCTCTCAGACCAGGGTAGAACTCTACCTCGTCGCCGGGCTTCGGAACATGATTCTCTCGGACTTCACTTCGATGGAGGAAGAGCGATTGGTCCCCACTCTGGATGAACCCGTACCCTCTGACAGTGTCAAACTTCTCGACACGACCCCGCACGGGGGTTGTGTCAGATAGTCTGATGACACGGTCCGCCCGGGGGGCCTTGCGGCCTGACCCGAGGTCGAAGTCTACATGAACCTCGACATGCTCACCAGCGATAGGCGGTGGTGGGTCATCTCCCCCACCTGGACCGTGTTCGAAACACGCCAGGTGGAAGAAGGCCTCCCTGCCTTCCTCGTCGCGGAGGAATCCGTACATTTTCGCGACGAGATATCTGTGGATGTGCATGCGTACCGTGGCCACACGAGCCTCACTCCGGAGCTTGGTTCAACGCGTCCAGAATCTCGGCTTTGGTGTTCCGACTGGTTACGTCCAGGCCGCGCTCCTGTGCAGCCTGTAGAAGCTCGGCCTTGGTGTTGCTCATGGAGAGCACCTCGGGTTCCGAGACGGGTTCTGGCACCGGGGCCGGGGACTCGGGGAACTTCCGAGCCCTTCTCTTCATAAATGGGGGTGTCCACTGACTCATGGATGTCATCTCCTCAAGGACGAGTATCTGGCTGGGGGGCACTTTGCCAAGCGCGCCCTCTTCTTAGAGTACCTGGGTTTGGTCAAGTTCGCGAACAGCACCCGAGACCAGGGCCCTACTGGCTTTCCTCAGGACCATCCTTCCCCCTCAAGCTCGTGGCGACCCCGAGACTGGCATTGATTTTGGCAATTCGGACAAATTTGTCGAGGGAGGCCTGACCCAGAATTGTGCCCGTTTGGACAAACCCGCTGACGATGATGATCCCCATCATCAGGCCCCATGCAAGGACAGAAAGATCCCGCCCATACACGAACAGCATGGCAGCCAGAATGGCCTTCCACCCCGCCTCTGCGATAAGGTAGGCAATGAACTTTTTGCTACTCAGAGGGGACTTCTCAAAGTTGTGGCCCTGTTCGTCCTCGGACTCTGGCCCGGGCTCCACCTCGTCGACGACGATATCGATGTCGTCGGGGTCCACCATCTCTGGGTCCATCGGTTCGTGGTCTGACATCAGGGTCCTCCGAAGTATCCACCGCGAGGACCAGTGGTGCGGATGCCAACCGTGTTGAACTTGCGCATGAGGTCGTCCGCTTCGTCGCGGGTGTCCTTGGCAGGTGTGAACACGAACGGACAGCGGGTGCGCAGATTGTTGAGTCTGTCCTGCTCTTGAGGCAGGAGACTGGGGAGAACCTTCTCGAAGTCCTCCCGGGCCTTTGCAATGGTCCGGAGTGCATGGAGGATGAACCCATCCTCCAGGTGCATGGGGTTGGCAGGGTCGCCGGGGTTGCCGGAATTGTCGACCCAGGGGGTCGCTTCCTGACCCCACGTCAGGGCGTAACGCTGAGCCTCGAACTCGGCCCGGAACACAGTCCCGTCAGTTACTGTCCACTGCGGTGCCCCTCTGAGCGTGTTCTGCCCAGAGTCGTTCACCCACCAAATTCTCGCCAAATCGTCCGCCAGCATACCCCCTCCTCGGGCTCATACACTGACGGACAATATAGAAAGAACCGCAGACCGAGGTCAGTCCTCAATAAGAGCGTCGAACTCCGCCTCAGACAACCCAGCGTCTTCCAGGGCCTGGTTGGGGTCGATCTTGTCGGCGGTGTCGAGCATCTTGCCCATAAACCCCCCCGTCGTCCTCGGGATGACCTGCTTGACCTGCTTCGGCGGAGGAGATTCTTCCACGTCCTCTTCCAAACCCTCGAAAAACTCCTCTCCAAGATCATCGTCTTGGCTGTCCGTGTCCAGCCCGTCCAGGAGACCTTTGGGGGCCCTCTTGATGCCGTTGGTCCCGGACGTCTTGGGTTTGGGCTTGGATGTCTTCACAATGGCCTTCCCGTTGGGTTTGGGCTCCTCGGCCTCGGCCTTCTTGGGTTCCTCGGCCTCGGCCTTCTTGGGCTCCTCGGCCTTCTTGGGTTCCTCGGCCTTCTTGGGTTCCTCGGCCTTCTTGGGTTCCTCGGCCTTCTTGGGTTCCTCGGCCTCGGCCTTCTTGGGCTCCTCGGCCTTCTTGGGCTCCTCGGCCTTCTTGGGCTCCTCGGCCTTCTTGGGCTCCTCGGCCTTCTTGGGCTCCTTGGTCGCTTCCTGACGAGCCGCCTCCGCGACGAGGAACGCCTGAATCTCTGTTCGTACCCGGCCCATGTGACTGATGTCCACTCCCAATTGCCGGGCCCACTGACGAAGAGGCTCCATAAACATCGTCTTGTGGGTATAGGCCCTCTTGGCCGGGGGGTCGACCAGTGGAGACCTACCATCTTCCTGTGCGGGAACGGAAACGGCGACACCCTCAAGGATAACCCACAACAAACCATCCGCGTCAACTCGGATGTTTGTGCCTCCTTCGCTCTCCGCCGCCATCTTGGTGAAGGGATTGTTGGGAAGACCGCGAGTCGCTTCCTTGACCGCCTCTTCGAGTTGTCTCCGACACCGAACCAGGTTGGACCATATAGTGTGGGAGGTCGCCGGGTCGGGGTGGTAGGCCTTGCTCGGCGCACTCAAGAGATGTTGGGCCAACTTTTGAGGCAAGGGGCGGCGGTTGCCACCATCGCGGTCATCGTCATCATCGCTCATGACATCAACCCCCCTCAAGCTCGAAAGACACCCTCTCCAACTCGACGAACTCCCCTTCGACGAAGGACACGCGCCCACTGACGTTCATCCGGAAGGGACGGGACTTCTTGAACTGCTCGATGAGGCGGGTGTCCGTCAGCCGGAACCCTCCGCGCCAACCGAGAAGACTGGCATACAGGAAATCCAAGGCGGTAGGCTCGGAAATCTCGGCCACATGACAGACTAGAAGGGGAACGTCCTTGACGTCGGCCCCTCGCTCAGGAACCTCGATCTTGCCCTCCGAGGCCTTCAGGCGTGACCTAGCTTCCAGGTAGTCGGCCTGGAAGCGGAGACTCTCCTGTTCCCCCTTCGAGAGTCCAGTCCCCTGCGCAATCTTGTCGACGTACAGGGTCTCAATCCGCATGTCCGGGTAGGACTCCAGCGCCCACGCCAGGCGGGGGTTGTCCGAAGCCCAGGATTCGTACGCCTCAGTTTTCTTCATGTCACTCAAGGTCGCCTCCTTTCGACGGTTCTCTAGCCTTTCATACGACCGGCGAGACCAGAGTGGACCCCCCTAGTCTCCGAACAGGTCCAGAATTCCGAAGGAGTCCTCCGGACGAGTCCGCGTCGACGGCACATGGGGAGCACGTCTCCCATAGGCGGTTAGGGCGTCTTTTTCGACGTCGAATCCGATGAATCTGCGCCCCAGACCCTCCGCAGCGACCAGGGTGGTCCCGCTGCCGGCAAAGGGGTCGACGACGATATCACCGGGATGACTCGCCTGTCGAATCATGACCTCCATCAGCTCAACCGGCTTCTGGGTCGGATAGAGATCGTCGCCTCGGGGGGCCTTGAAAGGGAGGACATCCCGCACACCTCTGTCCTCCGCCATAGGACGCTTGCCTTTCTCGGCGAAGAGAATCATCTCGTAGGACCCCCGGTACGGGTACCCCATGCCCATTGAGCCTTCGGAAAGGACGGCCCCTCCCATTGAACCACAGACAGAGCACTCGGTACCGCTCATCCTCCCAACCTTCTGCCAGATGAGAGGCTTGCGCAGCTCGAATCCCACCTCCAGAACCATCGGGACCATGGCCAAGAAGGCCTGGTACTCGCACATGATGTACAGGTGCGTCTTGTTCTTGAGGACCCGATAACACTCCCGAAGCACCTCTTCCAGGTACTCGGCCGGGACCACCGGGAACCACTTGTTCGAGCTTCCCTTCGACTCCTTCAGTCGGGTCGTCGTGCCCAGGGCCCGCCACTTCTCCATCGAGTCGTAGGCCGGGTCCATGAGGATGAGATCGACCACCCCGTCGTCCAGGGAGCGGAGACCCTCCAGGGCTCCTATGAGGTGCATTCGGTCCAGTTTGAGACTCATGAGGACCTCTCGGGACAGGTGGACTTGTCAGCGGCGGCCTTCCGGATTCTCATCGCGGCTTCGAGCTGGTGTACGTTCCAGTCGTCGAGGCCACAGGTATTCTCCGTGCCGGGATTGTAGAAGAAGCACTGAGGACACTGCGCCGTCCTCCAGGCCGTCGCTCCCATCGCTCCCATAATACGCATCCTCTCCTCCTTGAGTTGGTCCGTCTCCGGCTGTCCATACACTTGGACCAAACACCCACGATTCGTCAAGAGGCCCTCAAGACGAGCCGTCTGAGCGGCCGTGAGAACTACCTTCCAAAGGGTGAACCCGCCGTCATGGACCAGGGGAGGCCCGTTGGATACCTCCAAGGCCGTGGGCTCGCCTCCCGCGACCTGAAAGGTCCATAGACGCTGGCGCTGCTCCCCGTCGGCCATCACCGGCAAACCAGTGAAGGGGTCGGTCACGAACTTGTTGTCGTTAGACGTCACTAACCACACCGGTGGAGGGATGCCGACCACCCGACCTGGCGGTCCGAGTATCTATCCACCGTTCCTAGGCGAAGGACCACCGACCCTGTGGCCTCCGGAAGACCCTGAACCAGGTTGGTGTGGAGGGCCGAGATGGCGGTACCCAGGGGGGAGAACTTGGACTGAATCTTCCGGGAAACGATGGTCATCGTCCACTCGGCTGACGAGACCACCGCATCACCCTGAGCGGCCCCGGAGACCACCTTGACACCACTCGCCAGGAGACGGTCCGTCAGGTGTTTGCGTAGAGCTGGGAGGCTGCTGCGGCGACCTTGGGTCGTCCCTACTGCCGCGAAGGCAAACTTCTCGCTCTCCCCCTCCGACAAGCTCGCCAGAGCACTCCCCGTCGAAGACTCGACTCGGCGAAGGGCCGGCAAACGACCTCTCTCATACCCCTGGGGGTCCGTCGCCGGATTCTCCCTGACAGTCATCTTCCCTGGAGGAGACTTCACCAGGTTGCCGAACCTGTCGACCTCTGGAGCCTCCTCGATTTGGGCCGCCTGGGACACTTCCTGCTCTAGGGCGTGCTGGATCTCGTCGGAGGCTGTGCTGAGCATCGAGCCGATGGCTACTGGGTTCAGAGCATCCGTCTCCACAGGGACGGCTGGTGTCGCCTGTCGAGGCATGGGGCCGTGACGAAGCTCCGGGGCGTCCCCGTCGAACTGGAGCCTCTCCATCATCCTGGCCATGTACATGGGATGGCCTTGAGGGAGACGCTCCGGGTTAGGCTGGAACAGGACAGAGCTAGGGTCTTGCAGGTCCGGCGGGGCCGAGGGCGCGGCAAGGTTGTGTCCCGTCGGTCTCGGACCGACGAAGTCCGCCTCGGACAACATATCCGTCACCTCCGGGCAGAGGGCGAGCTGGGCCAGCTCCATCATCGCGTCGCGCATGTTCAGCTCACCGGACTGGATGCGCTCCGCAATGGGCTTGGTCTTGTCTGCCAGGACCTTGAGATTCGGGTTGGCCTCGACGGCCTTCTCAAGGGCCTCGACATAGGTTCCGAGGTCGGCGTCCTCCATAAGAAGCTGCTGAAGGGCGAGTTCTGGTCGTTCGATGTCAGTCATCTTTCTTCCCCACTGTGATACGGACCCCAGACTCTACCTTGCGGACCGCGTTCTTCGGACTCCAAGGGTCTCCGCTCGGGAGAAGGCTCCGGGCAGGACCTCCGTCGACCATCTGGCCACCAGGATGAACCGGAACGTTCTGGAGACGTGGTGGCTGGCGTGGTTCCGAAGGACTGGGAGGTGTCTGTGGTGACGGGGACCTCTCGGGCTCCGATTCCTGGGATGGCTTCGGAGGTGCCGGAGCGTAGAACGGGTCGCCCAGGTCCTTCACCTGGTCCTGGAACTGCGCCTGACGGGTAAGGATACGCTCAGCCCACGAAAGGTGCTTGCACTTGCGGTCGTACTTCCCGGCATTGCAGGTACAGGCGACGGCCTTGCCGTCGTCGTCGAGGCTGACCTCGTAGATGGTCCCAGGATTGGACTCGGACTCGACCTCGATGACCCGATACTCCGGACCCTCGTCGTCCTCGACGGGGACGGGAACAGGAGCCTCGCCTTCGGTCTCCTCGTCGTGGCTGGGACCCGAGCCGTCCCCCCACTCCTTCCGGAGGGCTTTGACGGCGTCCTCGACAATACTCCGGTCCTCGACGGACTCCTCGTCCATGGGGAGGTGGTCGACGAGCATATCGAGGCCCTCGTCCTCGCCTGGAACCATCCAGTCGCCACGACGGTCGGCAACCTCCAGACGGATGGCCTCCCGAATCAGGGAGGGGAAGTCGATAGCACGCATGTGTTTCCAGCGGGGATCGTCCAGGGAGGCAGTCTGTCTCAGGGGACCGAACATGCGGTCGACCTGGGTCCGCATGCGCTGTTCCCATTCGAGGTTCGCCAGCTTCGCGTAGTCACAGGTGTGGTTGCGGCAGGCCTGGCAGAAGGTCTGCCGAAGCTCCATCTCTGAGACCTTCTTCCCAGCCTGTTTGCTGAGGTCCTCAAGACACCCTGATGTCAGGTCCGGCATCGTCTTCTCTCGTCTTGTCTATCTTCTCATCGAGAACGCGCAGGTGTCTCTCTTGCCTGGCAAGGGACTTCTCCTGGGCCCTGAGGGCACCATTGTGCACCTTACCGAGGGTGGCGCGGATTCGTTCCACGCGCCTCTCGACGAGACGAGCCCCTCCCTGCACTCAGCGAGGTCACCTGGACACTCGGACGAAGGTCCAATACCCAGAGCGGCCTCCAAGACAGCTAGGCGTCTTTGGGTGTCATCCATCCATCAACTCGACGAAACGACCGCGGTCGACCAGGACCGGCTCGGGGAACCATCCGTCAAGGGGTACCCCATCGGGGGCGAACAGCTCCAACCGGAACCCTTCGGGGTCGTGGGACCCTACGATGGCCTGGGCGATTCTCTCCCCCTCCTCCTCGTCTACCTTCGAGAGTCGGTACGGGATGACTCGGCTTTCCAGAGAATCCTCCGCGGGTCCCTTTGGGACTCCCTGGGAACCCGAATGGAACATGTCCCAGGCCCTCGCCAGAGCCGCTTTCTCCTCCTCTGTCAGAGGGTTCTCGCGGTCGTGTCTGCCGCTCTCGAAGTAAGGTTCGAGGGTCGGTGGCCACCTGATGTCCTCGAAGGACCCAAACTTCCCTTTGACGTCCTCAGAGTTTCCGTAGAACCCACGGACACGACGTAGGAGGGCCCAAATCTGGTCGTCGTCGAGCCCTGGCTGCTGAAGCTCTCTGCGCAGGCCGACAGCATACCGGAAGGCCGTCATGTTGTGTTTGACCGTCCAGTTCGGACCAAGCTCGACGTCCACAGTAAGGGGGACCGCCCAATTTCTGCCTAGGATGATCGGGTTGGATACCATCAACCCGGAGAACAAGTCGCAGGCTTCCTCAAGGATGTCATTGCGGATCTCAAACACCAGCTCATCGTGCATGGTGATGATCATCCGAACCTTGTCCTGCCACTTTCTCCTGCGGACCTCCTTGTAAATGAGACCCATCGCCAGTTTGGTGATGTCAGCGCTCGACCCCTGAATCGGGCTGTTCACTGCGTTGCGTTCCGCCTTGGCCCGGATGAACCTCTCTTCGTGCTTGATATCGGGGAGCGGGAACTTGCGCTGGAACGCCGTGATGACGTAGCCGTGGTCCTTGGCGAACTTACGGGTTCTCTTCCACCACTCTTGGAGGGAGGTATATGCCTTCTTGAACTGGTTGGCGATGCGGTAGGCCTCGTTCTCACCACACCCGGTGTTGCGGTGGATGGCCTTCGGCCCACCCCCATACGAGAGGGCGAAGTTGGCGCTGTTGTGGACCACCAGGCCATTGGTCCAGTAGACGTTGGGTTCCGCAACATGAAGGTCGACGACGTTCGACGTGCCAGCAGGCAGGATGACCCTGACCTTATTTGCCCCTGTCGCGGACTTGTATTCCTTGGCCTCGCGGAGACGACTCCGCTTCATCGGGTGGCGAAGATAGGCGTAGAGCCCCCAGGCCTGTGAGGCCCGAATGTGTGTCCGCACATACCACCTCTGATAGGTCTTGTTGAACGTCGGTTCCACACACGGAGTCATACCAAGGGCGTGACACACTGCGACCAACTGACCCGAGAACACGAAGTCCTTGGAGGTCCATGACATGCGGCCGTCCTCTCCGACCGTCCCATCCGTGTCGACCAGACCGCCGAGGAAAGACCACAAGGCTGTGGGTCCGCGACCCAGAACCCAGTCCGGAATCCGAAGGCATCTCTTACCCTCGACTCCTTCGACGAGCCCAAGAGCAGACAGGAAGCGCATCGTGTGACGACTGCCCAAGTAGACCAGCTGGTCCTTTCGAGTCGGCAGGAATCCCACCTTCTCGCAGGACTCGACGATAATGTCCTGCCAGGTCTTGTAGGGCAGTCCGAGCTGGTCGACCTTGTCGACGTGGCCATGAGTGATTGACACGGAAGTCGACCCCTGCTTCGCCCCGTCGCCAGAGAACATGCCGGCGAAATAGGCCATGTCGGGGGACAATGACACCCCCATCTCAGGCAGGTTCTTGTAGGGTCGATACCCGACTCTACGCCAGGGTTTCGTCTCCACATAGGGAGTTCCAACGGGTTCTGCGAGGACATCGCCTGTGTCGAGGCCCTGTTCGATAGACTTGAACGTCCCATCGGCCAGGAGAAAACGATGCTGAGCGGTACAGGTCAAGAGGCCTCGACGGGAGACCACATGGTAGACCTCTTGCTCCCCTCCCTGGTAGGTCTCCAAAAGACGCAGCTCATCCTCTTCGCCGTCCTGGCCGGTAAACACCGTCCCAGGATACTTGAGGAACGTGTCGGGCTCCTCCGCGAACTTCAAGGAGCCGATGCGCCGGAGAGCCCCGCTCATACCGAGGATGCTGTCAGGGTGGACGCACTTGCCCTGTTTCCTCTTTTCTTTCCAGTCCTTACGCCTCTGAGCGGACTCCCCGAAAATCTGAATGGCGGTCAGAGTGTGGATGTCCCCGATCTTGTCCTCGCCGCATTGGGGGCAGAAGAGGGGAGGGGCTGGGGGTGTGGTCTTGCCGTCTCCCCGGTCGAACTCCAGGTCACATGCACTGCACCGGAAAAACGCGTCAATCCACTTCTTCTCGCCGGAGAGATTGGCGGCCAAACGCAACTCGACGCCACCGAAATCGATAGCGACCATGGTCCACCCAGTGGGAGCCACGATACACTCACGAATCCTCAGCAGTGCCGGAGGCCTATTGGTGTCGTAGGTCGCAGGCATTGACTGGAGGTTGAACCGGGTCCCCCCTGTCTTCGCCGGCTCCCTCTCTCCCTTCGAGCTGAAACGTCCTGTCGCTGTAGCGAACTGGCGGAACCCGATCTTGAGAGTGTTGTCGTGGCGGTAGGTGTCCTCGAAGATGGCGTAGAGCTTACCGAGGGCGTTCTGGTTGCCGCGCATCCACTTGATGCGATTGACGAATGGGTAGTCGTGGATTGAGTTCTCGATGACCTCTTCCAGGACTTCCTTGCCGGTAGCCACCTGGCCACTGGGGGTCTTCTTCAGACCTGGAACAGCCAGGTCCCACATGAGCGTCCCGAGCTGGGCCGGCGCAAGGACGTCGTAGCTGTCCTTCAGTTCGACGCCCTTGCGCGGGGGTGGTGCTTCCCGAGCAATCAGCTCGCCGAACTTCGGTGCGTCCAGGACGATGCGGAGACCTCCCTTTCCTGAGTGGTTGGCGACGGACACTTGGCCCGTCTGACACATCTTCAGGACGCCGAGGTCCTGTCGCTGGAACCGCTTTTGGAACTTCTTGGCCTCCCCCCGAAACCGGTCGACCATAGCCTGGAAGGTCTCTCCAGTGTCGTCCGTGACTGCCATCTCTGGGTTGGTCACCTCGATGTACAGGGACATGAGGTAGAACGACAGAGGCGTGATGTCGCGCTCCAGGATGTCGGAGGCCCCTCGATACACCTCCTTAACGGCCTTGTAGAGGTCCCCCTGGCCGAGCTGAATCAACTCAGCCACCTTGGCCAGGTCGATGTGGAGGCGATTGCGCTCCATCCAGCGGACACTAGGGAGGCAGAGCTTCTCGACCTTGTGGATGAACCCCTGGCTATGGGGTCGATTTGTGCTCTCGTTCTTGCTTGTCAGAGCAAGGGCCTTCTTCTTGAGCTTCTCATAGAGCTGGAGAGTGCAGATGGCGTCGGCCGCAGCGTACTCCAAGATGCCTGGGTCGGTGGGGTCCAACTCAGCGAAGTTCAGGTCCTTCGTCTTGGGCGGGAACAGCTCCTTCAGCTCGATTTGCTTCTTCCCCAGGAGGGCGTCTGACATCACCTTGAGGGTCTTCGCTCGACGGGTGCTGTCATCGAGGTAGGCCAGGATGAGGACGTCTTCCCAGGAGTCTGGGTTGTCCCACGTGCCGTACGGGAGACCCCCGTTGTAGGTCATCAACTCGCCCTCGAACTTGCAGTTGAAGACGAGGGGGACTGACCTGTCCTTGCCCTTGCGCTTCATGCCCTCCATCAGTCGACGGACCTCGGCATCGAACTCGTGGAAAGGGACGTTGTGCTCTGACGGCTCGTCGTTGGGGCAGTGACGGACTGGGATGTAGTAGCCGGTCTTGGTGTTCGGGGACAGACAAAGACCGACGATGTCGCAGTTGGTCTTGTACTGCGTCCCTTCTGGAGTCTCCCGAGGGAACACGCGGGTGTCGAGGCCTGTGGTCTCCAGGTCGAGGGCGTAGTAGGGCTTCGACAGACACTCGTCGATGACCTCGCGCAGCCTGGCGCCGGTCGTAACCAGCTCCATGCGGACCTTCTTCATCCACGGATGGAGGGCGACCTCAATCTTGGGCTTGTCCAGGAACCCGGCATCAAACAACGACATACACACCCCTTACTCTTCCGTATCTTCCTCGAACACGATGACGTAACACCCATCCCGCCAAGCGAGTACGACCAACGTCGCTGCCCAGGACACCTTCCGGGAACCCGGAGCCTCGTAGCAGTCGAGGAGATTCCTCCCAGGCCGACACGAGGGCTTTCGCATCGCACAGGACTTGTCCTGGAGGAGGCGACACGCACCCTCCGAGTGCGGAACTCGTCGAGCCAACTCCTCCGGAGGGAGGCCCAACTCGCGCTCCAGAGGCATAGTATGCCCCCGCAGAGCATGCTGGAGCAACTCCTCAGACACATCAGGGATGAGATCACCCCAGGGAGTGCCCCTCAGAGGAGCCAGAACGCCCCAGGAGTCCCCGTCGCGAGGGAGGGGGCGGGCGATGGTCTGGAACCCCCAGGGAAGGTCCAGAGAGAGTCTACTAAGACCCTTCATGCAGCCGAAGCCGCTAGGCTGATGACCTGTTCCCTCATCTCCGCGAGGCGTTGTCGCCCTTCCTTCTCCGACCAAGTCTCTTGACGGACTTCCCAGTTGATGTGGTCGAACCTCTCCCACAAGGAGAGCATTTTCGACAGGGAGAGATCCTTGCCCTTGGTCTGACTCAGGAGAAGTTTCTCGGTCCGCTTACGGTCCTCCTTGAAAGACCCCTCCTCGGGCACGGCGATGACTGATCTAGGGTCCTTGGGCTCAGGACGAGGACGGTAGGTTGTCTTCCACCGCGGAAGGTCGTAGCGCTCTTCCAGAATGCCACAGGCCTTCCAGAACTCGACTCCCTCCTTAGCCTTGACCGTTTCGATGGCGTCACGCTGCTCTCCGCAACCGAAGCAGTAGAAGTGGTTGCTGTCGGGATAGACACGAGCCGAAGGCTTGTTGTCCATGCCGCTACCATGAAGGTCGCAGCGGAACTGCTGAGGGACGTCGTAGTCCTGCACCTCGTACCCATAGTCGATGAGTACCTGGAGGATGGACACCTTCTCGTTGATGCGGTCGGCCCTCTCTCGGGCAGCGTTATGGTCGTCGTCACTCATGGAATAGCTCGTTGTAGCGTTTCAGGAGACGCCCCTTGGCCTCCTTCCAGGGAAGCGGGACAATGTAGTCCGAGAACCACCCTGTGTGAATGTTGGTGGCGAACAAGCGCCCGTTGACGGGCCGAGGAAGAGGTTGTCCCCCCACTTCCTCGGGGAGGTCCCACGACTTCACCGGGTCCCTATCCCCGAAGAAGCTGTGAATCTCCAGAACCAAAGCCGCCAGGTCTGCCCACCGTACACTGGGAGGCATCTCCGGGACATCCGGGTCGAAGGGAATGCCCAGGGCGCTCCATATGGTCTGGGTGGTCTCCCACTCCACGTCGTCGAACCAAGTGATTCCGTCCTGTCTCATCCTGTGCTTGATGGGCTCTCCGAGGTCCCCCAGGTAGGCCTCGGCGAAGTCATGGGTGAGTCCTTTCCTGGCGTCCTCGGGGGCGCATAGCTGACTCACCATGATACTGTGCTGGGCCACGGAGAAAGGCTCCGGGGTATGGCCGTTGTAGCGAGGCTGGGCGGACAGCGAGTGCACGATATCGAGGATGTGAACGTCCTCTCGGGCGAGACGGTGGGGGTAGAGGAATCGGCGCTGGTAAGCGGTCTTGAGGCGTGGTTCTTTCTTTCTCATCAGTCGTCGCTGCTCATGAAATCGGTGGATAGTTCCTCGGCCTTGCGCACGGTCTCTTCGGCCTTCTCTGCGTTGGCCAGGGCCTCGAAGTCTACCGGGTCCGTGCAGGTCATGACGCGCCGACAACGCCAGTCAACGGCTGTGTAGAGAGGTTCGAACTTCTCGTCGTCTCTGGTCTTGATGCACTGGACTAGGAGACGATTGGTCTTCCGAAGGACATCATTGATGAACCCGGCCGTGATGACGTCGCTGGAGCGTTCGATCTCGTTGGAGTAACTGAGGTCGTAGGCCTCATAGATGCCCACGCGGCCTCCGTTCTTGCCCATGTTGGCGCGCTTGAACCCCTCGCGGCTGATCTGGAACAGGGCCACGACGGCGATGCCTTCCCCTCGGTTGAAGTTGTTGGACAGAATCTTGAGATCACGGACGACCTCATTGGCCCTGGCTGTCGTACTCGGGTTGTACTGCTTGGGGTCAACCAGGAGGACGTGGTCGACCACAATCATGTTGAACGGGCTCTGGCGATAGAGCAGCTCTGACTTGGACCGAATGTCGCTGACCCGGAAGCTGTCCTCATCCGGGTTGTACCCCACGAAGTGCATCTTGCCGTAGCCGTTGGCCGGGTCTTTCAGGTCTGGGAGGACGAACTGGGTGAGGAACTCCTCCTCGTTCGGCGGCAGACACCCATCCCGGAGGAAACGGTAACGAAGCCCCAGGTCAACCTCTCCCTGTCTCTGGATGGCCAGACGGAGGCGAGCCTCCCGGAACTTCGGGTGCATCGAGTGCATCGCGATAATGATGCGACGACATTGGTCGTAGGACATCTCCAGGGTGAAGTAGCAGGAGCTGTACTTGAACCAGATGGCCTGGTTGTAGACCCAGTTGAAGGCGACGCTGCTGTTGTGGACGATGAACCCATCCGCGACGAAGTTCTCGGGTCCCGGGACGGACAAATCGTAGGTCATCTCCTCCCCGTCGTAGGTGACCTCATCCACCTGGGTCCACCAGACGTCACCGTCGGCCTGCCGGAGCAGACCATCGTCCTGGGCCGCCTCTGCGAGACGACGAACCGTGTCCCGGTGAACTGACCGGCGCTCTTTCGCCCAACGCGCATATTGCCAACCCCCCTTGCGAGTCTGGGTGCGGACGTCATCACCAAGGTGGGCCAGAAGGGCCGTGGGCATCTTGTCGTCTTCGGTGCGGTCAGGGAGGTGTCCGAGAGCTTCCTCCACAGCATCCTCCACAGCATCCTCCACAGCATCCTCCTTGCCGAAGATAGTAGACCGCGTAAGGAACCGGCGCTTCGACTCCGTGGTCCGAACAGAGACGTTCCAAAAGACTCTCCTCTCCCCCTTGTACATAATCTGTACGGGGGAGAGAGTGGTCACTACCCCGACTCGTTGGAGGAGGAGTTGGATATCCGAGGCCAACTGACGGCTCTTACTCGTGTAGTAGATGTTGACCTGGTGGCGATCTTGCCGACCCTCACGTCGCCGGAACACGGACCCCACGGACCCGTCCGTCGACCACAAGGCCGAGAGAAACAGCCACGTCTGGTCGTCGGTCATCGACCACAACTCACCCGGGACGAACTTGTCCTCGGAACCCTTATCCCAGAGACCAAGATCCTCAGCCAGGACACGAAGGGGGGAAGTCCATGGATGGTACTTACTTCGGCCAGTGGAAGTACTCAAATCAACCCTGTCCGAACGCTCTCGGAAATAAGCATATCGAGCCTTCCCTCCCTCCGGGGCACGCCTATACCCCATCCTGCGAAGACGGGCGATGAAGTCGGAGCGGATGCCTGGATTCGATACGGATAGTTGCAGACACTCCCTCAGGCAGCCGTCCCCCAGGAGATATCCGAGACACACCACTTGGTCGTCACTCCACTCAGAGTCCTCGGGGGAAGTGGTCATGTGCTTGGCCAAACCCACCCAAGAGCCCTTCTGAAGACCATCCGCACGCACCCAACCTCCGGGGGTGAGGAACGGATGGTTCTCCGACACACGGATGGTGTGGCCTGTCTTGGTTCGCACCTTGAGGATGGGCTTGACTCCGTTCTTCGCCACCCTACTCGTGCGGGTCTCCGCCAGCTTGACAGAGCCCTCGTCGAGGGCATGGAGCCGCGCGCAACGACGGCTCTTGTAAAGATCACCTATCGTTTTCAATTCTCCTGTGTAAGTGTCGAATATCTTTACGGAATTCGCGACGCATTTTAAGTGACCTGTAAAGCCAGCATGGGTCCAGAGCTGCTTCTTGCGGGCACCGCCGAGGGCGACGTCAATCTGCTTGATGCCCATGTACTGGCCGATACCGAAGTTGGGGTCATCGCGCCGTCGTTTGTAATCCTCCCAGTAGTCTTCGGTGTCCTCAGTGACCTCGCCGTCTGTGCGCATCCCACCTGGTGGGCGACCGATGAGGGAGGCCTCCCGCTGGAAGTAGGAAATGGCGTCACGAGGGCCCTTGAAGATGCGGTCCTTCCCGTCCTTCCCTGGGAGCTTGAGGCCCTGCATATTGATGTGGTTGGCGTTTTGGAGACGCTCCTGGAGCTTGGCCTGGAGTCTCTCCTCTGAGCGTTCGTAGAGGCGGGCTCGGAAGTCGCCCCGGAACAGGGGTCGGAGCTGTTTGAGAATCTCAAGCTGGTCTACGATGTCGCTCTGCTTCTCCCGACGGAAGTGAGAGGTCAGGGTCGTGACGTCGGGGGCATGGTTGTGGGCACGGAAGAACTCTCTAACGTACTCCCAGATGGTCTGGTGCTCTGGGATGAGGAACTCAAGGCCCTCGGCCTGGGTGTCCAGGATGTTGGCCAGGAGGAGATCAGGGTCATCGGTATGGTCGACCCTGAACATGGACCGCAACAAAATCTTCATGAATGAGGCGCTCCGTTAGCTTCCTTGCTTCTTGCTCTTCTTCTTGGCCTTCTTTTTCTTCCACTCCTTCTCTGGGTCCCGATGAACCCGAAGTGAAGACTTCCGACTCTCTTTCACGAGGCCAGTCTTCGAGGGCAACTCCTGGTCGAACCCGACGGTCCCTGAGGTGACCGGAGACGGCATGTCGGGGTAGTCGGTCTCGCGGTCGTCACCCAGATCGATTCCGACGTACTCCCACATCTCGATGTGGTCCATCAGGTGGTCGGAGTAGCACAGATGGCCGGGAGCTAGGGGGGTGTGGGGCTGGTCGAAGAGCCAGGTGGGCTTGCCCTCGTGGAACCGGCTGCTCAGAGCCTCCCCCAACACCCCGGGCATCTCCTTGTTGTTCGCCGCCTTCATCCCCAGATGGATGATGAGCAGCTCTGGAGGAATCACCAGGTCCTGGAGGGTGTAGAAGGACATGGAGACCGGAGCGGCGTCCGAATCAAAAATCTCGCCACCCCCCAGAGGAACGGTCGCCAACCAGGCGGTTATCAGGTCAGTGTCGCTAGCGACCTTGAAAAACCACCGGCTCCCTTTGCGAATGGCGACATGACGGAGGTGCTCTCGGAACACCCTCGTCGGCGCCGTCACCCACACGTTCTTGTCGGTCAGGTCCCGCAAAGGCGAGGACTCGATGTTGGCGGCCCGACTCAGACCACGCCACCCGGCCTCGACGTTGTCGAGGATGTCCCGTGCGGCCATGCACTCACAGCGCATCCGTCCTGGGGGAATGGTGGAGTCGTCTTGAACGAACCCGTGACCGAAACATTGGGGGCAGTTGGGGTCCCCGGGACCCGTGTCGTCGACCTTCTCCCGATAGTCAGGGTGGTTGAGTCCTGACGTCTCTGCATCGAAAGCCACTCGACGTCTTTTGTAGTTGGAGCCGTAGCCGTCGTGGTCGTCGTCCTTCACTTCTTCCTCCTTGATTTCCGCGCGTCCTCCAGAACGCCCTCGTAGATGGCCTTGAGGTCTCCGTCTGCGCTAATAGTGACTGGCTTGGACTCGCCCTTGATGCGCCGGCCGAGGACAGCTTCCACCAAATCCATCTTCTTGCGCAAGACCTGATTGACACGCATGTCGATGGAGCCGATGCCGCACAGGTGGATGGCATAGACCCGGTCGTGCTGACTGCCGATGCGGACCATCCGCCCCAGGAGCTGGAGGTAGTCACCGGCGCTCCAGGGGGTGTCGTAGCAGATGAGGCCCTTGGCGGCTTGGAGGTTGATGGCGTCCGATCCCGCCGTCGTAATGACGATGACCTTGGTGTCTGAGTTGGGGTCCTGGAAGAGACGCTGCGCCTCTGCGCGCCTCTTCGGATTGCTGTCGTGCCCCGTGATACTCACCGCGTAGCGGTTCTTCCGCCGCTCGTCAGTGTTGTTGAGCGCGGGCATGATGAGCTTAACCATCTCGGCGAACCGGGTGAACACGATGACCTTCTCATCGGCCAGGTCGCCCTCTGACAAGAGGTCCTTGAGGAGGCTGAACTTCTTGGACTTGCCATCCCTCCCCAACAGCTCTGGGTGGTTGACAATCTGCTGGAGGCGCGTACACGCCGTGAGGTGGTCGACCTCCTTCTGCTCCATCTCCCCCGTCTCTTTGTCCTGGACCCAGAGGAGGCCGGAGAGGGCTTCGCTGTACAGACGAGTCTGGTCGCCGTGCATCGAGAACTTGAGCATCCGGAAGGTCACGTTCGGAAGCTCTGTCGCGACCTCGTGCTTGGGCCGCCCCAGGAAGAACGGGTCTATCACCCGCCGGAACCTCTCGATGTCCTCGTCCCGGTATCCGATGATGACCGGAATCTGTCGGCCGCTCTTGGGGAGCTTCTGCAAGCGGGTGATGCAGTAGTCCTTCATGAAAGAGGTCTTCGTCCCAAACAGCGGAGGCATGACGACCTTGTAGATGCCATAGCCCTCGATGAGGTTGTTCTTGATGAGAGTCGCTGTCAGACCCCAAACCCAGGCAACCCCTTCCTTTTGGGCCAGGGCCTTGCAGACCTGGTGGATACGGGCTCTCGGATTCTTGAACGCAGTTGCCTCGTCGTAGACGACGACCCTGAAGTCGAGTTCACCGTGGATTTTAGTAAAGTCTGCCCTCGCCAGGGCATAGTTCATGACGATGACTGCCGGTCCTTTCTCGGCGAGAAACTCAGCGTATTGCTTCTCCCTCTTCTTCGGATTTCCTCCGGTCATCGCTGTGACGTGCACCCCTGTGGTGAACTTCTGAAACTCGCCGGCCCACTGGGGGACGGCTGACTTCGTCGTCAGGATGAGCGCCTTCTGGTCTGGGTTGGTCCTCCAGAGGACACAGAGGGAGGCGATGGTACTGAGCGTGTTGTGGTTGACAACCCCATTTCCGACATAGCAATGAGACGGGTCGTCGACTGTGATGTCGTACACCTCGGCCTCTCCCCTCTCGATATTCCTCACAGGATCGTAGAACCACTCTCTCTGACGAACCCGACTCAACTCTAGGAGGGAGGGGGAGTCTTGTGGCACTCCCACCTCTAACGCAACCCCCAACATGGTATCGAGGAACGAATAGGAGACATTACGGCGCCCTGCCCGGACATGTCCAAGGGTGGTATAGAAAGCATTCCCGAATCTCTTCGAAGTGCCTCCCCCCTTGTACCCCTGACGTCCACAACGAGCGTAAATCTCCTCCCGCAAGGCCTCCACCTCTGGCTTGAGATGGGGGACTACATCGTGGTTGGTGTTCTCCTTGTGCTGTGTCAGGGGAAGGATGGCGTCCCGCTTGCGTTGAGAGATGAGACCCACGTGCTCCATGAACACTCGGGCGTCCTCCCCCAGGATTGTCAGCCTCCAGTAGGTGTGGTCTCGCCCCTTAACCGCCTTCGGAGACCTACGGGACACAACCCCAAACCCCAGAAGGACAATCTGGAGCTGTTTGGCCAATTTCTCCGAGGCAGAACTGAACTCGATACCGTTCTTGGTAACGTGGCTCTCCGCATCCACTAAAGCCCGTACAAACTGACGCACGCACTCCCGGTCTGCCCGAAGGACCGACCACGGGATACACTTGTCTTTGGCGACTCCTTTGGGGACACCTATCGCCTCCAGCCACCGAATCAGATAGGTGCTGGCTATGGGATAATCGTTCCCATGTTTTCGTACGGGATATTTGAACAGAGTGTCAATGAGGTATTCGATGTCCGCACTGGTCTCAGGATTACTAAGGGAGCACTGGCTGATAGTAAAAAACCTTCCATCCTTGTGGTTAAACCACCCCTCTCCATCCTTGTGGTTAAACCACCCCTCTGCGATCAGATACCCCAGGAACCTGGCCAGCTCTGGAACCATCTTGAACTGGGTGGGGTACGTTTTCTCCCCATTCCGAGCGACCTCAGAGGGGAGGGACACGGGGACCCTTCCAAACTTGTAAGGGCTCCGATCAATGCAAAGGTAGTCCCCCTCACGAACCTCTGCGAGCTTAACCCAGACCTCACCTCCGCCACGACGAACCCGGACCGGGTGGACGAGAGACCCTTCGATCTCAAAGCCGTGATGCGTCTGGACTTTCCGGGTAGGCTTCACACCTCCATGGTAGAACTGTGAGACCTGGAGTTCCTTCCCCCCGACCTGAACGCTCCAATGATCCACGGGAGCAAAGGTGTCTGGTTTCGTGATCCCTGGGTTGATATCCTCGATAGGGACCAACCCATTCGACCCCGTTCGAATCAGGGTGTCTCCTCTGGTGCACTTACCTAATCCGGTGTCGTCGCCCAGGATGAACCGCCCCATGGAAGCCATGTGCAGGATGCCGATGACCTGGTAGTCCCGAATCTTGAGGGGGCGCTCCACCCCATCGAACCCGACGAAGGTCTCCCGGAGGTTCGGCGGCTTCCTCTTGATGGCCAGGCCCTTCTTCTTCCGAATGGCCGAGAGGCGCTTGTACCTCTTCTCGGTCGTCGGGTTCATCTTGTACTTGCTCATCGTCTTCTAGTCTCCAAAGAGGTCGAGGATACCGCCCTCAGAGGGCGCTGTGGAGCGCTCTTCGTTCAAGACGAACAACCGGTCGAGGAGTTCGTCCTCGAAGTCCTGGTCGTGTCCAGCATAGTTCGGGACGTCAAGGTCGCTCCATCCGTAGCTTCTGAGGACCTCTCGGTCCATCTCTTCGTGGAGCTGTTGAAGTTCGGGTAGCTCACCGGCCTTGATAGCGTTGTAGAGCTTCGTCAGGCCTTTCTGGTTCTCGGTCATCCACTCGGCTCGGGCGGCATAGAGCCGCTGTCCGATGCCTTCCAGAGAGAGGACGACCTCTTTGGGGTCCTTTTGGGGAAAGGGGAACGTCTCAAAACACGTCTCCGCCGTATAGCGGGAAGTTCCTTGAAGAGAAGAGCCCATGATGCGAGCCCAGTACTCGTGAACTCTAGACTGGAGAACTGAAAACGCAGTCCAGGACTCCAGAGGGAACACGTAGAGTGCTTCAGAGAACACTCGTCCCGTCGGCTGGAAGGAGAACATCACATGCTTCGACACCCGACCCGTCACCAAACAACGATGGAAGGGGGCGAGGGAACGATAGAGCCCGGGACGTGGGTCTGAGTACTGCCACCAACGCTTGCAGCGAGCGTTTGTCCTCTCCCTTTCTGGTTTGACCAGCCTGCGAACCCTCTCAAGCAGGTCGGGCCACTGTTCGGCATCCTCCAATGACATCTGGTCGAAATTGATGACGTATCGGTAGAAATCTTGGGTAGGAGAGGAGTTGACCTCCTTCCCGCCGATGTAGGGGAAAATCCTTTCTCCGTTCTTCGGGTCCTTGTCGATGAGGGCATTTCGCTCCCTTGGGGTCAATGTGAACCCGTCCACATTCAGGACGAAGGAGCCGTTGAAACTCAGACCCTCATTGGCCTTGAGAGGCAACGGGTCTGGACGCTCCGGACGCTGACGTAGACGAGAGTTCAGGCCCGGGCTCATTCAGGCGGCTCCTCGTAGAACGGACACTCTTCCCCGCCGGCACAGTCTCCCGTCGTGTCCCCACAGTAGAGACAGACCCCCGGGTCCGGGTCTTCCGCCCTGGGCTTTGGAGTCCGGTCCCCCGAGGAAGCGACGAACACCCCCTCCGAGAGCATCCTCTTGAGTTTGGCGAGAGTGAGGTCCTGCATCGCGGCCAAGCTGTCCGCCTGTTCCTGGGTGATGTACTTGTCCTTGACGTACAGCTCCAGGCGCTGATGGACCGTCGCCGCCTCCTCGGGAGACACGACGACCTCCCCACCATCCTCGACACTTTCCTCGGCCTCCTCGGGCGAGAGGGTGTACTGGACCACAATCATCACCTCTGGTTGACCCTCGAAAGAGAAGTGAACCACGTCGCGGACCATCCAGAAGCGTTCCCTCAAAGAGACCTTCTCCCCAATGCGGGGCACTGGTGGCTGCTCTCCAAAGAGGAACGCTTTGGACTCGAACCAGTCGCCAGCGTCGGCTCCGTGGTAGAAGTTGTAGTGGATTCGTCGCTTAGCCATCGATATCTCCCCCGACATCGACTACGACGCGTCCCGGGCCATCGATGACCAGTCCGACCCCGTGAGGGGTGCCCAAGGTCTTGACACCTCCGTGGGCTTCGATGGAGACCTGGCGACCTGGTATAACCACGTGACCATGGACCCTGCTCAGACGGCGAGGAACCCCCGTAGAGTACTCTGAGAGTGCCTCTGCAATCTGCTCCAGCGTCATCCCCTTGAGACCTGCCTCCTGGACAGCAGCGGCCGTCCTGGGGCCGATGTAGCCGTCAACGGGACCAGGGTTGCGGCCGATCCTGTGGAGCTGGGCCTGGACGAACCTCTCCAGAGATCGGGTCCCCTCCCACTTGCCGACGTCAGCCTGGGCCGCAGCGACCACTGAGAGTTTGGCGACCTCTCCCCTCCCCTCTGCGATGAGACGCTCGTAGAGGACCTGCCAGGGGCCGTAGTAATAGAACACGGTCTGGAAGGGAGATGGAAGCGGGTCCCGGTCGTGGGGAACGAAGTTCAGGGGAACGACCACTGACCAGAGGAGGCCGAGCTTGCGGACGTCAACCACCTCCTCCTCGAACACTGACTCGAACCGGACCTGTCGACCGGCCCGCAACATCGAGAGGTGGGTGGGAAAGGGGTCCTCGTCCGGGGCTGAGATGTCGATCTTGAATCCCAGGTCCTTCGTCGCTTCGATGACCCGGTCCAGGGCTTGGGCAGTGTCCCTGGTCACGACCAAGCGGCCGTACCTAATGAGTGTCTCGCGTTGCACAGAGTCCTCCAGGGTCGTCAGATAGAGATACGACACGGGACCAGAAACTGGACCCCCCAAACGCGAAGAACCCGCCGGAGCGGGTTCTTTGAGTGCGTCGGAGTTCGGCTAACTTCTGGCCTCTCGTATCTGCTCATCGATGCGCTCGATACGCTCCAAGACAGCTTCTCTCTGCTCGGCGGAGAGCGCTGGGTCGAAGAGTTGTTGGCGCAGTTGCCGACGCCTCTTTGTGAGGTGAGGAAGCCGAGTGGATCCCGGAATCTCACTCCGATGGATGAAGTACGCCATCACAGGTCCAAGGTCAAACCTTACGGGTCGTTGCCGGGGAATACGGCCAGGGTCACCGAAGACGGGTCAGGAGTAGCTCGACTGAAGCCCGTGAACATCGGCTTGCCTTCACAGCGGTACCGGTCCGCCGCCGCGTACCCTTCACCATACCCCGTCGGTCCGATGACGCCATCGAGCTGGATGCCGTTGGTCTGACCCAGGCCATCTCCGAGGATGCCGTAGGTCAGGACAACCATCTGAATCTCGTCCCCGTGGCTCGTCGTGTTGACGGTCGCGAAGGCCTCCTCCTTGTAGTTGCGTACAAGCATGGCCTTGCAAGCCAGGATGCCTCCCTTGAGGACAGGGAGAACTGACGCCGGGAAGGACTCGCTGACCCAGTCGATGGGGCCACCAGGGTTCTGTCCAGAGAGGACGAAAGACGAGCCGCCGCCTCGGTACAAGCGGAACCGCTTGGTTCCCGTCGGGGCCGTGGATGCGTTGAACGCCTCATAGCGAAGGATGGCACCGTCGCTCATCGCGACGAGCTGCCCCGGGTCGCCCATGAACCGGTCGAAGCTGTCGCCGCCAGTAGTCAGAGGGAGGACCGTCTGCACCGGCCTGAGGCGAGGAGTCGCTGTCGCGAACGCGCTGGCCTGGTCGTTGAGGGGGTTCTCCCCGATGAAGTCCGAGTCCTGGAGCAGGATGCCCAGGGGCAGACGCTCCGTCATACCCGTGAGCTGGAGCTGGCTGGTGCCGTCTCCGGCATTGTTGACCAGGTCCCTGCCCCCCGCGAAATTGGCTCGGGTGACCCGTGAGTTCTTCGGCTCGTTGAAGGGACCGACGTTGTCGAACGGAACCGCCAACGTGAGGGAGCGGTCGCTTCCTGTCCCCGGCGTCCACGAGACCTCAATGCCGTTGCCCCGGCTGCCATCCACCAGGGAAGTGAGGATGACGTTGTTGCCCTCCGCGTTGGCGTTCAGGGTGAAGCGAAGGTCAGGGTGGGCGCTAAGGACGGCAGCCAGATCTGCTGTCGTCGCCTCTCGATCTGCCGGAATCTCTCGGAACTCGGTGATGGTCGCAGGAGTCGTAGACACCCCCGTGAATGTAACGACGGTGCCGTCCAACTTGTGGATGGTGATTGTCGCTCCGATGAGGGAGAGATCCTCGCCGCCTTGGAGGGTGGCCCCCGAGACCACGAGCTGGGCTGTCGAACTCACCAGGGTCACCGCATTGCCGACAGCTCCAGGGGCAAAGGCCGTTAGGATGACGACATCCCCGTTTCTCGTTGCGGTCACGGTTCCCGTGAATGAATTGGCTCCGTCGTTGAGGGCGGCCACGATGTCGGCCGCCGCGGTTGCCCCGCCGCCCGTCACATCGAAATCATCAGAACCCGGAGTCCTGGAGCCGGCAACGCCGGTCAGGGGGACACCACCAATCGTGAGGATGTCGCCGGGAAGAGGCGCCAGAACCTGGACGGTACCGGTCGCCTTGATGTCACCAGGCGAGGCCACTGCGAGGGCCAGACCACCCCGGTCTACGCCCTCCTTCTGCCCCTCAGTGAAAGTCCTGGTCAGGACCCTGTTACTGGGGGTCGTCTGGCTCGGCGGGAGGCGGGAGGACGCGCTGACAGTGTCCTCCGTGTAGCCGGCGTCGAGAGGCGTTCCGGGGAACAGCTCGCCACCGACCTTGCCAGTGCCCAAGGTCGTGAAGAAGTCGATACTCGCCAGAACTTCGAAGGCCCTGGGGTTCGGGGTCTCGACCTGGAGGTCGCCGTTGGAGTCGAACTGCTCGATGGGCTCGTTCAGGAAGAACGCATCAGAGGTGGCGACCTGTCCGTAACGGGCCTCATAGTCCGAGGTCGTCCTCGTTGAACCCTCGCGGGACATGAAGGGGTCACCCTGGTACGGCGTCCGGTTGAACCCGGCGTACCAGCGGTCGTTGAGCTGTGCCGCCGAGGGGACGGTCATCTGAATCAGCTCCAGCTCGGGGTTGGAACCGTCCAGGACCAGAGCACCCGTGCCCGTGTGGCGTCGAGCGATGACGTAGTTGTTCTCGTTGATGAACCCCTGGGCGAACCCGAACACGGCCGCCTCGACCACGTACTCGAAGTCCGTGAACTGGTCCTTCGAGCCCGAGACGAAGTTGGGGCTCAGGGAGACATCAAGGGCCTCCTGAGGGATGATGTAGGTGTGGTCACCGTCCGTCAGGGTGAGGTCCTTGGCGCCGTCCTGGAGCACGAACAGCGTCTGCTGCTCCGCGTCCGTCTTGAGGAGGTTTGTCGGCGGGTCCGCCACTGCCGTCACACGGTCAGCCCCGAAGGTCAGACCGCCCTTGGCGATGAAGTCGTCGCGGTCGTAAACCCCGTAGAGACGGGCAATGCCAAGGTATGGCGGAAGCTGGATACCAACGAGACCCGCACCAAGGTCCGAAGACTGAACTGAGGCCAGACGGGCCGTGATATCCGCCGCCTCCGAGGTCAGGGTGCCGACAGTGGTAGTCAGACGAGCCTGGTAGGCCGCCGTGCCCGGACCGACGATGGTCCCGTAGACGGAGTAGGCGTGTCCACTGGTCGTTCCCGTCTGGAGGTAGAGAGGAAGGACCAGGTTGCCGGCACTGGTGTTGTCCTGACCACCGATGGCGCTGAACACCGGCAACGTCGGGTCGACGGCGTCAGTGAACAGGTGGTTGATGCCGTTGAGGAACGTGCCCGAGCCGACGCCGGTGATGTCGACATGGAAGGGGATGTCCTGGCGGCCGAACCGGGGCATATACTCCGAAGGCACCGGGAAGCCCATCTTGAGGCCGGTGGTGAGGATGCCCGCACCGTCCTTAGGGATGGCGCCCGGATAGGTCGTGCTGCCCAAGAGACTCGGGTCGGCCTCCGTGGTGATGGCTTTGAGGGTCATCGACTGGTCCTGGAACGGACGAATGACCAGGGTCTTCGACCCCTTGTCGACGAAGACCTCGTGCTCGCGGTCCTGCTCGCTGAAGGCTACGACGTTGCCGCCAAAGTCCGTCGCCTTGGGGGAGCTGTTCTCCCCCAGGCCGAGAGACGGGAGGCGGTTCCAGAGACCGACAGGAGCCGTGTCGAAGAACGTCTCCTGATCCGGGATGCCCGACTCCGAGGGGAACGAGGTGTCGACCGTGCCGATGGCCTGGCGCAGGTAGGTGTTGCCGCCCTGGACCAGGCTGACCCTCCAGAGGTCATCTGGGATGCGGGCCATGCCTCCGCGGCCGGGATGGTAGAGCAAAGCGCAGGATATTTGCAGCTTGCTCGCAATCTGGCTCGGGATGCTGTGGTCGAACCCAGTTCCGGCACCGAGGTTGGTGGAGTTCCATGGGTTCGCCGTATCCAGCACCGAACCCTGGATGTCCGTGAGGACAACGGCCAGGGCTGGGTCGGAGGCAGCGAAGCCGGAACCGTCTTCGGCGTTCGTGATCTGGCTTCGGAATTCAGCCGTGAGCGTCTCGCCCGCAGCGATGGTGAAGTCCGTCACACCCGCACTCAGGGGCTCTACAACGACGCTGGTGGCGTTCGAGGCATCCTGAGTCGTGTATCCCGCTGTACCCGCTCCGACGACCTTGAAGCAGCCGTTGTTCTCCCTGAAGGCCGTGTCTCCATAGAGGACGATGTAGACCTCGGAGCTGCGCCCCGTGTTGTCCCGCCCGCCGTTGGTGAGCATGTCGAACAGGGTTCTCTGATTTCGCAGGAGAGCCGTGGTGACGGCCGTGGGGTCGTTGGCGAAGTTGCCAGAGCCGTCCAGAGTGTAGAACCCTCCCAGGACATCGAAATCGATGCCCAGGTCAATCTCCGGACCGGCGACAAGGCCAGGGGACGCACTGCCGACAGAGTCGGAGTCCAGACCCGCAATCTTGAGTGAGGAGTCCAACAGGCCGCCAAGCACGATGAATGGCCGTTCGAAGTTGGTCTCTCGTAGGGGGTAGAACGGCCCCGGGTGCTTCGCATCCGCCGCCGGGTCTGCGGTCAGCTCGCCAGGCGCCAGGGGGTGTTGGGCGTACTGGTCGAGGGCCCTGATGGACACCGGGTGCTGGAGGCCGGTACCGTCATCGGGGAAGCTCGTCTTCCAGTACTCTGCCGGGGCCACGAAACGGACAGCGCGCTCACTGCCATCTCGGAACGTCGCTCGGGCACCCTGGGTGCCGTTGTCGCCTCCGATATGAAGGAAGAACACCGAGCCGTCGCCGAAGCTGCCGGTAGCGCCGAGGTTGTTTACGAAGCCTGAAGGCTTGAAGTCGGCTCCGACGTCCCAAGAGACTGTGCTGTCGAACTGGTCCGTCGTAAACCCGCCAGTGAGGGCAGCGTCGTTGTCGCAGAGGACGGTGACGTCCGTCTGCAAAGAGGCGCTGTCAGAGAACACCGTGCGAATGCCGTCAGGGCCATCCACGGGTTCGGTCTGGTTGAGGGCTGCCGTAGTTCCATCAGCATGGAGAAGGTCGACCTCGACCACACTCGGTCCCTGGGTGTCGCCCACTGCACTCTTCTTCCAAGAGGAGCGGAGGCGGTTCTCAGCGAGAGCAGCGATGTTGTGGAGGAGAATGCGCTGGTAGTCCCACTCGCCCGGAGTTACCGAGCGACGCAGGTCATGGATGTCCCGCCCCCCAACCTCGTCGGCGAACAGGCCGTCGGGACGGGCGCTGAAGAACTCAATGATGGCACCCGCCTCGTGGCGGGTTGCCCGAGTAGCCCCTCGACCGCGGCCACCTGACGGGATGGTGATGGTTCCTGGAGTAGGGGCGGAGTCGACCGACGAGACGCCGATGATTTCGCCGTCGATGACCATGAAGACGTTGGACAGGATATGCTTCGGGTCGTCGAAGCCGCTGTCGACCAGGTTGTCCACCTGGATGACGCCCGTAGCCGTCGGACTCAGGGCATTCGTCAGAGTTGCCGTCGCCAGGGTCTTGGCGCCCTCTCTCGGGTCCGTCAGGAAGCTCGCCGAGGGGTTGCGGTTGAACGCGCCGTTCTGGTTCGGGTTGCCAGCGAGGTTGGCCGCCGTGAACGTGCTGGTGTTGCGTCGGAACACAACGCACAGAGGGATGGCGTAGACGTAGCCGTCAGCCGTACCCAGGGCACTGTTCGAGTTGCCGTCGCCGGCACGCCAGAGGCTGGGGTCTCCCAACTCGTCTCGCATGTTGGAGAAGGCGAACCCAGTGACTGGAGAGGTCGACGTCCCCTGTCCGAGCACGTTGGGATCTCCGAGGCCATCCGGGTAGACATCCAGAGCCACACTGGAGCCCAGACCTTCTCCCGAGCCGAAGACACGAAGGCGGTACTGAAGCTGAACTCGACGGGTCGTCTCGAACCCGATGGCCGGATCTTGGAGATCGTCATCGAGATTCGCTTGACCAAATTCGACGTTGCCAAACTTCCAAATCTTGTCCGCAGCGGGCTTGTTGGTCGTCGCGGGGTTGGGTTGGATCAGAGCGAGCCAGGCCTCCAAGAACACGAAGTCAGTGCGGCTGTCGGACGACGGAGGGGGGCTGAGGCGGATGCGATTACTGACGTCACCAGTGGTAGAAAGCTGGGTGCCTCCGACTGGAATGAGCCATCCATTGATGTTGGCCCACAGCACTGGAGTGGTCTCCTCCGCAGCCGGGTTACCGACCTTGAAGAAGTTCGACCAGCTCTTGTCGGTCAGGAAGTCCTGACTGGCCAGGGTCGGGTCGATAAGCCATCCAGAGGGCATCACCCGACGAACGTAGTTCGAGAGGGACTCGAACTGGACCTGTTGGGCCAGGTTGAATTCGTGGTCGAGGGGTGGCTTACCCCTCTGGGCGACCACAGTGATGAACTGTCGCTGCTCTGGGGTCAGCGTCCGTGCAACGCCGTTGCCAAGATTGATGCTCATCGATACGTCCTCAGCGCTCTGTCAGCAGATGTCCGTCGGTCAGGTTCGGAGCACTCTCCTAGCCTCAACCATAGACAGGCTAGCGACAACCATACAGCGCTCAGAACAGGACAGCATAGGCCCCCAGGTAGACCTTGTCCGAACCTGTGTTGGTGAAGGCCAGACGCAACTCTGTACTGGGGGCACAGTTGGTGAGAGGTTCCAGGAAGCCTACAGGCATGAAGGAGGCTCCGTCATCGAGACTCAGAGCCACCACAATCTCCGGGGCCTCCTGGTCGATCTCTTCGATAGACCTTACCGCGGGCTGGTTGATTCCGTTGAACACTCCGAACGACGACATGATGTCCTGGCTGGTCGAGTACCTGTAGACCTTCCAGTAGACCATGAACTCGGTAGCCCCCGAAGGAGCTATGGCCGAGATATCGATGGTGTCCGTGATGATAAGCCCAGGCCTCGGAGGGGTCGTCTGGTTGTTCGGTGCCAGGACGGCAGTCGAACCAGGGGTCAACCCTGTCTGGGGACCCGAACCCCTCCCGGTCTGGAATCGAGGAGAGAAGGACCCCGTGAACGGTGCCGCAATGACCTGGTTGGTCGTGTTGTCGAGCACCGCCGACGGGTCGAGGTCTGCCGCGTCGCCCGCCTCCAAGAGGGGATTGAACACGATGTTCTCGAACATCGGGAACCGGGCCAGAAGCTCCTGCATCGCCAAGCTGGTGAAGTCGCCTCCATCTACAGGGAGGACGTAAGAGGAGCTGTCCACGGTGATAGACCCCGCCGGTGCCTCGATGGGGTACTTCCCATTGATCTGGGTGAAGTCTCCCACAGCCGGAGAGCGCTCCACCTGGAGGATTTCATTCGTTGGTAGGTCTACCAGGACTCTCATCTATCAGCTCCCGTCGTCACCCAGGACATTCACGTTGTTGCTGTAGGCTGTGCCATCAGCAGTTTCGACATCGAACCCGACCTTTACAGCACCCACCCAACACCCGCTGGCGCTCGGGTCATCTTCCGCCGTACCCGCTGTCGGTTCCGGCTTCGCAGCGGGACCCGGCCCCACCGTCACCTCCAACCATACCCGGGCACCAGGCGGAAGCATCGAGCCCGAAGGCGTTGCGATACCGTATTTGTCCAGGATGTTGTCAAGCCAGTTACCGACCTTGAACGGACGGGCCTCAGGCTGCTTGTTGTAGGGACGAGTCGTCTCCAGCGTCCTTCCGTGGGTCGCCAGGGTCAGGCTTCCAGACGTCGGGGGTGTGGCCGGGTCTACTGCCACCCGGTTGCCACCGCCGTCCTTGGGCGTGTCGAAGAAGTCGCCGACCGGGGTCAGCGCCATCGTGAACGCGTGACTGCAAGTGCGTCCGCCGTAGGCCTCGGGGTTGCCGGCCACCGCACGGAACGAACCCGCGGTGCCCGACTGAGGCGCAGGGTACTGGGCCGAGTGAGTGACCGTGATGCCGGTCATCGTGGCCGCAGACAGAGAATCCGGAGCTGCTCGTCGGAACACCTCACCGTCCGCCACGAGACCGGAAGTGAACGCCGAGCGAACACCGCCGGAGACTCTTGAGTCACGGGGGTGGGGGGACGCAAGGACTCGACTGAATCCAGGAGCCGTGAACGGACCTCCATTACCCGCGGTTGCGGTGTCGATACCACCCCACAAGACGGGCGTAGGCGGGTTGGCAAACAAACCAACGTCCTGATGGGAGTCTTGCGGGTTGCCGGCATCGCTACCTACACCGAAGCCGTACTCTGGGTCACCGAGGACCCAGTCTGCGGCAGGGTTGCTGCCTGCACCAGAGTCAGAGTTGTAGCGAGGCTCCGGGCCACCGGTGATGAACCGCTCCATGACGTTCGGCATCAGGTCGCCGGCTTCTCGGTTAACGTACAGAGGTACGACCACCGTGCCTCCCGGCCAGATGTCATCCCCGGAGTTGTCCGGGTGGGTGTAACTCGCCGTGGGAGCGCGGTCTCCGAAAGGAAGACCGGAAGTGCCAGAGGCCTGGGAGCGGACGAGGGAGAACAGACCCGTTCGTCGGACCTGAGACCCCGGTATCTCCACGACCAGGTTGAAGCACATGTAGAATTCGTCCAGGATATCGTTGACTGTCCCGCCCGTATTGTAGCCGGGGAGGTCGTCCTGGTTGCGGCTCGGGACGTCGTTGCCCCAGACGCCGAAGTTGACCCAGAGACGGGTCAGGCGAGCCCCCTTCGGAGCCTTGCCCGGGAACGGACTGTTGATACCACCACCAGGCTGCATGGCCTGGGTGAAAGCCTCCGACAGGTCGATGCGCAGCGTAGGCGGCGGCACCGAGGCATCGTAAATCCAGGAGTCGCGGACGGCCTTGGGCCAGTAGAGCTGCCACCACTCACCAGCTGGCGTCCAGCTGTAGGTGCTGTCCGCCAAAGTGGCCGGGAACGTGGAGGGTGCCAGGCTGTTGGCGTTGTGCAGCTCGGTGTGAGAACCGTAGTCGTTGCCGGCGCCGAACTGGTCCGCAAACCAGCCGTTCGCTATGAGACGAAGGTCTCCGACACGGCTCCTCGTTGCCCGGTGTCGGTCCATAAGGACCCAAGGCTCTGCGATGCCCAGAGGAGTCGACTCACGGGAGTCGACGACACCGACGGAGTCGACCATGGACACGGCCTTACCCATGCCGTCAGGACCGATGCCACTCGGGTTGTCGCTTGAGTGGCCGAGGATGACCGAGGACTTGGCGTGGCGGGGAGACACCGTGACGATGCGCTCGCGCCCAATCGGCTGCAAGGCATACTGAGGAGGACGATTGTTCGCCCCCGTACTTGGAAGGTCCCCAGTGACGGTGTCTTGCCAGCTTCCCAGGACTCCCAGCGGGGAGTAGAGAATGACCTTCTCGGACAGGAGGGTCGCCCCTCCATCGACAGGACTCTGGTTGGGGAAGAAAATCTCGCAGTCGCCGCCGAGCACAATGTGGCCCGTGTTGGGACAGCGATTGATGCGGTAGAGATCGGTTTTGAGGGTCTCCACATCACCGCTTCTCGGCCAGCCCGAGGTCCACGCCTGGGTGTTTGGCAGAGTGCCTCCAAACCCGGAGTCGTCCTGGCTGCTGAGCTGGACACCGAACCGATGTAGGGCGGGCTTGATCAGGTGCAGGTACGACCCGACGTTCTCCTCCAGCAGGGGGGCGCTGAAGACCCAACGAATACCCCGAGCTGCGGAGTACGCCTCGTAGTCGCCACCACTGTTCGGGTTGTTGGGGGCCGGAGAGCTGATGAACGCGGCGTTGTTTCGGTCGCCCGCACCGCGGTCAATCTGGGAGTTGTGTCCCTTGTAGCTGTAGAACCCAATGGAGAGAGCCGTGTCCTGGGTGCTGTGGTCGCGTCCGGCCCCGAGGTTGGCATCCATCGTCAGGAACTGAATGCGTAGTGTAGCGTCCTCTCCGGTGACCTCGGCCTGCTGAGTAGCGTCCAAGAGGGAGAGGTCATAGGTGACCTCCAGAGAGACACCCAGGGGGTGCATGGGGTTCGTGATTGCCGTCCAGACAATCCACCCCGCAACCGGACCACCCGTCAGACTGACGTTGTTACCGTTGAGGCGCACGTCACCGTTTGCGAACGTCGCGAGGGCGTCGCAGTCCGTGATGGTGGCCCCGTCAATCTCAGCGGCTGTGACAACCACGCTGAGAATGTTGGTTCCATCACTCTTCGTGACTTCCATGGTCAGGTCAGAGACCGAACCCGTCACGTTATCCCAGAGGGGAGCGGCACCATTGCTTGCTTCCGAGGCGTCGTTCCACTGGGTGTCTGCTACCGCGCGAATCAGAGGTGATCTCTCTACCAGAGGGAGGGCTCCGTCGAACGTCGCAGAGTCGCGGAGGGCACCACTGGAATCACGGCGCCACTTGCGGAGGACAGCGACATCGCGTTGGACCGTGCTGTTGCCCTCGGACAGGACCTTGTTGGCCAGGACATCGATGATGTACCACCACCCCGTGTAACGGTAGTTGTGCGTACCACAGATGTAGATGAACCGGCCGATGTCGGTGACGTTGAAGTTGTAGCTCGTGGCCCCGATAGAGTAGAAGATGGCGTCGGCGTCGGGGATAAGGTTGTCCGAGTTGTCCCGCGGCGGAAGAAGACCACCGTCGACACCGCGAGGACCGAGCACCGGAACGAACTCAACGTTCGGGGTGATACGGATTCGGTGTCCCGAGAGCGGCCGACGAACATCCCCATTGTCCACGCGGTCCCCAAACCCGTTGGAGATAGTCGTCGTCGGGTCAACCAGGGGGTCCGTGTGTTGGTTGAGGTCGTAAAAGATTTCCTGCTCCCTGGGGGAGCCTGCGTTGTTGAGGTTGCTGGCCGGGGAGAGGCTGAACGCAGCACCGTTCGAGGTCGACCAGGAGATAGTATCCGCGGACCCACGCCACCCGATCTTGCGAGCGATGACGTTTACGACAGCACCCGGAGCCGGGAGGTTGGCCGCAATGACGCGAGGGACGTTGGCGTTGATGACCGGGGCCAGGTTGGCCGCCGTGGTGGCGACCGCGCCACCGATGCCGAACTCCGTCCCCAGAGTAGGCACGGCCCGGGCCGTAAGAACCACGCCGTCGATGGTGACCGTGTCTCCGTCGCCTGGGAGGAGGGAGACCGTGATGGTTCCGTCCTGGTGCCGACCGCCACTGACTGAAATCGTCCCGTTTGTGGAACTACGGAACCCGTCGCCGGGCTGTCCAAGTCCAGTGGCTGTATTGGCGTCAGTAGAGCCGGAGTCCTGGAACGTTTTCCAGCGACCGACATCGCCGACTGTGTAGAAGGTGCCGTTGTCGACATCCTCGATGACCATGCCAGGGAGCAGCCTCATCTGTTCTTCGACATCGAAAAAGATGTCGGAGAAGTTCCCGTCATATCCGTAAGTCAGGCCGTTCTCCTGACTCAAGGCATGGCGGTAGGAGACTGAGACATTGCCCGGGACGCCCAGATGGCGACCATCTCCCGCCGCCGGAGAAGCCCCTACAGGGTCTGTGTTGAATACTGGCGTCGGGTCAATAGGGAAGAAGGGGGAGAGGTGAGTACGTCCTCTCGGCCCATTCGAGAACTCATACATCGGGACGTCCAGGGGCGTCCTTCCCGTACTCGAAGATCCGAAGTCGGCCGTCCCACTACCCTTGAGGGTGGGCGGGCCCTTCGGGAGGAGCATGACCTCTCCGAAAGCCGGAACCTCCATGCCCTTGATGCCGCCTTTGGCCGGCCGCCCTCGGAACGAGGAGAGAGCCGCATTGCCGCCCGTCGCATCCAGGGGGCGGAAGGGGCGCTCGTACACCAACGAACCCGGGGTACCCATCCTGAGACCAGAGGTCCCGAAGGGGAACAAGGCGTCGTTCGGGTTCAGGGTGAGGGCCGAAGACTGGGGTGCGTCGAGGTCCTGGCGGTGATCCGCCAGGATGGCCGGGGAAGCCCAGCTCTGAGCCGCTGCCACATTCTCACGGAGCCTGAACAGAGGTCCGTGGGAGGCCCTAGAGTCCTCGAAAGTGAGTGTCGCGTTGGGGGACACCACCGTGATGTCGTCGTGGAACTCGGAGCGGTTGAACGTCGAGACGACATCGACCCCGGGCTTGTCTACCAGGTCCTTCTGGAAGTTCGGAAGAGGGTCTGCGGCGCCATGGCCCCAGACCGTCAGAGAACCGAGGGTGTCTGTGACGATACTCCTCGGATTCGCACGAAAAGCAGTTGCCTGAACAGTGCCCAGACCCCCGTCAATCAGGACACCCTGACTCAACCGAGCAGGGTGGCCGACGAAGGTCACACGACCCGCATCGTCCCGCTGGAACTCTCCCCTTGTGTGGGCCAAGGAGACTTCGTCGAGGCGGTCCGCACGTTCAGCCGAGTAGATGACCAGGCGGGCATAGGCTTTCGGGAGGAGGTCCGTGGTCGGCGTCCCCGCCGCGTCCATGGCGAAATACGCCACGGAAGTGTACCTGCCCTTGGAGTCGGCATTCTCGTGGATGCCCAGGAGGCGTCCGCGGCCCGTGAACTTGAACTGGGCTGTCGGGTCAGAGTTGGTGAACACCGACACGAGGTCCATGGGCAAGGATCCTCGACCGGAACCGATGGCCGCCGGATTGATGCTCAGACCTCGCAGAGAAGTCGGAGAACCCGTCGGAGAGCCCCCAGGATCCACTACGTCGGCGACGTAGATGGGGCGTGTTGCGCTCTCGTCGTAGTAGATAGTCCACGGGTGGCCGTCATCGTCTTCCGTAATCTGCTGCTCGAAGAACAGATTCGGGAGACGGGCGAACTTCTCAACCCGGAGCTGGAGGTAGCCGACGATGGTTGCCGCAGGGGCATGTCCAGCCACGTCCGTGCCCGAGGCTACGAAGTCAACATTGAGACCGTCACCAACTGTCGGGTTGAGTGGCGTGTGGGGGAAGAATTCGCTGGGGGTGACGCTCGACGGGTTGACGAAGCTGTCCACCACCGACTGGGTCAGCAGAGGAGCGCCGACGATGCGCCAGACACCTTCGTTCGCAGCGTCGTTCGGGCCTGGGCTGGCAAAGTTGGCCGTACCCAGCTCGATGTAGCACCCCTTGAGGAACGGGACGAACATCGGAAGCGAACCGGCGCGAGCCGACTGGGCCATCCGGAAGGATGCGGTACCCGGGTCTGTCGTGCTGAACACGTCGTCGCCGACGCCATCTCCGGGCCACTCGATGTTTCCGACCGCCGACTGGAACGCCACCCAGTCCGACTGGGTGAGGGCAACAGAGACGACGGCCTCCATCTGAACGTCATCGGCAAGGACACGAGCTGGGTGGAACGCACCAGCCTGGGGAGAGTGCCCAGAACCAGGGCCTTCATCCAGACGATTCGTCGGGTCAGTCCTGCGGATGACGGCCGTCGTGAGATCTGTTCCCAGGAGGCGGAGGTTGGAAATCCAAACCTGTGTGTCGCCCGAAACGCGGAGGCCGGCGACACCGCCAGCCTGATGGCCGCCGTACTGCCCCTGTTTGTCGGTGTCGCTGAAACGGAAAGCGTCGAAGATTCCCGCGTCCTGCAAACCAGTCCCGAACCCCTGGCTGCCCAGGGAGGCGGAGGTGGTGAATACACCGGATTCGACGAAAGTGGTGTGGAACCTGATGTCCGGGGAACCGCCGGGATCAACGGAACCCATGACGGGGGAGCTGAAGGAGATGCCTGCCGCCGAATGTGGCCCCAAAGGTGAGAACAGCCCCATCCGACCGCCGGAAGAGACCATGGTGCTGCCTTGCAGCTCCAAGGCAGTGGAGGCACCTCCATCGAGACCGGAGCTGTCGTCCGGACCAAAGGCAGCGAACGTCGAGGGACCCCTCAGGTTGGTCGCCAGGTGTTCCAGGGCCGAGGCCATCGTCACCACATTAGGATTGGCGATAATGGACACGGGATACGTTGTGTTCGACGAGACACCGGTGACAGGACTAGGGGCACCGCCAATGAGCGAGGGCTGGAAAAACTTGGACTGAATGTGGTCGGTAGCGACGGTGAAGCTCCTGGAAGGCAGGAGCATCGCCGTCATATTGACGTCTGAGAGAGTTGACCCGCCTCCGACGCCAATCGCCAGCGGACTCTCATTGAGAATCACACCCTCGAAGGTCAGTTCCAATCCCGTCCTAGAACCAAAGTCCAGATTACCGAGGATAAGATCACCCTTGGCAATGCTTCCGGGAGCCACGACTGGCGCATCCGCCGAGTTGTTCTGGGCCGCTCCGTAAATGAGGAAAGAGTCGTAGCCCCTGTTGGGGACCTCCGTCAGGAACGACGTGAACCTGGTCTCGTCGTATGGCTGGATGCCATAGCCCACCCAGATATGAGCCAGCCCCGCGGCGCCCGCAGAGAAAATGAGCACGGCCTGTGTGTCGGACTGGACGTAGGTTCGCCTTCCCAGGAATGGGAAACTGCGCTGCTGTACGGACGACCGGTACGGCTCCTGCTGGGCGAGAGTCTCGGCACTGACCTCGTAAGTGGTCGCAATGGTCTGGTCGCCAGAGAAATAGGGAGTCCGTCCTCTGGGGATGTCGACACGGAGGATTGTCGTGTCCGCGTTGTCCGTAGCGCTGACGATGGGATAGGAGCCGATGGGGACAACCGGACGGAGGCCGTCGCGGAAGAACCCCAGCTCTTCATTGGCGTTCGCCTCGGAGACGTCCCCAGGGAAGTCCGTCGTCGCCGGGTTGGTGAACCCGCCTTCGTTCTTCTCTGTCGCGTAGTCTCCAAAGAAGAGACCGCACCTGGACTGAGAGGTGAACTCCCCGCCCAAGAGGTCACGCACATCGTTGGCGGTGTTGAGGTCATGGACCTCGATCAGCACATTGAAGAAGTCCCGGACATTGGGAATGGCGTCCGTTGTACTTGACCCCCAACCACCACAGAGGAGAGCGACCGTAGTGCTTCCCGTCGGGTGGCGTGGGTCGTTCGGGCCCACGAAAAGGAACTGGCGTTCGCCAGAGCCGTTACCCGCCAGGTCAGGGTTTGGGGATACTTCGACACCCGTGCTCACCTTATAGAAGCCGGCGTCGTCGAGAAGGCCGTCGACCGGGTCCGGGTGGGCATTGGTTCCATAAAGGGCGTCGTTCAGGAACTCGGCAATGACGTTGGCGTCCGAAGACGGACCGAAGGGCCCACCTTTGGTGACCTCGACGTTAAGAGTAATCCAGCGATTGCGTGTCGCCGTGGTCGGGTCGGCCGAATAGACCGTAATGGTGATGAACGAGGCGTCCGGGAACGTGATGCCACCGCTGACATCCGCCGACTCCAAGTAGGGCTTGGAGGGTAGGATGTCGATTTGGCGCTCAGTCAGGAAGACACGACCAGTCGTGCCGTTGTCCGTCTCGGCCGGGACGGCCGACTGAACAAGGTCGGCACTGAGACGAGAGTTGATGCCCGCAACGATGGTCGCCGGGGTGTCAGCCCCTCCGCCGGTGGCCGTGTAGGTGACCCAGTTGACCGGGTTGGTCGGGCCTTCGTCGGACAGAAGGAGGTCCTTGCCTCTCGCATTACGGTTCGAACGGTCGGCAAACTCCTTGATGTTGACCACGAACCGAACGTCGGCAGCCGATAGATCACCACCCCCAGAGTTCCACTGGGAACGCTCCGCGGTCATGACCGTATGGCCCTCGACAGTGGCACAGAGGCCGCCGTCCTGGGCTTCTGTCACGGGAGCGATGGGCATCACGCCCGAAGGCAAGAGACCAGTCACCTGGCCCTTGTCGATGGTGATGTCCCACTGGTTGGGAGGAGTTCCCGCTCCCGTCGGTCCGGAGACTACCGGTGCGAGGCGGTAAGCCCTGTTCCAGTAGACCTGGAACTCGAAATCATTCTCGTCCAGTTCGAGGGACGTCGCTGTCGAGACCTTGCCTCGGACCACCTCCAGACCAACCTCGTGAGCACCCGAAGCGAGATACGGGGGAGATGAGGCCGTCCACTTCTGGGTGGTCGGGTCGAGATAGAACCGACCCACGTCGCCGGCCGTGCCGTCCGGCTGGATGCCCAAGGGGAACGGAGAACGAAGCTCTTCGGCCGGTCCTCCAGCTCCCTGAGGAGTAACCGTGACGCTGCCGTCAGCGTTCTGTCGGAAGCTCGCGAAGGAGAACCTCAGAGCACCCGTCCTAGAGGCCGAGCCGTATGTCGTATCCAGGTCGAAGTCCGTCTCGGGCTCGCGCCTCAGGACGATTTGTGCGTCAGTCGTTGCGACTGGGAATGCCGTCGAACTGTAGATACCCGTCAGCCGGGTCGCCGAGGTGAGGGTAACACCGCCGGAGAGAGTTGCTCCCGAAAGGGTCCAACCGGCTCCAATGGCTGTCAGCGTGACCGCATCGCCGTCAGTACCTACAGGAACTGCCGTCAGAAGGACCGTCGCCAGGTTGATTCCGGACTTGGCGGCCGTGATGATACCAGTGAAGCTGTTGAGGGGATCACTGAGAGCGGCAGCTAGCTCTGTGGCAGCAGGGTCTCCTGCGAGAGCCTGGAAGTCGTCGGCACCCGGAGTCCTCGCACCGGCGACGGCGGTCAGGGGAACACCACCGATGGTGATGCTGTCACCAACACCGATGATACCCGAGGTTACCGTAGCCGTGGCCGCGGTACCTGTCCTGGGATAGAGGGCCTTGCCGGTGTACCCAAAGGTACCGAGGGCAGGCGCCGCAAAGATGTCCGTGGGGTCGTCGACGATCTCGACAAAACCGGTCGGAGGAAGGACACCCTCTGTATCCTCGGCATCGAGGTCGATGACCGGATTGATCGCCGTGATGCTGTGACCGTCGAAGATGGCCAGGGAGACGCGCCGACTGTAGGCATCGACTTGACCGGCAGCATCCGGGTTGCCCGAGTCTGCGCCACGGAGGTCGCCACCGGTAACTCTCAGACCACCAAGCTGCCCCTTTTCCTGGGAGAAGGGGACACATGCCGCGAAGAGAACCACCTCTCCACGAGGGTTGGTCGTCCCGCCCGTGATGACACCTGCCGGGGCGATGTCGCCGCCGGACGCCGGTTCGTGGGACAGACACACAACACCGGACGAGTAGTCGATGTCGATGAACTGCTCCCCGGTGACTGAGGGGTCGATGACCGCGCTCTGGGAGGCAATCGGCCGGTCGAAGTCGGGGATAGGGTCACCGCCGCCGTCGTCCTTGGCTGGGAACAGGACCATCCTGAACCCGAGGTCAAGGAGGCTGCCCGGGTCGGCATTCGTGCCGGAAGCACCAGCCCCGCTGCTGGAAGTGTCGAAGATGGCGCGGTCAGCTCGGGCCGAGGTGGCGCCGGAGACGAACCCACGAGTCTTCGTAGTGCGCTCGACCCACGAAGGGTCGATGAGGTTCGTCAGCCTGGTCGCCTCAACCTTGTCGAAGTCGAGGGAGTCGCTCAGGTAGAGATCGGAGACGGAGTCGTGAACTGTGAACTCGACGTCGATGGGACCACCAGCCGTGGCCAGCTGAAACGGTCCCGGACCGAAGAAGACAGCGCCCGTAGCCGGGTCGACTTCTGGTATGCGCATCAAAAGAAGGGCTTCGCCGAACGAAGCCGTTCTTGACAGAACCTGGAACCAACCTGTAACGCGCCTCAACTCCGCATTGGACTCCAAGTTCTCGGAGACCGACCCAGAGCGAGATACCCTGGTCACGTGAATGACCTTACCGTCCAGACCGATAACCAAGTCTCCGATATTGTGGAGACGCCAGACACCAGCGTCAGAGTTCGGAGGTGAATCCGCGTCCGGCTCAAGCTCTCCTGTCAAAAGGTCGTCGCCGTTGATGGTCCGGACGGGGATGGGAATAGGAAGGTTGAACTCGCCTCCGTAAGCGACCGTCTCACCTGGTGTCCCGGTAGGCTCGAAACCCCCATTGAGCCACGACCCAACCCCGTCAAAGGGAGGGTAGAGATCACTATTCGCAGACTGCTCCGGAGGAACCGTCACAAACAGGGTCTCTTTCCCGGCCCCCGAGGAGGACGGAAGGGCGACGAGACGAGCCACATGAGGCTTGATGAGGGTCAGACCCCTCAGAACAGGGGTGCCCGGGATGCTGAAGTAGGTGGCAAGCCGCTTACCTGGGTCCAGCGTAAGGGTCTGTCCGGCAATGCCCACAACACGAAAGACCTCGAACTTCGCAAGGTCCACGTACGGAGCAGTCTCCGAGATGGCGGCCCGACCACCTGTCGTGTTGACTTCCCCATCTCCGGCCGTGCCCGTCTGAGACACAAAGAGGTATAGCCCCCCGTCCGGGACGGAGCCGAGGTTGTAGAGATCAACAATGTTGAGGGCGATGGCAGACCCGTCGACATTGATGTCAACGGTCAGGGTATCGCCCACTCCAGGCGACCCGCTATTGTCGGCAACTGCCCACTGCCAGGTGACAAAGGGACTCTTGAGGGTGGGGCCAACGACGGAGAATGAAATCGGGTGGCCGATGAGGCTTGCGCCTCGGTTCCCGCCCCGATTGGTTCGGAAGTCGTACGGAGGAAAGTTGATTTCTGGAAGACCGGGCTGACCGAGACGGTAGTTGCCCTGCTTCTTGGGCGTCGGGAGGGACGCGTCTCCGGGACCCTCACCAGATTTGATGATGGGGTCGTAATTGAACGTGGATGCCCAGGAGCCCGAAAACCCCTGAATGACCTCCGCGGCCTGGACCGCCTTAGCCGAAGCAACACTCTGGTTACGCTCCAGGAATTCCTGCCAAGGCTGGCGGGAGTCGCTGGTGGCGACCTTCTTCTGCTGGGCTTTGCGGAGCTTCTTGGTGTCGTCTTGGTTGGCCATTGAACACAGTCCCTCAGTCGCTGCCTACAACGTCCGAGCTATAAGGTCGTCACCGCGGCGGACTTACGGCCGGATGATTTCGAGACCAAGGAGGCCTCGAAGGCTGCCGGGGTCACCTGTGGCTGACACCTGAGTGAAATCCAAAGCCTTCGCGCCAGCCGTGTCTTTCAGGATCACCTTGATCAGGACGGGAACCTCACTGTTGGCGCTCTTGAACAAGTTCACCGTCGGGCCCACATTGACGCGGACTTGACTATAGACGATACCCCCGTCAGTGACCGTACCGTCCAGAGTCAACGGGTCACCAACCAGCTTGCATCCAGCACCGTCGAGGAAGTTGTCTTGCTTGCTCGGCCCGTCGCCGTCCGCCCGGCCGGCGTCCATCCAGGTCGTCATGCCTGGGACCTTGACCATGATGGCGATGTCCGCTGTTCCTGGTCCGGGGGCCGCATAGGCAAAGTCGGCCAACTGGAGCCCGTAGACGCGCAGGGTGAAGAACGGTTGGCCTTCGGCAACAACCACCGTGGCAGAGCGGCTGAAGGCCACGTCGAATGTCCGGACGTAGTTCACGATGCCCGTGACCGCGGAGTAGTCCTTCTGGGCATTCGACAGGTCACCCGGGAATGCAGGACGGAACCCCGTAGAGTAGTCCGTCTTGGGGTACAGCAGGATGCCCCGGGAGGGGAACGGGGACGTCGCCGGGAAGTTGAAATCGGTCGCCCTCTCGGGGAGACCGGCTACCTGAGAGTTGGCCCCAATGATGCCGGTGACCGAGATGTCCTTGATGAAGTCCCTCTCCTGGAACCAGCTGACGGAGTCGTAGGGAGCCACCGCCAGGGCAGCCTGGACAGGAACCTCGATGGGAGACACCGGATGGCCCTGGAAGCCAGGACCGAGGAGCCTGAGGGCGTCGCTGGCCGGGACAAATCCATTCCAGTTCTCGCGGTAGCGGTAGGACTCGTCGAGAAACCGCTCCTCAACGTCCTTGGCCGCACTCTGGAGACCGGCCACGGGGACGGCGGAGCCGATTGCCGTCTCGATGTTCCCGTACTTGGCGGCCGCTGTACCCCGCGTGCTGTGGAGCAGGATGTTGTCGCCACTGATTTCGGCAAGAGCCGTCGAGGGGAACGGTAGGAAAGTCGTACCGACCACATCGTGCCCCAGGGGACGACGGAGGAACATCCGCATCCGGGCGTCCGTGGAGAACGCCGGACTGTCGATGTCGCCGTCCAGGAAAATCTGGTCCGGGGACAAAGCGATAGCGATGGTGTCCGCAGGAAGGGGGCCATCCGCCGCTGTGTAAGAACCCATCTCCTGGTAAGTGAACTCGATGCGTTGTCGGCGTACCTTGCCGGCGTCTTGGACGAACGCCAAGGGCACGGTCATCGTAGGCGAGCCTGCATCCAGGTCATAGGAGAACGGGGCCAGGTTGAGCACCGCCGGGTTCATGTTGCCCAGGTAGGTGTCTCCTGTGATGCCCTCTTCGGATGTCCGATAGGTGTTGTCGAAGTAGTCAGTGGCATCGAACTGGATTTCGTCGATGGACAGCGTGAGGCCAAGGGTGTCGATAGGCAGGAAATAGGCGATACCGGAGACGAACATCGACCGGTTAGCGAGGGCCGCGAGAGTGTAGTCCGCCGTCGTTGGGGTCGGGCCCGTCGTGCCGTCCGGGTCTTCGAAGATAGCCGCCCGAATGACGTGATAGCCGCTGGCGATGGGGAAGTCGTTGGCCGAGTCGTCCGCCGCGATGTTGGTTGGGTTCTCCGGGTCCGTCCAATCCACCAGGTTGGCACTGTACAAATCACTGTCTGCCGGCGCCGTACCGTCCCTCACCAGAGCCTCGAACGCAGCCTCCGTCTTGAAATGGAGGAGCATGTAGGCGCCGTCCTCGCGAGGAGTCCCCGGAGGCAGACCCGTGTTGTCCATCGTGAACCGATGGCGGTAGCGAGCGAGCTGGTAGGTCCAGTAGTCCTTGGTGAACCCCGTGCCGTAATCTCCGGCCTCCGTCAGGTCCGTTCCCGCATCAAGAGCGAGGGTCGGCTTCAGGAAGTACCTCGGTGCCTCCGCTGTCGGCGTGAACTGGAGGGAGGTGTAGTCCGAGAGGTACGGCAGGCGGTAGCGGAAGAAGTTGTCGTCGTCGCCACCACCCGTGGCAACACTTCCAGCTCCCAGGATAGGAATGCCGCCCACGACGGGGGTCTCCCCCGCATTGGGGTCGGTGCCCAGGCGGACCTGGCCAGCCGTCGTGTCGGCGACGATTGGAAGGGCCGAAGCGTCGATGGTCGACAGAGCCGTGTGCAGCTCTCGCAGGTCATACTGGCCCGTGGCCTGGCCTGGGAACGCAAACGGGTCGAATTCGCTGCCGCTCAGGCCAGACTCGAAGACGCCGCCGGGGAGACCGTCGCACTGACTTCCAACACCCCCACCCATGAGGATGGCGGCAGGACAGCGAGTAGTCAGGGCTTGGGCGAGGAATGCCGTGGTGTCACCACCTGCGGGCCAGCAGACGAGAGCAAGGACTCCCCGGTCAGCCGGATAGGTCGCACCAGAGGCCACAACACCCTGGCCACCGCCAGAGTCCGGAATGATGCGGTGAGACTGCGTGATGGGGTTGGGGCCACCGACGTCCCTGGTAAAGGCTCCTGCATAAGCGGAACCCTCACCGCCTCCTGTGTAGGTGCCGTCGACAACGTTGAACGTGAGGTCCGTTGCCGGGTCCGCTCCCAGAGGGCTGAAGGGTGGGTTGTCGTCTGCGGGCTCCGGGGCTCGGTAGTAGTAGCCGTAAGCCTCGGTCATGTCGATGGGCTCGGCTGTCGCTCCCGGACGCAGGTCGATCTGGCTGTCGTTGAGCTTCAGGACACCCCAGTCCGTGATACCACTGACCTGAGTGACCACCGTCGAGAACTTCCCCAAGCCTGGGGGCTTGGGAGGAACCAGGGCCGCCAGGGCATCCAGGGCGTCCTCTACGTTCGTCGCGCCGATGACATCGGGGGTGAGGTCCACGCTGATGGAAGCGGCCGTGTGAGCCCCCTGGGTGGAGCCTACATGGCTCGTCAGACCAGGACTTGTCCCGCCGATGTCCGTCGACTCCTTCTCCGCCGAGTCGAAGCCTGGGCCAGTGTTGAGTGTACCTGGGTCAAGTGGACGAGGCATCAGACCCCCCCAATAGTCAACAGCATGTTCCGGGTCCTGTAAAGGGCCACACAGGTCCGGTTGTCTGTGTCGGTGAACCGCACTGTGTTGTCCGCGTCCAGTTCCGCGAACCGAGTCAGAACCAGGAGAAGCATCTCGTTCTCTCGGAACAAACGAGTCTCCTGAGTGGCTCGGGCGAGGAACGGCACAAACACCTTGTGGCGAACGGCTCCACTCAGCTCTTGCGACATGAGCGTTGGACGGTAGGCCGCGGTGTCGGCGAAGTCATAGAAGGCTCGGAACTCCAGGTCCACCTGAGGCGGGTTGGAGCCGTCACCGAAGCTGAAGGTCTCGGTCTCGTCCGCCGGCACCAGAGTATGCAGGTTGAGCATGCCCGTCTCGGCGTTGAAGTCGGCGATTGACACCTGGGCCGAAGCGCAAAAGAACCACTCACCGGGGAACGCCGAGGTCCCTCCATCGTTGACCGGAATTTGATCCATCGGCACCGAGTAGGGGAATGGCAGGTCGATGGAGCCCACACCCGTCTGGGCCGTCCACATGTTGTCGCCCATGAGGAGGGGCTCCACGAGGAGGTTCGTCGGCAAGCCTCCGGGAACGCCGTGAATGGCTCCGGCCTGAACACCCGCCGTCTGCGGCGAGTTGGTTCGGTAGTAGACAGTGACCTGGTAGCCGCCGCCGACCGCCCCGTAGTTGGGGATGGAGTCCTGGGCGAAGTAGGTCACCGTCGAGAGGGTCTGACCACCTCCGGAGAGGGCTCCCGCTAGCTTGAGAAGGCGAGAGCTGCTGCCATACTCCGTCGTCGTCGTGTCGACAGCCACCGGGGTCGAGATGACCGCGTCGGTCACGCCCGCCACCAGAGTGCCGGAGCCGAAGAGGCGGCGCAGAAATACGATGTCCGTCGCATTGCGGCTGACGAACTGCTCCGTCGTAATACCCCCGATGGGGGACCCCCCGCCATTCTCACTGGCAACATACTCGACGGTCGCCTCACGGAACCCATTGCGGAACCGAGGAGCCAAGGGGTCCTCCATATCCGCTGGGCGCTGGCTTGGGTCGTTCTGGAGCATCGGTCCGAAGCTGTAGTTCGTCGAGTCCGGAACCACCTCCAGGTCAGGAGTGTCCGTGAGGCCCGCACCCTTCGGGTAGGTGACCTCGATCTCAACGAACACGCGACGAGGAGAGCCGACGTCGCCGGCCCCCGTGTCACCCGCCATCGGATAGGTCGGGTTGCCGTCGACACCACCAACCAGGGCGCCGCCGGAGAGGGTGAAGCTCACCACATCTGAGGTCGCCAGGGTCACCGCGTTGCCAAGGACTCCAACAGGAACGGCCGTCAGGATAATCGTACTGCTCACAGGCGAGGCCGTCACAATGCCGGTGAAGCTATTGGCGCCGTCGTTGAGAGCCGCCGCGATGTCCGTTGCGATGGCACTGGTGGGGCCGGTGACGTCGAAGTCATCGGCGCCCGGAGTTCTTGCTCCGGCAACACCAGTCAGAGGAACCCCTCCGATGGTGATGGTCACACCAGGGGCGGGAACACCCGCCACGATGATGGAGCCGGTGGCCTGGATGGCACTGAGGTTGAGACCACCGGAGACCACCGTTGGGTTGTTGTCCAGGGTGATCTCGACGTGGCCCGTTCCCAGACCAATGATGGACGTCGCCTGGAGGTCCTGGGTCACTGCGGAATCGTAGTGGCCGTCGTCGTGAAACACGCTCAGGACATCCGTGATGACCGTCCCCGGAGGGGCGAAGTCGAGCACGTTCTCCAGGATAGTTGCCAGGCTGGCGGTGGCCGGGTCGAAGGTACCATCCGTCGAGGCGTTCAGAGCCGTCAGGTCGACGTGGATGACATCGCCGTCGTGCCACCCGACATCCGTACCAACACCCCCCGCCCGGACGACATAGAGGCCCGGGTTGACGATGCCTGGCGCCGGGGCTGGCCCCGTCTGTCGGTCCTGGGGCTGGAGACCGAACACTGCCCGCTCGACCACCGGTTGGGCGCCGAAGCGGCGAGCGACATGGTCGAAGTTGCGGACGGTGACACCACGTCCGGTGTCGCCCGAGGTGGCGTTGTTGCCTCCCGAGGAGCTGTCACGGCCGATCTCGTTGGCCACCAAAGGTCGGGTCGACACATCCCCGGAGCCGGAGCCCAGGGTCTGTTTGTCGGCCATGTCGATGGCCCACGTCTGGAAGTTGCCATCGAGCAGGCTCTTCATCTGGAAGGCCAGTTCACTCTGGAGGTCGTGGCCGATGGCGGACGTGTGGCGTCGAAGGTCCAAAACGTCCGTGTCGGCGATGGCGTCGAAGAACAGGTCATCCGGCCTGTCGCTGGTGTCAACCGCAATGGTTCCTACAGCTGGATTCACGAAGAGAGCGTGAGTCGCAGGAAGAGCACCATTGGTGTTGTTGACCGGGTCGAACCCGGCACCGGCACCGGCCAGATAGGCGTCATTGCGCCGGAACACGAAGCAGATGGGGATGGCGTAGACGAACCCGTCGAGGGTGTCGAGGGCCCCTGCGGCCGTCGAGGAGCCGTCTCCGGCAATCCAGAGGCCTGGGTCGGACAGTCCGTATGCGGTCGAGTCGCTCGAAGACATCGAACTGGCGTTGTCCGCTGGGACGAAGGGGTAGCCAGCGACCGGAGACGACTGAGCGCCCTGGGCCAAAAGGACCGAGTTACTGAACCCGTCCGGCGAGGTCTTGAAGTTCACCGCCTCTGTCTGACCCGTGACTCGAATGCGGTACTGGAGCTGCACCCGCTGGGCTGTCTCGGAAATGATGACCGGGTCCGCGAGGTCGTCGGCGAGATTCACCGAGGAGTCCGCCAAGACGTTGCCGTGGCGGTAGAGGGTGTCTTGAGTCGGCTTGTTCGGACGGTCTGCACCACCAGAGAGGGTAGCTCCACTTATGACAAGGACGCCAGGCACTGAGCTGACCAAAGTGACGGCATTGCCGGCAGTTCCTGCCGCTTGAGCGGTCAGGGTGACCAGGTCGACGCCATCGTCGCTCGCAGCGACGTCGGTATCGAACGAGTTGGTGCCCAGGTTGATAGCCGCACGGAGGTTGGCCGCCGTGGCGGCGATAGAGCCGCCAATCTGAAACTCGTCAACGGCGGGGGCTCCGGCCACTGCCGTGAGCACGTTACCGTTGATGGTGACCGTGTCCAGAGCGGAGGGCTGGGAGGCTACCTGAATAGTGCCTTGGGCGCGGGGGCTCGGAGCAACCAGCGCCAGCCATGTCTCCAGGAACACGAAGTCCGTCCTCTTGACGTCCGGGGCCGGCCCGCCGAGGACCGGAGCGGAGTCGAGCTGGACGATGTTGTCACCAACCGTCGAGGAGTTGGTGTACTCGATGACGAGGGGGTACCCGGCGACACAAGCAATCTGCTTGGCCAGGTGGAGCTGGTCGACAGCGAAGCTCGGGTCTCCGGGGGCGTCGAAGCTATAGTCGGCGTAGCCGTCCTTGCGGGACTGCCCCTTGATGAACCCGGAAGGCATCGTGCGCTGGCGAACCAACTCCCGCAGACGCTGCTGGATGTCCTGCTCCAGGTTGAACTCGCAATCCAAGGCGGGCTTGCCGCTCTGGGCGACGACCCCAACGAAGGAGCGCTCATCAGGCGTCTTGTCCGCAGACACCGTGTTCGGTGTCGCCTGGCTGCTGTAATGCTTGTCGTGGATTGGCATCAGCTATCCCTACCAAACAGGCCTGGGTGGGTCTTGAGGTTCCTACGCGGAAGTTCCCAGAGGTCGATGATTTCCGAGTATACCCTCTCTATCACCTTCCACAGGGAGTCGTGCTGCGTGAGGACAAACACCTTGTCGCCTGTCAGCTCCTCGAACTCTTTGATCTTGTCGTCCGCGTCACCAGGCAGAGACCCGTCCGCGTGTTTCCACCCCTTCAACTCTACCCACCCGGAAGGAATATGGTGGAGGAAAGGGTCGTACAGTTTGAATTCGGGGGTGTAGTGTCTACCTGAAGGGAGCCTGAATAGAGTCGGCTCATGCTCGTAGGGGATGCCCTCGTGAGTCAGGATGCGAGCGAAGTTCGCCTCAAGAGTCGACCGACAGTAGTGGTCAAGACCCTTGCGGAACCCGCAGATACCTCGACCCGAGCCTTGGGGTGGGAAATTTCCGTTACTGATTCTGGTATCGAATCCTTTCTGCCACGTCTCGGGGTTCTGGAACCCAATTAGCTCACCCGACTTAGCAGCCTCTCGATAGCGCCTCTTTGTGCCTTGAGAGAGAGCTTCGCGGAACTCCGGAGTGTTTCGAACCCTCTCCAACGCCAGGCGACCGGCTCGTCCTCGCCGTTTCCGCTCCTCTTCGGATAGGTTGTGAGACACCCCCTTACCGCCCTCAGAAATGGCCTTACGGTGCTCTGGGGAAAAGGTCTTGCCCTTCCAGGGCGCCGCCTCTTTCAGTCTCTCAGACTGTTTCCGACGCTCCTCTTTCGAAGACCACCGACGTCGGGCGGCCTCTGCCTGCTTGCGGCGAGCCTCCGGAGAGCGGGTCCGAGTACCTGGGACTTCAACCTCCGCCCCGGAATGCGCCTTTCGATAGGCCTCAACATCCATGTCGTGAGCTGTCTTCAGATGTCTCTGAAGACGTTTGCGAACAATCCCACACACCTCACAGCGTACCTTCCCCTCTACGGGCTTTTGGTGGCGCTTGTGTTTGGTGGGAGTCGTACGACAGGAGTCGCACTTCACGTTCCCTGCCTTCGGCGAATACCCCTCGACCTTTATGCTACACGACACGCAAGTCTTCACAGCCATGACACTTGCCTCCCTGAAGTGAGGTTCAACTACGTCATGTTCACTGTAGTGAGTTGCTGTGAGACCTGCAAGGACCATCAAAAAGTCAGCCTCCACGTGATGGTTAGCCGACTTGCGCTCGGTTTCGCAACGACCGCAAATGGCAAATAGTTCAGAAGGATGTCGTACTGCGAGACGTCGACCGTGACGTCCCGAGTAGGGAACGTATCCGGGTTTGGATTGGTCGTCGACGGGTTCGCACTGATGGGGCTGATGATGCCCATCTCGTTGAGCGGACCAGCGGCCTCCCCCTCGATAAACTGAGTCGTGAAGTCGACGATGTTCGTCGGGATGGCGGAGGCCACGCCCAGGGTGTCCCGGAAGGTCGTGCTGGCGAAGGTCTTGCGCTCAATTTCGGCGTTGAGCTTGCGCTGCCGAGGGTCAGGTGAGTTGGGCGACAGAAGCGCACCCGAGGCGCCCGTCCCCACCGCCAGCATGTAGGCGCCGAAATTGGGCTCGGCGTTGTCCTTGAACAACCTCGCCGCGTGGATGCCAGCATCCAACACGATGAGGTTCGTCTTCTTGAAGTAGTGAAGCTGGTTGCCGTCGAGATCGCGCAGGTCGAAGATGAACTCGCCCTTGGCCTTCAACATGCCAAAATCGTCGGCGTACCTCATCCCCATACTGATTGCCACGGCCTCTCCAGGCTGAGTCATTTTATCGTCGAAGCGCATACCCATCTCTCGCCGACTGAACTCCTATTCTCTGGTCACCATAGGACGCCTAACGGCTCCCATCAGTTGGCGGCCTCGACAGGAATGACAGTAACTGTTGGGCCTGGAAGGGCGGTTCCACCCGACCATGTGAAGGCCGTACCTGTTGAAGGCAAGGGCTGACCCCCGGCCAAAAGCGAACTCGTTTCCAGCGACTCCAGACCTCCGTAAGGACCCCACCGCGGGAACTCGCCCGGGGTCTCCAACACCATAAGGGCGGCGCCGCCATTGTTGACACCCGGAGTCCCGTTGGGAACGTTGTCCGGGTCTGTTGAGTAGCTCGGCGGGGTGTTGTCCGCCGTTGGCGAAATGCTCGCGTCGTCCTCAAGGTCGACCTCGGTCCCAATATCGTCAATGACGATGGTATCCAGGCGCAGCGAGAAGAAGACACGTCGGTTGACTCCGCCGATGCCCTCTCCCGGACGAACCCCCTCTGCGGGCCAGTTCGGGTAGAGGATTGCTGTTCCAGGACCCCAGGTCCCATCTACAAAGTTACCACCGCTCCAGTGGAAAATGGGCACGTGCTCGAACTTGGCCCCGGCACCGAAGGTGCTTTCCCCGTTCGGTCCGGGGAAAATGTCAGAGAACAAAGAGCCGTCAAGCCCGATCTCCAACAAGCCGTGGCCCGGATAGGTGTCGTCGCAGATGGACGAGAGCAGGCCCGTCTGACCCCCGTTGTCCAGCTCGATGAACGTCATGCACTGGTACAGCGCATCGGGGTCGTCTTCGTGCTTGACGAACCGGTAAGGGTCGTTGAACACGAAGTCGGGGTCATCGTTGAGTGTGTCGTTCGGGTCGTTGAACTGGGCGCCGAAGGCGACCACCGGAGACGAGTCGGTCGTCTGCCCCTTCGGGATGGGGGGAGTCCCCTCGTTGAGCAGCGTCAAGCTGTCTATGAGGGGTTGGGTCTCCAGGTAGGTGGTCGTAACCGGGCCGCCGGGACTGAACACGACCACGACCGGAACCTGCTCACCAGAGAGCGGCTGGTCGAGGAAGATGGTCTGGCTGTCCTGGTCGAAGGTCCACTCCTCGAACGGGATGACCGTCGTCCCCTCGATGACCTTGAAGACCAAGTCGGCGAAGTTGTTGGCCGGACGCAGGGAGACGATGGTCGAGGTCAGTGAGACGACGGAGACAACCTCGGGAGTGCAATCGCGTGTGCGCTCGCCACTGTGAACCACGTTGTACTGGTTGAATACGTGGTTCTGAGGCGACCGGAAGTCCTCGTCCTTGTGTGTGTAGAGGCGGTAGCGGACGAAGTCCCAGCGCTGCTGGCTGATGCTCCGGGAGTCCAGGGCACCCCAGGCAACCGACCCGAACAGTCCTCCTTGGATGGGGAGTTTGGGGTACTCAACCGTGACCCAGCCCGCACTGGGTTCGGTGATCTCGGTTGCGAACTGTCCCGTCCAGGTCGGGGGGAGGGGTAGGTCAGGACGGAGGAGGGTCACACCCCACTGGGCGTCCCTGTGTAGCCTGAACTGGACGTCAGAGCGCCAGTCCATCTCCTCGAGGGTCGCCAGAGAGCTGCTGTTCGGCTCGTCCGTCGTGTCCGTCCTAGGGATGGCCCAGTTGTCGATGTCGTCGAGGCTGTCCCCGAGCCAGATGCCCAGCGTACGTTTCGCCGCCGAGGGGGCTCGAACGACCGTGTGGACGTAGTCCCATTCGACCGTGTGGGCCGTGTCAAGACCCGTGGCCCCCATAAACACCATCGTGTTCAACGTCGCCGAGTCGAACCCCGACAGAGCCACTGTGGGAGCCTGGACAACGTCGTCGATGACCAGGGTCACCGTGTCTGCACCCGCGTCCACCAGGATTCGGTAGGTGTGTTGGGCGCCGTCAGTCCAGTCGAAGTTGAAGGTCTGGAGGACCGTGGTCCCATTGCTCGTAAGAGCCACCCGAGCAGGGTCGGGGGAGACTGCGTCAAGGAATGTCAGGCCGACTGTGAAGAGAAGGCCCGAGGTGCCCGCCTCGCCGCCGAAGAACACACCCGTATTGCCCGAAGCGTTGGCCGTGAACGAGGTGATAGCCAGGCGGGCCTCGATGATACGCCCACCCTCGTCGGTGAAGTCGACGAGGGTGAGGTCAAGGTCGTTCGACCAAGTCCCGCTCTGCCCAACCGCCTGGGTGGTGGTGACCAACTGTCCCCGAGCCGAGACCGAAACGTTGTTTCCCGACGAGGCCGACCACCCTTGATCTGTCGGAACGAAGAGCCCAGAGAGCGACTCCGAGGGCAGATTGATGAGCTGTCGGAAAGGAGTCTTGGCCACGTCCTCGCGGTAGAGGAGCGTGCCGAAGCGGACCTCACGGTTGCGATCCCGGATGACGACAACGGCATCACCTGAGCCCAGGGACTCGCTGTCGACCCTCAGTTTGGCGTCGAAGTCGGCGTTGACCTGAGGCTCAAGGAAGGGCTCGACGCGGCTGTACCCATAGCTGAGGTCGAGACTGGCATCCTCGGACACGCTCTTGAGGAGGAGTGTACTCCCCGAGGAATCCACCAGGGCGTTGCCGAAGTCCTGTGCGCGGAACCATTCGCTGTTCGGGTCGTCCTCTGGGACCTCGTTCATCTCCGAACTGACGACGACGCCACGAGAGTGGAAGGTGGTCTGCTGGGGAGTCGTGCCGTAGCGGAAGAAGCTCCACACGCTCGTGTTCGTCGGGATGCGTCCCAGAGACCCGAAGAACGCCTGGCCTTCCCCTTCCGTCGAGAGGAGGAAGACCGTCTGGGCCGCCATCGCGACCTCGGGTATAGCCGCCAGCTCGATGGCCTGGGCCGAAATCTCACCCGAGACGAAGAGCTGGGTGTTGCCCGTGAGGGTGTCCACCACCAGGCGGTAGGTGGAGACGTCAGTCCAGACAACCTCGAAGACCGCGTCGGCCTTGTCGTTGCCGAAGAAGTAGGGGTCCTCGGGGAATGGCGTCGAGGCGTCCAGTGTGACGGTGACCGTTCCGTCCGTCTGCACCACGAACGCATCGATGATGTAGGTGCCTGCCTGAGGTCCAGAGAGAACCTGGAACCGGTCTCCCTGTTCGATGCTGGTCGGGAACGTGGCCGCGTCGAACGACCCTGTCGTCGAGTCGATGACCGTCACTTCACGTGTCGGACCCACCTCCCAGGACGCCAAGAGGTGAGGCAGGGCAAGGTCGCGCAGCATGCCGACGTGCTTGACCCCGTTGACCTCCAGGAGGCCGACGAGGAACAGACGACGGTTGTTGTGGACACCAAAGCCCAGGCCGGTGAACACTCCGTCCAGGGTGTACTGCGTGGCGAAGAACCGAGATGCCAAGACCACCGAGGTCGGGAAGCTGAGGTCGACCTCCTGGGTGTAAACGGCCTCTCCCTGCTCGAAGGAACCGGCCGAGGCATCTACAAGAGTGTAGACTCCCGCGACGGCGTCAGCAGAGCCCGTGTCCTGTCCTGTGAGGCTCCAGGGAGGCGTGGCGGACGTCGGGTCCACCGTCCCGTCGAAGAGCGCTGTGACGCCCTCAGGACTCTCCTCGAAGGTCTGAACAGCGATGCTGTGAGGGTTCTGATTGAACAGGAGCTGGTTCGGACTATTGAAGGACGCCGTGTACTCTCGTTCGAACCCCAGGTAGCGGTGGCCGATGAGCTTGGGTTTGTCCCTCTTGATAGGCCCGAAGACCAGACCCATCGGGAACCGGGAGGTCGTGTCGACGGCCCCAATGGGGTCGGATACGGCTGGCGGGGTCCACCCTCGATGGAGATCCCACTTGTTGAACACCAGCCCCAGAGTGTTGAACCCGGCCATCTCCATCACTGGAGACGGGAACCAGATATAGTCCACCTCGACGGTGATGGACCCGACGGGCATCAGCGGAATCGGGATGGTCAGTACAATCTCGCCGATGTACGGATTGACACTCGCCACCTCGACAGAAACGGAGTTGACCTCGACCGTCACGTCGCTCTTCGTCGCGGGCGTTGCGTCTCCCCACCCCTTGACCAGAGGACCCCTCTGAGTGAGGAGGCGATCTCTTGTCAGCGCCGCCGAACCCGTAAAGCTCGTTGACCGGTTGTGCAGGAAGTTCCAGGCCGCGCTGAAGACCGTCAGGCTGCTGGTGAAGAGCAAGCTCTCGACGGCGAAGTTGCTGACGGTGTACGTCGATCCCAGGATGAACTGGACCCCTACTGGGATGCTCGGGGCTCCCGTGAAACTGGCGACGGCCGTAGAGGCCAGGGGCGTCCCGTTGAGGAGGAAAGTGTAGATGCCGGCGAGCTGGTTGCGGACCAGGGAGATGGTCGCCGCCCCCGTGCTCCACGAGGCATTCGCGCTGACGGTGAAAGCACCACTGGTGATAGTGATGACGTCCTGTCCGGCAACACGCTCGATGATGAGGGAGGCCTCGACCGCACCGTCATTGATGTGCAGGGCACCGACGACCGCATCGAAGAGGGGTGGGGTGTAGGACGCCACGGAGGCGTCGAACGAGAAATCGACCCGGAAGGATGCCCCGGGGACTACACGGCTGGTGAGGTCCCCGAAGGTCCACCCGTAGGTGTCTGGGGAGGACTTGGCCAGAACCAGGTCGGTTCCCTGGAGGGTCGAAGTACCCGTCCCGACCTCGACCCCAAGGAACCCGGGGTCGGCGCTCGGAAGCACGCTGCCGTCATAGGTGATGGCCGTGGCGGGCTCAAGGGTAAGCGTGTAGTCGACCGAGGTCTGTCCCTGGACGTCGAGAAGGACCTGGGTGTCGTCACCGCCGTTCGGGTGAGTGACGTCGGTGGCCGCCAGGACGACGGGGTAGGGCGAGCTGAAGGAGTAGTTGGTCGTGTCTTCGATGCCCGGGAACGTGGTCTCCGGGGCCATCGACTGGTCGAACTGGAGGAGAACCTGGTCCCCAGCAGCCAGAGGCGTTGCTGTGAACGCGGGCGGCTCTCCCTTGGTCAGGAGGTCAACCGTATTGACGCCGGAACCCTCGATGGGGTTGCCGGCGATGTCCGTAGGCCCCGTGACCGTGATTCGGTAGGAGCCTCCCAGAGTCGTCCCTATATGGGTGATGATGACGCTGGTCGCCCCGAGGGTGCCCATGACGCCAACCACGACACTGGACACCGTCGAAGGGGCCGCACCTGCGAGGACGGTCAGAACATAGTTGAGCGGGTCCAGGAGCGCCGAGTCGACGAACATCTCTTCGTCGAAGAAAATCTCGATGCGGAACCCGTCGAGGCTGATAGCCGACGTGATGCGGGGAGGCGTCGACTCTGTCGTGCCGTAAGGGCCAAAGCCGTAGGGATCACCACCGTAGCCGCCATCGACTGGGATGGGAGGTCGGGGGAACACATTGGTGGCGCCGTACGAGCCACCGCCGTAAGGAATGCCCCCGTAGCCGCCGATGATGGTGGCGGGGTCGAGAAACTCGCTGAGGTTGCCGTAGGGGTAGAACCCGTAGGGGGCTCCGCCGTAACCTTCGCCAGGTGGGTGAGGAGGACAGACCGGCGTCCCGCCCGCTGCTGGGAACGGGCCGAAGCCGAAGTCACTCAGCTCATAGCACTCACTGGGGTCGAAAGTCGGTAGGGCCATAGCACAGGTCTATCCGGACGTTACGCTTGACGGGGCATGGGCTTGAGGCTGCGAATGCCGACTTCCTTGAGGGAGAGTTTGACCTGGTCAAGCTCATCCCTACCCCAATCACCTCTACCCCGAAGACGGACGTAGGCAATCATGTCTCTCGACCCGTGGAGGGGATTGACGAAAACATCGCCACCCTCAAGGTAGAGAGGGGTGATGTTTTCGTACTGCTCTGCCATCCTGTCGCTGGCCTCGGTGAACTTCCTCAGCTTCTGTTGAAGACCTTGCAGAAGACCCTCGGCCTTCTTGGCGTTGCCGGTGAGATGGTGAACTCGACCATACCCGGCAAACGTCATCCAGATATAGATGGCGTACTCCTCGACCTGGGCATGGGGTCGATAGTGCCCAGAAGCCGCATGCTTCTCCAGCAGGCTGAGGATGTTCTCTCGGAGCTGTCCCGAGTTGGCGTAGGCCACCCGGATGAGGTCGTCACGTAGTGTCTTGTCTGAAGCAAGGCGACGGAACGCTCCCCCCTTCCAAAGGAACTTGTCGAAGTGCTCTTGCCACAGGGAGCCAAGACTGTAGCCCGACTCCAGAAAGTCTCCTCGTGAGTCCATCAGGGCGAAAGGAGCTTCCGAGTACGGGTCGGCTGTGCCAGCCCTCCCAAGGCTGTACTTGGCTCCCATAACAACAACATCCGGGTCCCTGCGAATGATGTTCGACACTTCGGCTACGGCGTCGGAAGCCATGAAGGGACCCTTCTCTCGACTACCCACAGAAATCCAATAAGAACCCTGGGGCTTCTCTGCAATCCTAACTGTTTTCATGGGTGTGCTCCTGCCCTGGGGGCTATCAGGGCTATCAGGTGATGAAGAACCGGGTGCTGGCACCGGTCAGGCCGTTGGCCACCATGGTTGTCGCCGCGTGGTCCGCACTGAGGGCCAGGGAAGCAGCGCTGTCAATGAGTGCGCCACCCGCAATCTGGATGGTGATGGGATTGGCAGCGGCGTCGCCGCTCTCGTCTTTGATGATCAGTTCGCGGCCATCCTTCGCCCCCGTCGCCGTGGTCGGGAGGTCGATGATGACGGCCCCACCACTGCTGTCGACGCCGATATAGTGGTCAGTGTCGAGGACCGCGTAGGGGCTGTCGCCGATGGCGATGGTCTTGCGGTTGTGGCAGATTGCACCACCAGAAGTGATGCCGCCGTTGACCACCAGGTCGTCGTAGACCGTCAGCTCATCGGCTGCCGTACACGCCAGTCCGGCCACGTCTGGGAAGGTACCCGGAGCGAAGGCCGCGCCGCCGCCAATGGTGAAGTCACCGAGCGCCGTGTTGGTCGACCCGCCCTGGTCGTCCTGGATGAAGTAGACCTCGGCGTTGGCACCTTTGGCCTGGGTGGTGACCTGGATGGGGTCGTTGGCCGGGTTGATAACACAGCTCAGGCCGGTCAGAGCATTGAGCTTGGTCTGGACGTCAGCGAGGGTGTCACCCACCAGGATGTTCGCCACCTGGAGACCGACACCGCTCACGTAGAATGATATGGCGCCGCCGGTACCACCGACGAAGACCCCGCCGGCCGTGAGGCTGGCAACGGTGGCCGTCGACGGGCAGGTGAGCTTGACTCGGCCGTCAATCGCCAGGACGGCGTTCCGACCTGGACTGAGCCAAATCTCTCCCGGGTCGCCGGTGGTGTCGTGGCTATCCCCCGCCTGGGCGTAAACCTGACCAGCGTGAGGAGGCGTACCGCCGCCATCGATGCTGTCACCCGCCTTGAGGAGGATGCGCCCGATTTCGTCCCGGCTTGCGTCCGCCTCACTCTCCGTCTGGAGGAGGAGGTTGTAGCTGTGGAACAGAGGCGAGTTCGTCGAGTTGGCGCCGACGACCATGGCCGGAATGGCCCGGTGGACACCCGCTGCGACGTCGGGGAAGAGAAGGCGACCACCCAAAAGGAGGGGACCGATGCCGAAGGGGTTGGGGTCGAGGTCGATTTCGGGAGCCCCGATGGCACCAACCTGGACGTTAGACTCGACGTGGAGTTGTCCCGTGGCCTGTGCCAGGTCAGGAGGACTGACCGGTGCCGCGGCACCTTGAATGGTCACAGCCCCACTGTCGGCCTGGATGGTGCGACCGGAGCCGACACCGAAAGAGGGCACCGTGATGTCCAGGATGCCGTCGTAGGCCGTGTCGAGACTCAGAGCGGAACCACCCAGACCCGTCACGCCGATGACCGAGAAGAGGTGGTCGATGGCCTCCTGAGACGTCTCCGACGAGATACTCGAAGCCGTGTTGTCGAAGAAGATAGAGGTCCCCTCGACCGTCGCACTGTTCTCGGTCAGAGCACCGCCCGGGAGGGTGATGGTGCCATAATCCGAGGCGCCCTTGCGCAGTCGGGTGCTGCCGACAACGCCGGTGTCGTCGAAGAAGATGCCGCCGTCGACACGACTCCACCTCAGGTCAACAATGATGTCGGTGCCGTGGACGCCCGCGTCGGGGTGGATATCGACAACACGAGTGCTGACACCGCCGGAGATGGTCAGCTCGCAGTATTCGAGGGTGAGCTGGTCGGCGTTCGAGCGAATGGTGTAGGCCGCCGCGTCCACGATGGCGGAGTCGATACGGCAGCGTCGAAAGGCGGCCGTGATGGACGGCAGATTCGACGGGGCCAGATCAACACCACTGGGACCCACGATGTCACAGTCATCCCAAACCATGGATGTACTGGTCGTGTCTCCCTCGATGGCGTGCCTGGTGGGCCCCGTCGTGTTATTGCTGATGACGCGACATTCCTTGGCCAGAACCGACCCGCCGTCATGCGAGTAGACCGGCCCTTGGGAGGCGTCATTGCCGTTCTGGACCATCGTGTTGCGATGCAGGAGAAGGGCTCCAGCGCCCGTCTTGCGAAGCACCACAGAGGTGTTGTTGGTCGCGTTCTCCAGGAGGAGTCCGCCGACATAGCAGAACTCACCGGCGCCCGTGATGGCCGCCGAGTGCTCCCCGCCGCCTGTCGTTCGGACAACGACTGTGCGGTCCAACTCATCCGTCGAGGGCGTTGTAATGCCCTGGACATGGACGTGAGAGGCGAACGCAACGTTCTCCTCGTAGAGTCCTGGGTGGACCTTGATGACAGCCGGGTTGCTCAGACTAGGCGCCGGGACCAGCGCGTTGGCCGCGACGATGGCAGCAGAAATGGTCGAGTAGTCGCCGTAACCCTCAGCGATGGTCTCATCGTTGGGGGTGTTCGCGATGTCCTGGCCTCGGTTGGCGTCGACAAAGAAAGTCCGGCCGCTGGTCGAGACCTTCGAGGTGAACCCCATGAGGACCAGGAGGTTGTAGTTCTGATCGTTGGCCCAGCCCTCGGCGCTGGCATCAATAGGAATGATTCCCGTGGCGTCTCTACGCTCACCAGCCGACACCAGACGAAGGTTGCCGAAGATAGTCTGATATCGCAGACGGACGAATTGGGTGTCCTCTGTCGCTCCAAGACCAGCATCGACCACCAGACGAACGAGGTAGGACCCCTCATTGTCGATTGTGAACGTGATAGGTCCAGGACCGGTCGTCGAACTGAGCACAGCCGCAGACGGGGCGTCGCTCTCATCCAGAGGCGTGAACGAGAGCGTCCACGAGTATGTGGTATGTGGGTCCGGAGCCTCCAGAGTGACGACGTCACCTGATCTCAGGTCCTCACGACTCGCCCCCGTGATGGTCGGCTTGGCGGCGATTGAGCTTCGGATGGTTGCGGCCATCGGTTCCTCACCAGCAGCTTGCTACTGTATCGAGCAAGGGCGTCAGTAGACGCCGGTACCCATATGTCCCTGCATGGCGGGTCTCATAGGATAAAGAACGACGACGCGTCCTCTCCCGTCACCACCTGGGGAACCCTCACTCCCAGACGGTCGACCACAACCCGATACGTCTGCCCCATATCCTCTACAGGCATCCTCGTCTTGAGGCGGAACATACTGGGCGCCACGCGTGCTGTCGTCGAAGGCCCCGAGGCGAATCCCACCGGCCCTCCGTTATTGCCTCCGACGGACTTGAAGCGGTAGGAACCCATGTTGGGGCCCTCAGTGAATGTGAAGGTCTCCCCCTCCACTGCCTGGGCAAAGTCTTGGCTCGGGTCCTCGACCTCACTCCCCGAGACCGTCGCCGTACCCGCCAGGCCCGTTGGGCTCGTCGTATAGGCCCGTGCGGTCGTGTCGTCGCCCACGGGGAAGTCGAGGACCTCCACCACCCTGTAGACACCCTCATTGACCCCGCTCTCGATGACCAGGTCAGCATCGACGCAGATGGAGTCGAACTCCCGGGTCACGTCCGAGAAGAGGAATCGGTCCGTCAGGGTCTCCCCAGACGAGCTGGTGATGTTCTTAGCCCCCTGACAAAACTTACGCAGATCATCGTAGTGGTAGGTCTCGATGTCGAACGTCGGAACGTCCGAGAACACCTCGCCGAAGGTCTCAATGAACAGGTGGCGATACTCGAAAAGCGTGTGGGCGGGTTTGAGAACCCGCATCACCAGCTCGACGTTGCGTTCGAGAATGAACGGGTTCTCCGCTGGGAACGCGGTGCCGTTGTCGGTCGAGACATTGACCTCGAACTCGAACTGTTCGTCGAAACCCCAGGCCGACAGAGGGTTGTTGCGGCTGAGGACGCTCTTCTCCAGGAGCGTGATGTCGGAGTCGGTCAGTAGCTCGATGCCCTCCTTGATGACGTCCGGAGTGGCGCCGCGGAGAATGAGCAAGACCATGCACCGGAGGAAGTCCCGGTAAGTGATGTCTCCCTCGATGACCGGGATGCCCTCGGCGGCTCCGTCGGGGAAGATCAGAGCGCCGAGAATCTGGAACAGGAACTCGGAGCGTGTGTAGTCGTAGTCGGCGTCTTCATAGACTTCCTGGGCGACGAGCTGAATCTCAGCGAGCTGCTCCGCCATCGCCTGGAACTGCATGATGTAATACGGCCCGGGAACCTGACTGATGTAGTTATCCGGGAGCAGTTGCAGGAAGTCCGCCAGGATGTTCTCGACCTGAGCACGCACCGCCGTCTTGAACTCCTGTCCCTGGGGCTCGACCTGGGCCGGGTTCTGCGGCAGTGCGATGGGGAAGAGCTTGGGGTTTTGAGTGTCGTCGGCCATCAGCGGCGCTCACGCTCCTCATCGAAGGTGAAGTCCACATTGCCGAGTGAAAGGGACTCCGCCGGGCCCGGGTCGAGGAACCTCACCCCGAGGTCCTGGCCCACGAAGTAGGTCACCGAGTACTGGTGGTTCAACGGGCTGTCGGAATTGATGATACTCACCATAGTACGGTTGCCCGTTCGGTTGGCTCGCTCCGTACTCTTCTCTGCGTCCGTCCGGAAGCCTTCATCATCGAGGGTCTGGTCGTCCGAGATGCCTGGGATGGCCAGTCCGGCATCGCCAATAATGAACGCCCTGCCCGCACCCTCTCCGAGCTTGTCCGGTTGGACCGTCTGCAACTCCAGAGTGAAGTCGTCCTCGAACACACCCCGGAACTCGTTATCGGAACCGCCGCCGTCTGTGGTCGCATTGTCGAGGGCGTCCTCGATGAGGACGACGTCCACTGTCTGAGTAGACCAGTCCCCCACCCGGCTGATGCCCGCCTCCTGGGCTGTCACGATCTTTTCTCGAAGAATGAGAGAGCCCCCGTCCAGAGCGAATCGAGTCAGGGGAGTGACCACGAAAGCAACGCCGCTTGTCTGGTCCATGACTCCGATGACATCCGACGGACGGACAGGGCGACCAAGCGTCTGGCCTCGGAAGAAGTTCTCCAGGTTGGTCCGGAGAAGACGGCTGATATTGTCGGGTCTCTGTCCTCGGCTGAGGACAATAGTGGCGTCCAGGCGGACGAAATTGATGACCGCTTCTTTGGCAACGACATCAGCCGTGATGTGGCGCATATCGTCGAGGTCATTCTGGACCGCCTGGACGAGGAAATTGGTGTCGTAGCCCACAGTGAAGTTCTCGTCATGGGCGTAATCGATGGACAGCTCCTGTCCCGAGGCGATGGCGCTCGACTCCGTACGCCGGATGCCAAGAGGCTCCGTGTCAGTACCGTCGATGATGGTGTAGTCGTTGACACCGCTGGGGTCGAACGGACCAGCATAGGTAATCGTCCGGTCCGCGCTGAAGACCACGACCGTCAGAGGATTTATGCCCAGGTTGTTGAGGAACTCCGTTGTTTGTCCAATGATGACGTGGGTCTCGTCCGTGACCGTGATGGGCGTCCCCGAGGGGATGGTCTGGGTCAGATCCCCCGTGTCGAGCACGCGGAGACGGTCTCCGGCCTCGGTTGAACGGCCTTCCTGGAGCGGGCTCGCCAGGCGTTCCAGCACAAACGCATCCGAACTGACATCGCCAGTAACGCTGCCTCGAAGGAAGTTGATGCGGCGCACGGGTTGGCGAGGAAAGACGAAGGCCTCGCTCGTCCTGAACCGGAAATCTCCAGTGATGACATCGGTCAGGAAGAAGTCCGGCTGCGTCGCCGTGACCGACAGGACAATGACATTGAAGTCCTCAACGACGACATCCGTCAGGTCGAAATCCAGACCAGAGGTGATGTTGCGCATCCCGAACCCGAACGCAGATGTGTCGAGCATCTCGATGATGGGATTCGAAGGACTCAGGCGAGCATCGAGGGCCTTGAACCGAAGGTCCGCAGCCGGACCTACCGGCTCGAACTGGACGTTCTGGGCGATCTCAAACCGGAACGCGAAGTTGTCCGTGATGCTATTGATGGTCGTGCCGCGGACCCAGACGTCCACCAGACCTCCTCGATGGATACCGGTGATCTCGTCGAAGTCTCGCTGCATGAGGTCGTCGTTCGCCTGGATGACCCGAATCTCAGAGACGCCGGGGACCTCGTTCGCGGTCTCGGTATACCCGCCGAGAGTTCCGGAGTCCACAGAGACCAGACGCCGTTGGGCGCGAGTGGCCAAGGCCCGGTTACTCTCGCGGTCCTTGCCCCCGAAGGTCGGGTTCTCGTTGGTAACCTGGAGACCTGCGGGGCCGCTGACAATGGTCCGAATCTGGCCAGGACCGACGTTCCCGCCCGAGCCGGGGTCGACTGCCTGGATGGCTACACGAACGGCGAATCGACCTGTCTCCCCAGTGAAGAACGAGGCGATATTCTCCAGTGTGATCTCGGCTGCCTGAGTCGTCCTGAACTGACGGGTACCACCGGAGGTGGTGGTGCCGATGGGGATGGGGATGCTGGCGGTGGGGATTACTGTCGTGAAGAACGTGGCCTCTCCACGGGAGCGGCCACCAACCCGGCGGAACACCCCGAAGTTGGCTGCCAGCTTGTCGAATGCCTGGTCGATGAGTTCCTGGACATCGGCGTCCTGGGTGAGCTGGACGGCCTGCTTCAGAAACAGCTTGTAGCTACTCTGGGCTACCGGAACACTCGACCCGGAGAGGGCCGGATCATCGATGCGCAGAAGCTCTTGGAAGTTTTGGGCTCGATGGACGAAGTCGACCAGGAACCGGATGCGTTGGGCTTCCTGGCTGAACGGGTCGGCGACCGTGTCCCGAATGACAGCTCCTGGGATGAGACTGACCTCTGGCTCGGAGCGGTGAATGGCCCGCACAGTGTTGGTCAGGAGCCGCTCTCGGCTGACCTCTGGGAAGGAGCCCAGTGTCGCCGTGATGGTCAGAGGAGCCCCAGTCACCTCGGGCGAATTGGCCGACTCGAACTCGATACCCGTGGTGGTGTCAAAGTACACCGCTCTCGCAACGTAGAAGAGCAAGTCCTCTTTCGGAATGGCCGTGAAAGAGCCGTTGGGGATAGTAGGAGGCGTGCTCGTCGAGGAGGCCGACCGATTGTGTAGGAAGCTGTACGCGTTGACCTCTCGGACCCGACTGACCGTGACCTGGGTTCGCAGCTTCCGGGCGTCTTCTGGAAGCTCCAGGACCTCGTTGAAGTCCGTCTGGAGGACGACCTCGTCATCGTCCTGTTGGGAGCCGATGATGTTAAAGAGCAGAGGGTCGACAGCCTGGTTGTCGTCAGGACCTAGGATGACGTCGGCGTCGACATTGAGCGTCGCAAGAGTCGTCACCACCTCTGTGGTCTCGGGGTCGCTGATAAGGCGAACGTTGAGTGGATCGTAGTCGGTGGTGCCGCCGCCCTGAATCGTCGAGCCGTAGAAGTTGATACCTCGGAAGAACACACTGTCGATGCCCTCGACCGTGATGTTCACAGACTCACCCAGGCGCTCCAGGCTGATGCCCGTCGGAGCACGGGCGATGACCCCAAGGTCGGCCTCTTGGACCAGAGTGACATTCGTTGTGGCCACCGAAGAGACCGAGCCCGTGGTGTCGACGGCCCGTAGTTCGATGGTGTTGCGTCCAGCCAGAAGGTCCAATCCCTCTGGAAAGCTAGACGGATTTGGGACCGTGAACGTATCACCCTCGAAGATGATGAGGTCTGGGTCAGAACTGAAGGAAGACCCGCGGATGGAGACCTGGAGGTCGACCGTATTCGTGTCGATGGTGCCGGGAAAGAACCTGGTGCTGATGGTCGTGGTGAACGTCTGCTCCTCTCGGAGGACTCCATCGGGGCCAAGGAATTGTGGTGTCGTGGCCATCAGGGTCGCCCAAGGAATTGAGGATTGGTCGTCGTGAGGGCCCGAGAGTCACCGAGGACCAGGCCGTTCGACCCGAGGAGAGCAACGACACTCGGCACCGAGAACACGACGGAGACATTCACAGGCTCGCGTGAGGCATTGCGCACGAACACGTCGACCAGAAAAGTCGTGGGGTCTTGACGATGTGGGAACGTCTGGACCGAGGTAATCTGGAACAGGCGCTCCTTGAAGGAGACTGCCTGTCCACCGCGGGACTGCTCCACCTGCATTCGCTGGAGGGCCTCCAGGGCCCGGCGAACGTCCTCGCTGATGAGACTGGCCACGACACCCACGGCCTTCTGACCAATGCGGGAGCGGATGGTCGTCCCGTACCACGAGTGGAACGGATTGGAGCCCTTGGTCGTGAGGATGATTTTGAGGGCCGCCTGGTTGAGGAGGTTCTCGTTCTCGACGAAGAGAGCCTGTCCCTGGGAGTCGAAACGGTAGTCGTTCTCGTTGCCTGTCGCCTGGCAGCGACGACACCGGGTTCGGAGAGTCACGTAGCTGACCTTGAGAACCGCGTTCTGCTTGACCGGAGCGACGAATCTCGGAAACAGGTTAGTGAGGGAGGGGTCCTCGCGGGGCTCCAGGCGCCACCCAGGATAGACCTGGCGGCCTAGTACCTGTCGCTGGACGTCGAACCCCAAGGGGGTCCGGGCTCTCCCGTCGGTTCGAATCAGAGAGTCTCTGCCGAGGGCCCCGGTCTCAGTCAGGACCAGGTGGCCGTTCGAGTTCTCGGCGAAGATGGTATCGGCCTCTGTGTTGATGGTCTGGACCAGGAGGTCCGTCTCCACCCTGGGACCCGTCGGAAGGAGGAGGGACACCGTCTCTGAACGAGAGGAAATGGTCAGGTCGTTCTCGTTGAGAGGGATGTTGTAGGGTCCGGAGCTGCGACTGGTCAGCTGAGCCTGGCTGAACAGGCCGAACTGGGGGATGAGGAACTCATCATTGGCCAGGACGCGGACGGAGTTGTGCGAAGCCACCGGCTGACGCACAAGGAGGCTGCGCCGGTCCGTTGCCAGGAACACCCTCTCTTCCAGTGTCTCGTGGGGACACGCATGTAGCAGCCTGAAGTCCTTCGACATGCTCTTTCACCCCTCCTCGTAAGCCCCTGCATATAGGCAAGATAGGCCGTCACAACGTGGTGTTGGCCTCATCCGGCAGGATGTCCGTCAGCAGGTTCTCGTGCTTGGCCAGCTCCTCGGTGTTGACGACCTCGAAATCGACGAACCCATCCGAGTCCCGGACGTAGAACAGCTCATCGATGAAGTCAGTAATAGTTGGGGTCCTGAGAGCAAGGCTGTAGCGATCCTCGTCAAAATTGGTCAGAGCTGTCGAGATGCCACCGAAGGCCTGAGTCAGGATGTCGTCAATCTCCAGGCGGAGCTGCTCAGCCAGGTCGACCAGCTTGATGATGCGAGCCTCCATGTCGTGCAGCTTCGTCTGAATCTCCTTGGAGACGGGCCGACGCATGGCCGAGACGAAGTTGACGAAAGACTCGGCGTCCGCATCAAGGTCCCGCCGCCCGCCGATGCGAGACGGGAGGTACTTGCGCAGGGGGATGAACCCTCCGGAGTAGACACCGTACGTGTTCTCCGGTTCGTTGGGTTCAACAGTGATGGGGTAAGCCACGCCCCCGTAGGGATACTGATCTCCAGTCTCGACCAGACCTTCCGTATCCTCGCTGACGACGACGGAGCGGTCCGGGATGAAGAAGTGGGAGATGTCCAAGGGGTTGCCCCCCATGGCGACATAGGCCTGGACCAGCCTCTCCAGGCTCGAACCGGGGGTGATGCTGAACCCGATCCTCTCCTCCGTCACCCGGACTTCGCCGGTGCCCTGGTCGACCTCGCGCTTGTACAGAACGGTCACGTTGCCGATGCGAGCCAGCTCGGCCCGAATGACGGCCACCCTCCGAGAGATGTCTCGGCGCTCCTGGAGAACCACTCTACGTAGGGCCAGCCAAGAGCCCTGACGGAAAATACCCAACCACCCAAACGCCATCAGACCGTCCTCAAAGAATGTCGATGATACCTTCGCTTTCGATGAGCCCCTCATCAGAAAGGAAGTCCAGAAACAAATCGAGCATGAAGTCGGTGACACCAGGGGCGGACAAGAGCATCACGGCACCCCCCCCGTATGTCGTAGTGCCGTCAACTGGTTTGTTTGGGGCATTCACGAACCGTGCGAGAATATCGTCTGTCCCTGACCCCAGAACGAATAGCGAGGCAAAAACCGGAAGTTGGATGACAATAAGGCTGTCAAGAACAGCGCGGATTCGATTGAGGAGAGCCTGAAGCTCCAGAATCCTAGACTCCAAGAAATCGATGTACTCGACAAGGGCATCAACAATAGATTGGGACCCGGAACTGATTGACCGCGCCCAAGAGAGGATGGTGTCAAAGACCGAGTCGAGAGGAGGAAGCAGTTGTCCCAGGCGGAATGAAATCCACGAACCATCTCCCGAGGGCCTTAGTCGAGGAGCGGAGGCGGCATTGAGAACCGACCGAGCTGCTGCGTAGACATCCGGAGAGAACATGTTACGCACGTATGAGATGCGCACAGCGCCGCTAAGCCTCTCCGAAACAAACACCGGGGAAAGGTCCACCGACCCACACGAAAGACCGTCAACCTCACGCTCGTAGAACCCCGGAAGGCGGTCGGACACCGCCACGTCAGCACGGTCCCCGAAGTCCCGAGGCATGCACGGAGACTCCAACCCAAACCCAGCAGCCATTGGGTTGCGGGCCAGACCGAAGTCGACCTCATTACTCTCCAGAGCTTCAAGGAGTCCGAAGTCAAGGAAGGAGGTCTTGGTTGCATCCTCGCCGGAGGAGACAAACGCAAAAAGCTCTGAGACGTCCCAGGTGAAGTCTGCCAAGGGCCGCCCGAGAGCCAAGACTGCCTCTTCCAAGGCCGGAACGGCTCCAAGAGAGCGATAGAGGCGACTCGCCACCGTCCTACACCCTTCGAGCAGAGCGTCCCGAAACTCCAGGAGGTCGCTCACCTCAGCGTTCTGATCAGCCAGACTGAAGAACTCGTTGGGGTTGGCGCTGTTGACTACCTCCGCCACCAGGGGTGCAAACTCCTCTAGGCCCGTAGCCTGGCGAGACTTACCCGCGACGAAATCCTCCGTATCTCCTCCCGCCTCCAGGTCAGAGCGGCTGAGGACGAGAACCGTGAGGGCTCTGGTCACCAGGTCAAGGAATGGCCTGGTGTTCGCACTGGGGAAGTTCAGTTCCAAGGGAGCAGATGCCTCGCCGAGATCGCCTTTCGAGAACTGCGTGTTGCCTTGCTCGGGGTCGTCAAAGAAACCGTATCGAACCCGAGGGAACTGGGCCGGGACGTCAATGTCGGTGGTGCCGATTCGATAGAAGAGGGGGTCGGGTCGGTTGATAGCTTCCGACACCACCGACACCCGGACGAAGTAGGTCTGGGGCTGGACGACACTTCCCTCGACCACTTGAACCGTCCCATCCCCCAGGACCACGAACTCTGCATCGAAGGGGAGATCAACGAACAACAGAGAGAGGTCGTAGCGAGCCCGCTGAAAAAAGTCAGGAGAGGCGACCCCTGAATCGAAGACGTCAGCCGTGGGAAGGAAGAAGCTTTTCTGAAGGAGATGACGGCCATCGCTGAGTTTGAGGCTCTCAACAGGGACAGGAACGTTGTCGGAGGGGGTTTTTCTGACAAAGATGCGAGAAGCTCCGTCCTTGACTATCTCCTGGCTGTCCATTGCGTTGTTGTACCGCAACGAATTGTCAGGCAGGAACAGGTCGGCTCCGGCATGTAGGGTCAGAGGGTTGCCCTCGGGGTCCAGTACTCTCCCGAACTCGCGGTCCTGCACGATCTCCCCCCCTGGACCTTCGACGCGGAGGGAGTTGGCGACCGAGCGGTCGAAGTACACAGGTAGACCGTCGCGGACCGTACTCACTTGAATTAGGAACCCGTGAGGAGGGGGCACCGGGAACGGGATGGTGGGTGTCTTGAGGACCGGAGAAGACAATGTCCAAGACACGTTGGCTATGTCCAGAGGCTGAGTCTCTGTGGTGATTCGTTCGGCAGAATTGACAGCAAACTTGAAAAAGGTGCTTTGGTGGCCATACTCGACCCTCAAGTCTGATGGAGTCGAGGTCGTCTTCGAGGCGCTGATGTCGAACCGGAAAAACTTGACCAACAGCGACAGGAACCTGGCAAGTTGGTGGAAATTGGCAAAGTCGACCGACGAGTAAAGGAACATCGCCATGACGGGGGTCGCAGAACTTATCTGGGGCCGCGTCGGGTCCGTCTTGTCGACAAACCGAGCAATCATACGACGTTCGTAGGCGGAGTATCCTCCAAGAAGGTCACTGAAGGGAGGGACGACGAGGTTCCAGTCCCCGTTGAGGTAGAGACCCGCTTTTCGGAAGTCCCTAAGCAAACCCTCAATCTCAGTGACGACGGCTTCGATAAGAGCCGTGATAGGGTCGATGAATCCAACCACAAAAGCCCGAACGATATCCAAAGCCGTAAGGGCTATGTCCAGAATGCTGATCAGGAGATCAACCACACCATTGATGGTGTCGATTGTCCCTTGGAGGAAGGACGGGAGTTTCGGCAAAGTGATGCCAAAGTTACTCTGAATGGGGTTTATCCAACTCCCAACCTGTTCCGGAAGAGCCATTACTGACCTCCCCCATAGCGTATCCGGTTGAGATTCTCACGAACCCTTTGGACCTCTGCCAGGTCTTTCTGTAGCTGGGCCTCCAGGAGCTTCTTCATGTGACGCATGAGGCTCCTGGCCTGCTTGGCCTGAGACGGCTCAAAGGACGCTCCCTTAGCCCTCTCTTGCCACTTGGGGTCGTTGATGTCGATGCCGGCCGCCTTGAGACGCTCTAGCACCTGCTCCATGGTCAGCTGCTCAGTCATTGGAGGCCTCCAGGTGGAGGGGTCGATTCCCCGAGATAACACCCCAGAACACGAGAGGGTCCGCGCAGTGGACGAGAGGGTATAGGGACGCCAACATCTCCAACACCCTCTCATCCTCCGCCTCTTGGATGTCCTTTACCATGTGGTGATGAGCCTTCACCCTCTCCGCAAGGATGCGCAGAGCCCCTTTGCGGTTCTTGTGCAGTGACCGATGGTCGCCGTAGTGGACCACAATCCCGGAAGGGAGGTGAGTAGCATGGACCGCGTTGTTCGACGTGTTGACGGGGCCGGTCCTGAACGTCTCAACCTGGACCTCTGAGGGATTCAACCCATGGTAGGGCTCAGTTCTGGTCTCTTCCTTGTCCGCTCTAGCCTTGTTCATTCGAAACTCACTCACCGATTCCCTCCAAAATCCTCAGCAGGTCGTTCTGCTCCTGCTCTCTCTGAGGCCTTTGGGCCTCGAAACGGCGGATGGCTGCCAGGGTCCCCCTCGTCAGGTCGGCCCGGAAGTCGAGCCAGGTCAGGAGAAGCGCTCGAAGGTTGTCCCGCAGCCCGAGAGCCAGGTCAAGGTGGTCTGACAACACCGGACGTCCTTCCCCTGTAGAGAAGGAACTATAGAACGGCGGACCACCCACAAAAGGAACGCCCGTGACGTCTAACTCTTTGTCCAACGTCCAGAACCTGCGGTCGAGGACGGACAGGCAGTCATCAGTATTGACGAAGGGGGCAAACCCAATCTGTCCCGACAGCGAAGAGGATTCCTGGTTACTGAACACGCCCAACCCCAGGTCTGACATGTGCTCGTCGCGCTGGAACACAAAGTAGGTTCCGCCGAGCACGCCGAACCGAAGCGCCTCAACCCAACTCAAAATGCGCTCACGCGTCATCAGAGCCAGCTCGATTGTCTGCTGAGTCAGCAGAGAAGTCGGACGGATGACACGGTAACTGAAAGGGGCAACGCTGAGGTCGTTGCCTGTGAAAGATCCCGGCGGGCTCCCGTTCGTTCCAGCGAACGCCGTGGGTCGAAGGTCGTTCTGCCCCTCCACGCCCCCAGTCAGACCGGAATCACTCACCGTCGGGTAGATCACATACTCACTGCCCGCTGTCCCGAACACCACATCGCTGCTGTTGATGTCACCGGCAAACGAGTGAGCCCCAATGACCACCAGGTTGTCCGGGTTGACGGTCAGGACACGATAGAACCCTCGATTGTCGTCCAGACTGGAAGGACGCCCCGAAGTGTGTGTACTAGGTCTGGAAGACACACCCACATCACCCCGAGGGCGGAACCCTCGTTCTGGAGTGGTCGGACCGCCAGGAACAGGCATGTCCCCGGCGGGGTCAATGACGACAAAGTCTCCGGGCTGGACCCCAAGGGTCTGGTAGTTGGAGAGGCCGACTCCCGTGATATTGGTGTCGCGAAGAATGTTGGCGGAGGTCGCGTAGGTTCCCGTGTCCGTAACGAACCCTCCGGTCCCAGTCGTGTAGTTGGCCGCCATGTCGACCAAGACCTCGTCCGCCAACAGTTCGAGCAACTCTTGAGCGGACTGTTCGTGGGGTACCAGGGGACGCTTGAGGAACACCTCGAACTCACGGCCCACGACCGACCCCGTGAGGGCGGCTTGGATACCAGGAGACCCAAGGACAAGCACCGTCCCAGACTGGACACCGAGGACCTCGACTTCCTCCTCGACCTGGCCGTCAGACGTCAGGAGACGAAACAGGTCCCCGGCATTGATGTTCACGTCGGAGTCGTCGAAGAGCCCCAGTTGGGTGCCGGCGCTCGCCTCCACTTCCCCGAGTTGAGCAAGGTTCGTCGTGTAGGAACTGATGGTTCCCCGACGGGTCTCATAGGTAAAGCGAAGTTGATTTAGCACCTCGGAGAGCGAGGAAGTCGGCTCACTGAACCGACGGATACGCCGGACCTCGAAAGCTACTGGTTCTGTTACCCCTAGCGGGGCTGGCAGGAAATCATCGAGGTTACGCATGCCGACTTCGAAGGTCAGGAGGCTGTTCCCGGCGTCCACGATCTTTGCAGTCGAGGCAGCCAGGTTGAGAACGGACCGAGGCCAAGAGGGCTCAAGAAAGATGCCAGCCATGGCCCAAAAACCCTGATCTGGGCCGTCGGTTACGAGACCCTCTCCTGGGAGGAGACACTCAACGAGAGAGCTTGGGTGCGCCACTGGTTTGTGAAGACTCGACCACTGCCCTGTTGAGATGTTCTCAATGTTCAACAACCCCGGAATGTTCTGGTACACGGGGGTCTCGATATCCGGAACGAAAGAGGTACTGCTGACCGAAACTTTGGCCTCTACGACCAACTTTCCCGCGGAAGCAGAGGGGGGTTTTACGATAGTCCCCGCAGACCCGTCGAACAGAACAAAGGATGCCGGAGCCGCCGCCACGATGGTGTCCAGCCTGATGGCTCGGAATCCGTGGGGGGAAATGGAGGTGTCGCGACCAACCGTGTTACGTTCCGGAAGTCCTGCCTCCCCTACTGGTTCGACGGGGAAGTAGGTCATACCAGAAACACCTCGCCCGGCCTGGGCGGCGGCCGCGAAGTCAGACGAACTGATGGCGCCACCCCCGGCGTCGACGAACCCACTCAGACCCGTGAACTTCACCGCGACAGTGTCGACACCGGTGTAGGCGGCACTGACCACGCCTGTCGAGTAGATGCTGAAGGTGGCGCTCTCCAAGGCGTCCGTGTCCACGATGATGTACACCCGCCCGGAGGACGGGAACGCATGTCCGGAAGGGGACGTAATGACGGAGGGGTTAGGAAACTCAAACACGGACGAGACAAACAGCTCCGAAGCTATCTCGTCAAAGCGGACCACAGTCGGAACTCGAAGCTGGACCCACCCGACACCCGTCCCGGCAATAGCAGTGAGAACGACCTCACGTCGGTCGGGGTGGGTGCCTGGGTCATCGCTCTCGACGACATCCCTAATGAGGTAGGTCCCCGCTTTGGTAGTTCCCAGAGCACCCGGGAACGTGGGGGCGGAGCCATCTGCCGCCGTCTTGATGACAAGCAGGTCCCCCTGCTTGACATTGGCCAGGGAGCCTGTGGTCACTGAAATTTCGGACACGCGGTTGTCGAACTGAGGGTCCTCCCCCTGAGACACCCCCTCGCCGCTACAGAGGGGGCCGACAGCGTCCTCCGGGGAACTCGGAATCGCCGAGACCTGAACTGGACTGCTGCTGAGGATAGGGGTGTTGTTGAACCCCTCGAACCCCATCACTTTGACGGAGCCCAGCTCGTCTCCGGACCCTGAAAAGGACGCAACAATGAAGGTCCCCACCGTTGTCGCCGCCGCAGTCCGGGTCAGCATCGTGAAGGGAGTGGAGAGGTTGACCGCCGCGGAGGAATTGGCTCTGAGGTCTTCGGACAGAGGCCCAGTTACGGTCAGGACATCGAGGCCAGCCTCGATGTTGATAGCCCCCGTCGCCGTAGTTGACCCCCGAGGCAGGGCGGTCGAGAGATCAAACCTCTCCGTGAGAGTCAGTCGGTCGGCACCCACCTGGGCCGTGTCAGACCCGACGAACGCCGTCCCCCCACTGAGACCAGGAGAGGCCGTGTCGATGGTGACGGTGAAGTCAAAGAGACCAATGGGCCCCGGAGGGACGCTCCCCAGGAGAGTGAAGTCGACGATTCCGGTCACCGGAATTGTGATGATGTCCCGGTCGAAGGTGACGGGGGCGGCGTGCGACGCGACGGCCAGGCTACCTCCGGAGAAGCCTCCCGGAGGTCCGGCGGAGCCTGTGGGGTCACCCGTAAGAGTGATGGTCTCTAGGAGCGCTCCTGTCGTCTGATCATAGATGTCGATGATGACGGCGTTCTCGTTGGGGAACGGCAGGAGGACATTGCTGATGATGTTGTTGAGGCCCCCGAGAAAGCCGCTTCCGACACCATCGTTGAGGACGGGACTGACAACAGAAGAGATCGTAAGGACGGTGCTGCCGCCGGACTCTTCGACGTCCATTCCCGTCGTGCCGGTGCTAGTCAGATGGGCCATCGCGTTCGAGAACACATAGCGAACGCGGTCCCCCCGTCGCGTTTGTGTGAGAAATCTGGGGGGCTCCAGGAAGGACCCGTCACCAACACTGAACGAGACGTCCCCCACCGACAGGATGCCCTGGGACTCTCCGGGCAGGGACGTCTCCGACGGGTCCACCTGGATGAGGAGAAGGTCGTACTGTCTGACGTCCCCAACGGCCGAGTTTGGAGTGTATCCCGAAGTTGTCACGGGAAGGACGTTGGTGGCCGTCAACAACGTCGCGGGAGGCAGCGTCCCAGAGGCAGCCCCCAACACGGAACCATCCTCTACAAGGTGTTCCTCGGGGGAGGTGGCCAGAGGAGTTATCGTGTCCTCTCGCAGGACGTTCAACTCCAGGGCAGCCTCGCGCAGACGGTCGTGCTCGGTTGCCTGACTGACGGGGAAGGTGATGCTGTCATCACCAGAGTCGTTGAAAGCCTCTCCCTGTAGGGCGGGGAAGCGTACCGGGACCGTCCTACCATTGGTGAAGCTCACCGTCGCCTCAAGATTACTGAGAGGCTCCGGAGGGTTCTGCCCGAGCAGCTCTTTGAGGGCGATGTTAGAGGGGTCCTCGAAGCTGGGTTGGGTGATGTCGATGATCTCACCGGTCTGGCGATTCAGCTCCAGGTCGACACCGATTCGGAAGGTGCCCTGGCTGGCCACCAGGCGGTCAATGTCTGCCTGGGTGGGAGGGTCCGAAGGTTGGAGAGGCGTGGCCGTCGTGGGGACCACGAAAAGGGTGTCTCCCGGCTCGATAGTGACAGGAGTCCCAGAACCATCCGCGAGGACCTGAATGAGGTCATTGGGCTGGGAGAGAACGCCCCCGGCTCCGTCATCTCCTCGGAAGGTGATGAGCGCTCCTTGGAACACCTCGTCTACGAACACTCCGCCGAAGGTCGTCTTGCTTCCCACTGTAATCAGGAGGCGAGAGAACCTCAGGGCAATGACCGTTCCGTCAGGCTTCCCCAGGGCGAGCTGTTGGAGGTCCTGGTCGAACATGCTGCCGCCAGGAGGGACCACAAGAGACTCGAAGGCTGGTAGACTCAGCTCCAGACTGCCCGTGCTGAGATCAAACACAGCGTCCGTCGCCGCGGACTGACTACGCAAACGAGTCGTGTCGGGGTATCCCGTGTCCGGGTCCGTCGGGAACTCGTTGAGAGGCACCATCGAGGCGACGATGGACGGGAGACCTGCGGAAGACGGTTCGAAGTCGGGGAACCCTGTTGCGCTGTACGCAACAACCCTCGCCCTCGGGAGACGCTTGAAGATAACCGCATTTCGGATGTTGGCGACTGTTCCCAACACCGGGTTTGAGACGTCAGCGATGGGGGTGTTGAAGGTCGAGGCCACTATCGAGTGGCCGTCAGGGGCCTCGACCACCTTAGCAAAAGAATATACTCCCGGGTCCCCTGTGGTCTCGTCGGCCCCAATACCAGGGACTGTCGTCATGAACGCCGTAGTCTGCTCGGGGAACACACGACTGAACCGGTGCGCTCTGGACATGCCTCGGAACACGCCCTGGGCCGTGAACGAGGACACTGGGGGGAGGCCGGACAAGGACCCTGTGACGTCACCTCGTCCCGTGAGGAGGATGTCGTCAAGGTCATTTCGGACGAGGGCTGTCTGCTCTTGGATAAGGAGAGACAGTACGTTCGGAGTGATAAGACTGCCCGTCAGCTCACCGGACGCCAGAACAGCTGTAGCCGGGTCCACAAGGGGGTCATCTTCCAGGAACCTGAGGGGGAACGCCTGATCCGCGGTCTCTCCCAGGAACACCGTGCTCCAGACGTTGCGGTTGTTGAGGAGACCCGTAATCGGGTCCTCATAGCCTGGGGGTGGGGGGTCGATGTTGCGTCCGACGAAGTGACGGAATTTCCCGTCACGGCCGCCGACCAGACTGCCCGTGATGGTCTCTCGGGTCTGGTCGAAGGAGGTCACCGCCTGGTTGTAGAAGTCAACGAAGACCCGACCGGCCCTGTCTCGGTCGAGTAGGTCGCGCTGCTGGGCGTCCAGGCCTGTGCTTCCGAAGTCCTGATTGCGGGTCGGAGGAGCAACCGACACCACAGGACCGCCGCTCGGATTCTGGGCCTGGACCCGGGCTTGTTCGTCAATGCTGACCTCTCCCAGGTACTCTTCCAGAGTGGTGATCTGGAAGAAGAACGTGTCCGGGCTGCGGAAGGTGTAGGTCGCTCTGACAGAGTTACCGAGAAAGCCGTTGTCGTTGGAGGGGATGGTGACGAAACTGAAATCAGCTCTGAACCTCGGAACGACCAGAACCCCTGCCGTCACTGTCGGGCCAAGGACCTGCTGGCGAGTGAACCGGAAGAACAGCTTCTGGCCAGCTCGGAAACCATCCTGGGACGGGTCCAGAAGAGTGATTGCCCCGCTGCTGTCGTCGAAGGTGTAGTCGAGCTGGAACTCCAGCGTACGGCCGGGCAGCTCGTTCCCCTGGTCGTCAGTCTCCCCAAAGAGGACCAACTCGAAGGGTTCAGACGTCAACACGGGCCCTAGCCCCACCAGCTCGCGAGCGCCGTCGAAGTAGATAGGACGAGCGCTGAAGAGGACACTGTCGTTGGCTTCCTCGAACTGGCGCGGGAACGGAGTGGCAACGTCGACCCGAGTGGTGTTGCCGTCCTCGGAAAGCGTAGCTCCGACCACGATGAACGGAAGCCCGCCCAGCTCCAGAATGTGGTTCGTATCCGTCAGAGAGGTCACATCTCCCCGGAACGTGATGCTGACCGCATTCTTACGAACAGGTTCGTAGGAGAAGGCACCTCCCAGCAGGAATCCTCCAGGGACATCCGGGATGGCCACGCCATCTACGGCGGAAGTCACCGGGACAGAACTGAGAACGCTCACCACATCATTGCCGGGCGCCCGTGTCCCCACTTCCTGGAGGGGTGGCGGGAACACCACGACCGTCGTCTCATCAGTGGCGGCGACGTAAGAGGACGACTTGATGTAGAGAGGCTGGGCGCCCAGGCGCAGAAGCCTTCCGGGCACCATGTCCGCCGTCCGGTCCTCCTCCAGAGTGAAGGTGTCTTGGCCTGCCTGGAGGAAGAACGGGGGTCGGTAGATCGGTCGGCGAGAGGCTGTGTAAGAGGATTCTCCGCCGAAGGCCTCGAACACGGCGTAGCTGATGGTGACCGTCTCTGTGCTAAGGACGTCCCGGGCGAGGAACTGAATCTGGTTGATTTCGGTGTCGACAAAGACGGTGTCGAGAACGCCGTAGTTCTGCCTCTCCACCCCGATGTACACGACGGGATCAATTCGAGTGTCGATGGTCCTCCCTGTGGGGTTGAACGCGTAGGTGCTCGGCGAGACCCTCGTCGCTACCTCTGAGCGAACCTGGAGGGGGAGAAGCTCCTTGACCGCGATGGGGTTGCCATCGCCGTCGAGGGCCAGTCCGCCTGAACTGTTCGCGACCAGGTAGGACGTTTCGACCACCTGGAACTCGCGCATGGGTTTGAGGAAGGCGAAGGTGCCGGCTAGCGGGCTGACGGCCACGTCGGACCGCTGCTCCGTCACCATCTGCTCCACCAGGTACCCCGTGGTGGTATCTCCGAAGTTGTCCAGAAGGGTCTGAGAGAGGTTCAGCTCGCCGCTCGACGGACTCAGCTCCGCCTCAAAGTCGCCGAGCAGGGAGGGGGTCTGGAACTCCTCCTCGTAGGTGACCTCAGACAACTCGAAGTCGGTCAGAACGTCGTCAGCGAACCCAAGCTCGCCCGTCGTCGTGAGGTACTCGACCTCGCCCGGAGGAATGGGAACCGTGAAGGTGGCGACCGCAGTGAGGTCCGACCCGTGAGTGAATAGGATGTTGCCTACCCGGATGCTGAAGGCCTCGTCGGTGAACCTGGGTGAGCCCACACCGGGAACGAAGAGGGAGGCGTTGGCCAGGAGGCCGAGAGCCCCCTTCTCCAGAAGGATGGTGGACGCCTCTGTTGTCCCTTGGAGACCCATCCTAACCGTCAGGACTCGACCACTGTCCAAGGCGTCTGTGACGAGTCCCGTCAAACGAGCAGACTCCTGAACTGCTGCGTCCACCGGGATGGTCCCGAGAGACGACAAGAGACGAATGAGGAAGGGCTCGTCAGGGAGGTGGTTGAAGTCTTGGTAGACGACATCGGCCACCAGACCGGGGTCGAACACATCCTCGGTGAACCCCCGAAACAGCTGCCAGGAGATAGGACTCGGCCCTGAGTCTGCGGGGAACTCCGGAGACACCTCTAGGACGGCCTCGGAAGTGACTGACTGGACGATGTAACTTCCCTCGGCGTCGCCAGAGAGAACCTTGAGCCGCCACCCGGCGTCCACCCCGTCCGTGACGAACGTGGCCTCGGTGTCGGTGAACGTCGTGCCTCCCTGGGAGAAGCTGCCTCGGAAGCCGATGACACGAATGCCTCCGACCTCTTCGATGAAGGTCAACCCTCCCGTCGTACCGCCGTTGTCCAAAAGGAAGTCGGTCCCCAGGTCCTGAGGGGAGAACCCCGAGCCGGACTCATCGAGGAGGAACTGACCTCCGACAGCAGAGAGGAAACTATCTGGCACCACGTTCTGGCGCATCAGATTGATGGTACCGACCGGACGCAGGATGGCCCCGGCTTCGATGTGTTGGTCAATCCAGGAGAACTGGGGCTGGGAGCTAACGAACTGATAGGTGACATCCTCAAAGTTACGCAGGAAGCTCTGGGCGATGCCGTCCTGGAGCTTGAAAAAGACGTCGTCGTCGTACCCAGCGACGTCCCGCAGCGGCGGGTTGTCAAGGAACTGGAACTGGAGGGGAAGGACGGACGACACCAGAAGCTCGTCCTCGAACCGACTCCTCGCCTGGAAGTCCGCCGTGTCCCGGCTGCGGTCCAGGTTGGAGGGGCTGCGGAACAACCCCACACTGATAGCTGTGTCCGGGAGCCAGAACGTGTCTGGGTCCGCGGTGTCGACACGCCACCCTGGGACGAACGAGAGGGCCGCTGCCCCGTCCAGGTTCTTTCCGTCAGTGGCCGTACCGAAGCCGATTTCGACGGTGCCGGAGGAAGGGTCCCCGGCCTCGATGACGAGGTGTCCACCCTCAGTCGTGACCTGGCCGGTGCCAGTGACCACGGCATCCATGCTGGCAGCAACAGCACTGGCGGTGAACGTGCCCGAGCCCAATGAGGCCGCCAACCACTCGTAGCGGGTGCCGTCGATGGAGAAGTAGAGCTTCTCCATCCCTTCGATGGTGAACGTGTCCTGGAGACGGCTGAAGAGCCGAGCCTGGTCCGTGTAGAGAGCAGGGGTCAGGGCCGCCTGGAGGAAATAGAGGGTATCCCCGGACATCGCCTGGCGGTTCGTCGAACCAATCTCGACCCGGGAACCCAACGGGGTCGGTCCAGAGAAGGAATTGGCCCTGGCGACGTAGGCCTCTCCCTCGGGGACCTCGAACAGGAAGTCTGGGAACTCGTCCTCGCGGTCGACGATGTTGAGGACCCGAATAGCGGCCGTTCGAGAGAACACGATGGTGTCCCCGAGGGCCTCTACCTGACGCAGAGTCCCAGGAGAAGGGTCGCCCGGGTCGTCTCCTCCGGGCCTCAGGCCGGCAGCGGGGTTCGACACAGGGAGAGCACCCGTGCCATCAGGGGCGTCCACAACGCCCGACACGCCCAGGCCGGGTAGGGGGAGGGCATCGCTCAGATACAGGAACGTGGACGCGTCTACGGGCACCACAGAGCCCGTGTCGTCGACGAGAGCGACGGGAGTCCTGGTGGGTTGGGAGACCTGGTTGAGGGCCACGCCATCGTAGACCACCTCGGCGCCGAGGTAGCGGACGTCGAAGCCGGCGTCGTCGGGGTCGGCCTTGGCGATGTCGGTCGAACTGAACCGCAGAAGGCCTGTCGCCCGACTGATGACCACCGAACCCTCAGGGACGGACGGCAAGGCCAGGAGGTCGGCGTCCGTGGCGACCAGAATGTTGGTCAGCGGACGTCGTGATCCGAGACGGATGAAGGGCGCCTCCAGAGCCGAGGGCACGGGGGCGATGAAGAGGGCCTCCTCCTTGGCGTCGAGGAGCGGACCGAGGCGGCCGTCAGAGTCCTCCTCGAACACACGGACGACGTACCAGATGGTCAGACCACTGTTCAGAGAGACAAACGCTGGGTTCCACTGGACAAGGCCGCTGGTCACGCCGATGACGGCAGAGGCCGGTGGACTGGTGCTACCGAAGTCGAAGGGATTGGCCGCCGACTCGTCGGTCACCACCAGGACACCCGTGAAGGAACCTCCGGGGTCTTCGGCCACCGGGGTGCTGTTGGCGGCGTCGGGCAGAGTGCCCAGACGAATCATGCTGTAGGCATCTGGGTCCGTACTACCGGGAAGGAACCCGCCGACAGGGATGCCCTCGGGTTTTGGACTCAGGAGGTGAGTCTCAGAGGGCACCAAGGGACCCAGGTCGAGGGGGGCACGTCCTTTGAGAGGCTCCCACCTCTGGACTCGACCGTTCCAGGCAAACCGAGTTCGGGCGGAGTCGTTGCGGGTCCACCAGAACTTGGCGGGGGAGATGACGTAGAGAATCTCCGTAATGCGGTCCCCTCGAAGTGAACTGAAGGCGGGAGACTCACCTGGAGCAGGGGTCAAGAGGGCCGAGGTGGTGGCGTTGTCCAACACCTCTAGGACCCCGGTGTCGGGGTCGGCCATCGTGAAGTCAGTGACGTTGGTCAGGGTGACCTCAGTCTGGGTGCTGTCGTCCCCGCGGATGACCTTGATGCTCAGGACCCGGGCGAGACTTCGACCCCCATCGTCGGTGATGACGAGGCGAGTGGAGCCGTCCTTGCGGACAGGACTACCTCCGTCGAGGTCGGGGCTGTTGGTGTCGAGGACGGTGGCTGTACCTTCTGGAGTGTTGGCCGTCCCCGTCGTGACAGCCCAGGCGTCATCATCGATAAGAGCGAGATTCGAGCCGTTGGCTGACCAGACGAGGTACTCGACATTGTCCTGGTTGGGTCCGTCGAGAACGGCAGCGCGATACTGACAACCTGGAATCTCAATCAGACCGACATCGTCGAACTCGAAGGAAGTCGGAGGGACGCTCGCGTCACGGATGACACCGTTGGTGGGAGCCGACGTGTTGGTGTTGTTCGCCGGAGCAACCTTGAGAGGTCGGATGACAAACCCAGATGTCAGATTCGTAGCCATACTACCTCAAAACGGAGTGCCCGTGCTCGTCCCTGTCGAGGGAGTTCCCGACGTCGGACCTGATACGACACCCACCCCGGTACCCAACAGAAGAAGACTCGAAATGCCGTTGGCTAGGCCAATGGACACAGTGGGACCCGTCACCCCCAAGATACCAGCCGACAGAAGAGGAATGAGAGTCGCCGGGTTGGCTGTCACGATGGTCGAAACGTCAGTGCCGACCCCCACACCAACGGAAGGGCCTGTATACTGCGCCGTCGAGAAGGCCGCCGCAATGCCTATGGACACCGAAGTGGCCAACGTCGATGAGGTGACTCCGACCACACCAGCTCCCTGAAGCCCCAGGAGAACCAGGCCAGGGTTCGAGGGGACCGCAATAGTCCCAAGGACCACCCCCGCTCCGGCCGTTCCCGTCGTAACCCCCTGGAGCACCACATTGCCCGGGGTGACGGCCCAGGTGTACACAGCGTTCCCGATGGCCGAGGTCAGTGTCGGCGCAGTGGGTCCGGCAAGGGCTCCGGGAACAGCTCCCAGAATGCCCGAGCTGATGCTGGCGGGAGTTAGAGGCATGGGTCAAGTTACACCGGCGGTCCGATGGGTCAAGTTACACCGGCGGTCCGAGGTTGTGTCCTGGACTGCCCAGACCAAGGGTAGCGAGCGGAGCACCCGTGAGGGGGTCGAGGTCAGCGCCGCTGACGATGCCTCCGACCTTTCCGGGCCCTCCGAGGGTCACTCCAGACGCCCCACTCAGAACAGCCGGTCCCGAGCTTCGCAGAGTGATGCTGACCTGTCCGGAGGCGGTAATCGCCCCGGCCGTGGCGTCGAAGGTGATGTTCCCTACGGGCACCGAACCCGTCATGCCCGTAATGCTGTCGATGGCCAGGGAGTTGGTCCCCGCAGTGTGCGTGACGATGCCCAGGAGGGTCTCGTAGGTCAAGTTGCCGATGGTGGTCGTGGTTCGGTGGTTGCCCAGGATGAGGAAGTCCTCCTCCCGGTCGCCCTGGAAGATGGTCAGCTTGTCAGCCGTCGGCAGAGCGATTCCCGTGAAGGTCGTCTCTCGATGAGGGCCGTTCGTCGGGAGGAAGTCCTTGGGGCCGTGGTAGGCGATGGTCGCCTTGCCGTTGACCACGTGGTCGAAAGTCTTGGACGACAACCCAATGCGGTCCCCCGCCGACATCGAGATTCCGGAGAGCTGGCGGTTCTCGTAATTGTTGCCACGGACTGAGATGTCCTGGGCGTTCGAGAGAATCCTCCGGGCCGCCTTGATGGTGACGTTGTTGCGGCCCTCGACCAAGACGCTGGGGAGGTCCGCTTCTCCGCCACCCGCCGGGGCTGTCCGAGCAGCGAGGCTACCCTCCGTCGTGTTGCCTCCACCATAGATTCGAACGGCGGCGTTGGAAGACCCCATGTTGAGGCCGTAGTTGGTCGCCACGTCGCCATTGGGGACATTGATTTGAAGGCCCTTGGCCAGGTCGAGCTGGAACAACCCCCCAACGGCCAGGTGAAGGCCACTGCGGACGTTGACCTCGGCCGAGAACGCCTTCGTGAGAGGACCGCCGATGCTGGCGAAGAACCGCCCGTCCTTGGTGTAGCTGGTGAAAGACGGTGGGCCGCCCTGGACCGTCGGCGGGAACAGCCGGAAGAGAGTGGCTGCCTGGTCGTCGAGGTCACTGTTCGCGGCGGACTCCATGGAGGGGGCAGGCGCTCCTGAGGAGTCGAACACCACCGGTCGGAGAGGGACACCATAGGTCTCCCGAGCCTGTCGGTTGAACGCGTCGTTGCCAATGACGGTTCCCAGGACGGACTCAATGAAGGGCGCCTTGGTGCTACGCCCCAACTGGTCGACTCCGCCGGGGGATGAGCGGGGTAGTCTGTCCGCGTCGAAGCCGTCGGTCTGCTCTGAGACAGGGAGGCGACCGTCGTGGGTGTGGGAGACCTCGACGCGGTGTTCCGTAAACGACCGAGCCTGGTCACCGAATCCAATGAGGGCGTTGAGGGGGGTTCCCCCGTTGTCCGAGACCACCGACGCGCGAAACATCGGCTTGCCGCCGTAGACCGCGTCGCTCTGGACTCGTTTGTCAAAGGAAGTCCCCTGGGACGTCACGAACAGACCCTGCTGAAGGAAGTCGTAGGGGTCGATGTTCGGTTCCAGGAACAGGCCGGAGACGGTTGTGTTGTTCAGGGTGCCGTCCGCCTGGAGGCGGTCGAACACCGGGTTCGAAGTGAGGAACCCCTGGGGATGGGAGGAGGCGAACTCCCTCAACTCCTCGTCGGTGAACGGCCGGTTCTCGGAGACGTTGATTTGGCGTGGACCCGCCCAGTCAACCCCGTCAGAGAACATCTGAGTCGGCAGGTAGGTCGCATCGCGTTGGACCTGTCCGCTATACATGCGGACGCCGCCGAGAGCCTCAAAGTGCTGAAGGGCGCGGATTACGAGAGCCTGGTCGGCGTCTCGAAGTCGAATCTCATTACAGCGGCGATTGAGGAGGGCCACCCCCTCGTCGAGGACGATGTCAGAGCCCTGAGAACTGGAGAGGACGATGTTGCCGGGATTGAGGTGGCGGAGCTTGTGACGCTTGCGCTTATACCTCCCCGAGACGAAGTGGCTGTCCTTCGGGTCGAAGGACCACTCGTCGGGGGCAAAGGGCTGAGACACCATCCAGTCATGTCCCATCCAAGTGCCTGGCAGAATCCACCCCAAGACAACAGGGGTGGTCGTCCGCCCGTCTGTCTCCTGGGCAAGGTGTCCGATAATGCAGTAGTCCCCCTCCTCAGGTAGGGCGAGGATGCCATGTCGAGCCCCCGCCGCCGGGTAGGTGATAGGCACGGGAACCCGTTGAAACTCCTGGTCCGAGCCGATGACCTGGCGCAAGGTGAGGTTGTGTTCCTCGTAGTTGACAGTCACCACCAGGGCGACGCCAAGGGTCATCGCGGAAGCGCCATCTGACGTGCGTTGCTTCTTAGCCTGAATCCGTGGAGCTAGGTCACTAACGATGTCCCCGCGGGTCATGTCAACCATCGTCAGCCTCCCGTGCCAATATCGATGTCACCGATGCTTTCCCCGGCCGCCCCCACCGCCTCGACAGACTCGCCAAGAGCCCTTGCCTGGTTGTCAAGCTGTTCCAGAGACTGGCGACCGAAGTCCGGCAGCTTGTCCCAGGTCTCCACACCTCTCTTGAATGCCTGAGAGAGCTGGTTGGCGCTGCGGTCGAGCTGCTTGCCTCTAAGGGCATTCTGGACGTGTCCGTGGCCGACGGCGTTCTGGAGCATGACGTCCTGGGCAAACTGAGTGACCCGGTCCGCCGTAGGTTCTACGACCGACACGAATCTTTCCGTCGAGAATGCCTCGATGAGGACGTCTGCCTGAGCCGCCCGACAGTCGCAGGTCCTGAGATCGGCGAAGATGTCGAGATCGGCCACCGTGAAGGCCGTGTTGGCCACCGAGAGTTTGAGGACACCCTCGTTGTGTCGGGCCATCCAGTTGTTGAGAGCGACGCTGTTCTGGGTCTCCGGGTTGAGCAGAAGTTCCCGCAGCTCGTCGGGGGCTCCCGGATTAGCCAGAATGGAGTCGACCAGACGCCTCTCAGCGGCTGTCCTCACGGGGTCGAACGTATCCTCACTCCCCGTTCGGTTGCCGTCCTCGTCAACGAAGCTCAGAGAGTTGGGCTGTTGCCCTCGGAGGACGTCGACAAAGTCCTCGACTGCCTGGGGGTCCGCAAACTGAAGGGGGTCAGTGAAGGCAAGCTGCTCCATCGACTCCGAGCCCTGAATTTGAAGTCCTCGCCCATACCGGTAGTTCCCGATTACCTCGTACCCACCTTCGTCGGAGACGGGGAACACGGGACTGTGTATGGGCTCTTCTTTGTTCTTTCCGGCCTTCCTCTTTCGAGCTAGCTTGAACTTAGCCTTCTTCCAGGCTGCCCGGAGGTTTGTCCGGAAGACCTTCTCCGCCGCCTTCTGAGCGCCCTTCGTCTGCCCCCCGACAACCTTGGACCAGAGGACCCTCAACTCTACGCTGGCGTCCTCGAAAAGGCGTTGCGTGAACACAGGTTGCAGAACAGCCACCAACCCTTCGAGAGAAAGCCCCATCAAGTCAGCAAGCACACCAAACTCGTCCAGAGAGGTAGATGTGGGTACAGAAAGGGACCCATAGGAGATCGTGACCGGGAAGGGAGGGGCCCTCTGAGGGTCCGCCTTAACCCATCGAGAGGTGGCCTCGGTCCAAGAGGGAGAAAACAACTCCTCAAGGGTCTCCGTACCGGCCTTGGCGACCACTCCAAACTTGGAGAAGAGAAAAGATCTATAGCTCTCGTCCAGCCCGTCGAAATGGTGTTTGTACTCATAAGTCGTGAGTTTGCGTCTAGTGAGGTCCTTAGACTCTTGGAAGCTAATGGTCTGGATTTGTTCGGTCGACATAACCTCCTCCCCGAAGGGACGAAGAATACGGAGACCATTGGACACAGGACCTAGACCCAGCTCGGCGTCGGGGAGGGTACCGTCGGGGAAAAGTTTGCTGGGAAACACAAACTGAGAGACCTCCCGAGGGACCTCCAAGGGGTCTAGGCCTTGTTGCTTTGGGTTCGGGTGGGCAGAGCTGAAATAACGATAGAACCCAGGCTGAGTGCCGTTGGAGAAAATTGCCTTCTTGTCGCTGAGAACCTCAAGGAGGGCGGCACTGCTGTTGGGGTCTGGGAAATCAACATTGGCTGACAGAAAGCTATCCCCGATAGACCTCACAAGCGTGATGAGGACCTGGATGTCGTCGTCGCTCTGAAGAGACCTCTGGATGATGTTCTGCTCAGTTCGGGTGAAGTCCTGGGTCAGGTCAGATATCGTCTTCTGAAGCTCGGAGACCTCACGGGTGAGGTTGGCAATCTCAGCCTCCACCGCCTCCGGGACCGTCCCATCATTGTCGAGGACCTCTTGTCGTTGTTCCTCAAGCTCCCCTATACGGAACTGCTTATCCTTGATGAGTTGGCTCTTTTGTCCCACCAGCTCCTCGACCTCCTCCAACCTTCCGCCGGTTTGACTGGTGATGGCGGCGTAGCTCGCGGAGGCTGCGAAGAGGGACTCGAAGGTGAACGTACGACGCACACGCCCGTCGCTATCAGGAAGGCGAGTTGCAGTGTTCCCGTCGAACTCGGAGGAGTCTTCACTGACCCTGACTGAGGCCGACTGAGCGTTGTCGATGAAGAAGACGAAGTTGCCGCTGCCCGAGGGCTCCTCGCTGATGATACCATAGCTCTTGGCGAGGCTGATGATGTTCTTGACCACTTGGGGATTAGAAATGTCTTCGAGGTCGGTACCCGCCAGGAAGAACAAGGGGTTGGTGTTCTCTGGGTCCAGAGCCATGACGACGTTGGGCATCCCCGACAAGGTCGGATGGCCACCAGGACTGAGGACCTCCAGGGGAGTTTGAGGAAGTGCCGTATTGGCCAGGTCAACATTGTCGACCCCAAAACTGCCAATTTTTCCAGGGATTCCAGGAGGGTAGAACTTAGCCCTCTTACCAACCAGAGAGAGGCTGGACGTACATTGACCTCCCCAGACCATGCTGTGGTTCATGCTCTGGACGTAGTAGAAGACGTCCAGAGACTCGATATAGATAGGGTATCCAGGTCTCATCTCGGGGCGCTGGGGGATGGTCAGAGAGGCCGCATGGACCCCTACGTTCATCACAGCAAGACGGTTGACAGCGGCGAAGAACATTGACCTCTCGTCAGAGAAGTAAGAGGTCTCGAAAGACCCCGGCCGCCAACCAAACTGAGCAACCAACTTGTAGTCGATGAATTGACCACGAACACCCCACTCGTTCTCCACCCCCGTACCCTTGAGGTTCTTGAACTGGGAGCCAGTCATCGTGACGTAAGTGGCCTCGGGCTCCTTCTCCGTGTGATTCAGGGAGATGATGTCGATGTCCTTGATGACGTAAACGCGGTTAGAGCGTGTGTCGAGGTTGTACATCGGAGGCTTGAACACGAAGTCGCCGTCGACGTCTTGGTAGAACTCCCAGCCCGTGATCTCGCGAACTTTGTTCACCATGTCCAGCTTGGATTCGTAAGTCGACTCCCATAGATTGACCGGACCCATCTGATTGATGTCTTGAACAAACGCTTGCATCGCCGCGATGTTGATCTCCGTACCTCTCACATTCCCACTCTTGGGGGAGGCGGACGGCCTGCTCAGCTCTGCCGCGGTGACATCTAGGCCGGTTACTCGCTCTTCGCCGGTGACGGGGTCTTTGACCACACGGACTAGATTGAGGGTCTGCGCCGCGGACAGGATATCGAACTTCTTCGTCTTGCCACCCTTGACCTTCCACTGGTCCCTGAGGATGGTATTCACCTCATCCCCACTGAGGCGTCCCAGGAACGCTGCCTGGGCTGTCGAAAACACCTGCCCGGACATCCCGTGCATGCGAAGGTTGATCATTCGAGTAGAGAAGCGCTGTTCCCAGTAGCGGATGTTGGAGGAGAACAGAGACTCGCCGAGGAGTGTCGACTTGGCATTGACGTTCGACTTGTTACTCAAGGCGAAGGCAACGCCTCCAGCCGCTCCCGCAGTATCATGGAACAGCGTATAGATGATGGAGAACGGAGTGAACCCGTTGAACACATGACCGACGAAAGTCGTCCTAAGACCTGAGTTGGTCGGCCTGGCTCCGAAGATAGAGGCGTTGGTGCTCATGTTGTGGTACTGCCAGAAGTGCAACATGCTCGCGCAGTTGAGGGAGATCTCCTGGAAACCCCCGCTGTAGCTGTGGTCGACCTGAGTCACGACTCCGTGAAACACGTGGAAGTACGGATAGGCCGGAAGTCGACTCACGTCAGTGCCACCCATCTCCTCGGGAGTGATGTTCTTGTACAGGCCGCGGACCGCAAAGTAGCCGCGGAAGTAGACGTGAACCTCCAGACCCGGCCGGAGCAGGAACTGGGCGTCCCTGTGGAACTGGTCCTTACTGTGAAGAGGAACCGCGAGGGACACCTGAGCAGAGGCGCTTGCGGGGTCTACTCCAGCATCCACTGACACCTGGGTGATGAACCTCTGGATGTCGATGCGCCCACCACACTTGGCGCACCCGGGGAGCGCGGTGTCTCCGTTGATGAACACCAGAGCATCCGGAGTGTGTTGCACCAGCTTCCGGTTGTTGAGCTGCCAGGTTCCGACATATGGTCTGTGTTCGATACCCATCTGAACTAATTACCTAGCGCCACGACTTCGCCATCCGGTCCTATGACAGTACCGTCGGGGAAGAATTCCAGTCCCTCATCGAACACGATTCCGTCGTCAAACTCGATATCGTCTTCCTCGGCCAGTTCGATTTCAAACCCTTGGTCGTTTGTCGACAGGGAGTCCATGCTCGACGTCTCGGAGGCCGCCGCGATAGCCGCCGCCTCGGGTGAGACCGCCTGTGCCCGGTCTTCCTCGTCGACGAGGCCAAGGCCCTGAAACAGGTCTGTCGTAGGCTCCAGGGTCTGTCCAACCCAACGAGGGTCGGAAGGACTCATCGTAGGAGAGTTCAGCGGCAGGACATTCTCGACCGGCTGGTGGTTGTCGTACATCTGGCTGATTGCGAACTCCAACTCGAATGTGATCTTGCCATTCTGGTTCTCGTTCTCGTCATAGCCAAAGCTGAACGAATTGAACTGCCCAACGTGAGTCCACTGGTCGTAGTCAATGGCCAGAGCCCCTACGAAGAGATTGGCGTTCGTGTTTCCGACGGTGTCGTAGATGTACCCGGCGTTCTTGTAGAACGTCAGCAGGCTCATCAGGTTCTGGAAGCTAGCGGAGTCTCGCTTCGACGCAAACTGAACCCCAGAGACCGAAGGAAGCCCCCCTTCAGGAGGGACGACGCCCGCGTCGGGTGAGACCCCTGCGACGAAGGCTCCGATAGTCCCAGAGACGGACATGACAGGCTGCTCCTCCCCCCAACGCTGGAAGACGTACCCCTTGCGCGTCCTCTGGGAGAACTGCTGGATGCTCGTGTACTGGATGCTCATTGACGTAGGGTTGATGAGCAGAGTCAGAGGCGGTACTTCCAACATGGTCTGGAGCTGGGCTGCGATGTCCCCCGCCGTCAGACGGTCGGCAAACCCGGGCTCCTGGAAAGAGTTACGGTCGTTCTGTCGCTCAACCCCTAGGGAGACATAGGTCTCGGCCGAGATAGAGCTGCGACCCGCCCCACCCACATCGATGCCGATGAGCTGGCTGACGGCGGCCTCTCTGGCAGCCTTTGCCTCTGCAAAGGAGCTATGACGGGCACCTGTCGACTCCAGGATGCCGATGGTGGGGGTCTCCTCTCCGGTGGCGTTCCGGGACTGTGTCGGCCCGTCGAGGCCCATCTCCGCGTTGACCCGGTCTTCCTCCCCGTTCACCTCAGAGGCGAGGCCGAAGAACTCCGCTTCACTAGGGACTGTCCGGAGAGCGGCAAGGGTACCTCTGGCGGCTGCTCTAGCCTCGTCAACAGACGCAAAGAACCCAGCTCCTGTAAAGGTCTCCTCAGACAGCTCTCGGATACCAAAACCAACCGTTGACTCATAGACCCCCAGAAACTGACTCCCCTCGTTTGCCTCAAAGGCTTGGAAGTTTGCTTCAGAGAAGTTGTCGAAAAAACCCGAAGCAGCCAGTTCGGTAATTTCAACAACCGAAGCCTGGCCTTCCTCGACGACAACACCCGTAGTAGAGAGGCCGAAGAACTCCGCCTCGTCGGGGAACTGTCGAAGAGCAGAAAGAGTACCCCTAACAGCTGCCCTGGCCTCGTCAACAGACGAGAGGAACCCGGCCCCCGTAAAGGTATTCCCAGACAATTCTCGGATGCCAAACCCAATCGTGGACTCATAGACCCCTAGAAACTGACGCCCCTCGTTTGCCTCGAAGGCCTGGAAGTTTTCCTCAGAGAAGTTGTCGAAAAACCCAGAAGCAGCCAGTTCGGCAATCTCAGTAACCGAAAGCTGGCCTTCCTCGGCGGCCACTATGCCCGCCGAGGGGGTCGCCTCTGAAGACTCGTCCAGGGTGGAGTTGTTGCTCGCCTGGTCCAGGGCCGATTCGAACACCAGAGGAGGGACCAGGGAGATGGTGAAGGGGGACAGCAGCCGCAGGAAGGTCTTGGAGCCGTCGATGGGGAGGCCGGGCTGAATCTCGAACGAGCGCCCAAACTGAGGCCCGGAACGCAACGCCTCGTATACGTTGGCCGCCGGAACGGTTCCGATGCCGCGGAGCTTTTTCTGGACGTCGCCAGACCGGTCGAATTTCTTGGTCTGAGACATTAGGGGGCAATCTCCCACCCAGAGGTCGTCTCTGTCTGGGCCTGTTCGCCCTCAAGGGCAACAGCAGCCTCCCTCTCACGGAGTGTCTCGACCAGCTCCCGCTCTCCAAGGTCGATGAGACCCTCGTCACTGAACGGACGGGACGACACGCTGCGCAGATTCAGGAACTCGTGTGCGATGGTGAAGTCGGTGCTCAGGGTGAACTGGTAGGGCTTCTCGGCATCCTCCGTGACGTTGAACCCATTGAACCACCCGAGCCACTCGCCGCCGTCGAAGGTGCACTTGATGATGCCCTGGAACACGACCGTCCCTCGGGAGTCGAAGACGGACCCGTTGCAGTGGAACAGGGCCAGCATGTCGAGGTACTTGTCGTAGGCGATGGTGTCTCGCCGGGTACCCCCGACTTCGTAACCGCCCCCGGTAATACTCGTGAGACCCGTGTAGAGCCGCATGAAACCACCAGTGGACATGTCAAAGGAGATGGACTCGACGCCCTCCCCGAAGTGTTGTTCGACGAAGCCACCGAGCGTCTGGATGCGCTCGATGAGTTTGGTGTAACTGAACTTCATCGAAGCCGGGTTGACATGAAGGACCAGCCTGAGGTCCTCGGGGAGTAGGCTCGTCTCAAAGTCCGGGGCCAGGACGTCGAACACGACAGGGCGTTTGCCCTGTCCAGAGAACTCGTCCTGGGGAGAAACAAAGGCGCTCTGGAAGATGGGGAGAGAACGAGCCAAAGGTTACCTCTGAATGAGCCCGGCCTCCTTGAAGACCTGCTTGACGGTTCGGTAGACCGTCGCCGTGTCGCCGGTGATGTTGATGTTGATGGTCGTGTTTTTGCCAGCAGTTTGAGCTGCTTGGGGTCGAGCACCACCAACGCCCTCTTGGAGAAGTCGGTCGAGAGGACCTCCTGACTTAGCGCCAAGAATGGTATCTCGACCACTAAAGGGAACGACCTGCCCACCAGGACGGAGGATGAAGTCCTGTTGTTCTTTTTGGCTCTTATTGAACTCCGCCACAGACATACCCGAGTCTTGGAGGGCCTTACTCCTCCTCTTCAAATCCCCTATGTCTAGCCTCTCCTCCCTTTCAGTTATCCTTTTCAGGCCTTCTGTCGTCCCGTAGAAGTCCATGATAGCCTGCTGGAACGCTTCTTCGGAACTGTAGTCTTCTCTTTTTGGAGGACCTTTGGGCTTCTTGGGCTTCTTGGGCTTCCCATCTGAGACATCATCCGGCCCATCTGAGACATCATCCGGCCCTATCGGCTGAGGGGGTGGAGGCTGGTCGGGAGGAGGGCCTCCGCCTCCGGGTCTCCCCGAGCCGACACCACCACCCATGCCGCCGCCTGGAGCAATCCCCATACGAGAGAGAGTGATCAGAGCCCTGATGTCCCCAGTGCTGGCCAGCTCAATGAGTTCCATCATCTCCTTAGAGGGACCGCCTGGACCAGACACCCTCAAGGCTGCCTGCATCAGTTGGCTCTTCAGCTGACTCTTGGTGAACTCATCTGCAATCTGCTTTGCCTGCTTGGCATTCATCTTCACGGTCTCACTAAGAGACTCCTCGTGCAGACTCTTACGCTGTTTTGCCGCATCCTCTTGGAGGTTGATTTGCCTCCCCATATCCTTCCGCAGAGCCAGGTCAGCAGCCTCCTCCGCCTCAACGATGTTCCCCACCCCCTCCTGGTAAACCTCGTCGAATGCCTTCTGTCCCGCTACCTCCAGGGCTGGGTCAAGAAACTCCATCCCGACACCCAAGCCCCTCTGAGTCCGAAACTCCTGGAGAGTCCCTTCGGACACGGCCCCGGCCGCCTGCTGAACCTGGTAGAACTTACCTCCCGCCTCGGCAAACTTGGCAGGCAATTCCGCCAACCCCTTCAGCTCCGCCTGGAGGCCGGACAGTTTCTCCTCTTTGCGTCCCGCCTCGATGTCAACGCCCGCACCACCCCAGAGGCCCTTCGTAGTGGCGTAGGCCGCCCCCTCAAACAGCCCCCCGGGCCTACTTACACCCACCTGTTCGGTCGTGAGATCAGCAGCTAGTTTTCCGGCAGTCTCTGCGATGCCTTTGGTTGACAACTGTTGCCCAACCAACTCCTCAATGGACCGACCCTGAGCCAGGCCCCCGCCCGTAACACCGACAACATCTTGCATGACCGCGTCTCGAAGCAGAGAGGCCGCGTCTTCGGTTAGGCCGGACGTCATAGAGTCCAGAGTTCCCTCGACGGATTTGCGAATACTTTCTGCGGCGTCCACTCCCTTGGTATTCTCCACGGCGGCCATCATCTGCTCGAACTTTCCAGCCTTGGCTTCCTCAAAACTCTTGCGGTCCATGGCGGAAGAGATATCCCGCTGTGACTCCTTTTCCGTGAGAGCCCCTATCAGGAGGTTTGCGGAGTGCTCCTGGAGAGCCTTTAGCTCTTCTTCCAGTTTGACTTTCTCGTCGCCAGAAGCCTTGTCCATCTCGATTTGCTTGTCGGCGACCTCCTTCTCCTTTGCCGCCCGAGCATTCAGGAACCTCTTCTCAGCCTCCTGGGACTCCGCCAGCGCCTTCCGACGTTCTTCGGCACTAATGCCCTCCTCCCCGCTCATGTAAGACCAGATGTCGAGCATCACACTGTAGATTTTCTCCAAGACCCCCTGAACCCCTATCTCCATCATGGTTGCGAGGTCCGTGGTGTTTGACGCAATCGCTTTCGCGAAGGCCGTGTTCTCCTCAAGACCTACCTCAGATGCCCGAGCAATCATGTCACCTTGGGACTGGATGTACTCCCCGAGGCTCTCAATAGCCCTTTCTGTGCCGGGAACTATCCCCCCCTGCTCATCGAGCTGGGCCTGGACTATTCTGCCGTTCTGGTCAACGAAAGCCCCGAAAGCGTCCATGTCCTTCTGCTGAAGCGCTCGTATCTCCTCTTGGGTTTTGTTGGCGTACGCTGCCGCGGGGTCAGCAGCAATCTCTTTCAGGGTGGAAAAGTTGCCACGAATACCCTTATCGACCTCCTTCAAGATCTCCAGTTGCTCGCCGCTAACTCCAGTACCAGCCTCGAACGCAGCAAGTTGCTCAGCGTCCATCTCGGCCAGAGGAGTACTAATCACGTCAGCAAACTCCCCCAACTTGGCTGCGAGGACACCGCCCATGTCGAGAGCCCCCATGTTCCTAGACATATTGTCCATACCACCAGCAGCACCTTCTGACACCTTGATTAGCTTGCTCAACTCGCGAGACATACCCTCATCCTCGCGACGAATCTTGGCCAACAAAACTGCCTGTTTTTTGGGGTCCATCTTGCCCAGTTGAGAGACGAGTTGCTTTCTTGTCTCATCTCCCTTCTTCGGGTCAGTGAGCATGCCAAAATCGATAGACACCCCAGCCCCCTCCAAGGCCTTCTGCATGGCTGGCGTGGTCTCCTCAAACTTCTGACCAAACGCGAAAGCAATGTCGTCAGCCGAGTTCTCGAAGATTTTTTCCATTTTTCCCGAGCCCGTCGTCATGACACGCTTGAACCGGTCAGTCATGGATTCGTCGACAAACCCCTTCTTCAACTCCTGGAGGAAGTCCCCAGCGACCCTGCTGCCGAGGATTTTGCCGAGGCGGACGAGGAGGCCGGCCGCCTCGTCCAGACGGGAGTTGTACATCGACATCCCAGAGGTAGCCTGCTGGACCATGCCGTAGAATCTTTTGACCCCGAAACCAGAGAGTTGGGCGACCTTGTACACCGCGTTAAACTGACTCTCGACAAAGCTGAGACTACTTCCGAGACTCTCCATGTACTCCGCCTGCTGGGTGGCAATCTCACGGGCTGACACTCCCAGCAGCTTGCTATAGGTCAGGGCCACTCGGGTGACATCCTGGTAGTCCTGCATGGCGCTCTTGGCGTTCGTGACGTCACTGGTCATCTCTTTCAGGACGTACCCAGCTTCGTTGAATGCGCCGAGAATTTCCATTTGGTCCTTCGCAACCGTCCCCCACTCAAAGTTGTTGCGGAGGTCTGTGGCGGCTTTGCGGGCAGCCCCCAAAGCATCCCCCAACTCCCAAATGTTGCCTCCAATATCGCCACCAGCGACACCCCCTTCGAGCAGCGCCTTATTAAGGCCCTTGGCCTGGGCTTCGGCGTCGATGAGCATACCGATGATGCCGGAGAACAGACTGCCTACGGAGCCGAGAAGGGTGACGAGAGGGCCCATCATACGGAGGACCCTTCCCAGATTCTTCACGACGGCCCCGCCCATAAAGCCGCCCTTTTTGCCCCCCTTTACCTGTATTGACTTGCCTACCTTGGCAAACTTTTTCCCAAGCTGTTCGGCTACGTCAGCCATGCCCTTGCCGAAACCTCCCACAATCCCCTCCACAAACCCGCGGGGAGACTTGAGGCCGGACAGGGCCGCCTGGAACGCTTGGTGAATCCGTTTCTGGACCTTCTCGACACCCTTTACAACTCCCCTAGTAACTCCCTCAAGGACATTGTCTGCAAAGGCCTTGACAATAGCCTTCTTGGACAGGTTGACAGCCCCCTCCACACCCTCCCGAGTCGCCGATTCGAACACTCCCTTCAGAGTCCTCTCCAAGGCCGTCAGCCTCTTCGCATCCGAGGCCCCACCCGCACTGGAACGAGCGATCTCCTTGACCACATGGCCCAACCCCTGAGCAATAGCATCGAGCTTCCCTGTGACTGCATTAAGGGCGTCAATGATGGCGGCCATTACTGGTCACCTCCGGGACGACGACCCAACCTGGGAAGGCGGTTTTGAATCGCCTCTTGGAGGGGGGTTGGAGTCGCCTTCTCGTTGCCGGGGAGGGCCGGTCGGCCGTCCTTGGTCATGCTCAGACCCCCTTCAGGAGGGGCTACCTGATGGCGCATGAGGCGGGCGTACCCCTTGGCTCGGTCGGCGCCTTGATCTGAGTAGAATCTCTTGAGGCCCGGGCGAGACTCTCCCGGCTCTCTGCCCTTGAGTATGGCTGACAGGGAGTCCAGGTCGTAGGCGACCACAGGTTGTTTGGGAAAGTCCCCTACACCTGGTACTACCTGTTCTGTCGGTGTCGTCGGTGTCGCATGGAGCATAGCGAGCTGTTCCTCCCGAAGGGACTGCTCTGTCTCGTAAGCGTCCATGACGCGAGACTTATAGGATTCGACGATACGGTCGTGGTCGTCGTACTCCCCCCGAACCCAACGCCAGTACTCATCGGACATCTCGTCCGGACTCTGAGCCTGACTGAAGATCCTCCGCCCGTCGGCCAAATTGTCATTCTTGTCCAGGAGCCCGGTCCGACGGTAGTAGTTCTTGTCCATCGCCTCCTGGCGAGTCACCATCTCGCGCTTGAACCTAACGCGGTCTTGCATATCCAGCCGCTTGACCCCTTTGGGGGCGTGGGCCGAAGCAATGAACTTGGCGTTCTGCCACTCGACCAGGCCCTGAAGGCGACGATCCTCCACGAGGTTGAACGCCGACCACATTCTCTGGACTCCGTTCAAACCGAGGCTGCCGGTGCCTGGAATCCCGGATACACACGGACTGCTTAGTTCTCGGGCCCCGATCTGATGCCAAAGGGAACGAGAGCGGTCCTCGTAACAAAAGGCCTCGATAGAACTAAGGGCCTTGCCTACTCTCTGAAACAAGTCGACCTGACATGTAAACACCCCCGACAGAAGAGAATTCGGAAGCTTGCGCAGACGTTTGAATAGAGACGCCGAGACATTAACGTCCTCCAGGACCAGGACTCCATTGACCATCCACACGAGAGTAGACAGCATCCAAGCCATCCACTCGCGTCCACTCCCACCATGCACTCGGGCCTGGACCAGGAACAGATCACGAGGGCTGGGGGACCGCAAGGCAAGAGTGGCCCCTCCCAGCTTGACCGTATGGGTCAGAAATCCGGGGACAAGGAGACTCTCGATGTCCTCGTAGTGCTCCCCCCGCTGCTCATACGTTGTCGACGGGAGTTGCACTCTCTGGTCAAGGCCCGGGGAAGCCACTGGTCATCGCCTCCGCTTGCGAGGGGTGAACTGGGGGTTCTTGTTGCCTGTGCCAGGAATCGGGTCACTGACACCTTTCGACTGAGTCGAAGAACCCTCCGCCGAGGGCACGTTCCGACCCGTAATCTCCTGTCCCGGTGACTTGAACACCGGAATGTCCCGGCCCCCTTGCTGGAGAGTTCCAACATGATGGAACTGCTGCTCCTGGTGAATCGCCCGAGGGTCGACACCACGAGGAGCACGTGCGGGCTGTTGGTGGGCCTGGGCCTGAACCGCCTGGGCCGCGTCCGCATGGGGAGCACGACGACGTTTCACGGGAATGGGCCGGACCTGGTCCCTCCGCGTCTGGTACTGCCCCTGGGAGACGCCCTCCGTCGCCTGGAGTGCCGCCTGATGTTGTTGGCGAGCTTGGGCAGCATGTTGCTGTCGGACCTGGTCCGCGGCGTGGGGGTCGAAGGCCTGGTTCTGGGAGTACTGCTGGGCGATGTTCTGGGCCGTCTGCGCCCTCGCAGCATTCGCCCGAGCCAGCTTCTCCTGCAAAACGTCCTCGGGAGTCTGGACCATCATCGCCTCCATCTCCGCCACCCTGCCGGGCTCCATGGTGGGGGCGTGGGCGTTCGGAACTCGCTGTGAGACCGTCTGAGGCGCTCGCTGTGGTGCCGGAGGGGGGGGCTGCGGAACCTGGTGTTGACTGTAGACCGCCTGACGACGCGCCAGCTCCTCCTGGAGACGGGCAATCTCGGCTGCCTCGCCGTCCTGATAGGAGGGCTGGGGCTGCTCCTCTTCTTCGGGTCGTTGACGACGTCGAGGAAGAGGGACATCCTCCCCTCGGGCCAGGGACTCCTGTTGGACCATGTTGACGAGGTTGTGGTCGAGAGCTGTCTTGATAGCCTGGTTCTTCGAATCGACGGAAGCCGCCTCGTGGCGTTTCTGTTCCATCCTCAACTCTTCGACACGCCCCTCCAGACGGGATATTTCCAGCTCGAAATCGACAGGATCGAGGACGATGGCCTTCTCAGCTCGAAGCTGAGTCCGGGTGGTCAGCTCGCCGTACTTTTGAAAAGCTCTGGTGACGTACGGACCAGACCACCGAGCGATAAGGCGACGGGCGACCTCGACCTTCTCCCGCCTGATGGGGGTTCCGTCGTTCTTGGCCTCCCCCGTTGCGACATAGGCCCCGCTGAGGTCGACGCCACTGACAGCGACGATTGCGTAGGCAAGGGTCGAAATCTTCAGGCGGTGGATGTAGTCGAGAGTGGTGGCGCCATCTTCTCCTCCGACCTCCCAGGCTACATTCGCGTATTTGACGACCTCTACTTCCTCTTCGTCTCCCAGAACGCGTATGGTAACGGGCACTCCGCCAATATCGAAGCTGATCTCGTCGTGACTCAGCTCATCAATCTGGCCAAATGCCTCCTCCAAAATCCGTTGGTCGAGCATGCTTCCTCCTCAAAGGGAGGGACAAGCTGGGGACGAAGAGAAGCCGAGGAGAATGTCTTTCATCTGCTCTATCTATCTGAATCTATCAACCCAGGGGTGGGTCGGGTGAGCAAAGCGCGAAGACGGTTCTATCTGATCTATCTATCTCGACTCATCTGTCGGCCGCCAAGCCGCCCCCCGAAAGGGATGGGGTGATCTACGCCACCCCTTCAGACTTGAGTGCCCGGGGCGCCCCTATGGCGCTTTAGGGCGTCTGGTAACGTACCGAGCCAAGCTGGCCGATGGTCGGGTCGTTACCCGTGGCGATGAACTCGCCATAGGTGCTGCTGAAGTCGTAGACGTCGCTGATGGTGACGTCGCCCGACTCCATGATCATACCGGAGTCCTGGCTGAACGTGGCCGACCAGGAGTTAAACCAACAGGCCTCGTAGATGGTCACGACTGCCTGGTGGGTCGGGTTGGCCGGGTTGCCATTGGCGTCCGGAATGACACCCTGGGCAGTGAAGTCCACGGACTGAACACCGCCGTTGAATGTTCCGGTGCCTGGAGCCGGAGGCCCACCACCCTGGGTTCCGCCGAGATCACGATCCACGAGACTGCTGAACACCAATTGCTGCTCGATGTCGACATTCTGTTAGCACCCAAAAGGGCCCCCGAGACGTTTCCGCTCGGGTCTGCATGTCACCATGCAGATCGGACCATATCACCACCCCCTAGTAGGGGTGTCCCGCGCTGCGCTCTAGCAATCTCTCGCTAGAGGCCTACTCGAAACCCTAGACGACAAGTCCGTAGGTCCTTTCGTGGTCTCTACACCTTCCCAGGAGTTTCCCCCTGGGCTTGGCTCGGGATTGTCTGACAATAGTCAGAGTTCCCCCGAATTCACGGAATTTTCACCACCAGGTTACCCTAGTGGGCCGCTCAAATTAACGGCCATCGATGATGTCTCAGTGAACGAACAGGTCCGTCTACCCCACCAGCATATCCTGTGCACGTCTGTTACCTTCGGAGCTTCACAGCTCCGATGGAGTGGTCGTTTCGGTTCCGCCACTCTCCCATGCTTTCACATGGGGTCCGACCATATCTTCACCCCGCAAAGGTCTCGGGGGCCCGACGTATGGCCTGTGAGGGTTCACCTTGTACCGCATGGAGGTAATCATGTACGGACGGACGATGTCGAAGAACTTGGAGGTGTCGTATGGGCGTATCTGGAGAAACACCCGACCCCACCCTCGTTTGTCGTTCGAGACCGGCTTGATCAAAGCCTGGAACCCGAAAGACGACTCAAGCACCTGAGCGACAGGCTTTGCTTGAGACTCGAACATTTGAGTGGTCAAGACTGGTTCTTTGCCCCAGCCACCCAGAGAACCATCATCCATGTACCAGATTGCGAGACCAAACGGCGTCAGCTTTTCGGCCATCTCCGGGGTGTAGACCTTAGTCCACTTCCCTTCAAGGTCCGGTGTACAGAACGGGTGCCAAGACGGGTCCATCCGACGATAGAACCTGTCCTTCCACTCCAGAAACAAAGGGTGGGCGCCTGTGACGAAATGAGCCCCATCTGGGTTCTCGACACAGGAGTCCTTGTACGCCGGAGACAAGAAGTCCGCCATGAGGCGACGCTTCCACTCGACATACTCCCGTTGATTTGGTCCGTGGTTGACATAGAACTGAGCGCTCCGAGATGACCCCGGAGGAATCTGGACATGGCCGTCTCCAAACAATGTCCCCACCAGGAACTCCTCCTGTTTGGGGGACAGTGCGTCCGGGTATCGCCACTCATTCCACTTCGGGAGCTTGACGCCCCATTTGCGGGCCCAGTTCATGACCGTAGCTACGCTGACTCCAAAATGATCTGCAATCTCCCCTCGGCTCCTGCGTTGGACTTCCGCCATCTCTCTCAGGACAGACTCCTCTACTCGATTGTGTCGGTACGCGCTCTTGCGGAGCCCGAACTTCTTCAACCAGTAGTTGGTCTTCCCATGGGACACACCTGTCTCTTCGGCAATTTCCGAGACGGTCTTCCCAGCCCCCCAAAGGGCTTCGAGTTGGTTTCTGTCCATACTTGGTGTCTTCCCTGCTGATTACCCAATCTTCTGGATTGTCACTCACTGCCTGAGTACCAGAAGCTCTAAGGGCGTTCCAGCATATAGTCGGGTTGCAACCTAGAGTCTCCTCTAGGCGAGGTCGAAAAACCGCAAATCCTATTAATTTACGGGGTGATCCGCCTGCCACAAGTTGTTGAGGTATAGGAGTGCTCGCTCAAAGCTAGCAGTCTCTGGATCGGTCACTCCAGGTACCAGCTCGGCGATTTGGTCGCCGAAGCCAATTCCTCGGACGGCATCGATGGTCCGACTCATCGTCGGCGAGAAACTGCTCACCACACCGATCTGGAACAGGTCGCCTGTTGCGGCGCCATAGACCGGAGTGAGCAGCCTCACCTTCTGCGACACGGCGACGCGCGTATTAGGCGACGTTCCGAAGTCGTAGAGATAAGACGTACCCTGCACGCCAGAGGAGGCCTGGGGATTGCGATCCTGGTTGGGCATAGTAGCCTCCCTGAGTTTGTGTTTGGGTGCGGGCAAGGACCTTCCAAGCCCTACTGACTATGCCTCAGGTATAGGGAGATTAGGAACGCCGCTGTTCGTCCACCCACCCCCGGTAGCCCAAACTCTCCAGCCTCCTGACTTCCCGGAACTCGTCCAGATCCTCAGCCCACTCAATAGCTTCCTGGTAGTCCTGGTACCCGAGACCCTCCCTGCGAGTCTGGACGTACTCTCTCAGGGACCGGATGGTCTGGGGGCGGGGGTAGCTCTTCGTAACCTTCACAGCCGTTGCGTCAGCCCAAAACTGCTTCGTCCCATCCTTGAACGACAGCTTGTAAGCCGGCCCCCTCCGCGTAGTACCTTCCCAGACCACATAGTACTCACGCCCCTTGTAGAGAGCCCAACGGACAAGGCCCACCAGAAGCGAACCTCAGGCGGGCCTTGAGCCAAAAGCCAAACATGTTGGGGCCCCCAAGACGTTCGGCGGATTAGACGAGAAGTCTTGTGTCGAGAATCTGACGACGAAGCAACCCCGCCTCCCTCAGGTAGGACATCGAAGAGTCGTCCCGACAAAGAGTGATGCTGGCCGACAAGTCCAGGTCGAACCGCCTTCTCAGAGCGTACAGAGCCGGGATGGGGTCGCTAGGGTCGAGGAACACCAGCGACATCCGATCTACCCACCGGTGGCCCAGACGTCTACTGAACCACTCTCCTAGGAGATCATGGGTGTCCGACACGTCGTGTAGGGAGGGGTTCTCTCCCGGCACCCAGGACATGTCGAACATCCCCACGACCCGTCTCTTGGTCGACATCAGATCACGAATGAAGTCGACCAGGTAACCCGTCGACGCGAGGGAGTCGTCCGCCAAGGTCATCATGGCGGACATCTCCAGGAACACGGCACTCTGGAAGAACCCCATGAGCCTCCCCCACAGCTACGCACTGTGCCTCGACCAAGGTGTCGAACTACTGTGCGGCGTGAAGCTCCAGAGCACGAATCAGTCTTGTGAGCCCGATACCGCCTCCGAACCTGGGTGTCTGTTCCAGTGGGAGGTCGAAGTAGGCCTCCAGCTCTTCACGGACACGACGCTCTCCAAAGGCGTTGAAGAGCATCTGTGCGTACTGCCCATCGGACACCGCCTCGAACTGATCTCGCATCTCGGCGATGTTGGTAGAGCGTTCCGCACTCCCTATAGTTTCCTGGCCATAGAGAAGAACGTCGACTTTCGCGTAGAGGGAACCGCCCTCGCGGCGCTTCATGTTCCAGAAGGGATGTGACCTCTGGGGGAAGTCGGTGAGGAACACCGCGTGATAGTCTTCTCCCAGAATCTCCTCCTCCGGCGTATCGATGAGGTTGACTCCGTAGTTCTCGCAGAGGTCCTCGTAGGCCACCCGGATGGGGGCGTTGTCGACGAGAGAGCCCTTTGCCGCGATGAAGTCCCGGGTCCTCAGGGCATGGACGAACTGGTCGACTGTATACTGGGGGTCGTGGTCGTCAATCAGACCCAGGTGACCAAGGAGGCGAGCCTCAACCTCGATGAGGTCCTCCATGTCCCCCCGCCCCTCGAACTCGAACATAGGGAACACCCGCTCGTGACGTCCCGGGATGGGGTTGGGCTCGTCCCGGTAGCTGGTGGTGACGCAGTAGCACCCCACCATGTTCGGGTCTGAGAGAAGCTCCCGTTCCAACTCCATCTGCCCCGTTTGGACCAAGGGCCAGACTGTCCCTCCGCTGGTGAACAGGGACATGGTCTTCGGGTCCTCACAGGCCGCCAGGATGGATGTCCTGCACTGGGAAGGAACCTCGATGTACCCCAGACTCCGAAAGAACTCTCGGAGGCGGCTGACCGCGTCGTCGTACACTCGGCTATTGATGTGAGCCATTGTTCTCCCCACAAAGAAAAGCCCTTCCACGAGTTCGTGGAAGGGCCTCAGTAACGGTATTGGATGGTCCTCTCAACCGGCTGTCTCCAGTCAGGTTCCTCTCATGCTCTCGTATCGAGAGACCAACGACGACTCAGTAGCTCAAAGACCACGTGCGGGTACAAGTGGTACACCGGTCTCGGTTCATCCGATGTTGAGCAAAGGGGCCATTGCGAGTGATGGTCGTAACCTCAGCCTCACGCCCTTTGCAACCCTTGGTCGCGCGGCAGGGCATCGTCACGACACGTTTCGTGTTCGGTTTGCTCATCCGTTCTTTCCACCCCGATGTTGGCGAGGACATCTTCGATGTGGTCGTAGGCCGGCCAAAGATATGGGGACGCATGCGGATGCGTCAGTATCGCGGCGAGAGAACTTCGGATGTCCTTCAGGCGCTCACAATACCCCCGTTGGACTTTCTGTTCCAGCTTCTTTGCCAGGGACATCCATTTGTCCCTGGCCCAGGCCGTCGGGTCATCGGGGTTGGGTCCCCGGATACTCACCCCGCAGGCTACCAGGACAACCTCCTTGTCCTCCCCGGAGGCATACGTAGCCCCCTGAGTCACCGAAGCACCGATGACGGCGGACATGTCCTCAAGAGCCTGGGCGAAGGTGTTGGGCTTCAGATGCACAACAGACACGGGCAATCTCCTCGACATCTTGGGAAGTCAGGGCGAACCACTCACCCAGGACTCTCCGGTCCTTATAGCGCTCGTGGAGTTGGGCTTCGAGGTCGAAGCCACCTGTCATGTCATATAGGAGAGTGAGAGGCAAGGAGGACCCCGTTTGTAGGGCCTCCATGCGGCTCTGCGGGTCAATACTCACCCCGACCTTGATATGGAGACCGTTCGAGATGAGATACACCCGTCGCAGCTCCGCCGGGTCATAGAGGTCCCAATCATCCTCTGGCTTGAGTAGAAGCCCGTGGAGGGCCATCGGATTTCGACTCAAGGAGAAGTAGTCCTCCAGACGGTCGACCATGACACGGCGCTTCAGATAGCGGATACCGGTCTGCTTACACCACTCCTGGTGGGCCTCCCACAGGTCTGTGACCCTCGTGGTCAGACCCTCGCACACGAAGCAACAGGAGTCGACAAACGTCAGGACGAGGTTCCCGCTATCCAACGAACAAACCCCTCTTTGGCAAGGTAGAGGGATACCTTACCAAAGAGGGGTGGTGACGCTACAAGAAGGGGGTGGGCTACTTCCTGAGCGTGTGCAGGTACTCGCGGATGCTCTGAACCACCGGGCGGCGGGAGCTTCGCGAGGAGGCTGTTCGGATCTGTTGAGTGTCGTCGAACTCCTTGATCCCAAGGAAGTCTGACATGACGCCCCCGTATCCATCTTCCTCCACGGAAACAGAGAGGTAGTCGACGCCAAATGCGGCGGCCAGAACCTCTGGTCTGATGTGAGGGCGCCTCCAGATTTGGGAGAGGGAGGCCAGACTCATCGCCGGACTCCGACGGACCTGGGGGACGGTGATGTAGAGGTCGAGAAGCTCGACCAACCGCCGACAACGAGCCTCGCTGTCGTGGATGCTGGCCGCACGCTCCAACTCCATCGCGAAGCGGGCAGCCAGAGCCTCCTGGTCCTCCTCTGAGGTCGAGCCAAGGATAGCTGGGCGGACCTCGTCCTGAGCCTGCTGAGCGGCGCTACGGTCCCAGGAGGGGGTCGGGTCGGCCGTGTTCATCGGGTCCGGGCCGTAGGGGGTGTCGCGTGTCGAGGGGTCCACCCTGTTCGGGTCCCAGGGGTCGTTCGGAGGATGAGCCTCGACGACATACTGAGGGGCCGCGGAGGCTGCGTGCTGAGCCACCTCGCGAGGAACGGTCTCGGATGTTGCGGACGACGCAACATGACGAGCCGCCTCCGCAGGGTCGACGTGGAGAGTATTGCATAGGGTGTCGAAGTCGACGCTGCCCTGCTCGTACGCATTCAGGATCTGGTCCTGCCTGCCCTGGAGGTACTCAGCCTTAGCCTCCTTGACGCGAGCACCATGACCTCCCTGACCGAAGCCTGCTGTTCGCTGGCTGGGGCGGGCGGACCTGTACCAATCTGGAACCAGATCACGGAGGCTGGAGACCCTGGTTGTCGTAGTCGTGGTCGTGGTCTCTTCGATGAGACCTGCATCCGGCAGGGAACTAACACGTTCGGTCCGGGTGCTGGCGACACGAGCCTTGTGGTCGTCGACAACAACGTCGTCTTGACCGGGAAGTCCGCTGGACATCTCTCACTCCTCGTCGCCGGGCAACATCGAGTGCCCGGCTGTTTTCTGAGTCGCGGGTGTCCCACCTCCCCACGTGGCCTGACTGGCCTTGCGAGACAGAGTATCGAGGTCGAGGCCTGTCTGCGCTTCCAAATTGTCGAGACATTGGACGAGAGCGCCCTCGACAAGAGACCCCTGGTCCTCACCCAGGACCACGGAGGCAGCCTTGAGACGGCGTTTGGTACGTTCTGTCATGCTCATCGAGGTTTTCGTTTTCTTCGGCTTGGGCATCTCTCTCACCTCCGAGGTAGAAGTGTATCCACCGACTCCGGTGTGTCAACCCCTCGGTACGATTTTGTGTTCCAGGAGTCGATTCCGAATATGCTCGACATCATGACCCTACCAACCTCCACCTTGCCATTCTTCAGCGCGAACCCTTGGAGGAATCTTCGACTCAGTCGGACGTACTGAGCCTCCGGGCCTCCACATACTTGTTGGAGGTCTCCAGGGAGAGCCCCTGCATATAGCTGTAGAGAGTCACCCAGGATAGTCCCGTACCTTCCACCACAGCCCTTCGATCAACCCTCCCCTCGCTATCCAGGAAGGGATCAAAATCCTGGAGAGTGAGGTTGGCCTTGAGGCCGTTGTCGGCCCAATGACCGTTCTCGGCAATGTAGCGACGTAGCTTCTCGGCCGCAGCAGCCACCCTCGCATCCGTCTCTTTGGTGAGACCTTTACGCCAGGACGGCCTGCCCTTCATCTTCTCGGCGCCCGCGGGTGGTCTTGATTCGGCGCCCGCGGGCGGTCTTGATTCGGACGGCAGACCCCAGAGCTACCGCCAAGGAACCTGGGTACTCCTCGGCATACCTACCCACCAGGTCAGGATGTTCAGACTTGATGTGAGAAGTGAGGTTCTCCGCCCGATGACCACAGACGCGACAACGAACGTAATCGAGGCCCTCCTCCTTGGTGGACCAGAACAGCTCCTCGTCTCGCTGTCGACACCCCTTACAGCGACAATCATGAGTAGTTGGGGAGAAGTACTTGGACTCCTGACGGGAAGCGCCGCAGGAAGGGCAGGCGACCTCTTTGGTCCCTTCTCTTGCGTCCTCAGACCACCCCTGTTGTATCGCCTTACTGCGCTTGGCTTTCAACGCAGGGGTACGGATGAGAGCCTCTGGGTGCCGCTCTCGATAGTCCTTGGCTGTGATGCCATGGGCCGCCTTCAGATGTCGAGCAAGAGTAACCGCTCGATGCGAGCAGTCCTCTTCCAGACATCGAACATAGTCGACCCCTTCTACTTTCCCCTCCCACCTCTGGTCCTCCGACCACCTTTTGTAGGGAGGATGAGTCTCCGACTGATGGCGGAAATGAGATGCCAGACCACGGCGGTCCGTACAGACGAAAGAACAGACAGGACAGGAAACCAAGACAACCTCCTCTAGAGCACCCAAGGTAGGTGATCCGGAGGAGGTTGTCGAGGATTAGTTTGCGATCAACCTACTAAAGTGGTCATAAACCCCCGTTTTTTTATAGGGATTTACAAACTACTGCGCAGGTTAAATGTCACGAGTATGAATAGAAGGGGGAACACCGGGCTGTAGAATGCCTCGACATTCGCCGTGGTCGGGTCTTCGACATCGACCTCGGCGGTGATTCGACCGTAGGCCGAGACGATTTGAGCGGCCACGAGGTCGCTGAACGTCTTGGCCAAGCGGCCTTCGACCTGGGTCAGGATGCCCGGGATGAACTTGACTCCGATGAAGTTCTCCAGCGTGGCTCGGGAGCGCTGCTGGACCTCGTCGGCGATAAGGATGATGGTCGGGAGCTTGGTCAGGATGTTGGAGACATCCGTCGTCAGGCCCTGGAGCACCACCAGGTTCGGGTTCTTCTCGGCGAGGACGGTGACACCGGATACCGCCGCCTGCTGCTGCTCCACCGGGTCGAGCTTGCGACCGAGCTGGTCGAAGCCGACGATGAAACGGTTGGTCCACGGGGTGGCGACGTCGAGGTTGGGGTCGACGACGGAACCCGCGAGGGCCGCGGCGAGGTAGAAGCCCTCGACCAGCTCAGTGGTGCGCTGGTTGAGTGCGTCAACAATGGTCAGCTCCACGCTGTCCGGGTAGACGAGGCGCAGACGCTGGTTGCTGAGCTGCTGAGCGATGCCACCCACCTGCTGAGGAGTGACGCTAGGAGTCAGACCAATGATGGCCGTCCTCTCCTGACGAAACCGCAGACTCGACTGGACGTCGACATGCTGTCCCAGGAGCTGGAAGAAACTGAGGCTGTCTCCCTTGAGCGGCACCAGGACATCCGGCAGAAGCCCACCAGGCAGAGGCTTGGTGAGGTCGTTGAGAGCCTCCAGGTAGGCAGTCTCGGACGCGAACGCCGAACCCTCGTCCTTGGGGACCTGCTTGATGGCGATGCCGACCGCGCCGTTGATGAGCATCAGGAACGCCGCCAGGCTGACCGGGTTGTCCGAGCTGCGGGTACCGAAGGTCTGCTCGATGACGTTGAGCTTGGTGAAAATCTGCGTCGAGAAGTCGTCCTTCACGAAGCTGTAGGTGACGTAGTAGAGGTCACCGACGGCGGGCTCGTTGCCGCTCTTCTTGAAGGTCTCGATGATGGCCGTGTCCGTCGGGTTGGTGCCCGCCGTGTTGGTCACGAGAAGCTCGACGCCGCCGATGGCGTTTCTCGGGATGTTGGAGTCCGCGACGAAGGTCTTGCTGACCACGATGGTGAAGGTCTCACCGTCGGGATAGCCGAACCCGCCCTCGCGCTCTAGAACGGAGAGCGTCAGGCCCGTGACCAGGTCGCGGTAGGTCTGTCCCACCACACCGTCCTGACCGGTGCCGGTGTTGAACACCGAGGTGTCCGCCGAACCGGAGCCGTCCGCGGGGTCGGAGCTGGTGACGTAGAAGCCACTGATACCATCCTCACCCACCGCACCGTCGCCGGCCGTGTCAAGGAGGTTGGTACCGATGGCCAGGATGTCATCGGTCGTGGGCGTGCTCCAGGCGATGCTGGAACCGGAGCCCGTGGACTGACTCTGGAGAGCCAGGTACTCCAGGCCGACATTGTCCGTCGCCACAAAGGCCAGAGCCTCGGCAGCGAAGTAGGTGGCCGCCGGGGTAGCGAAATCCAACATATAGACACTGGCGAACGTACCCGACGAGGAGTGGTGGCTCATGAGAGCCGAAGCCAGGACTCGGACGTCCACCGGGTCCCGCAGGTCGCTAGTGTCGTCCGCCAGGCTGAACTCGCCGTTGGCGTTTCCAGAACCGATGACGACGCTGCTGAACTGGTCGTCGCGTGCACTGACGAGACGGAACCCGGCACCTTCCTGGCGAACCAGGCCGGCAGCGAGGACCGCGGCCGCAGAGGCGCCGAAGCCCTGGGCGGACATCTCGGCCGCAATCTGCTCGATGACCGTGCCCGCGATGCTGCCCGGCCCGAGAGCCGTTGCAGTACCCGCGGCCGAGGCCGTGAACACCACCGTGACGGACGTGCCGTCCATGGTGAACTTGAACACGTTGTTCACCGGCTGAGTGCCCGTACCATCGTAGAAGATGACGAGGGGCTGGCTATCCTGGGCATCCGCGAAGCCCGTACCCTGTCCGTTGACGAAGCCAACCTCTGCGAGGATGGTCGCCGGCTGGACTGTAGCCGAGAACCCGCCGAGGCCAGTCTCCTGCTGAGCAAGGCCCGTCTCGGCGCTAGCCGAAGTGCCTTGGACAGTGAGGGAGGCCTGAGCCGCCGGCTGGTAAGGAGCGAGGGAACCGCTACCCGGCACCAGACGGTTGCGCAGGATGAGGCGGTCATGGTTGAGAGCACCAGCACCGACCGTGAAACGGCGGGCAATGGGGCCATTGTAGAGCTTGGTCTGGGTTCCGCCGGTTGCGGCGGCGGTGTCGATACCCGCCAGGGTGGAGAAGTCCTCCGCTGGGGTGGCGTCAGTGATGAACTCGATGAATCCAGCGGCGTCGCCGGCACCCAGACTGGTCATCTCGAACACGATGCGAGCATCCGCGTCGGCGAAGGCCGTAACCGTCGCCTCCAGGAGGGCCGCACCGTTGATGGCCGAAAGGGCCGTGTTGATGGCCGAAACAAGAGCCGTGACGCTGTTGTAGGTACCCGGGGCGATGGTGGCTTCGTGGTTACCCGAGACGCCAGTGACGTCACCCGTATAGTGGAGGGTGATGTCATCGTACTCACCGGCCACGACGGTCACCGGACCGGTGAACCTGGTCGCCGAGACGTAGCGAGGCTCGGCGCCCACAGCGACAGCAGCCGTGTTGATGGCGGTCACGAAGTCCGCCAGCGTGAGGCCAGCAGACGGAGTGACTGTCGCCGACACGAGGCGGTCGTCGACCGTCAGGCTGACGGTGTTGTTGGCCGCGGTGATGTCGTAGGTCGTCGCGCCGCTGGCAGCGTCGTAGACGATCTCGTCACCGATGAGGGAGGCGAAGAATCCGGTGCCGACACCGGTCGGGTTGGCAACATCGACACCCGCAGCCCCCGAGGCCAGGTCAGCCGCATCCACGAGGATGCGAGCATGGTCCGAGGACCCCACAATGGGGAAGTAGGGGTCGTTGCCGAGAATCGTGTGCAGGGCCGGAGTTGCCTCAGAGGTGTCGAAGGTGATGGTGACCACCTCCTCCACCGGACCCGTCTGAAGAGGATTCGGGTTGCCCTCGATGCGGGAGTCGGGCAGAAGCTCAGAGCCGCTGGGAAACTGCACGGCGATACCCGCGAGGCCGGCACTCTTGGTGCCAAAATAGGCGTCGAACAGGTCCGTCCCGTCGTCGTTGCGCATCGTGTAGGTGCCGACCGTAGCGCTGCCCGGAACGGCGACCTGGAGAGTGTACTCGTCGTCGACGATGGTGTTGTAGTAGAAGGTCGCGAAGACCGTCGCACCGACCGCGATGGGCTCGGCGAGAGTGACCTGGGAGGACGTCGAGTCGACACTCAGGACCGTCACCGGACCGCGGTCGATGGCGTCCTGGAGGGAGAACCCCCAGTAGGCCGTGACGAGGTCGGGGCGTTCCGTCGGGAGGTCGATGCGACCGTTGGTAATGTCGCCGAAGAGACTGGCTCCCAAGGGGGTCGAACGACCGTTACCCGTGGTGGGCTGGAACGGAAGCTGGAACACCCGGCGGCTGTCCACGGGGGGAGTGACGCTCGTGTCCGTCACCGGAGAGCAGACCTCCAGGTAGGCCTTGTTGTCGACGAGAGTCGCCGAGACCTGTTGGGTCCCGAAGGGGGTGAATCCCTCGGTGGATTGCCCTTCGCTGATGAGGGAGGCCGTACCCCAGACGATGAGGTCATCCTTGAGGACGAAGTCGACCTCGTTGATGAAGTCGCTTCGGTCAGGGGTGATACCGGCCTGGAGAATCTGGATGATGCCCCGGTGGGCCAGGTAGTCGAAGGTGTCCTGCCACGAGTTGAAGAAGTACGTGACGGAGACCAACTGACCGGCGGCGGGAGCGAAGTCGAGGGTGACGGTTCCGGCTCCGCCGTCGACGGCGGAGGGGGTCACCTGGACGTTGTCCACCAGAACCGTCACCCGAGCGGGGTCGGTCGTGGTGATGCCACCGTTGGAACCATCGACGATGGGACGCTGGAACGTCTTGAACACGCGGTTACGTGCCGTGAAGGCGTCCTGAGGGAGTCCGAAGATGCCGTTGGCGGAGCCGTCGCCGACACGGATGTCGTTGTCCGCCGTCAGGATGATGGCCGTGTCGCCCTCATTATTCAGGAACGTCCCGACACTCAGAGAACCAACAGCCTGGCCCTGGATGAGGGCGGCTGCCTGGGTTGCCGTGAAGCTGCCTGCTGGGAGGGTGATGGTCACCTCGGCGAGCTGGTCGATGGTGATCTTCAGCTCGTCCGTGACCCCCGCTGTGATGACATAGAACTCACCCGCACCGAGACCGATCTCGCCTCGGATGGCAGCCGCCTCCGCCGTGACCTGGTCAGACAGGTCGTCGGTCGTGAGGGTGTCCGTCCGGTTGAACTGGTAGGTGACCTGAACCTGGTCGCCAGATGCTGGCTCCTGAGCGAGAGTCACAACACCTCGGGCACCGTCGACAGCCAGAACGACGATCTGGTCGCCGTTGATGAACGCCTGGACGTCCTGACGGTTGTTACTTGTGGTGCCCGTCCCGTCGCCGGTGACGATGGGGAAGTTGCGAACCTGGACACGGTTCCGAACGCCATCGGAGTCGCCCAGGACGACCTGGCCGGTCGCGGTGATTTCCACCACAGACCTTCCGGCCATATCCTCCTTGACGACCAATTGGTCGACAGTGGACGAGGAACCCCGAACGACTTCGAGGCTACCCTGGAACAGGACCTCGTTACCCGTGCCGATGAGGACGGGAACCTTCACCGCCGACAGGGTGCCCGCAATCGGGTTCTCGAACTGCGTCCGGACGTAAACGCCAGGGAACGCGAAGTTGTTGCCGGGGAAATCAGCCATGGTGTTGTCCTACCTCTCGTCTCTCGATGCCCATCCCAGGGAGGTGTCTCATCTGATCCCGCTCCGGCGGGTTCGGAAGCACAAGTAGATGTTCATCTCTCCTCATCTGAACCGACATATCGAGAAAGCCGTAGGCGAGGTGTCAGACCCGCCTTCGTTGTCTCCTAAACTCTCGAAGGCGGGACGAGCCCGCGTCGAACTTACGATTTTCGGACGTCACGAACCGGTCGTCCTTCCTAAGGACGCTCATAGCCGCATTATGGAAGGCTCGATGGTTTCGTTTCGACTGAAGAGAATCCCGATCGGCAACCGTGTAGGTGCCGTTGGGAAGACGGCCAAGAGCCTCGGAACCTCTCACTCCTGAGGGGAGGCCCCGAAGAAGCTCTCTCTTGTGGGCCTCTCTCTGCTCAATAACCAAACGACTCCTCTCAGCGCTCGCCCCGATGACCCGGTCGACATTCGCGTCGATGGCATCGACCCCAGTGTTCTGGGGGACTGGACCGGCATTGGTGTGGTCATGATTGAAGGTGTAGCTGAGGCCAGAGGGAGGAAGTCTCTTGGCCGAGGCGCTGCACGATGGGCACGCTCTCGACTCGGAAGCCTTCGTCGCCTTGCCTGACCTCCCAAACCGGAGGCCGCACTCGCATTGATACTCATACAGAGGAATCGGTCTGCCCTCCCTTCCGTCCGTCTTCTACTTGTGGCCACTATAGACGGGTCAACGGATGGTCTCGAAATTCCTGTTGGCATTGATGAAGAACGGGTCCTCGAAGGCGGATAGGCCGAGCTTGGCCAGAAGGTGTAAGTTGTTCTTCGCCAGGGCGATGGTATCCGGGTCCAGGGACCGCAGAGCCACCGCAGTGAGCTGGTCAGAAGAGCCCAGGGAGAACCGGCGGAACACACCCACCAGGGGCTCGTGAATCTTCCAGTCCGTCTGCACTCGAAGGTTGACTGTGGCGCCGTAGAAGAAGTCCTCGGCGTTCTGGTCGTAGATTTCCTCGGTCTCGCCGCCCCAGGAGACCTCTTCGATTTCAATTCCCTCGGTCGAGAGGCGGCCTCGAAGAACGCCCTCATACCAGATGAACATCAGGTCCAACATCTCCCTCTGGTCGTCGATGTCCCGAGCCCACAGATCGACATCCACATTAATGTCGACCCGGCCACCGTACTCCATCACGCCGAACTCACGGATGTCCGTGACGACGACGGCCAGCTGGTCGCCTGGAGTGATACGACGCCCGAAGGCAAGGACGGCCCCGGGAATGGCCTGGAAGTGGGCCAGGTCAGTGGCGATGTCGAAGGGCCCGGTCTTGACCCCTTCATAACGGTAGTCAGCCGAGAGGGTCAGGCCTTGGGGCAGCGGCTCCGTGAGTGTGATCTCCCCCGTCTCCGAGTCGGCGGTGAAGTTGACTCCCTCAATGAGCTTCCAGTTCGAGGGCAGCTCGTACAGAGTCAGGGTGTCCGGGATGTACCCGCCCTGCTCCAGGAACCCCACCGTGGGGCTCACCATCTCCACACCCTCGTTGATGACAGATAGCTTGGGGCTGACAACAAACCGGTGGAACCCTGTCAACACCTGGTCTGCGGTGGGGAATTGGCCCGCTGGAAGGAACTCTCGGAACCCACCAACGGATTCAACCTCACTCTCGGTTATGTCGATGATGTAGATGCCAGGAGGACTAGGGAAGATGCCGTCATTGAGTTGGATAGCGAGGGAGTTCTCCCGAACAAACTCGATGGACAGACCAGGCTTGGTCGCGTCCGTCTTGGCCCGGACGACGTAGCTCGTCTTGTGTCCCTGGAAGTTGTCCCAGGTCAGGCGACGATGCGAGCCACTGCTTGTGCGGATGACAATACCCCTCTGCGGACGCTGCTCGAACGAGTACTTACCCTGGATGTTTTCCACCAGGTCGTCTCTGAACCGAGGGTGGTAGCTCCACAGGAGCCTCGTCTCCTCGATGAGCCTGTCGTTGAGGGCCCCGCTGCCGTAGAAGAACATGAGCCAACCTCCATCACCAAGGGTTGGCTATAGCCCAGCTAAAGCACCTCCAATACCTCAAGAAGACCTTCGTTCCCCGTCTCTCGTCGGAGATCAACGAGCAACAGACCGTCAGTGGCCTCGTTCCAAGCACGCAACTGCTGGTGAGCCTTCGCAAGAAGGTCGAGGTCGACCTCTCGGGTGTACTCCAAAAAACAGGTCCCACGAGCCCACTGGTAGGGAACCCAACCAACGTGGACGTACGGAGGAAAAGGTGCCTCCCTGGAGCCAAGGACCTCCAGATTCAAAGCTTCCTCCCCGTCGACCGTTCGGTAATCCTCGACGGACAGGAAAAGGTCGGCCGAACTAGCCTGTCGACACTTCGCAATCAGGCCCACGACCGACTTCCGGCCCGACTTCCGGCCGAGAAGGGACAACACCTTTTGTTTCAGAGACACGCTTAGTCGACCTCCTCGTACTCCTCCATGGCCTGGATGAGGAGGCCGCGGGCAACCGCGTTGAGGGGGTTCTCCGCCTGACGGATTTCGCTGATCTTGATGGGGAACCGGCGGCGGTGCTTCTTGAAGACCTTCTGGAAGAGATCCATGAACCCACCAGCCTTCGAGGTCCCTCCGCTGACGATGATGGGGATGGGGTTCGTCAGCTCAATCTGACAGTTCGCCACGAACTGCTCCGCCACCTTCTTGAGGGCGTAGGAGATAAGTTCCTCGTAGTAGAAGGACAGCGCCTCCCGGTCCCGGAACTTGGACTCCTCGCCTTCACTCGGGTCGAGGAGGTTGATCCCGGCCTCCTTGATGCGACAGATGCGAGAACGCGTCGAGTTACGGCTCTTGGCCGCCCCCGCGTCAATCCAGTCGCCACAGTTGTGGACAACCATACCCGGAGAGGAGAAGGAGTGATGTTTAGAGGCTACTCGGACATCGTAGACCCTGCCGTCGTAGGGAACTTGGTCAACCCTCTTAACGACGAAACAGGCGAAGTCCGGCTTCTGTGGGTGGAGGTTGACACCTTCGTGTGCAAGGAGAGTGTCCAGAAGGGTCTTGGATAGGTGACCGACAATACGAACGTCGTAACAAGGCTTACGACCCTCGATTCGCACCCCCTTTGAGTTGATTCCGCCCTGTCTGGGCGGTCTCTTGAGGACACTATGGCGAATTCCGAACCTGTTGAGTAGGTGATGCACCAACAACACCACATGTAGAGAGGTGTTGTGGATGGTGTGGCGCTTCTCCTCTTCCGTCGAGTCGCTATCCAGAAGACCCTCCAAAACCCCAAGTGCCATGCTGTCGGGGATATTACGCACACTCAGAGGAAACGTCTTCTCCCCCTTCTCGTCGTAAAACCGGGCCTTCAGGTGCCGGGCGACAGGTGTGAGGTGGAGCTTTACCCTCGTAAGGTTCTCCTTCGGGTCATCAACGACCTCTACCTCACGATGAAACAGGACGGAGCACACCTGGGCATACTTGCGAACCAGGTGTTGGTCCCTGCGGTTGATTGCAAACTGGACGAACCGCGAGTCCTCTGTCCGGGGTCCGCAAGAGCCGTCCCCCAGAAACATACCCAGGAATTTGCCTAGGTTCCTGGCAGTGGCAACGGTAATATTCCGGCCCCCAAGGCGACCGAAGTAGTAAGGCCCAGAACACTTCTTCTCAGTCTGGATAGTCGGAACCCCGACAACGTCCCCCTCCCGAAGAGAGCCTGCGGCTACCCATTGCCAGCCGAACCGATCCCTCACGAAAACCCGGTGATCTCGGGTCATCTTGTGAGAGAACGCGGGAAGGTGCTCCAGGAACACCTCCACCAAAGAGTCCCGAGAACCGTTGTCCATCCTCTCTAGGACTTCGACAAACCTCCCCTGGGCGTCGAGAACGTAATCCCCCTCGCGTACCTCGGCCATCGGCACAACGCCGCGACGGGTAATAACAGGAAAATCCCCCGCCAAACATCTGGAAATCGAAAATTCCAGGACCGGTCGGGTCTTGAAGCTCAGAGCGACATTCGTCATCCCCGATCCGAACGACATCGAGATACCAGTGTAGTCGTCCTTGAGGCCCTCGGAGAAGACGATGGCCATGGCCTCGTTCGAGTCCCAGGCCTCGTAGCCGCACTCGGTGATGATGCGCTCGAAGGCCTTCTTGTGGTAGATCACGTCCCTATCTGCGTCGATGGGGGCGGCGGGGACGCTGTAGTAGCAAATCTCCCCTTCCTCCTGAGGCTCGCCCAGGACGCTCCTCACCAGGATGCCGAGGATTTCGAGAGAGTCCACCTCGCTGGCCGACACAAGACCCTGGGCGAGAGGACGCCGGGCCTCCTCCCTCATGATGCCGGCAAGCTCCATGGCGTCATCGCCGACGACGATGAGGTCCTGGTCGCGCTCGACGAACGTGATCTTGCTCCGGCGGAGCATCTTCCGGTCGTCCTTGTCCAACGTGATGAACGCGTCGCGGACACGACGGTAGCTCACCTTGTCCGCCGTCTGCCTGGCCGCGACAAGATTCATGGTTCCGATGTCGAGGCCTATGCCTTTAACCACTTGAACTTGTTTATCTTTTCCCATGACTCAACTCCTCAACCGAAGTAATAACGAGGTCCCGGCAGAAGTCTCGGCGGTCTCTCAAGTCACTCTCCCACAGCCTCAAAACGCCGTAACCTCGATTCCTCAGAAAAGAGTCACATGAGGCATCCAGGCGTCGTCGAATGCGTTGTCTCTCAGACAATTTGTCTGGGCTATACAAAGATGGATTGGCATGCCAAAAGTCGCCGTCCACTGTGTAATACCCGAGAGGGTGTTGCGCCTCGAGCTTCTGGTTCAATTCCTCCGAAAAAAAAAACTTGGCCATTCTTGCAGGCGAAGCCTCTCTCAACTTCTGCCGGTACTCCCTGGCCTTGTCAGGGCCGTACACCTCTTCGTATGTTTTCCCTTTCTTCTCCTGGGTGTGCTTACGGATACCCCGAGTGATCCTACTCACATAGGAGGGGTCTTCATAGAGATGCCGCACCCGAGGGACAGGGTTTGCTTCCCCTCGTTGGGATTCTCCAAAGCCGGGATTGTCCTGGTGCCTTCGTCGGAGAGGGTTCTGATCCCCTTCGAGCCAGGGCCTCTCCTTGACGCCGAAATTGGGGTTGAGAATACCTTTTGGCCTTGGCCTTCTCAGAGTGTCCACGCTCAACCCAGGTCTTCGTCCTCAACCCATGCCTACGCAACTCCCTAGACAGAACCCCGTCACCACATCGTAGTCTTTTCCTTAGCCCCTTCATAGTGATGTCAGGATTCTCGGAGAAAATCTCCTCCAATTCCTCTTTGGGTATTTGTCTCACCGCAACCTCTCTCTAGGAATTGCGTCTGAACTTCCGTAGGCCAGCAGCAGCGCTGCTCGCATCCTCGTCCTTGGCCTCCGTTGACTGCACCGAGACCTCCTTGTCCTTGTCCACAAGGCCCGAAGGAATGAACATCGGCTCGGACTCCTCCTCTATCGGAATCGACACCCTACCACCCGAGGAGGATGTCTCCGGAGTCTGTTGTACAGACACGACCTGTACATGACCTCCGCCCATCTGGCGCATCGTAGCAGCCACCGCAGCTCCTACCGTGGCTGCCAGTGTCTCTGCATCTGGGCGAGACATGAGGGCAGTCTGGATGGTTTGGAGGGTGAGTTCCATGGTCTCGCACAATTGTCGAAGACCTAGGACCTCCTCTTTCAGGGCCTTCACCTCTCGCTGGACGTCAGCAGACGGAGGTGGCGGAGTTGGAGCCGGCGTGGGTCTCTGCTGGCGTGGGCGAGCAGGCCTCTGGGGTTGTCTCGGAGGTCTTGACGGCGTCGGTATTGGGTATCTGGACATGGGTGTTCTCTCGATGTAGGTCACCTCGACAGCTCTGAGAAGACGGTACCTCTTGAGGTCACGAGACCCCCGGGCCAGCTTCTCAGGTACCTGGGCGACCTCTCCCTTCCGTAGCTCCACACCCAGGTCTGCTAGGTTGAGGTGACCACACAGGCAGAGGATACGGGCGTATCTAGGAACTGGGGAAGGAATCGAGGGCACCATCGTCGTCCTCGTCGGGCTCCTGACACTCAGAGCACAGCATGACCACCACGCCGTCCCCAAAAGGAACCACCACGTGCTGTAGCTCTAACGACTCCTTTCCGCAGCTATCACACAGAGGGTCTCCAGCCTCCCACACCCCACGAGCGGCCTTGTCCTTGGCCCCCAACTCGCGACTGACATGGACTTCTCGGGTCGTGCCCCCCTCTACGTCATCATAGACCAGATAGGGGTCTCCCCCATCCTCGGGCTCGACGAGACGAGCCGTCCTGGTCTTCAGCTTCGGTTGGTTGGTCGAGGTCACCTTGCGGGTGTCGGGGAGTCCGCCGGTGATGTAGATCATCTCCCCGGAGTAGTGCGAGAACTTGCCCTGCTCCAGCAGGTCATCCACAGCGAGGACAGCGTCCAGGTGGATGTCGTCCTCCTCCTTGCCGAGGACCCCGGCGAGGGCAGGGAGCATCTCCTCGACGGTCATCGGACCTCGGGAGCCGAAGAAGCTGTAGACGATGCTGTCCCAACGCTCCGTCTCCTTCGCCTCCTCGAAGAGGACGTCGGCCACCTCGTGGTTGACCTTGAAAGGGTTCTTGGCTTGCTCTGCAAGGACCTCTGGCGACTTCTCCGACGCGACCAGGGCCGGCGAGAGATAGGCCTTGGCCAGATCCCGGAACCCAGGCTTGCGGCAGTAGGAGACGATAAGCTCGATGAGTTCCTTGTTGTCGTCCCGGAACGCTTGTCCCACGAGTTGCAGAGAGAACTCGGGGTCGTCCTTGCACTGTTCGACCAGTGTTTCTAGGCTGTCACTCACGTTTCGTCCTCCGCCGGGACACCCCTCTCGTCCACGACATGAATGTATACCTCCGCCTCCGCGGGTACATCGAACGGGGCGTACCCCAGACAATGCCGAACAGCAGAGGCCCACCCCCTGCCCGACAAGTGTTTAATAATTATGGTTTTCCCAAGTTTGCGACCGCCCTCTATGTTCCCGGCTGTCCCCGATATTGCCCTTCTGAGTACCTGTCGGCATCGCCTGAGGGTCTGGGCTGTCTGGGTACACCTGGGGTCCGTGCTCGCAAGGCTCCAGAGAGTGCATGGGGCCGTACTCCGCAAGCGGGTAGACCGTGAGGCGCTCCTCTGGATCGATGGTGAGGCGGGTCTCTGGCCAGGGAAGGCCGTTGAGCCCGTTGAGGGGCACCTGGTAGCGCACATCTGGTTCATCTAGGCGTCGAATCGAGAAGTGCTGCTGGAGGAGCATCCCCCGGGCAGTCGGCTTGCGTACTGGCCCGATACTGTACCGCTCGTTGGTCTGCTTGACCACAAAATCCCGCTGGGTCATGAGCGGAGTAGGTCCGAACCAGACCTCGTACTCGTGTTCGACCGCCCGTCCCCTCTCAGTCTGGGAGACTTTGCGCTCGGCGTCGTCGGGTACCAGGATTGCCTCGTAGGGTCCTTCGTAGCCCCCGATGAACCCGGTCCCAATACAGATCAGGCAGTTGTTCTTCGGCTGTTGGTTGTAGGCCCGTCGCCTGCGGTCCAAACGGCAGTCGCAGACCTGCCCAGAGGTCTTGCGAATGAAGAGGTTCACCCTCTCGCCGCCCTGCTCCAGAATCCAGTTGTTGCGGCGCACGGACTCCCGCCAAATCCAATCGAGGGACTCGACCTTGTAGGGGGTCAGAGGCTGGCAGTAGCGCAGTGGCGTCTCGATGAGGTTACCGGGGGCGTCTGCGTGAACAGCCACGGTGGTGATGCGGTAGAAGATTTTGCGATCCAGCTCGAAGCTGACCACATTGCGCACCGTGTTGTAGGTGATCTCGACCACGGACTCCGGTCCTATCGGCAGGACAGCCGGGTCGAACTTCTCGGTGACGTGGTTGTACGTCCCCCGAGGGACCAGCTCTACCTCTCCGGCCTGACCGAACACGAAGTGCACCGCAGCGGGAACTCCGTCGACAGTCACTGTCACGTCCGTGGGCGAGTTCGCCGGGATACAGGACCGGGCCGAACGCTTGTACGCCCCAAACCGAGTCCGGAACATCCAGCGACGGTTGTTCGGTGCGTCTCCCTTGAAGATCCAGGCGGTGTCCCAATCCACCAACTCCCTCGTCACCGGGATGATGTCGGTGAAGTCTCGGTAGAAGGTCCCGCCCAGGGGAAGGGGGTTCAGTCGGTGGTAGGGCCCTCGCTCGCCAACGTCGGAGCGATAGATGTTGACCCCCAGGACTTGCCAGGGGGTGTTCGCTGAGAGCAGAGCGGGACAGTCCCAGCGCACATCGAGGACTCCACTGACTCCGGCCCCCAGGACCTCTCCGTTGAACGGAGGGACCGGGAAGTCGCGGGCGGGGAAGTTCTCAAGAGACCAGCCTGTGTTGACCGCTCCGACAGGAACACCACCAGCACCGTACGGCCCTGCGCCGTATTGGTTGTTGCCAAACTGGCTCATGGTGGTGTCCTCATCTCATCACTTCTGGTCCGAATGGACCACGAAGACCTTGTTGTCGACGATGCGCCAGGGCTGGCTGTCGCCAATGTTGTGACGGCTCTTGATCTCCGCCAAAACCTCTTCCATACGCTCCTCGATGGTCTCGTGATGCGTCACGGTCCGGAGGAGGTGAATGAGCTGTTGACCGGCCCGGAAGACCACCTGCTGCTGTTGCTTCTGGAGGTTCTGAAGCGCTGCGCCTTCCCCCGGTTCGAGATCAGCGATGAACTCACCGGCAAACTGGGGTGCGCCTGGCATCTGGGTCGGCTGCTGGTCTTGGGTGATGTGCTCGTCTGCCATGCTTTCCTCTCAGGTCAAGGGGGGCTGCACTCTACCAGCAGACCTCTACCACACAAACACCAGAAGACGAATCAGTCTTCCTCAGCCGGAGGCGACCCGTTGACAGACTTCAGACTGTGGTCCGAGTCCGAGTGAGCACGACGGAAGTACTGGGCGGCTGACTCCAAGGTCTTCTTGGGGTCACACTCGACCAAGCCCAAGGCCTTGAGACGCTCACTGGCTGCCTCCCTGGCTTGCTCTTTTTCTTTGTCCGTCATCGGACGAACGGACACGGCGGGAGCTGCTGACATGTCGTCTCCTTACGACCAGAGAACTACGCCCAGGGCTGTGAGCGAAGCGATGATGCTAGCAACCATCACCGCAGTCGTCTTCCAGTTCTGGGAACGGCTGGCGATTTCTGCCACCCGGACCGAAGCATCTATTTGGGCTTGCTTTTCCAACTTCGTTTTCACGTCCCGGAATGCCTCTTTCACCTCGGACAGGTCCGTGCGAAGGGCCTCAACCACCGACTTCATCGAAGGGTTATTGGCATCCCCTCGGACCAGCAGATTGTCCAGGTACCCAACCAGAAGGTGTACCTGGTCGACCCGAGCTGCCAGCTCGGCAGCGCCCTGAATCTTCTTCACCTCTCCGGACGCGTACTGATCTAGCCGTCCGCTGATACGTTCCAGTTCCCTTTCAAACCCGTCGAGGCGGGCCTCTACTCGGGCTAGGGCTGTTGCTGTGCTATCCGCCGGCATGCAATGTGTCCTTGTGTCTAGATCCTGTCCAGCCCGAGCATCCGTATGGTATGAAAGAGCCTCGGCTCTCTTCTAACCTCGACCCATCGAACAAATATGAAGCAGTACCTCAACCTCCTTCGTGACATCCTGGACCATGGCCAACAGAGAGGGGACCGCACAAACACCGGTACTATCAGTCTCTTCGGCCCACAGATGGAGTTCGACCTTCAAGAGGGATTCCCAGCGACCACGACCAAGAAACTCTTGTTTCGCAAGGTGAAGACGGAGCTTCTCTGGTTTCTTCGAGGAGGAACCAACGTGGCCTGGCTTCACGAGCACAACAACCACATTTGGGACGAGTGGATGTTGTCTGACTTGGAAGTTGGAGTCCCCAGCGAAGAAAGACCCCTGATCTGGGTGGACCAGAAAAACGCGACCTCTGCCCCATTCTCCGGAAATCTCAGCACTCTGGGACTCGATGCCTCAAGAGGGTCGACGGACGACCGACTCCGAAACCTGTGGGTGAAGATCATGCAGAGGTGCTATGACTCCGACCACCACAACTTCAGGTTCTACGGCGGAAGGGGGGTGGGTGTCGTCAAAGAGTGGCACGACGTGAACACCTTTGTGCACGGCGTGAAAAACCTACCTAACTGGGGACACAAAAACCGTTCGTGGAACGAATACGAACTCGACAAAGACTACTACGGAGCGACAGCCTACGGCCCCGACACCTGCGTATGGCTCCATACGAGCGAGAACAACTACTACACCCTGGCAGTATGTCCTGTCCGTATCACACCCCCGACTGGACGTCCCCTGATATACCTAACCCAGGCACACGCGGCACGAGACCTAGACATCTCTACCTCTGCCATGAGCAGGTATTTAGAACGTGGCTCCATTGGTCGCCCCTACGGCAGAAGCAAGCGCCTCGAAGGGTGGGGGTTTGAGTACCTCAAGAGACCGGGAAAATTCCTGAGGATGGCTTTCTCAAAAGGCGATCTGGGCCCGGTGTATGGGTCTATGTGGAGATCATGGCCCAGCACAAACGGAGACATAGACCAACTGGCAGGAGTCATCCATGGCATTCGGAACCACCCGGAGTCCAGGCGTCTTCTAGTGAGCGCTTGGAACGTCTCCCTCATTGAGAAGATGGCTTTACCTCCCTGCCATATCCAATTCCAATTTTACGTGCGCCACGCCGATGACGGACCGGACTTCCTCGACTGCAAGATGTACCAACGCAGCGCCGACATGTTCCTCGGGGTGCCTTTCAACATCGCGTCCTACGCCCTGCTGACCCACATGATGGCGCAGGTATGCGAGTTGCGGCCGGGGCGCTTCGTCCACACCTTCGGGGACGTCCACATCTACGCAAACCATGTCGACCAGGTCGAAGAACAGCTCTCAAGAGAGCCCGGGGAGGTTCCCTCCCTGTGGCTCAACCCCGACATTGACGACATCGACGGCTTTGGTCCGAAGGACATCAGGCTGGTCGACTACAAACACCAAGGCGTCATTCGAGCCCCCATCGCTGTTGGGGGAACCGGATTCATCCCGACCATCAAGGAGTAATGCCATGAAAGCCTTCACCCTCTTCTTTCTCCTCGCCTTCCTCTTCGTGGGCTGCGCCGCCGGACCCAACGACCTGGTCGGACAGGCCAACGACTCCGGAGACCTGGCGGGATTCTGGAAGGGCCTCTGGCATGGGTTCATCATGCCCATTTCCTGGTTCATCTCCCTGTTCGACTCGGACGTGACCATCTACGAAGTCCATAACAGCGGAGGGTGGTACACCTTCGGCTTCTGGCTGGGGGTCAGCACGGTCTACGGAGGCGGCACGACGGCTGGTCGCAAGGTCCGAAATGGAGGAGAGGCGTAAACCTATTCCTTCATGAGGTCCTGAACGACCTCGTGGGCCATCCTGGACATCGGGTTGGCCCGATAGCGCCCAGTCCGGTAGACCGCGTTGGCGAGGGACTTCGATAGCCCTGAGAGAATCTTCCTCATCAGCGGATGGTTCGGGTCCCGGTGAACCTGGGTGAAGAACAAATCCAGGTACTGACGGACGTTATGGATGTCCGCCCCCGCCTCGTCACGGATACGTTCGAGGTCATCTCCCCACACAAGCTCGTCACCAGACGCCGCGGCCTCACCCTCCCTCAGCGCATTGGCGAGGGCCCGGAGAAGCTCCTGGTGTACCTGGGCGCTCTTGTCCATCAGTCGAGGGTGTGTATGATTCCGGTGTAATACCAGAGAAGGTGAATATCCCCTAGCATATCTACCGTCAATTGATCTGCCCGGCCAAGATCCCCTACCGCCTCGGCTCGTCTCAGGAGGGTCTTTTTCACCTTCTCTCGACTCTTTAGGGACTCTTTTAGAGCCCTCCCCGGATTCTTACTCAAGAATCCCTCTGCCGCTTCCCTAGAACCCTCCAGGTATGCCTCTCGGGGGCTTCCCCACCGTGAAGCTCTCTTGTGTTTAGCCCCTTCAAGGATATCCAAGAGAGCATCCTTGAGCTGGACGTTCTCAGTCGAGGCCGCCAGGCGAATCATCTCGTTCCGTAGATTTTGGTCCACTTCGTTACTCCTACTAAAAGTGGTCTCGTCGAACAACGAGCCCTTCTTCTTGCGTCCCTCCCACTTGGCCTTCCACCGCTTCTTCCACTGCTGGTACTTGCGGTTCCAGAGACGGAACTTGGCCTTGTTCTTGGGCTCCCAAGGGCCGACGAGGGGCTTCGGCTTGTGGAGGCTGCGAATCTGGACCTTCTTGCCCTTGTAGTTCGTCTGGCGTCGGCCACCGTCACGAGCCCGGTTGAACATCATCGGACTGGAGTCGAGGTCGACCTTGCCCGTCTGCGGGTTCTTCTGGATAGGGCGGCGGCGGCGACTTCGACGCTTGCGGCGGCGACGCATCTTCCGGAGACGCTTGCGCATCTTGCCGACGTCGCGAGCGAACACCTCGCGGACCGCGGCCTCTTGCATCAAGGGGGACAGGAGCTGGAGAAGGTCGTTGGCGGTTCTGAGGGTGCCGGACTGGTCACCTCTATCCCAGAACACCCCCTCCGGGCTGAGATGCGGAAGTTCCGGACTCACCCCTGTGCTGGCAACGATAGAGAGGTCCCCAACCCGGTAGCTGTCCTCAGCCATTAGCACGCCGCGCATACAGGTCCCGAACCTCCAGTCGAGACCGGAGGCCGTCAGGACGTCTCTGATGACGGGGTCTGTCAGTGCAGGTTCTTTGTACTGTCCGTGAGGCATCGTCTTCTCCATGCTCTCTCAGGCACGGATGATAGGAGGGCTAACGCTTGTAGGCGTCCCTCAGTAGTACACGGTAATGCCGAGAGCCTTCAGATGAGGTTCGAGCATCTTCATGTACCGCGAAGAGCCACTCAGATGGTCCCTCAAATCTACGGAGCCCTCCTGCATGGCTTCCCACAGAGTTTCGACATTGATGTAGTCTCTTCGTCTGCCCTCGATATACCACCGGAGACCACTCTGGTCCCACTCCTTCCCAGAGATACCGACTGTATCCTCAATCCACTCCAGAAGTTCCCACTTATCCCGAGGGGATGACGCCTGCTTGAGGAGGGTCAGGAGATCGTCCTGGACCTGGCCGGGATTGGCACTGGCCACCTTGACGAGGGCGCCACGGAGGTAGGCTTCAAGGGCGGCCTTCTTGCCGATACCACGGCCCTTCATGTTGAGGGCGTGCGAGAGCTGCTTCATCTGCCGGCTGATGTTGACGGGAGTCTTGCTCTTGTTGCCGACCGCCTCGATGGCCTTGAGCTGTTTCTGGAGCTTGCGAAGCTCCTTGAGATTGTACTTCTGCGCCAGGTCGAGGGAGTCCCCCTTAATGCTGTCCACAATCTTCTGACCGACCGCCGCGATATTCTCCGGCGTGGGCTTGAACTTCATGATGCCGCGGTCGAGAAGCTTCTGTTTGCCCTTGTCTCCGCCCTTGTCCTTCTCGCCCTTGTCTCCGCCCTTGCCCTTGACCTTCGACTCCCAGTCCTCTTTGGACATAGGCTTCTCGCCCTTGCGCTTCTTGTCCTTGATGTAGTCCTGATAGTTGCCGGGCTTCTTCTTGCGGAAGAACGCGTGACGCTCCAGGACCGGAAGGAGGTCGCCCTGAATCTGGGGGTCGTTGGCCGCGAGATGGACCAGGTCGTCGAACAGTTGATTGTCGTCCATGGCCTTCTTCTCCCCGGTTATGATCTGGAGGGACGTCTTCGTGGTGTCTCACCTGAGGCGACTCTATAGGAGCCTCACCACACCCTAGCGGTCCTATCACCATACATTGTCAGTAGCGCTATTGAGCTTGTTGCGGACCTAGGGGAGGACCTGATGTCCCGCTTCGCTCTTCTCGCGCTTTGTCTACTTCTCTCCGGTTGTGCCGAGACCCCGGGATCTCAGTACGCCCGGACCGAAACGTCTGCCGACCACCTTCCCAGCAAAGACTCTGAACCCCTCCTGTCAGACGCCGAGGACCTTCCTCAGTGCGGGTTCGAGGCAGACATCCTCGACACGTCCGACACGTCTCCAGAGTGCGAGGAGACACTGGCCATCACTGGCAGTGGGTGCGTTGATCTCATCGCCAGACAACATCTGAGCGCGGGTTCTGTCTGCGTCTCCCTCGAAGACGATACGCTCCGGGTCACCTTCGAGATGATTGGCGGGTGGACCCTGGACGAGGCACACCTGTGGGTCGGAACCGACATCGGCGACCTCCCCCTGAACCGTGCCGGCAACCCCGTCCCGGGGCAGTTCCCCTACGCCGCTGAAGGCCACGGCCAGACCTCACTCTCGTTCCTGGCACCCCTCCCCAGAGCAGAGGAATGCCCCTGGGAAGTCCTCATCGCCGCGCACGCAGCCGTGAACCACCCTGAGAGGCCCTCAGAGACCGCCTGGGGTAACGGAGACGATGTCGGGTCCGGTTGGGCCATGCTGTCCGCCGTAGAGGTGTCCTGCTCGTGTGAGGAGCCTGAGGAGGACTGCGAGACCGCCTTCGCTATCGGCCAGCAGACCTTCATCAACCTCGGCCTGACGGACAGCCGGTGGGGTTGGCAAATCGGCCCCCTGGAGGCACCCGCTTCTCACGAGGCCTCTATCTACGCCGGTGCCGGACAGAACGACCTCACTAAGGGAACCCGGGTCGGGACCCTCCAGGTGGATTATGACGGAACCAACGTCACGGTCTCCTTTCACGCCCTACCCGACTACGAAATCACGGAGACACACGTCTATATCGGCATTGAGCCAGTTGAGGTCATCGCCCCCGGACAGTTCCTTTTCGGAGGCGAGGGACAGCCCATCTACACCGTAGGCGGACTGGACGGAGAACCCATCTACGTCGTAGGACACGCCGTCGTGTGTTCACAATGAAGTGGGTCCTCACATCCCTGTTGGCCCTGATGGTGGCGGCCTGCGCTCCGGCGGAGGTCGCCCCGCCCACGTATGTCCTCCAAGACCGTATCCCCGTGACCTACGTCTGGGACTCCACGATACCTGGAGAGGCCCAAGCCCGGTGGTCCATCAGGAAGCCGCCGACCATCGCTATCCACCCGACGAAGTTCCTCAGACAACCCCCCGCCGTCCAACACTTCATCATCCTCCACGAACTAGCCCACCTCGACTTCGTCCTTCGGGGTGTCGGCCAAAGCGAGTTGGCGGCCGACTGTCAGGCTGTGGTCTGGATGAGGGAGAAGAGCATGATGTCTTCCTCGGGACTGGCGGAAGTCATCTGGTTCCTTCAGAACCTGGGACCGTCGGACGTCCACCCGCCAGGGGTCGAGAGGGCGAACAACGCCCTCTCGTGCCTTCTGGAGAACTAGACCTTCACCCTCTTGGCCACGCCCGCCTTTCCGTACTTGAACACACGCAAATGGCACTTGGCCTTATAGTCCTTGGGCAAGTCATCCGCGAACCCCTTGAACTTCACCTTTCCCGGTACCAGGTAGAGGTTCAGGCTCAGATCTTCCAGGTTGAGGACCATGAGGGATGTCGTACTCATGTTGTCCGTGTCACGGACGATGTTGTAGGGGTCGTCGGGGTTCTTGAGAGAAGGCTTGCGTAGGGCGTCAGCAATAGTCTTAGGCTTCGAGAGGGAACTAAGACCCCTCACGGCCCTGTCATGGCGTTCCACAGAGGAGCGGTGGTCATCCCCTTTGGTGTAGCCAGCATCAGGATAGGAGAACCCATGGTTGGTGCGCACCCAGGTTTTACCCTTCGGAACCCTCTTGATGACCGCCTCGTGCTTACGAGTCATCTCGATGCTGACCGTGGAGGAGGAGTCACTTAGAAACGTATGACCCTTTATCCCTCCCTTGAATGTCAGAAGGGACTCCTGAGCCTGGGCTAGGGTCTTCTTCCCCAGAGCGCGGAAGATGCGAGGACCGTCCTTCGACTTCTTCTTCTTCTCGGACTTCGCAATTTCCTTCTCAGCCTCATCCCGACCGACCTGGAGAGCAGAGTTCACGATGCCAATACCGTATTCGTTCAGACCCTCGACCCAGCCGGTCAACACGTCCTCCAGGTAGAGAACCTCAACCCCGCCCACGAGGGTATGGACCACCCGCACCTCCGGAACATAGTTGCGATCTCTGGTCTTCACCAAACACCGCTCTCCGCCCCAGACCCCCGCGGCCACCACACATGAAGTGCGTATCCCGAACAGGCTCCGCACATATGCCGCCGCCACACGGCGGGCGATACTCCACCGATCCACTTCACCCCCAGGAAGGTCGACCGGACCTTCTACCTGGAGTGTTCATAGACAACTCACCGAGAGGCCAGCCTCCAGGAAGCCCCAGACATGCCATCCACATCCGGGCCGGGGACACAGGATTGAGGCGTTGATCTCCCCATTGTCCTCGATGGTGTAGTTGCGCAGGTCCTCGGCATGTTTGCCACACCCACCACAGATGAGGTGGACTCCCTCGTGGTGATTGGAGTCGTCGCTGTAGAACTAATGCATGAGGGCGACAGAGGGGCGCTCCGCCTCAACGGCCCTGTCGTAGTCGGTGAAGAACTCGGCGTGGAGAGCCTTCGAGACCATCCGCTTATGGGTTTCGGAAGGCAGCACGCACACAGGAGGACCTGAGAGGCTCAGAGAATGTCGCCCTTGAACTCACGGCCGCAGTGGGGGCAGGTGATTGGCATGGTGTCCTCCGTCGTTGATGACGAGAGAACCATACCAGAAGGGACACGGACAGGCAAAAGATTGTGTAAGTATTTAGAATAGTTAAGAAAAACCGCCCTACAAAAACGACCTAGGACTCAACACGCCCCGACCGACAGCGGGGCCGAAACTCGACCGGATTCCGATGCCAAATCGAGGCTGTTGGAGTCCTCGGAGGAGCTTCGTGGTCTGAATCTTGACCTCGGTGGCGCCCTTCTCGAAGTGAGCCTCGGCCTGATTCTTCAGGCTCTGGTACTTGGAAGATTTCTCTATGTCGAGACTGATACCGCCAATGGAATATGAGTTGTGGGCCACCACACCATTGGTCAGCACAAAGTTCTGGTCCCCCGGCACACACAGGTCATAGGTATGCTCCTGAGGCTCCAAACGCTCGACGGAGGCCACCTCCACCTCCCGAAGAGTCCCGTCAAACACCACAGCCAAAGGCATTCCAGGTTCGATGCTGGACCCCTCAACCGCAACCAGGCAGTCCCCTTGACGCAAAAAGAGGCTGTGGTCCTCCGTGCAGACTACCGAGAGACCCCCTACCAGGGCCACACACACCATCTCTTTGTGGTCTGTTTGATGCTCCATCACATCTGACACCACAGACTCAGAGACCTCTCCCGTTTCCGGGGAAACGGACCTCACCTTCAGAGTTCCCGCCAGGAACTCCTCTCGAATAGCCCTTGCAAGGTCTTGGTCAATCATCGCCTCTCCTCCACCGCTCGCCGCACCCGAGAGATACATCCCTGGAGATCATTTTTCACCGCATGTCCAGGGAGGCGGACAACCGCCCACCCTCGTCTTGTCAAGTAGGTCTTGCTTTTGTCCAAACGTTGTGTGTCTGGACGCCCATCAAAACCACACTCGACACACCCGTGCCAATAGCAACCATCGACTTCGACGGCGATCTTCAACTCCGGGTGTGCCTCATCTAGGTGGTAGTACCCCACCTCATATTCTGTTTGGAACCCGACCAGGCCGCTCTGCTCCAGCGCCCGGGTAACCTCTCGGTGGAGCCTCGTATGTTTCTTCGTGAGGTGTCTACGAGCATTCAGAGCGAGTGCGAGGGACTTCTCCCTGTTGTCCCTGTGCCACCTCTCCACCTGCCCTCGCAAAGGACCTTCTGCCCAACGCTTTCTCGTTTCCTCTCCTCTCTGAACCCTCTGTTCGGGGTCCTGATTGAGCTGGCGAAGATGAGCAGCGGCTTGTTCCTTGTACCCCGAGGCGTGTAGGAGAAGAGAGCTTTCCGAAATCCTCTCCCTCGTCTTTTCCCCCGCCGGAGTCTGGAACCTTTTCTTCAGGGTCTCTGACTGAGCTTCTCTCTGAGCAGGCGACTTTGCCTTGTTACTCTGACACAGCCCAGAAAGTACGCGAACCTCCTGGTGGTTCTTTCGATAGTCCTCCAGAGACTTCCCGGAACATGCTCGCAAATGCCTAGTCGTCACCTGCGCTAGGAAAGCCCCACACTCCAAACAGACGACATAGTGTTCCCCCTCCACCAAGTTGCTCAGGGTAGAGGGGTCAATCTTACGTCGAAGAGGGGAGGAGGCATTCGGAAAGAAGGACAAAACACCCCGGCCCAAGAGGGTCGCCAGGGCTCTTTGATTGAACCCAAAACGCAACATTACCTGACGTTGGGAGAGACCCTTAGCGGACATCGTGCACCACCCTATGCAAGACCGAAATGGGGAGATCAAACTCCCTGCCATCGGAAAGGATAACACGAACCAACGTATCCCCGGACACTGAAAACTCGTCAGCGACCCAGTTCGTCGCGAGGGCGAACATGGCGTAGACGATGGCGCCCCAGACGATGAAGGGCTTCCAGGTCGACTTCTGCTGGATGAGGATGTCGAGGTTGCACAGACCTTCCGTCTCTGGGGGGAAGGCGTTCCACCAGGCCAGGGCCATCTCCAAGTAGCAGAGCAGCTCCTCGTCGGTCCAAATCTGTCCGAAGACCCGATTGAAGGCGCCGATTCGACCCTCATGCTCCGGGGGGCGGAAGTGGTAGTTCCGGTCGGGACTATTGCTGACGACCACGCCCGAGACTAGCAACTGGAAGTTGTGCCAACCGTCCACCGTCATATCGTACATGTATCGTCGCGAAGGGAGTTGGCGCTTATTGAGGACAGGAACTGTAGTGGAACAGCCAGCCTTCACGCCGAGCACCTCCTGTCCCACCTCCAAGCGCTCACACTCCACCTTCTCCGTGGGGGACACAAAGACCCTGTGACCTCCAGTAAGGACCATCACTCCGCCGTCAGTTTCCACTTCCCAGATAGATTCTTGAGGCACTTCGGCACGACTGACCTCTTGTACAGTACGCCACTCCGTCTCGCCCTCAGGGGAGACGGAGAGGGTGCGTAGGTGCCCTTTATGGAAAGCCTCACGAATCTTTTTCTTGGCTAGATCAGACAACATCGAACAGGTCCTCCTCTGTCCACACGAAGAACAACCACCCCCTCTTGGACGCCTCCCTATGGGCTCTATCCAACCTTCTTCGGACTTCGCTCTCGACGGGCATCTGGAGCGTCCAGGCGGCTTTTACTTCAACCAGAGCTGTCGCCCCGTCCAAATAGGTGACAACAAAGTCCGGCAATATCCAACTACGGTCATCCAAGACGAGGCGTTTCTCGTACTCAAAGGAAACCACCTTGAAATCCGATTCCAGCTTCTCCACGGCGGCCTTCTCATAGGTGCTACGTACCCAGAACTCCTTCCTCTCACACTTCCCGGAAACTACCCTGGACCCTTTGCCCCGTATCCACTTTGCCGGGTCCTCTGCGATCCTCTTCGCCTGTTCCCGAGAACGTCGGACTCTCTCCTCCTGGCTTCTGTGGAATTCGAGGAGAGGGTCTCTATACGAGGGGTCCTTCCACAGACGACGAAATCTGTCTGAAATTCCCTGCCGTCTCTCGGGGGTAAAGGAGGCTCGGAGGCTGTCAATCTCTTCCGAGGACCTGATCCTCCCTCTCAGGCTATCAAAAACACCGTCTTGCCACATCTTTTCGAGTTGTCCGGGACGTTTCTTTCCCTTCCATTGCGCCCCAAGATGACGGCCGGCCTCGCGTCGTCGATCCATTGCTGCCTCGCACCTAACAGCCTTCGTCAACCGATGAATGCCTGCGATAGACAAGCCCGTAATTTGACTCATTTCCCCCCATGACTTACCCGATTCATGGAGGAAGGTGACAATCCGAGACCTTTTCTCTCGAACCCCTTTGGGAGGTCTTCCCTTCTTAGAGAAAATCTCCCAAGAGAGACCCTCTTGTTCGAACAGAGAAGCCAATTCCGGATGGACACTACCCACGAAGAACCTCCCACAGGTCTCCCATGCGAACATCCATGAGAGTCCCGTCTACATCTAGTCGTACCAACTCTTCCTCCCCGACACAGTGATCTCTGAGTAGGAGGCGGAGCTTGTTGACGCAGTCCTGTTGGGCTCCTGTCAAGGTGGCGACGCTGATTCCCTTGGAGATGACCTGGAAGTCCATGACCACTTCCTGAGACGCCTCTCCCGGGTTGAGCGTGAACGTCCACCGGATACGGTAGTCCCCCGCGACTGCGCTCGGGGGGACGAACAGGGCTGCGTAGTACTCCCCGATGACCGGGTTGACCGGCTTGCGGGGAACTCCCGGGGGGATTGGCACTTCCGTCTGTGGAGGGCCGGGGTCCAGGTAGAACAGCTCGTAGCTGATCTCGAACACATTGGTCGGACAGCCGTTGGCATCTTGGAAGAAGATACACAGGTCGCCCCGCTGGACTTCCTGACCTGGTGTGAACTGGATGGCCATGGGCGGTTATCTCAGGAAGCCATCGCCATCGACTTGAGGTCTCGAACGGCGTGGGCGTAGGTTTTGGGCCTGAAGCTGACGGCCGTATCGGCGAAGTAGGTCCGCCTCAAATCCTCGACGATGGGGCTATTCTCGAACACGAAGAACTTCCGGTGGCGACTGTTGGGGTCCTTCTCGACGTCGACTAGCTTGACGCCAGAGGCCTGGAGGAAAGCCGCCAGGTAGAGGTCGCTGATTTTGGTCGTCATCTGCTGACTCTTGCGCATCTATCTGTCTCCTTTCATCTTGGAAGGCACCCCTAAAGGGGCTTACCAGGGCCCTGGTATAGCCACCATACTGCGAACCCCCGGCCAGGAGGGTTCCTGTCGGGGGTTCCGCGGAGCACTAGGCTTGTCGTGTCAGTCCTTAGAGGACTGCTCCGGTCTCGTCGTAGACGGCGACTGCGGACCCGGCGGTGCCGAGGTACTCGAAGGCCGCGTCCTTCAGCTTGGAGATGTGTCCCTCCGCCAGGGAGAGGTTGAAGAGTCCCGTCTGGTAGAGCTGGCGATGAGCGCCGGTTGTGAAGGCGCCACTGACGACGGGGTTGAACGTCGAACCGTCGGTATCGACGACAGACGCCGCCGGGAGGACGTACTCGTCCCCGTCCATGACGCGGAGGAGTTCGACGAGGTTCCCCGTCGAGTCGGAGCCTCCAGCGTCGGTCAGCTCAGTACTCGCTACAACGACAGAGAGCGCAGCATTGACCGTGGTGAGGGTCAGTGCGGTGCCCGCGTCGAGAATAGCAATCAGGCCTGCTGCGGCCGCATTGGCCTCAGCCGACGTGAGGGCATCCACACCAGCAGCGAGGCCGCCGGCCTCGATGTGGTCGATGAGGTATGCCGCGACGCCCTTGTACTCCGCCTGGGTCAGCAGGGCACCACCTCCACCCACGGAGGTGGCGACAGAGTCGTCCTGCGGACGACGAAGGTACTTGGTCTGCCCCGGAGGGCTGTACGTGAGCTGCTTCTGGCTCTCGTTCGGAATCAGGTCGAGAAGCTGGAGCTTGCCGGCAGGGATGTCAGCTCGCCTCAGCGCAACAAATCGCTCGTTGGCCATGTCCTACTCCTGAGGTTGGGGGTGTGTTTGACTGCCGGCCCCCTTGTGGATGAGCCGTCCCCTACTATTGAGGGGCTATATAAAGCAATCAACGAGACCGCAGGCCGCGGACGTCGACATCTGCGTCCACCGTTGCTGCGATGCTCATGTGGGAGAACCCGAGAGTGGCTACGGTCCAGGGGGCGCCTCCCACGAGGTGAATGGAGTCAATGGGGTCAGTCGTCGCGTCGACCGTTGCGTCCCCGAACTTGACGTACACATTGGAGAGTGTCGTCGAGATGTAGACCTTGCCGAAGGCCTCCGTCTCAGCGTCCAGGGCAACGAGCCGTTGGACCTGAGACCCACTGGAAGGGAGAGAGACCGTGTCGGCGAAGTCGAGAAACTGGAGGAGAATGCCGTTGACCAGAATGGTCCCGCCACTGCCGCCACCGCCCCCGACGTCTCCGGGGATGTCATCGATGCTGGCCACGAAACGAATGAGATCGTGGTCGTCGCCGACGATACTCCCGCTGTCGACCCGGTACTCGGCCGAGAGAACGGTCCCCGCCGCGACGGTTGCAGCCGCCGCGTCGAAGATACGGACATAGTGTCCTCTCTCCACCTCTGCCATCGAGGCGTACTTGGTTCCCCAGGCAGCCGTCTTGAACGTGTCGTCGTCGAAGTCCAGGTAGCTGTCGGTCGTACTCGCGTCTCGAAGAGCTACCGTCGGGCTCTGGCCGGTGACTCCACCGACACCCTCCTGGTCGATGGTCAGCTCCAAAGGGACCAGAGTGTCAGTAGTCTCGGCGAGGAAGAACTCAGACATTGTCTACCTCCGCAGGGGCTCCCCTGAACTCCTCGACGGGGATGATATCCAGGTTCGGTCGGTTGCCCCTGGAGGTTACCAGCACCGAGACGTCCAGGCGACATCCGAACCTCTTCAGGGCGCCCTGGATGGCCTCAGAACACCGACGCACTCTAATCTCCCCTTCGGAGAGGTCTCTCTCATCTTCCCGTAGGGGGTGGAGATCGTAATCAACCATCAGAAGTTCGTTCCGAAGAAGATTGGGTCGTCATTCTGGCCGCCCGCAGCGGCAGCCCAAGGACCATCCGTGAAGTCGTCGAACTCGCCCGCCTGGAGGGTGAAGGTCTGGGTTCCATGGCCGATGATCCTCACGGAGGCAATCAGAGTCTCGAAACGGTCGGTCGAGGTTCCCGCGGACCAGGCCGGGTCGGTAATTGAGGCCAGGTGGAGCCCAGCACCGAAGAAGGCTGCCTCGCTCTGTTGGAAACTCTGAAGATCCGTCGAGAGGTCGCCAGACACCCGGGCGAAGTGTCCGTCACCATTGCCTTGATCGAGACACCCAAGGGTGAGATCAACACCAATCTGGATAATGTCGAGCTGTCGACGGTACAGCCCGACGTTCGGCCAGGCATCCGAATCCGGCTCATTGACCGGACTCGAACAAGCGAAGACCGTCGCTCCTGGAGTCCCAATATTCCCACTACCGACGTTCGAGGACCCCGCTGGGAGAATCTCCAGAGCGTGCTCATACTCTGCAATGTGAGCAGTCGTCGCTAAGTCAACATCATTGTGGTAGTAGGTCCTGGTGCCCTTCGGGAGCACCCAATTTCCCGCTGGTCTCTGGGGTCGGACCTTGCCATCGGAACCCACCTCGGAGGGGTCGAGACCATCCGTCCACTCCCTCCACCCACGGAGGGAGCGCTTGTCCTGCATGGCAGAGTAAAGAGCATCGGAGAGCCATTTCCCCTCTCGGGGAGCGACCCTGTTTGGGTCGAAGTCAGTCCAGCCCTTAACCAGGACTCTGGAGTTGCCCTGATAAGCTGCCTCCAGGATGGGCTTGATGGCGGCCTCAGCGTACAACACCTGAGTAAAATGAGTGTTGATAGCACCGCCGAACTCAGGGCGGGGGTCGGACCCCAGAGGACGAATCAAGACCTCTCGGGCCCACCTGGAACCTACAGGCCAGTCTTTCGGGTCACTGTGCCAGACAATGACCCGAACCTGTCCGTTACCGAGGTCTTCGACTGAGTAGAAATCCGGACCCTCGAACACCAACCCCTGGATGTTGAGGGCGTTGACCTTGAATGAACCCAGACCTCCCCAGTCGACCGAGTCAAAAGAGACCCACTCGCTAGGGGAAGCCTGAGCTGGTTGGTAGTACGCACGCATCACGAGACCCTCTCCGCCATCCGCAATTACCTCTCCGTCGAGAGTTACGGAGGAGTCCACCCGTTGGGGATGGTTCCGTCGTCGTTCAAACCGAAGTCCTGGCGGGCTTCGACGAGACGTTGGTCATAGACAGAACCGCTGCCGTCATCCAGGACACGCCAATTGGCTCCCCCGGCCATCACTCCGTCCTCGAAGGCAGCTTCGATGCCCGTTGCCTGAAGGGGGGGAGAACCGTTACTGAAGTAGGTCCTCTCCGTGGTCCCCTTGTTGGGTCCTGTGAAGTCTCGGCGGGCGATGGTGAGTCCATCGGCAGTCCCCCCGACTTTGAGCTGTTCGATGACATCGAAGTTGTCCAGGAACGGACCCCCTGCATCACCTTCCAGGTCCCGGACATGGTAGACCACGACAGCCTTGAAGGCGGCTCCGGCCTTGAACATGTGCTCCAGGCCCGCGGTGTTCGCCACCGGACTGTGGTTCATTTCCCGACGAACCAACTGGTTGCCCGGAGTGAGTAGGTAGACGTAGATTTTGTTGTCGGTGGCCACGGCCTTTCTCCTTGTCATACGAAGTCGGTTGTCCCCACTCCGTAGTAATTTGTCCCGTCGAAGTAGAACGAGACGATGTCGATACTGTCCCCCTGATTCGTGAGATTTGGTGGAGAACCACCCTTGGCCCACTTCACTGTCCCCGGCCACGTTGGTGTCCGGTTCCCACTCACATCTTGAACGACCACAAGCATCAGATGACTTACACCGGGTGGCGCGGTGAACGAAATCACCGTGTTTCCCCCCAAAGTCACCCTTTGCTTCTGGCCAGTAGTCCAGTCAATTGTAACCGAAGTAGTCGGAGTGCCGTTGTCGATCTCCGCATTGAAGGACGCAATCCGTAGGTCCGTCAGGTCGTTGTCGGCCATTCCCATAGAATGGGAAGCCGTGTTCGGAATATCGTTCGAACGGCCAGCCCCCAAAACGAGCACCTCGCCGAGGCTCGCATGAACGCGGGCTACCTGAGCAATCCTCTGAATGAGAGAGGCCCCGGTCGGCCTGGTGGCCGTCATCCCACCGGTCACGGAGTCACTCACATACAGAGAGTCGTTCTGGGAAAACGAGCTGGTGTTCAAGCCGGACAAGTTACCGACAACCAGAAGTTCCCCTTGGGCAGCTTCCGTGATGTTCGTCGCGGCGATGCCAACGGCAGGCATGGTTGCGGCCGAGTTGGACTGAGCCAATTCGACCTCTACCACGCCAGAGCCCGTGTTGAACCCCGACATGTAAACGACTTGTCCAGGGGAGATGGTGCCGAGGGAGCCCTTGAGGGCTTTGATAGTCGACCCCTCAGGGATAGACACCGGAGCGTCGACCCCTACACAGACGATGCCTAGGGCGGCGTCCACGGTAAACACCACACCCATATGGACCACGAAACTAGTCGGGAGGGTCGGCCGAACGTTCACCATGTCCCCAGAGGAGTCCGGGTCCAGCCAGAGTTCATCACCAGCACCCCAAGAGCTGGTATTCAGACCCCCAATCTGACCCCGATGGACAAGAATCCCGTTGGAGGCATTTGCGATGTCCTCGGAGATGACTCCGATTGCCGCTGCCGTGGTAGCGGAGTCTGCTTGAGCGAGACCGACCAAGGGGAGGTTGTGTGTTCCAGAGTACCCGACGAAGTAGACCACCTTGCCCTTCGGGAGAGTAGCCCCACTTTCATTGCGAACCCGGACAAGGGTCTCCTCCCGGAGCATGGCCGACTGGAGGAGGAGGGCCTCGCTCTGTTCTTGTGTAAGAGTGATGCTGCCGTCATTCAGAAGGACATCCCCAGCCTGGACGTGGGCCAAGAGGTCCCTGTCGTTCTGGATTTCCAGCGGGGTGTTGAAGTCAGTCAAGGTCACCTGGCCAGAGGCAGGAATTTTGTTGCCAGAAACACTCAAGTTAGGGAGGGCGAGATCACCCGCTGTCTGGTTGACAGCTATAATTGTCACAGCCATTGATCAGACCCTCCACCGAATACGGACCCAACCCGCGGCGTTATTGACAACGCTTCCTCCGGCCTGGTTGCGAACCCCAAGAATGCCCCCAGAGGAGAAGTCTCCGTTGAGGGTGGTGTCGGTTCCGGAAATCGCCGTCGAGGCCAGAGTGGCCCTGGCAGTTCCGTCCTCTGTGACCTCAAAAGTGGCCGAGTCGGTATCTGTCCTGGTATAGGTTAAGGAAATGATGGTCCCGTTGAACTCCGCCCGGCGACCGGTCGTGTCCGAATAACTAAACCCCTGTTGAAATAAAAAATAAGCCCCCACCCCAGTGGCGCCAATACCAGCGAAATGGAACGTAGATTCTGCGACAGACAACCACTTGGCCCTAGCAGCGTCGTAGGTCATCCTCATATCGATGGCGGTGTTGTAGTAAAGGTCGCCGTCGGCGGGAGAGGGAGACACCGGGTCGGTAGCACTGTCCGGGTAGACCTTGGTAGTGGACCAGGTAGGAGCCGCCCCAGACCCATTAGTCTGAAGAACCTGGTACTGAGTTGCCCCCGAAACGGGAACGACCTCCCAAGTTGAGACAGCCCGATACAGGAGGTCACCGTGTGCTCCTCCTCCCGTGGCCCCTACTGGGTTGGCCTGGAACTGCTGCCAGGCAGACCCATCCCAAACGTCGTACCTATAGAGGGGGGCGTCTTGGACGAAGTAAATGTCCCCCGCAGCGCCACCACTGGCAGGCCGCGCCGCCACCGTTCCCGTACCAAACAGGTTCGCGTCGACATCGAGCGTAACCATGTTCCCGTCGATGAGAACTTGGATTTGTTGGGAAATCGCCGACATGCCGGACTATCGCTCCTCACTTTCGACGCTTCTTTCTCTTCCGAGAAACAGGCGCGGGGCTCTCGTCTTTGACCTCGTCGACCACCTCTTCGTCTTCCTCGAAGTCCTCGTCCTCGTCCTCGTCCTCGTCCTGGACGACATGGAGACCCTTCTCCGCCTTGAAGGTCTTCCACTCCTCCAGAATTCTCCGGAGGACAGGGATGCCCATCATGGCGATTTGGTGGTCTCGTCGGGTCCCCATCGCCACGAGCGCGAGCTTCTCAAGAACGTCGACGACTTCCTCGGGGGTGACTTGTTGGGTCATGATGTATCTCCTGATCTATCTAGATTAGGCGTGCCCAGTTAGGGCACGACTACCTTACGGTACGGTGACCGACGGATGTTGGTTGATGAGCATCGGGTGGAAAATGACATCCGGTGTAGTGGACGCACCATTGGCACCCTGAAGCCATCCAATTTGGTAGGTGACGGTATTTGTCCCTGAAGGAGCCGTGAGTGTAGCCTGCCCTGCGGTGTTGCTTAGGAACACACGACTGCCGTTGTTGGCCGCCGCAGGAGCGGAAGTGAACCGGACCGGAATCAGAGAACCCGGGACGGTGAAGATTTGAGCGGTAGTCGCAGTACCGAAGGTTCCGCGAGACACCCCGACAACCACGCTGGCCCTCAGCGAGCCATTGTTGGCGTCAGAGAGGGTGAGGTCGCCGCCGGCGTCCAAGGAGACCAAGTCACCGGCCACGAGACTCGTGGAGGCCGAGGTGTCCAGCTCGATGCCGGCACCCTCGACGAGGTTGATGTGCTGGTCGAGGTCGAGGGCCTCGAACCCAGCCGTCGAGTCGACGACGACGTAGTTGCTCGTGCCGTCCGTGAGAGTGAACGCCGTCGCGCTCGGGTCCGGTACCGTGTAGGTCGAGTCGCCGGCCGAGGTCAGCAGCAGGGAGCCACTGGTCACGGTGCTGACGGTCAGGTTGCCGCTCGTCGCAGTAACGTTGGAGACTCCTGTTCCGTCGATAGAGAACACGCCGCCGGCAAGGATATCGACACTGCCGTCAGCGTCGACGTCAAGATTGCCGACACCAGCACCAACATTCGAGGCCGCGAGGACCAGCGTGGCGGTGCCCGCGTCGTTTGCGGCCAGAGTCAGGTTGGCTGCTGTCCCAGTACCGTCGAGAGACAGCGGTCCTGTCGTGTCAACAGCGACACCCCCCGTCCCCGCATCGATGTCGATGCCACCGGCGGCGTTAGCAGCGTTGAGCTGGATGGCGGTTGCAATAGCCTCGTTGCCCGTGATGACGACCGAGTCGATTGACGTGACGTTAAGGTCGCCCGACGTGATGGTCGAGAGCGTCAGAGCCCCGCTTGTCGCCGAGACGTTGGAGGCCCCGGTACCATCGATAGAGAAGATGCCGCCGGCAAGGATATCGACACTGCCATCGGCGTCGACGTCGAGGTTGCCGACACCGGCGCCAGCGTTCGTCGAGGAGATGACCAGCGTGGAAGTGCCCGCGTCGTTTGCGGTCAGAGTCAGGTTGGCTGCTGTCCCCGTACTGTCGAGGGACAGAGGACCTGTCGTGTCAACAGCGACACCTCCGGTGCCCGCATCGATGTCGACGCCACCGGCGGCGTTAGCAGCGTTGAGCTGGATGGCGGTTGCAATGGCCTCGTTACCCGTGACGACGACCGAGTCGATTGACGTGACGTTGAGGTCGCCCGACGTGATGGTGCTGACGGTCAGAGCGCCGGCCGTGACGGACACGTTCGAGGCCGCGGTGCCGTCGATGCTGAATCCGTTCGAGCCCGTCATCTGGACATCGAACGTGGTCACGTCGAAGTCAGCGAGGGTGTCGACGTTCAGGCCGTTGGTGGCCGTAATCTGAAACGACTCGGTGCCGGCGATGATGACGTCGCCCTCGCCACCCGAGGTCGTGATCTGATTACCCTGGACGTAGGCCTGCTGAAGGCTGTTGCCGGAGCCCGTTCCGAGGTCAGTGAAGGAGATACCAGTCGTGGCCCCGACACCTGTCTCCCAGACACCATCCGTTCCAGCTCGGAGGATGGAGACATTGACGCGGGTGATAGTTCCGGCAACCGTGGCGTCCGTGACGAACTGGTTCTGAGTGAAATCCTCGACCTCGGCAGTCGTTCCGACACCCCTGATGGTCAGGGTCGTGCCGGTGTGGGTGAGAACCTCGAACAGGCCGTTGTTCGAGGGGTCGTTCGCTCCAGAAATCTGGATGAACTGGCCGACCGCGAAGGTACCGGAACCCGTTGTGACGACCGTTGGGTTGCTCGTGGCCGCAACACCTGCCGTGAAGGAACCATTGACCGTATCCGAAGTGGCGATGGGCAGATAGTTGACCACCAGACCACCCGTCTGCGCAGACACCGTCGTGTACCCATCATTGAGGTACAGGTGGTTGTCCGCGTAGCGATTGATCTCGCTCTCGGAGGTCGTGGTCGTGCCGGAAACCGTGAGGTTCGCATCGATGACCACGTCGGACTGAAACTCCCAGTTCGCAGTAGACTGGATGTTATCCGCACTCGACGGACTCCGAAGGAACCCGCTGTCCAGTAGCTGGAGAGTATCAAGTTGGTTTGCCACGGTTCGCCCTCAGGTAATGCGGGAGATGAACTGAGGCTGGAACGCCACGTCCGGTGTTGTGGTCACGCCATCAGCTCCCTGCATGACGCCCACGATAAAGACGATATTGCCCGAGGTACTCGGTGGCGTCAGCGTCGCCTCCCCAGGAGTGGCGCTGAGAAACACAGGGTCGCCGTTGGTCGCCCCCGCAGGTGCTGACGAAAATCGGACCGGTACGAGGTCACCAGAGCTTGCAACATCGACACTTGCGGCGGACGCTGCTGCGGCGAGGGCGACGTAGACAAGCTCCCAAACGTTGGACGAGAAAGTCGCGTCCGCCAGCACGACCTCCCCAGACGAGTCGACGGACAGTAGATCACCCAACGACAGGTTCTCCCCCGCCGTCAGCGTGATCCCCCCACCACCGCCCGGGGCCGTGGCCCAACGGATACCCGTGGCTTGGGTCGAATCCGCCGTCAGAACCAGGCCGTTGGCACCAACGGCAAACTCTTCGTACTCGGTGCCGTCGGCGGCAAGAATAGACCCCTTGGTTGGAGACACCGCGTCGTCGACGTCATCCAGCTCTGAGAGGACCTGAGCAACGACATCAAAATCACCGGTGAAGGGGTTGAAAACGTACTTCGGCATAGCGCGAGCGCCCCCCTTTACGTCCTGACGACTGAGTCAAGGCGGCTGCCGGTGTATGCCAGGGTGAGTGTTGCCACGAGTGTGCCCGCCAGGCCTCCCGAATAGTACTCGACTGTGGTCAGGTTGTTACCGGTGTACGTAAGGTCGACCGCATCGAAAGCCTCAGGGACAAGGGTGTTGACCCGACGTACTGGCCAGGCACCGGAATCGGCCGCAGCGGTCCCCTGAACGGCCGTGACCGAGTCCGTCCCTGAGCTGAGCACTCTGCCGATGGTGATGCGTGCCATCGCCTCTCCTTACCAGGCTTCAATACGGAAACGAGCCGTCTTCGGAGGCGGCCCTGTGTCGCTCCGAACAGCAATCAAAGACTCCACCCTGTTCTGATAGGGTCGTGTCTCCCCCGGCCTAACGATGTCATGAATGTTGACGCCATCGAAGCTCACAAACACGTCTGCCGTACCGTCGTTGGCCACCCGAATCTCAGTGAAGGGGAAAGCAGTCTTCCTCTTCGTGCTCGTGAGGGAGTTCACGAACTCATAGGTGTTGTCCGCGAAATCGTCCGTCGTATCGTCTTCGACGAAGAAACGGATTGACTGGCGGCTTGTACCGGTTGAGGCAGGCATCAGAAGCTCCTTAGACCTTCGTCAGCGAGAACGAAGCCGAGAACTCGACTGGGTTGCCGCTTGCGGAAGCCAGGAACACCTCGATGACACTTCCGTCGTCGATGGGGAAACTATCCCCCGCCGGAATCGAAGCCATCAGTTGACCTTCGCCGAAAGAGACGAGCAGGGCATCGGCCCCATCGAGGTTCTTGATCTCGCCGCTGGACGAGTACAGAGGAAGCCCAAAAGACAGCGATCCGAGGGGTGGGTAATCGCCCGGTGTGGCAGTGAGTCCCGGAGCAGTCCCGTAAAGACTGATGGTCGAGTTCTGGACACCGAAGTAGTCCGCCGGAGGAATGATCAGAATTTGGCCCGGAGGAAGATACCCTCCCAGGGCCAGGTCGAAGTCCTCAACCCGCAGGAACAACATCTCCTTGTCCGTCGGCAGGCTGGCGCTCAGAGGTGTGAACTCATCCGGGTCCAGGGCGATGCGGGTGTACCCTCGAATGGCCTCCCCCATCGTCCTGTTACGGCCACTGACGTGGAGACCCGGGGAACGAGTCTGGATGCCCGACTGGGCTTCCATCATGGCCACCGTGCCCACAAAAGCCCCGTCGAGGGTCTTGTGGCCACGGAGGCGGTACTTGGACACGCCAGCCTTGACCGGGATGGACAGCTCCACCACGTTCACCTTGCGGTCCAGGATATTGGGGGTTGCGCTCACTTGGAAGCCTCCTCAGCCTGTACGAGAGGGGTGTAGCTCAAACTGTCCTTGCCCTGGTCTCTGGCGAGCTTCTGGGCATCCTTCCAGCTCTCTGTACGCTCCCCTCCGACGTTGGGCATCAAACCGGCGACAGGGGACTCTCGCTTGCGTTCTTTCTGACGCTTGGAGAGCCGATTCTGCCGAGCCTTCATCTGGGTGTTGATGCGATTGGCCTTACCAGGCCAGGAGTCCCCTTGCAGTACGAAGTTGCACGTCGTGATGACCCTTCGGGTGCCGGAACCACACTCAGGGCAGTCCTGGTCCTTGCTCTTCCTGTACTCGCTGATGGTCATCGAACACTCGAAGTAGGCCTCGCAGTCCTCATTGTTGCACTTGTATTCATAGGTCGGCACGTCCCTTCCTCCTCATGTATTGCTCTGCTACCGACGCGGCCACCTCGTGTTGACCGACGTACGTCACAGTCAACCTACCGCGCTCGGCTGCTCGGAGGGCGACGTCTAGTAGGTTTGGACCGGGGCTGGCCCTCTTGGTTGTCCCGGGGACTCGGTAGTCCTTGAGCACCTGGAACACCGCATAGGCGTGCTTGCACACGGGCTTGACGTGGTCTGGGTCCCGGATGCCAGGGAACGTCGCGGTGCCCCTGGGAGACTTGTAGAGATAGTCCTCCTCCTGCCCCCAGTGCTCTGGGCCTTGCCATCGCCAGAAAGGACAGGAGCAGGTCAGATGGACGTCAGCCGAGGTCGCCTTCGTCACCCGTCGTGTCGAGACCACCTTCACCTTGACGTCCCACTTGCCGACCTTGAAGGTCCACATGCGGTTCCTCGGGTCGACCCTGACGAGCTTGGGCTTGTACCCCCTGGACCGCTGAACGACGGCCGGGTCAACGCCAGACTCGATGTCGGCAAGGGTCGCCCCAGAGCGGAGACTCCGGTTGCCGAGACCAGGGCTGCGGTCGGCCTTGTTCTGGTACTCGAACTCGCCCCCGACTTCGGGGATGACCTTCGCCGAACCCCCGGCGTTGTCGACCTGGCCGACATCGAGCTTGGTACTCGGATGGCTAGGGTTACTCGGCCCGTTGATGGCCGGGCGGCGTGCCGACGGGTTCACCGTGTTGGACGTGCCGTCATATTGGATGGTCGGGGTGTTCTGCCCCCGGGGAGTGCCCTTGGACGTGTCCTGCCCCCAGTTCTGGTGGTTGCGAGAGGCGGGCTCTTCCTTGCGGTAGAAACTCATCCCAGAACCCTCCCGACGGCCTTCTGCACTGCGTCCCAGGCAGCTCTCTTGGCATCGTTGCCGGTGCTGTTAGAGGTCTCATCAGTCCGGCGGGTGAGGAGGGGCGTGTTCTTATAGGGGACGCCGTACTGTTCCCCCGGGAGGGAAGGCATTCTCACCCTGGGGATGCCGCCGCCTCCGGGAGGGGTGTTGTAGTGCATATTGTTCGGACCGTGGGTCGCCTGGTCTGGGCCCTTCTCCGACTTCTGTGGGAGAGCCCTCTCAGGGGTTCTGTCGTCGTCATGCGTACGCTCATCCTTGCGGACCACCGTCCGGTACCCAGAGAGGTCCTCGACGGGCTTAGAGTAAGCCTTGCGGACAGCCTCGTTGACCGCTTCCCGAACTTCCCGGGCCAGGGACGCCTGGCGGGCCTCGGAGACGCTTTGAGTCAAAGACGCAATGGCGGGGGCGACTGCGGAGATGACGTCACCGGCCTCTTCGTAGAAGTGGCTGCTATAAGCAGACGTGTTGATGAGGTCCAGGCCACGTTTGGCCAGGCCCGCCACCCTCTGCGCGTCTCGTTCGACGGCGTCGAGAGCTTCAACGACACCCGAAGAGGGGTCTGCTTTTTCAGGATTCAACACAACACCGTTCTCCGAAACTTATGAAAATCTAGGTACACCTTGACTCCTGTTCGGTTCCTGCTTCATCGAGGCCGCCACCAGGAGACTAACATCCCCCGCCGGTCTTACGTCCTCTCCACAGACTGACACCGGGGAACTCCCGGCCAACTGTTTCAAATTGATTGCGGCGTTCAGGTCTCGGCCAACACGGAGGCCACATTCGCCACACTGATACACGCGGTCCGACAAACTCAAGTCAGACTTTACTTTCCCGCATCCGGAACACGTCTTCGAACTAGGAAACCACCGGTCCGCCTCGATGACCTCAACTCCGGCCCACTCGGCCTTGTAGGCCAACTGTCGTAGGAACTCGGATAACGAGGCATCCGACAACGCTCTGGAGAGACGCCGGTTCTTCAGCATCCCAGAAACGTTGAGCGTCTCGACCACCAGGACATCAGCACTCTCTACGATCTCACTGGTCGCCTTGTGCAATGCATCCTTGCGGAGGCACGACACCCGATAGTAGAGACGAGCTACTCTGGCTCGGGCTTTCGCTCTGTTCCTGCTGCCTTTCTGTTTTCTGGCTAGTGCCTTCTGAGCCCGCCGCAAACGGCGCTGGCACCGGGCCAGGGCACGAGGGTTCTCGAATACCTGTCCGTCACTCGTTACCGCAAGAGACTTGATTCCGACATCCACCCCAACCACTTTGGTTCTCGGTCGCTGGGGCATTGTCAGAACGGTCTGCTTGACAGATAGAGAAACGAACCACCTACCGGCTCTACAAGAGACAGTGGCCGACAGGATTTTCACGTCTTCCCTCTCGGGTCCCGGAAGATATCCAACCTCTTTCAGTCGAATCCATCCGAGCCTCGGGAGCTTGATGCTACGACCATCTTCGGAGGTCTTGATGGACCCGGTCAGACGGAACTTGAGAGGGCTCCGATGACGGCTCTTGAATCTCGGGAACCCTTTCCTCTTCGCTCCCTTCTTACAGCGCCGGAAGAATCCTCTGAAGGCCCTATCAAGGTCTCTCAGAGCTTCCTGAGGAGCACACTTGGACACGCCATACATCCAAGGAACGCCACCTTCTTCGGGGTCGGTCCTCTTGAGCTTGTTCAGCTCCCGATGGAGTTCGATGTTGTTCGGGGACTTCCCGGTGCTCTTGTAGGTCTCTATCTTCTGTTGGAGCCCCCAGTTGTAGGCCCAACGAGCCGCTCCCGCATGGCACCGAAGTGCCGTGCGCTGGCGGTTGTTCGGGTCCAACTCGACCCGATATGCTCGTTGGACGACGGACATGGCTACTCGTTCCTCTTTTGGATTGAGGGGACCGGTGGGCCCAGAACCCCCGGGTAGGTCCAGAGCACCTACCAGGGGGTGTTCAATCAAACGAGTATCGTCTCGGGACCTTAGTTAGAGAGGCTCTCGGCATGAGACCGCAGACGCTTGGCCACCGCATCGATCTCGATGTCAGCGATGCCGAGGAGCGTCGCCTTGTCGGTGCCGTACAGCTCCTTGGCTCGTTTCACCCGTGCAGCCCACTTGCCAGACTTCCGGTCCCATTCGATGGTGGTCCCGCTGCCTGTCATGATGGTACTGAGGAAAGTCTCCTCATACTCCCCCGTGGTGTCGATGTCCTCCTGAGTGGGTTCGACATCGAGGTCGACATCGAGGTCGCTCCGCTCCTCTACGGAGGAACTGAGATGAGAGGTGATGACCTCCTTATGTTTCTGGTAGGTCACCTCCATCTTCTGTCGCTCCAGCTCCAGGCGAGCCTGGGTCAGGGCTTCGATCTGAGCCCGGTCGGCGTCGGTCAGCTCGGGGACCTTGTCCTTCTCGGCCTCCCACTTTTCGTGGGCCAGGTCACGCTTGGTCTGCCACAGGTCCGTGAGAGCCTTGGCCACCTCGGGGTGCATACCCCCGGTGTTGGGCTTCGGTTCGCCGAATACGAACCCTCCGCTCTGGGCAACGGCATCTGCGTGATCTTGCGTCGGCTTCGGAACTGGACGACCTCCTGTGGGGTCCCCTCGGTAGCCGTACTTCTTGGCCACCTCCGCTCCTTCCATTCGCCTCTGCTCCGCCGCTGCCTCCGCCTGAGCGGCGGCGGCAGCTCGCTGAGACTGGACCTCAGCGATGACCTGACGGTCCTCGGGGGTCAGGTACCGGTCATCGGAACCCTGCCCCTTGAGATCCTCCCGAATCTGTGCGTCAACAGGACGACGAAGGATGCGACTGACCTGGTTGGATGTCGCCTGGGCTGATCCCACAACGGGACGGGAATGGGTAGGGTTGCCAATCTTGGCGACCTCGACCCCATGGTCCACTGTAACGATGGGAGTGCGGTCCTGTGGGCTGTTCGGGTCCAGGACCAGATTCGACTGGCCGGATGCGACACCCTGTCGAATGGTCTGGTAGGAGCCGACCACCCGTTGGGTGTCGGACATCGTGACCCGGCCCACCTGAGTCGGCTGGGTGTCCTTCGTGGTATCCGCTGGCGTCATCATGATGCCGGCAGGACGAGCCACATACCCGGACTCTGTATCTGCTGCGTCGACGAGCCACCCATTGTTGATGGCACCCCGGACGGAAGGGACGTTGAATTCCCCTCCATCCGAGAGCCGAAGGGTGTATCCGTCGAATTCGATGATGTCGTCTTCCCAGATATCTCCCTTGGTGGGGCCCAGGTGGACTTTCCGCGTTGCGCGGTAGGGCTTGAAGGTCCCGCGCATATACGTGGGGCCTCCCCGTCCTGACGGTTGCCGTGGCATTGTCATGTCTGCTCTCTCCTGTCTCGGGTCTTGCTAGAAACCCACCCCGAGGGTCTCAAGGGAGACACACTACCACACCAAACCAAAACCCGAGCAACGGGAGATCAACCGTTCTTCAAAACCTAGGCAAAGCTAGGTATCGAATTTGAAGCTGTGCCAGTCCGACCTGACGGAGGTACCCTGGTAGTAAGCTCCCGGCCCAACGGTGAGGGCGCGTAAGGCGGCGCAAGCCGCTGGACGACT